CACGGCTAAACGAGCAGCCATGTATTGATAATCAGGATTTTCCAAACTAATTAAGTCTGCCGCTGATTTAATTAAAGTAGCGTGGATGGTTTCAGTGTGGATACCATTGTATAATTGAATTTGAGCTTTCAATTCTACTTCAGAAGGCGATACATCTAATCCCTCGGCAGCCCATGTCACTACTCGGTGGATTTTCTCAATATCTAAATTCTCTAGACGTCCGTCTCGTTTAGTGACTTGAATCATTTCTGATGTCATTTTTCTAATTCCTTTTTAATTTAAATTAAGTAATTTAGTAAAAGTATCAACCATTGCAGCTTTTATTTTAGCAATGTTTTTCTTCACACAGCAAAGATATAAATGTTGATTAGTACAATTACGACGTGTTACGAACTTCAACCAACCAAATGAATCATCTTCGGATAGATAATTACGTAGATAACTAAGTGAAACTTTCCTACCATCTAAGTGGTAATAAACATCGTTATTGAATACATAAAATTTAATGAAGTAGTTAAACTTCAGCATTGTTCTATATACTTCACTTACTACTTCTTCATCTATCCCCATAGGTGGATTAATGTTATAAGGATCGATATAAAGCAATAAAGAAATAGTATCTTCATTAGAGATTTTTAAATCATCCCTTATACTAGTAAGGCAATCTTTAATTATCCTTAGTTGTTCTTTATTTGAAGCATTTTTTAATTCTTTTCCCCAGTCTTCTTTCATTTGTTCTAGCATGATGAACTCCTGTTAATTGCTGCGTAATTGTAGGGTTAGTTGAAATAAATTAGTTCATACTTTTGTCCATTGAATATATAAATTTTAACTCTTTACAATAGTGGTGTTACATTTTATTTTTATATAAAAATATACTATTATAGTGAAAGATTAACCTCAATCTTTCTTTTATCTATTATTAACTTTTATATAAAGGAATCTTAAAATGAATAAATTTGAATTAAGTACTCGCCGTTCTTTGGCAATTGTATCTTATATTGCAGCCTCTATGGGCTACTCTAAAGAAGAAATCAAATTCATCACCGCAGGTATGTTGAAAAAAAAAGACGAAGTTAATGAATTCCACAAAATCTTGACAGAACCGCTTGACAAGATTGTGCGTGTAGAACATAAAGGTGAAGTAAATGATTTGGTTGAGCCATTTAACTTGGTTGAACGAATCCAAATGGTGATTGAGTTGATTCTAAATAAATCAACTGTAACAGAACCAGTTAACTTAAAACCAACTGCGTCTATATACCAATACTCACCATTTAAATTCAGCAACTTCACCAAGAAACCTGTCGATGAATCTAAACTAGCTCACGAAGAATATCTTTGTGATGAAGCTTTGATTAAAAAGTTCGGCGAAAAACGTTTGGAAGCGATTATTAAAGAGCGTGTGGAGAAAGAACTTCAGAAACGAGAACAACTCGATGAAGAACGTCTTGAAATGCTTAAAATCGATGAAGCATTACGTAAAGCCAAGGATGCAACACTGCGTGGACTTAAGGGTAAAGAAGTAGAAATCCCTAATTTCAAACCTGCGCCTGATGTGGCTAGTAGCGAAGAAATCGATGAAGTAAACCAAGCGATAGAAGGTCTTATCCGAGTGCGTAATAAGCTTATCACAAACTTAAATGAGCAAAATGAAGAACAGCCTAAATTTAATTTGGACAATATTCAAAAAGCTCAAGAGCAACCAGAACCTTACGAACCAGTTAAGTTTACTGAAGAGCAACGTCAGCGTCAACGTGAGATTTTGGGTAATCCATTTGCTTCTACATCTCGCTATGATCAAATTGCTAACGAAAAGGTAAGAAAGTCATCTGAATATTTTATTCGTGATTCTTCTGAACACTTATTCGATAAAACACTTCGTAATCGAACTGAGACAGAAGCGATGCTTTCTCGCAGTATAGAAATCTATCCGTCTACAAACTTATGTAAAGATTCTTTAGATGTAAACAATCTTAAAGAATTATTTTCATTTGTCCGTGTAGATGGTGATCGTCTTTATCGTATTAACGATAGTTCTGTACAACCATGGAATAGAAATAAACCATTAGGCAGTGTTCGATTAGTTAAAGGAGATTTTGACCTATTTAACGCAATCAAATTTATTGTTAAGGTAGACGAGGATGCTATTAAAGAATATGTTGATAAATACTTCGACAATCCTTTAGTTGTACTCGAAGCTTTTAATAATAAATATGGTTCATCTATTACACTAGATGATATCGTTGTTGGTTCATCATTTGAAACTCCTAACCAATATTTGTTTAGATGTTCTTATTATAGGGCAGCAGATGAACTTAAAGAAAGCCTTAAAAAAGACCGTATTAAACTTATTAAAGGATTAGTACGTGCTTCAGTTATCGTTGCTATGGCTGATAAGGAACTCCATGATTGGGTTAAAGGTAAAAATCCTACTAACAGTTAGTTAATTAACCAAAGAAAGGGAAGACGATATGGTAAATAGTGATTTGGTGTCTATGGATGTATTGGGAAATATCTGTATTACTTCTAAATACAGTTTAATAGATTTCCTAGATGAACATCAGTTTATAGATTTACATAACTACATTTATATCGAATATGATTCGTATTTTGATTTTGTAGATGTATTAATAGCTGGTATTGAGAAGGCAACAAAAGCTTACCAAGAATAAGAAGAACATAAGGAAATACTACTCTCTACTCCATGATAGGAGTAGAGAGTAGTATATTTTCTATATAATCTTATTTTTTTATATTGATAATAACCAATCATTATACACCTAAGTATTCAAATTGATTAAATAATCCTCTCCATTTTTTATATTCTTCTGTAGTCATAAAATCTTCGTAATACATCACACTATAACCATCATCTAGATTATATCTTTCTCTACATCTTAATTTATCTCTAATCTTATTTATATTCGTATTAGAAAATCGGCTATCACTTTCTATTTTAAAGTCTTCATTAGGTAATTTAACAATAGGTACATTTCCTTCTTTCAAGAATACATAGACTCTTCCTTTATTGTAACTACTTGTAGCTAATTCAAATATCGGGTCTAACTTAACTGGTAGACCCCAGTTATTCGGATCATCCATTTTCTTAATCCTATGCAAATTCCGCATAATAGGATGACCAGTATGCTCAAATGCTTTTTTAACTGTAGAAGGAGTAACCCCATTAGCCCTACAATACTCGTTAATACTAGGATAGATAATCTCTTCAAATGCATTCTTCTTATAGTCAATAGCGACAATATTTTGATATATACCGCCTCTTTCACGAGGAATGTATCTTATATCTTCAAACTCACCATCACTCTCAAGAATAATTTGCGTATTATCACTCCATAAAGTCCACTTATAGTTAGGATTCTCTAGTCTTTGTAATACACCGTCTTCTTGCATTCCTAAAGCTCTAGAAGCAGCAATCATGGTAGGATAGTGTTTTATTTCCCCAGTGCCATGAAACTTAACTTTAACAGGCTTTGTAGTAGAAACTAACCCAGTATCCATAGCGTGTCTTACATTATCGCTATGTGTAACTACCTCTAGATTATCTAAACTATTATTCGTTTTCACACCATCGATGTGATTAACACTATAAACCTTACCATCAGGATTATGATTATTTTTAAAGTCAGTAGTAATTAACTTATAATCATTTGGTTTAAAAGTCATTAATACTAAGTGATGTATTTTCTTAGTCATCCTAACTTTATTATCATTACGTATAGACACTACTGAATAACCTTTACCAGAAATACTAGGGTTAAGTATTATACCGTATATTTTACTATAAACTAAACCTTTATCATTTACCATGTAGTTAGAGAAACCAGGTATTGTTTTAAACCCAGTTGTATCAATACGGTTAAAGTGTCTCTTAATTAGAGCTGGTCTAGTGAACCATCCGTTTTTATCCCCATTAAATAAGTTAACACTATCACTAGTTAATACCTTATTTGTTTCCTTATTGACAATAGTACCATCTTCGTAAATCAAGTAATTCTCAAAACCTTCAATTTCTTTACATTTAATATTATTAGACATACCAATATTCCTTTTAAGTGGGAAATAATATAAAAAAGCATAAACATAATAATAACTACCCTTGCTCCCACTAAGGAGAGCAAGGATAATCATTTACTATGTTTTAATACTTACTCATATATTTGGTAAGTTACATTTATTATCTGTTTCGATAACAGATATAGAAGTTACGCTAAAACGTCAAAAACCTCACTTGTATTGCGATTTTGAGATCGCTTTTACAGTGTCAACGTAGCTAGTACGCGCGTTAGCTACCATTGCATCAATACCTTGAATAGCAGCTTTTTGATGGAACTCGTTGGCACCAATCAAGTTGATATTGTCTAGATATTTCTGCGCGAAGTAGTCTACACCAGGGCCATATTGAAAGATACCAGTGAAACCGATAGTCAATTCACGAACTTCAGATGGATTATCTTTATCGTGTTTCGCTTCATTATCACCAGAGTCTTTAGGCCACATGTTGATACCAATCCAAGATTGAACAACATGACGGTGGTTAGTATCAGGTTCAATGAACAACATAGACATTGCATACATGTCTGGCATTGAATCGTATTTTTCAGCTTCAGCACCAGCTACAGTAGAAATAGAAGCATATTTAGTTTCTGGGTTCATCATCAACATGTTAATCCAGAATTTAAAGAAACGACCGATAGCCAAACCTGGACGTTCCCATACAGACAGAGAAACGCTAGATTGTTCTTCAGTTACGTTAGTGAATACTTCGTATTTTTGGCCACTACCACCGAACGATTGAGAAGATTCCACGTTAACAGTCAGTTTGTGTTGCAAACCAGTCCAACGGTGACGTACAGTTTCTACTAAAGAACGAAGTGCACCAATGTGGTCTTCTTTATTAGGGAGTAGTTTAAAACCAATAGGTGGTTCTAACAAGAACGTCAAGAGTGGACGTGAAGTATATTGGTGGTTATTGACCCAAGAATGCCATTGTTTAGCATAACCAAAGTTACCACCTTCAATCAGGTGAGATACATTGGTTTGGATACCATCGGCAAATCCACCATTGCCTTTCGCCATAAAGACGGGTTGTACGCGAGCCATTATTGTAATCCTTTTGTACATTAATTAAAAAATCAATAAGTAGGGTAACGTATATTAAGTTACCCTACTATCATCCTTACGCTACAATAGCAGGTGAGTTCTCAGGTTTGTCAGAACGACGCATGTTAGTAGTATTGAATACTTGAACAGTACGTTGACCATCTGCGTATACGATACCTTCAGTATGCCACATATAGCCTTTTTCTTTATCAAGTTTAGTTACTTCAATACTCCATTCTACTTCGACTTTACCACCGAACTTGTAGTCTTTAATTTGGTCGTAATACCAATCAGTAGCTTCTTGCAAGAAGCGATCTTCCGGCCAGTCTTTACCAGTGAATGCACGGTGGCCTTCGTAACCAATTTTGTTCAGTTCTACGTGAACCAACATTGGACGCAGAGTAGTTAAAGTAGAGCTGTCATTGTCGTATACAGTACGGAATGCTGGGAAGAAGTCTACTTTACGGTCAGAACGTTCAGACCACATACCACCTGAAGCCCAAGTTTCATTACGAACTTGATAAGGTGCCCAAGAGTTAGTAACGTCAACCAGGTATTTGAAGAAGTTATTGGTACCTTCAGTATAGTCGTAAGTGCTATTAGCACGACCAATACTAGCACCCCAATATTTGCTAACAATACGACACAATTCGTAAGACTTAGGAACGCGTTTCTTATAAGAAGAAACAGTTTTATCAATTCGACCAGAACCCGCTACGATTACAGCACGGTAAGCGCCAGTACCGTAGATAGAAGAGTCGGCAAACAGACGTACAGCAGAGCGAATAGCTGCTACACGAGTATTTTCTTCAGCAATGCTAATAGGTTGTTCTTCACCAGCTACGTGGGTGCTAACGCATACCCAGCGGTCTTTACGGGTAGCAATGTATTTACCCATTTTCAACTTAGTTTCCAGAGGGAAACCAGTATCCCAGAAGGTAGAGTCATTGTAAGATACATTGTCCATGTACTTACCATTAGGGTCAGCTACTTCTTCTAACCAAGCTTCTACAGCTTTAGCAAAGTCAACATCATTCATGCCGCCATCGGTACCACCTTTAGCCCACATAACGCTGTTGCTACCTAAGATAACACCATTGGTACCTAACTCACCTTGACGATAAGTTTGGTAAGGATCACCATCGCTGTGGCGGCCACCAAAGAGGTTAAACAAATATTTTTTAGCACTTACATCAGTACTGGTTACACCTGAGAAATCACCACGTTGTTCAGCAGAAATCTCTTTAGTAGTAAAGAGTTCCAGTACAGAGTCGATGTTGTTTTGGTAAACATACAGACGAGTGAATGGGCCGAATGTAGGAGGCAACAATGGGTTAGCTGGAGTCAAGTCATTATACAATTCAACAAAGGTTTCACCTAAGTGATAATGCAAGCCTGATTTAGAAACAGCTTCTGGTTTCAAAGAGAAATCAATCTCACGAGCGCCAGCTACAGTAGTCGCTACAACAGGATTAGAAGTAGGAGTTTCTTTAGTAACCAATTGCATACGGAAAGGATAACTTCCAGTGTCAGAGAATGCAATGTGGTTAATAGGAGAACCGTCTTTGCTAGTAGGGCTCCAAATAGAGATACCGGACAGATTACCATGTGCACCTGGTGAGTTAGTTACAAAGTCAAATAACGGAACACGTTTTGAAGTTGCACCTTGACCATCGGTTAAGTCACCAACAGATTCTGAACCAATACCAAATTCAAAGTTTTTGTAAGTATTAGTACCAGCAGATACTTCAGTAGTAGGGATTTCATCTGTTACGAAACGATAAAGTACGCCAGGGATTTGTTTACCTGTAGTAGTAAAACCACCACGACTATCTTTAACGAAGTTACCTTCACGGTCACGTTGGTATTCATCAACAGTAGTTTCTACGTATTCTAAAGAAACACGTACAGAGGCGAGTTTTTCAGCACCTTTTGGCACAATACGTTTAGCAAGAATAGTACCACCATCTTCAAGCACACCTTTAATAAAAGGGGATACGTGGTTAAAGTAAGGACTATTTTCACGAAGCGTTTCAGTACCGTAAATTTTAGCAAATGCAGCACCATCTACCATGACTTCATCTAGAGTACCTTTTTGACCATAGAACAGGAAGAAAGGCAAATGCATTGGACGAGGCAATGATTTTAATGTTTGCACTTTTCCTGATTTATCGTCAGTACCAAGATGGAAGCTATAAGGGGTAGCATTGGATACGTAAATATCAACTTTACTCATTTCAGAGTCTCCATATTTTGGTTTATAATTTAGTGTAAAAGTCGTTTTACCATTTTAAACTGAATAGTAAAGAGTGTGTGCACACAATCCTTTTAAATGGTATTTGAAATCAAACGAGCAGTTCGACATTCATAATAATCAAAATGAAATACTGATATATATAAACAGTATTAAATTTATTTATAATTAAATTGCAATAAATAAAAGTAGAAAGTATGAATGTAGCCTATTTAAAACAATAGGTATTTTAGCTAAAATAAACATTATTTTTTTAATTTTAAAGGATACTGAAAATGATTTATCAATCTCCTTACGAAACCACCATTGGTAAAGTATTAAATATTAAAGGTGTGGAAGAAAAGATTCGTACTGCATTGGCACAGAACTACCCTTGGATTAAAGTAGATGAAAATAACCGTACTATTTTAATTTACCCAAATGACATCATCCCTAAATTTGACCATCCTGTAGTGGTTGATTTAGGTCGTAATTTGAAATATGTTGCAACAGACTTAACAGCATTTGTACGTGAAATGCAACCAGGTGAATATACAGTAGGTAATCGTAGTCTTTATACATTACAAACACTACGTAGTGGTTTGACTTCAGACTTAGTAGAGAATGGCCCACGCGCAATTAAATCATTGTCTCAAAATGCAATGAAGACGTATTCTGATTTAATTACTAATGCTATCTCTATGGCATTTCATTGTGGTCCAGATGATATCGTTACATTGCGCGTATTAGGCGCATGGTTATATTACTCTATGCTTAGCGAACAAGAAGTAATCGGTGACTTAGAATTACAAGCCGTTATTGCTAAATTGTCTCGTGATATTAATATTCCAGCTACCTATATTTCACGTTATGTAAATGGCTTAGTATATAAATCTGTAGAAGATTTTATTAAAGATGTACATGAGAAGATTGATAACCCTACATTAAAAGGTTTGAATATCGGTATGTTCTATACTACTATTGCTAAAAACTTAAACAGTGCAGTTTGGGTGGGTCTAGATAAGATGGAATTACTGTCTATCTCCATGGAACATATCCCTACATTTATTGCTGTATTAGCAATGTGTTTGACAGAACAACCATTTAAGAATGCTGGTTTAACTAAAATTGCATTAAGAAACTTCTCAAGAGATAAACAACAATTCGTCCTAGGTGTCAATGGTATTGTAACTGGACGATAAGACACTGAAAGGATAAAAGAAGATGAAGGTACCTTATCTTATCGGTCATTTTATCTATAACCTTTGGGGTGCGCCTCACCAAGATAACCAGTCTATCATTAGACCAGCTAGGATTACTCCATTTGGTGGAGCGCGTAATCACGTCCATATTTTCTCAGAAGACTATAACTTACCTACTAAACACGATAGATATCATGCTTATGTGTTAGGACAGGTATTTGAACCTATTGTTAACTTGCCGTTTATTGAGTACCCAGAACGTTCAGAATGGGTGAACATGGCAGAATACTGTAAAGAAACTAATGTGTTATTTCAGTTCTATACTGTAAAAGGTATCATGATTCCTTTAACACATATTTACTTTACCACTACTGTAGAGAAGAATATTGTTATCGTCATCCGAGAAGAAACAAAAATCCCTTGGGATATGGATAGTCAAGACATCACATTCCGTACTTATAGAAATGCATTACATACAACACCTGGCCCAAATCAACCAGCTGATAAAACAGATATCTTATATCTTAAATTAATCAGGATGTCTCAACGTACTATTATTAGCGATTTCTATCGTCAGTACGAGAGAAAACCAGGCAAGATTTTTACGTATATCAATGGTTATATTGTAGATAACCCTATCTCTTATCCTATCTTGGAAGGCGATGTGGTAGAGCTTATTTACGATTCGACAATTTATAAAACAGTAGAAATTAACATAAATCAAACGCCTACGTTTAAATCTATATTAGATGGTATTCGTAAGTATTTGTTTACCCATGATAAATCTTATCGTCTTAATACATTTGAATATTTCGACGATTGTGACTTCTATTTGTCATTCTACCACAAAAACTCACCTAAGATGTTTAAAGGTGTTCTGTTACATCGTAACAATATTTCTAATGTACGACAAGTAACGAATTGTGACTTTTCAATCAGCACTAACTTGGTTAAGGAATTAATTCATGACCATGAGTTTATTGACCAGGCACAAGGTAGAATTGTATTTCAAGTACATTACCGTAAACAATATCGTAATATCAGATTCCCTTATAACGCACATCGACTACATGAGTTAAATAAATTACCTTATCGTAATCGTACAGCAGCCCTATTAGGTGTAAATTCAAATATCCAAGAATGGCGTGCTGATGTATTAGAGAATTCTGATTTAATGAAGTTAGTCTCTTTGGATAAACCTATATGCGACCTTGAGCGTATTCAAAATGCTTATGGTTATAATGCTGTTACTTGGTATACTGCAAAATCAGTACATCCTTATAAAGACTTTGTTAACGATGGTTTAGGTGGTAAAGTAGTTAATGTGCCTTATACTTTTAGGCATATGTCTACTATCTTCGAATACGATGAAACTGGTAAACTTTTACAGTGGTCTCGTTTAGGTAACTATAACCAATATCCGGTTAAAGACACACGTACACGATATGTTGAATTTATTGGTGGTGTAGGTACACGACAACCATACCATTATTTTGGTGAAGGTAAGAACAAATTTACTATCGCTACTAAGGATTCAGAATACCGATTCTATGGTTGTAAGAAAGAGTTATTAAACGAAAACCAAAATGACTATACTGTTTGGGAAGACATTACCGATAAAGTAATGTTAAATAAATCTTACGATGAACAAACAGATGAGACTAAAATTTGGTTAACTGATAAGTACGAAACACCATCGTCTCGTGAACCTATGTACAATATAGTAGATAAATATTTTATCTATCGTACAGACGATGACTTTTTGTGTCGAGATATAGAAGCAAGAGTAGTGAAGAATAATTTATCTTTTACACTTACTCAAGTTTATTGGGACATTGACGAAGAGAAGTTAAAAGAACAACCTGTTAAAGTGCCATACGGGTATTTAGACGTATTCTTAAACGGTTATGCTTTAATTGAAGGTATTGATTATTTCGTAGATTTTCCTAAAGTCCATATTATCAGCAAAGGCTGTATTGACTTTAGTTTAGAGAAACAAAAGATTACATTTAGAATGTATGGTTTCCCTGATACTAAAAACCACACTACAGTAGACAAACGTACCATTACTCAGTTGACTGGTATTTTAAATGCCAATAGACAAGTAGGTTATGTAAATAACGGTATGTTGTCGAAGAATAATAAATGGGATATTTTGGAAGAAAAGAATCTTTTAGTTAAAGTAGGTAATGGTATTATTGCAAAAGAAGATTTAGGTTTTTCTGAAGATGGTTCAGTTATTCCTAATCGAAGAGATGTGTTAGAAGGTAAACCATACGAGATAGTTGATGTGATTTCTGGTAAACGAGATACTTATCCTAAGGATACTTACCAGTTTAAGAAAGAAGCTGAAGTATTAGATAAGAAGATTTCTGATTACATGACAATGTTATTACCAGAAACAAGAACAACTACCAATCCTCCAATTCATGGATTGTATAAGTTATTCTCTCCATTACTAAGTCGTTTAATTTACGATTTATCAGAGAATCTGGTTAACTTTCCTAATATGGAATCTAGATATCTAGACCAAGAGGTTATTGACTTTATCGAAGCCAATTATCAAGAATTCTTTAAAATTGAACCATCGTTTAAACTGGATGCCATTAGTTTGAAACACGTTACAATCCATCCTGTTTATAAAAACACTGTTACTGATATTACATATCACCAAATGAGATGGTTAAAACAAGTCGTTCGTATTTATTATCGAAACAGTATTGAATTATCTCATTTTGTAAGAATAGGAGAACAATATGCCTAGTCCAACGGACATCCCAACTAATCTACCTGTGTATGCCAGAAACCATGCTGTGGATACATCAATCGTAGGTATTGACGGTGAACCACCTATCTACGATGATACCCAGACATGGCGACGCTGGGCAATGCACGATATCTATTTAGGTCGAGAAGGCCATCGTAAATGGATTCCTAAAGTAAATGACTATGTTGAAGACATTAGTTTAGAACCACCTAAAGTTTATAAAGTAATGTCTATTGACCCAACTACACAAGTACCTGAATTACGACTGATTCAATCCAATAAGATTGCAGTCGATGAAATGACTTCTGAAGAAGGACGATTCTTTGCTGGTGGTACATTAGCAACACCTTGTTCACGTCAGATTTTCTACGATAATTCCGTAGCACGTCCTACTTTGAAGATTCCATCTCAATTCCATATTCAAGGTACAACACCACACCACGCTGTTGCTTATAAAGGCACAATTGCTGGTCAAGGTGGTTTAGCGATTTCAGCTCGATACGACCAAAGCTTTAACTTCATTGGTAATGAAATCCCATTAATGCCTGTAGCTCAACGTGATTCTAATAATCACACCCAATGGTATATCCCAGACTTCTACTGTACACATGAGTTAGAAGAAGGTGAGATGATTCTTATCTTAATCTACGATGACCGTGGTGGTTTGTGTTCACGTACTAACTGGATTGTTGAGTATTCAGCATTGCTCCGTGATGTATCTGATGCTGATAAGTTTATTAATAACATTTCTCTTGAATCGTTCTATATCGATTCTACAGATGATTCTAATCTCTTGATTCCAGAACAAGTATTGAAAAACTCCATTAACTTAATGGGTAAAGTCCATTATTCAGATGGTTCTACCATTACTTATCCAGTAGATGGTAATAAGTTTGAATTACTGTATTTGGATAAAGCTGCTGAATCTGTAGCTTCTACTAAAGGTTCTCTATCTTTAGTTTACTACTTAGCAGATAATGAAAAATCAGTACATGTTATTAATAACAATAACCGACACTTAATTGTACGTTCGTTTAACTATACAATTGTTGAGCGAGATGGTGCTTACTCTGTTAAACTCTATCCTGTACCTAAGTGGATTAATAACGATATTGGTTATCAGCTTGACTGGTACTTATTTACATTAGATAGAAACCAATGGTTGGATGTAACCAATAGTGTATATATTACGCAGAATAGTCCAAATAGAAGCTTAAATGGTAAATTGTTTGGCCCATTACAGCAACTGGATGTCGCTATTGACCTAGGTGTGATTAATAATACATTTAGAGAACATATCCATCCACAAACAGTCGATATTCGTTTATTAAGACCAGCATCAGATGCCTCTGGTGATAGATTCTTGTTAGGCTTTGATGCTTATCAAAATCCAGCATATGGTGACAATATCTTCTGTCAAGTGCGTATTGCTTCTGCTACTGACTATAGATACAATATTTCTTGTGGTCAGACTGTGTTAGAAGAATGGTTAGAGAAAGTATACTATACGACTAAACCACAATATCGTACCAGCCGTGAACCTAACGCACCTAAACCAAATATGTTTAAGTTAATCATTAAAAACAATGAGTATGAATTCCCAATCCGTAAATGGAATACAGAATTACAAATCAGTGCTCAAGTAACTGCAACAGATGTAGTTAAGGTATTGTTCTTCAGTAGAACTCAAGACAATGATGTCTACTATTCTATTGCTCCAATGCCTGTGATTATTACTTGAATTATTTTATAATTCAAGCGACTTAGATACTCTGTATCGTAAGTTACTTAAACAATTTTATTAAAAACTACCTTTATATGAAATAGAAAGTAGCTCTCCTATTTCGTGCTCTGTATATAACTCTCCTTTTGAGAATTAGGATAGCATATAGAGGAACTCCGATTTGCACAATGTAGCCATCTGTGTTTTTAATATCTTATACGTAACCTCGGAATAAGTATAAGGTTGAGAAAGCATCGTGCGAGTTAAGATGACGCGGGTATTTTGAAATGCATATTAGCCCATAACCTCTAGTACTCTTGCGAGTACTAGAGGCACTAGGGTTTTATGTCTTATAAAGAATTCCAGTAATCTAAACTATTGATATCAGAAGAATACGTAGTATCGACATTGGCGTTATAGCTACCAAACCCGAACATATCATTTCTACCAAAGTAATTAGGTTTATTACTTAACATAGCTTCAGCACGAATGGAATCTAAGCTACCTAAGATATTATCCACAATAATCGGAGATTGTTTCATCATGTTAATCTTACGGTTTTCTTTCAATTCATTAATCATGTCAGACATACCAATAATCTTATTACGTTCTTCTGGGTTCAATCGTTGTTCTAATAATCGAATAGATTTCTCAATTTTACTAAATTCAAAATAATCATCAGTATTATTTAAATCGTTATAAAGAGATTCAATCTTATTACGAATATTTTCTTGTTCACGATTATAAGCTAATTTAACTGGGTCTACAGCAGTACCTGCTTCAACAACATCGGATAAGAATCTTTGCTTAATGATATCGTAATAGAATACATTACGAGCATTGAAGATAAACCAACAAGCTAATAACCAACTAATTACTTGGTCGTCATGTTTACCTTTTAAGTGGTCAATACGACCATCTAATACAACAAGTCCTAATAACTCATCTACTAATCTAGAATCTTTAATCTTATCTGCAACAATATCGACAGCACGATATAGTGTTTCATTATACAAGTTATTACGAGTATAACGACCAGTACCTGTAGTCATGTAACCAAATAAAGGTCTGTATTGGTTAGCAATAGACATACGACTAGGATGTGAATCCATGGTATCAAATCGACGTGGATTAGAATCACGTTCATTGACGACAATATTAAACACTCGTTTAAATGGGTCAATATTGTAACTAGGTAATACTTCAATCAAGTAATCGATAATACCTTGTGCAGAAGATTTATTCTCTGGAACAATAAGTATCTTAGGATAACGTATCATTAAGTCAGCTAACCATTGAGCGTAATTGTATAAGTTAACATTATTACAATCAGCACAACCAATGATTTCAAGATTAATTGCATTAACGAAAGTCAATGTCGTAGAGTCACGACCTACATTAGAGCTACTGTCCATACCTACAATAACTGGAACAGTATTCATCAAATGATTGATTTCATCTTGGTTATAATACCATTTAACAGTTAAACCATTGGTACCAATATCTCGATATACTGGTTCCATTTTACTGTTAGTCATCATTTGTAATTGTTTAGTAGTAAATGGAGATACTTCGTTACCAGAAGTCCAAACATTATAATAGTCTCGAAGAGCTGCTTCAGGAGAAACCCTGTTCTCTACAATCTTATTAATCAACCATTCGTCAGTATAACCCATTTGTCGATGTGAAAATGTACCTTGGATACTGAATGTACCTGTAATCTTAGCAATTTCAGATTGTGGGTTAGAATCTTTACGAACCATTTTCTCAAATTCAACTACGTCTTTACAATCAAGATATTTCTCATCCCATTGAGCAGATTCAGTAAATAGTTCATACGCCCATTTACCTTCAGGTGAGTCTTTCTTACCAGCAGTTGTGGTAAAGATAGAGCCAGTAAACTTACCTTCACGCATCGCATCATCTTTTGCCGCGTTCATCGCAGAACCCATGGTAGGAATGGTAATAAAGTTATTCTTACAATAAGCAATCTCGTCACAATGTCGAATTTCTACAGTATCACCACGACCTTTTTTATCCGCATCTTCTACAGAGTCTTGTGCTACAATGGTATTGTAATAGTTACGTCTATCTAATACAGTAATGGTCTCTTGGTTATTACTGTCTTTCTTAGTCATTCGGTTTAACCATTTAGGCATACGTTCAAATAGCTTACGTAAACGAATCACGTTCTTAACAGCCAGAGGTCTATCTTTTGTATATAGTAACATACGTAGACCAGTACTGAAGTTTAGAAGATAAGTCATGAGTACGTCTGTCGAATAAGACTTACCAGTCTGACGTGGTTGAATCAACAAATATTGGCAGTTATTAAAGAATGACCAGAATAAAGAGATATTCGCCCTATTGGCTCTAAATCTATTTTTAATATTACCTTCTGGAGTAGGTGCAATTTCTCTAAAATAATAAAATGGATTAATGGCACATTCAGCAGCAATCCAAATCTTTTGTTCTTGTGTTAGATTAGGGTCGTAAGGGTCTACAAACTCTAAGCGTCTATCGTGTAGTTGTAAATGGAAGTAGTAGTTCTTAATCCCCATCTTTTTATAGATGTTTGCTAAATCAATAAACGACTGATTCTTAGTCGAAGTATGGACAATAGCATTAGGATATTTAATCCAATCTTGTAAAAATAATATCATGATATTATCCTTTAAGTATAAAAGCATATTTCAAAAATATAACCAAATCATCGTATTTACGTACAAAATAGGAATAATACTATCGAGGTGTTAACCCCGATAGTATTATTAGTTTTTTATTTATTGTTTTTGATTCTGGTTATTTGAATATCTAAATAAGCTGAAATCACTGCGTTAATTTGTTTTTCTTCACCTAATAGTCTTGATAACAAACGAGGTATATAAACAGGTTGCTTCAAGATAGTAGAAGTAATAGGTAAATCCCAAGATTTAACACAATCAACTCTATAAAGAATAAGATGTTTCTTTTTAAAGAACCACCAACCAGTTCTCTCTAATATAAAATGTTTCTTAGTAACATGAATCTCTAAAGGAAAACCTTCGTAATTAATAATTCTTACATTAGTTTCCCCATTAGGTTCTTCTACTTCCGAGTATATTCTATTACCAGAGAAGTAATCCATTATACTAAAACTTTTTGAGAGTAGTTTTTCTATTAGACACATAGTCAGCCTTTCGAATGTGCTCCTATTAGCCGGAATAATAACGCATTGTAAAGGCTCTCAGTACTATATATAACATTACCCCTGTGCGTGTGGCTGCTATTGATGGACCAGATTTAATCTTAGTCGCTTTCTTGACGATTTCTTCCACATCATCACGGATAGATAATAATAATTCATCAGTACTACGGGAAGATGTATAAACACCTTTCATCTTACTGATTAAACCACTAATGTCAGATTTATTTTTCATCGCATTTCGATTTTGGTTTAAATAAGTCAACAAATGAGTCATGATTTTATTAACCACTTCATCAATCTCTAACTTACCTTTATCACCTTTACCATACGAGTCACTAATCCAACTTAGTGTGCTTCTGAACATAGAAACAGGCATAGTCTTATTAGAACTTTCAATAATAGAAATCAAATCCAGTTTAATAAAACTTGGTTTATCAGGTATTACACCAGCTAAGTAATTACGATAAGTTTCTAAAGCATTTGCCTTATCCTTAAGAACAGCTTCACCATCCATCTCGATAAATGTAGAAGAAGTACTGTTCACCCTCATCCCAGACTCTTGGACTTGTTTTTGTAAGCCGTAAATGTTTTTAAGTAATGCTTTATTCCTACCTTGTGTATCTGTTAATAGATAACCCACTGATTCACCCGTATTACGAATATCGTGTTCCATTCGTTGAATCGTTAATCGGTGAATTGAGTGTTTCATGTCAATAATATCGTCACTTCTGTCTTGTACTACTTTTATCCAAGTGCCTTTCTGTTTAATGGCATATTTGTTACTCATTGCTGCCAGAGTTGCTTCAGCAACTTCTTTAGAGCAAGGATAAGGCCAGTGTCTTTGTAGACGAGAAGTGATAAAACGAAATTGTAAGACATTATAGATAGCTGACATTATCTCATTTTTACGCTTTTCATTGATTTTAGAAGACTTGTAGAACATATGGCTTAACCAGACACAACTTAAATTAAATGCATCACCAGCTACTACGTAGTAAACAGGATTAATAATATCATTAAGTCTAGGTAAGAGTTCTTCTTCGTTAATGTTGAGTATTTCATCAAACCAAATACTTCGGTCTGAATTAGTAAATTTAACCACATAGACACCTGTTAAATTACCGCCAAAGAAAGAAGCATGTTCCACATTCTTGGAAATAAAACTATTCATGTAACGAATAATCTTATCACCTAATTTGTTATCGAAGGACAATTCCCCGCACAAATCATTAAATACATCTTTTACATGTTTATCCATTTTCTGTCCTTTATGTTAAATGTATTAAATAGTAAAATAAATTAGTCATTCATAACTTTTTAAAATATTTCAAACTTATACTATTCACATGAAAGAGTCGAATCTTTCCACCTTATCTTATTAACTTTTTATAAAGGAAAACCAAAATGATTAAATTGATTTTTGCAATTGTGATTGCCCTCTTTATCTTCTCACTTCTCGTATGTGTTGGTATCTATAAAGTATCAACCAATTACGAGAAATACAAAAAGTTCTTTGAACAAAACAAAAAGTAATTTAGCTATCTGATTACCCTATGGAAAAACCATAGGGTAATCTTATTCTTATTTTTTAAATAAAGGAAATTAAAATGAAACAAATTAATAAAGCTAAAATGCAACAAATTGAACAGTTTACAGGTAAACAAAACAAGCAATTCAAAGTAGTACCTAACCCAGTACATGAAAAATTGTTCAATGAAATCGTCGATGGTGTAGTTGCCGAAATCATCAAAGAATCCGGTGCTGATAAAACATACGAAGAAAATATTCGTATCTTGGCAGAAACCAATAAAGATGTAACTAAAATCAATGTAGCTACCATTTTTAATTCTGTTAATACAGCTATCGCTAATCCTAAAGATACAGAGCATAAAGAGAAGTATAAAGAGCTTTATACCCTCTATCAACCAAATGTGTTTATCGATGCTATTTTGAGAAAAGTATTCAAAGCAGTAAACGATAATGGGTACACTACCCTGCTTTCTGAAGACCGAAACAGTTACTATCTGGCCGATATGAAAACACTGCGTCCAGTAGCACTCTTCCGTGAACAGAAGACATACGACCGCCCAGAACGTTATAAATCTGCTCATCCATTGGCTTATGCTATTTTCTTAACCAATGACAAAAATGAATGGGAACCTATCAAATACGATTTGGTAGATTACAAATTTAAGGAAGGTGATTATGATTTCTATCCAGCGCGTAAAGCAGAAGATATCGACTTGGTTGAATTTAATGGTATGGTGTCTTTGTATACTGACATCAATTATGCTTTTGGTATCATTAAGTATTTCCAGAAACTAATGGAAAAAGCTAATGCTTCTGGTGAAATGGTTCAACCTGATTGGGCTATTGTACCAGTAGACATCGATACACTGAAGTCTAATTATTGGTATAACGATGAGATTAAAATCTTCTCTGTTAGTACAGATGATTTGGTGTATCCAGATGGTGATAACTGTATTACTGAAGGTATGGAAAATCTGGAAGGTACAAATGTAGAAGATATTTCAGCTACTGCTGGTAAAGTTACCGCAAAAGCAACTAAGAAATTATCTCTCAAATCTACTACCAAATACTTTACCCATACAGACTGCGATGTCGTAGTGGTTGAAGTAACAGATACTGATGGTAATGACATCATTAAGATGAATCCAAATGACTTTACTGGTGTGTTTGGTGAAATAACAACACGTGTGTACGAAACATTCCCTAAAGAAAAAGGACTGATTAATGCTGAAATTCTTAACCCAGTAGGTGGTGGTAATGTGTTCTACATTATCCAACCATATGTTAAAGAAATTGTTCCATATATCGGAATGACACACGATATTGTATCTGGTATTCTTGAACCAATCCAGCATCATTGTCTGATTGAAAATCTGGTAGAACAAAACAGTGATAAAATCATTGATTTGATTCGTATGTTACCACTCTTGAAACCAGGCACTAAGTTAACAGATATCAAAGAAAACTTACTGTATCGATTCCATGATTCGTTACATGAAGAATATGTAGGTTTTGGTGGTAGTATTTTAACCGACCTCTATTTGGAATCTGTACCGGCAGCGGAATTACACAATACTGAACATTCTGATATCCAAGTCGATACTAGTCTGTATTGTGTCTATACCATTAATCCAGTAACTGCTGTAAAATATGGTATTGATAACAGTAATGTGATTCGTGCTACCAAAGATATCCCAAGTTTTGATTCTCTCTATGTGATTGCATTTAAAATACGTGAAGAAGCACAAGCGTATGTTGATTCCACTAAGAACCCATTACACTACTGCATTGTAGAAGATGTTATTAGCTTTAGCAATGTGGTTGAAGTTAATGGTAAACTCTATATGGAATATAACCATAACTTCTTGGATTATACTTTTAATGAAAATGGTGAAAAAGCCTTTATTCGACATGTCTTTTAAACCACTAATCGTTATATAAAATATTTTCAAATCTATACTATTTTACTGAAGGGAGTCAATGTCGATTTCCTTCAGTATTTTATTTAAACTTAATCTTTAAAAAGGAAACCTTAAAATGGCTATTAATGAAACCGTTAAAAAAATCGCAGACGTTGTCGCTGAGAAACACTTGTCTTTCGATGCTGAAACACGCACTCTGAAAACCACTGGCAATGCAATGGAATCTGCACTGGCAGTAATTAACGAAGAAGAAAAACTTGGTTTGGATGAAAAACAAATCAAGAATACCTTCCAAGCCCTGAGCCTGTTTACCGCAGGTACTGGTTTGGCTACTGGTGAAGCCGGTATCAAAGAGATGAAGAAAGATAAATCTATTGATGCCCTGACTGCTGAATTCGGTGTGACCAAGCAAGTGAAAGTGAAACACACTGTTTCCCGTGACTATGAAGTTACGCCGATTCCACGTAATGGTGAAAAAGTAGAGCCTGTTACTAAACATGGTCGCTTGGATACTAAACTGGAAGTATCCAGTGTTAAAGCTCGTAGCTCTGCTAACTTGGCAGCCGTACGTGACCATCTGTACGCCCAAGGCGAAGAGAAACTGGGTAAGTAACATTTGTATAGTATTCTAGGTAGGAAGCAAACCCTACCTAGAATATTTTTTAATTAAAATGTTTGCATCTTATATAAAGGAAACCTTAAAATGGCTAAACTCACTAAACAAACTGTAGCTGCTGTATCTAAAGGCAAAAAAGAAACTGTAGTAGCTAAACCAAAAACCGGTCCTAAAGCCACTCCTAAAGTAACAGCAAAACCTGCTGCTAAGAAACCAGTTAAACCAGCTATCCCTTCACGTCGTGCTACAGCTAAACCAAAAGCAACTGCGCCGAAGACTACACCGAAAGCTGCTAAACCAGCAGGTGCTACTACTGGTGTAACTTTGGCTAAGATTACCGATATTACTGCTAAACCAGTTACCAAAGCAAAACCAGTAAAATCACCAAAAGTTCTTCTTAAGGTAGAAGCTCCAAAGACTCTTCTTGAGAAAGATAAAAAGAAACCTCGTAAACCACGTTCATTCAGAACAGATACTTCCAAGTTCCGTAAATACAATAATGAGTTACGCATTAACTTGCGTAATCTGATTTACGATAAAGGTTACACAATCGCTAAGGTTGCACGTGAAATGGGTATCCTTCCCCATTATTTGTTCAATGTATTAAAATTGAACAAAACCTCTGAAGGTGGTAATGATGCTGTTGTTGTACTTGACATTGTATACGCTGTTTGTAGTGTAATTGGTGTTAATATTAGTTCTGTATTACCAGAAGCAGAAATTGTAAACCCAATCTACAAAACAAAAACCGATGTTACTGATAAAGTAAACGAGTTGCAAGAAGAGAATGTTAAACTAAACTTTCTCTTCACTCAAACCAAACAACAGCTCGATACTCAATCTGTTAAATTAGCGGCAAGTGAAGCCAGAATAAAAGAACTGGAGAATTTTCTTGAAAGTTCATTTAACAAAATAGGTAAAATTAGGGAAAGACTTGCGAATATTTCTAAATTGGAAGAATCTAAGTCTTAATTAAAAGAGAGGATCACTCCTCTCTTTTTTATAAAAGGAAACCACATGAATAAGCAACAAGAACTGATGTCTCTATTTAAAGAGTACACCAGTAAAACAAAACGCGAAACTTATCGTGATATTTGTATTGAGAATAATGTCATTACAGATATTATTAAAGTGATGAATACGTCATTTTACGTATTATACCATAACCGACTAGATGAGTTGTCTAGTAAGTTTAGTAAGTTTGTGGAAAACTACGGTGATAAAGAATATTTACCTTATTTGTTATTGGATACAGACTTTACCGAATCAATTGGTAGTGATGAAATAAAAGTAGCTACCAAAGACTGGGTAGTTTCTACTTTGTTTATTATCCGTATCTTCTTAAAAGAAGAATCCAGTTCTACTTCTTGGCAAGACTCTAAGATCCTGGATATCTTCCAAGGTCTTCTGAATGAAACCTTAGACCGTGAAGTCAACAACCTTAATGCACGTAAGAAACCATTGAATAACGATGAAGAAAATCTTTTGATTCTCATTTCATCTATCAGCGTTTACTGCGTAGCTGAAGGTTTAGATTCACCGTTAGGTCAACGTGAAGTGAATATTGCGTTTAAAGAAGCCATTAATAGTTGTTTTAGTAATTGTTATCCCACTAAAGAATCAATTGAGTTTATCACAACCAAATGTGGTAAACGCTTAGGTAACAAAATGAAACGACTGCTTAATAAGGTAACTATATCTTCTATTTCCGATTACATTCTGTAAGGTGACTGTAATGGGTAAAATGGAGAAATTTGTTTTCGTATCAGACCGTGAAAATCAAGATGTACAGGAAGTCGTCAGAATAGACAGATGTCTTATCGATGTCGAGAATGTATTGGTTAATGCATTCAGTGCTTTTTCTAAAAGAGGAAAAGACATTAGTACAATCGATTACGAAGAAAAAGGTAAGTTAAACATTAGCGAATACTATTACCCAATGGGCATGATATCAATAGCTTATTCGCGTACACTATTTACGTTTGAAAAAGAAACCATTGATGCTTTATTAAATAAAATATCAGGTGGTGAAACTATTAATTGGAAAACAGAACACATCAATGTGACATATGCTAGATGGATGTATTCTGTTGATACCAATTTATATCACATCTGTAAATACCTCGATACTAAGGAAGTGAAAATCCTAGATTTCTGTAGACGTGTCATCATTGTTAAAGATGAAGAACGGAATATGAAATATGGATTTGTGTTTCTTACCCTGCCATTGGGCTATGATAAAACACTAGCAGCAGTTGCATCTAATACCGTGTATTACATGCTACCGCAAGAAGCAACTGATTTAGTATGTGAGGAAAATGAAGCACATAACAAAGTTATAGATAATTATCTTAACGTACCTGAAGTTTCAGATGAAGAGAATATAGATAATCCAGGATATAAACTGTATAATCAAATGTTCATTGATTTTGAAATAGTAAAATGGCAAACATACGTTAAAGATACTTTCTATAATGGAGAAAGTAAAAAACATGTTAATTGATAGAACTATAGTAGAGAGGACATCCTCTCTACTATAGCTATCTTTTAATCTTTTATTTTTTGTCTACTTTATACGTTAGGTATACAGTGAGATGATTGGTAGATTCCATTAACTCGTAAAGAGCTGGAGCACCTATCTTCACTTGGTCTACACCAAGATTACCATGAATAAACAGAATCAAAATAACGTGTTTATTACCACGTACAATTAAGTCTTTAATTAATTCCACATCTTCATCTTTTACCAAATGGTGTTCCATAGTAAAGATAACAGGGTGTGGTACACCTTTAGCCAAACCAGCTACTTCGTGGATAATGTTGTAAATACCTACACCCATTGGATTGACACTCTCAACAGATAGGTGTGTGTCATGTACAACAGCAGGTGAATCAGCAATACCTGTAACCACATCATTACGACCTAGCTTGTAATTAAAATCAGCAGAACTACCATCTAAATCACGACCTAATGATTCTACCATTTCTTCTTTACCGTCTTTTGCATACATGTCATTTAGCTTCTTAGCTACAGATGTTGCAAAATCACCGTAGATAGGTACATCGTAATTATTTTTTTCAATATCGGAGTTAATGCTTTCTAAACTCAAATCACCGATATATTTCATTTTACCAAATACATGGATAGACATTTCTAATTCCTTTTAAATATTATTAGGGACTAACATTTGCATGAAGTCATATTTCATTTCCTCATTACCCAACCATTGGATACGAGAAGCATATTTTAATTCTTCCAAATACAATTCATTAGCATCAGCATAACTATCAATAAATTGCAAAAACTCACCCAATTCAGCACCACCATCTAATTTAGCTTGACCAATTCTAATTTTTAACTTACGGTAAATATAAGCCTTAGTAGCTAACAATACTAATTTCTTAATATAGTCAGCAGCAGTAATAGGGATGTTATTTAATTGAGGGTCATTTTCAATAATTAACTCAATATAACAGTTTGTAGTAATATAGCTAGTACGTCTGATTCTAAATGAATTACCAGAAATCATATCTACTTTAACTTCGTAGTTCAGAGGTATACCAGCAGTATTGTTTGCCATCTTTTGAGCACCAGTTAAGATAGCACCACCACTAGAAGTAGGCATACTTAAACCACCTGTACCAAGACCACCTGTTTCTGCATATAAGTCTAATAGATTAACACCCAATACAGTAATAATCTTTCGATTATTGGTTACTTCATCAGGTACAGTAACAATCCAATCAGTAGGTGTTACCATCTCTACCTTACAATCACGCATAGGTACATTAAGTTTGGTAGCATACTCAATATTCAAATCAGGCATAACTCGTTTATTGATAACTTCCTGAATAATCATTGCGTCAGCACTGACAGGTGCGAATCGATTCTTACGAAAAGGAATAACAAATGCCTCTTCAATAATCTCATCAGGTATTTCATTATAGATATTGTTAATTGAAAGTGATAACATACTCATCACAAAACTCCTTATAAAACTGTGTAATATTCATACGTTACTCTATTTTTATTCTCGTATATATTATTAACTTGAAGACGGTTTTTCGTAGAAATATTTACGGAAAAAGAAAATTATGAAGAGTAATTATTTATAAAAAGGAAATAGAATGTCCGATATTTTACCCTCCCAAGAAATTATCAAATGGCCAAATCCATTAGAAGAAGTTAAGCGTATTATGTATTATGCTACTGTATTACTTGATTATCCAGAAGGTTTTGAAGAAGATTTGGTAAAAGCTGGTCTTAATACCGAACCTAAACAAACAAGAAGGAGTGAAGTTATTGCAGCTATTGCTTCTAATATCAAAGACCACCAATATAAACTAACTTCTGTTAACTGGTTTACAAATCTTGGCATTAACCACATCTACCATGAAGAATTATTGAAATTAGATATCCATCTTAGTCGATGGAATTATCTTAAAGTCTTAGAAATGATTATTGGTTATTGGTTAACTAAATACCGACAAATGTGGGTATTTAATAACCTAGGAAGATATCCTCTTAATGCCAATAATCTAATGGATGAAATTAAGAAATATCAGGAAGATGAAATCAGTCGTGAAGTTACCTTAGGTGGTTTAGAGGAATTAGCTCTTACTAATACTTTAGAAGAAGTATTCCCAGAAACCATTAAAGCACTGAATGATGCTTACGAGATGTCTGATACATCTACTTATTTCTTAGATGAAAGAAACATCGATAAAAACGGATTGGTTATTCCTGTCACGTTCGTGATAGACCCAATTTATCTTAGTATTATATTTGCACACTGAGTGAGGGAATAAATGAGTTTTGAAAAACAATTACTGGAAGAGAACGGCCATTACATCGATATCGCTCCTACAGTTACAGTGCACAATATTTCCCATATCCTAGATGCATTGGATATTACACTGATTAATCATGGTAATGAACATCAAGAAATTGAAGCATATGGTGGGTATGGTTTCTATAATCCTATCACAGGTGAAAAACTAATCGAAGAAGGATTACCTTATTATTTGGAAACAGATAACGAAGTCGTTGTCTTTGAGCAAACAGATGAAATGATGAATCGATTCTATCGCAATAATGTATACAATCTTGTCGATGGTAGAATTAAAGATAAACTAATTCATCGTAAGAAAGACAATAGAAATATTACAATTGCTACTAGTTTTCGCTATTATAGTATTTCTATTATCAATAAGATTTGCCAATACGTAACAACTACTCACCTACCAGAACAATACGGTGGAATAGATAAGTATCGATTAATTACAGATATTATTCGAGAGTATTTCCAACCAGTAATGGCTGAATTTTCTAAAGTAAAAGAAATCATTCCTAGCTTGAATATCCCATATGGTTTAAACACACATCCAGTGTTTAAAATGCTGATGTCAGTTATTGATGATATTAATGATTTCATTTCAGTTCTTAAAGATAAGACTCCACGGATATTGTGTCAGTGTATGCATTATCGCGGATATCTTTTAGTAATCAATTACGGTGATTTCCGTATTGTGGAATGGGAACTCATGAAGATGTTAAGCGTAGACAGAACGACTAGCGTCGGTCAAGATGATTCGTTTAATGCCTCTAATACCAGTATGGTTTCAGCCATGCCACAACTGCTTACTTTAAATATTTTGGATAGTTATTTAGAGATGACAAATAAAGAATGCTTAGTTAGATACGAAAGCTTACTTTTAACACTAGTGTAACTATTTAAAACGGACATGAAAATGAAAACTGATATCCCTTATCTGGATTCATTTGAAAAGAATACGGTAGTAGGTGTAGTAGATGTTTCCGTAATGGACTTATACTTACACTTACACCGCGTTCTTTCTAACAGAGAACTGAAGCAAGGTTCTTTTTTTTTAAGAGAATTAGGTTACGATTCTTTAGATAGTTTGATTAGAGAATTTGTACCTAGATTATTCGATGAAGTTTTTTTAGATAAAGATAGTAACGCTTATACTGACTTTACAGATGTATTAGTCAATATGGGTCTCTCACTATCTGAAATTGACCAGGCTGTAGATATTTTAATTGGCGTAACTACACCTATTTTTAACCAAGTAATTTTTGACGATAAGACAAAGTTCTTTGCTTCTATTTCGTCAAATGAGAAAGATTTAATCCCGACTATGCGAATCAGTTACTTGAATACTACTTAACCAACTTAACTTTTTTATTAATTCTAAGAGGTAAACCATTATGTCATTAGGAAGTTTTAAAATCAATAAAGTAGAAATCCCAGATAGTCTAGATACTGTATGTAATATTATTGAAAACATTGTACAGGAATCTATTAACAAACTGGCGGTTATTGATTTCATCATACGCCAAGCAGTTTCTAAATTACATGAAGATTTAGATATCAAACAAATTGCTTCAGAAATCGCTGAAGTTATTTTGTTTACAGAAGCATTTTCAGTGAGTTTACCTCTTTATCAAAATACCCCAATAGTATCATCAGCTTACTTACGAATAAAGTCTTGTCTAATAGATATTGTTAGTTATTTATTAGAATATTTAGAAAAGAGTCATTATCGAAGTAGCTTCTTAGAAGGAAACAAAGTAGTATCGGTATTTGACTTAACTATATTAGAGATAATCCATGAGTAATCGAACTTACGATATAAACCATTTTAGAAGTAATAATATCGGTAATTTAATTAATAATGAAATTGAAAAAAGGAACCAAAAACTCGAAAGTGAAATAGTAGATACATTTATTAATTTACCAGATGAGTTTATCCTAACCGATGGGAATGCTATTTTAAAATGCTTTAGAATGTTAAACCAACAAATCAGATTTAATGTTCAAGAGTTCTTTGATTACATGATGTATTTTAATACTCTATTAAATAGCTTTCCTTTTCAGTATTTCTACAATAAAGAAAACATCTATCGTACGATATACGAAGCACCTTACGATAAAATGTTTGAATTTAGTAAAAACAGTGGTGAAGTAGAAACATTGAAAGAAATCAGTGTTGATATTTTTATTACCATTATTAACACCATTATTAATGAAAAGCTCTATATTGAAATTAATGGTCAACCAATAATGTGTTATCGCATTCGTAATTGGGATCAGTTTTCAATTACTCTAATTAAATATAACCCATGGGTATAAAATCATGACAAATCCAACAAATACTATTCGACAACTAGAAGTAGGTAAAGTATATTCATTTGACACCTATTCACCAGAAGTACTAGGCACTCGTTTAATTAACGTAGAATGCCTAGCAGTAATGAATGCACAAACTGCCATTTCCTCTGGATTAGACATCAAGTCATTCCATGAAAGAATGAAACCTCATTTACCAGCAGGTTATAATAATAATCCATTCGACATGACTTATGTCAAACTAGTCAGTGTAGATGGTAAAGAAACAATCTACGCTATGGATTGGATTAATCGTTCTACTATTCAAGAAACATCTCCTAATAAGATTACCGTTACAATTAATGGTGTATCTAATAATGACGTTGAGATTATTCGTAAAGCATTAACCATGCAAGGATATACTGATATTTCAATTGTATTATCAGAACGATAATTTACACTATATATGAATAAAGTGATTTTTAAGACTAATTGCTTCGTTCGTATTTTCCTAGTTTGTTTATTTAAAGTTGATTTTATTCGTTTGCCTTTGATAGTTGAAGAAACAATAAGGCTGAATATCTATTGTAAGGGTAATCCCTCGGTACACTTCTAAACAAAGTTCTACGATAGATAGTAATTCTATAAACTAGTCATATCCGGTCATTCTTCGTTCACTCCTCCGCCGGCTCAGACTATACATGGAAGCGAATACAAGTACCGAAAATATTCCATAGGTGGATAATGACCTAACGACCACCTTAATCAGTGAATTAATAGGGACGGTATTTACTGAATCGTTTTGGTTTCCTTTTAAAAGAAGTTGATGATAAAAAGCTATAGTACCTCTAGAGTAGGATATCCTACTCTAGAGGGAATTAGTTTATTATGTTTTTATGAGGTCGATGGATACTCGATTAATGTTAATCTTTAAATTGAAAAAGGATATTATAATGTCTGAAAAGAAATTCCCTAAGCTCCCTATTGAGCTAGAACCTACTGAGAAACCTTTGGAATCTGATTCTACTCTGATTGCTGGTTTGAAAGTTGTTTACAACGATGAAACATTGCCTAAAGATGAACACAATGACCAACTGGTAAAAAATCGTAAAGCAATGTATCGTGGTGAATTGCCTCCAGCTAAAGAAGAAAAAGCTGGCGGTGAAGCAGCCCATACAGCTGAAGGTGGTGAACCTGGTGCAGCCCGCGCTAACTTTGTACCTCCAGTAAACGCTGAAGCTGGTCGTGCAGGTGCTGGTGATGCAGTAACTGGTGAGGAATCTCGCCGTGGTGGTAAACCAGCTCGTAATACCGAAACTTCTGAAGCCCGCTCCGGTGTCTCTCCTGAAGTTTAATCTAAACTAACTTACTATACGCCGACCTTATGGTTGGTGTATAGTAAATATTATTAGTACCTTATCTTTTTTGATAGTGATTAATTTAACAGGAGTTCTAACTATGTCTTATCTAGATAGAATAAATATAGATTTTGATAGAGATTTATTCATTCTTCCAGTAGATGAATATAAACGAGATATTGACCCAATTGGTCAGTATATCGAACAACAATCTCAATTCTTACACATCATGGAAGATATCTCTCTCGAAGAAGCAGAAGCATTTGTTAAGAAAACGATTGGTAAAGAAGGTAAATACCCAATTATAAACCCAATGGTAACCTATGTACGTAAAGATGAATATGGTGACCGAGTTAAAGACAGAACCAGTTTGTTAGGTTATATTAACTCTACTTTAAAAGAGAATGAAGTATTAACAGCGACATTTACGACATTCGTTAGTCAAGATAAAAAACTATCTTATATTTCAGAATACGTAGACCATCAAATCCCTAAGCGTAAAAAATTAAAGAAACTTCAGTTTCAAAAGAAACAAGAAGGTGATAAAGTAGGCGAAGCATTTGCTAACAATGGACAGAACAATATTAAACGTTCTATTAACTCCATTTCTGGTGCCTCTTCTATCGTCTCTACGCCTATCTACATGGCCTCTATGCACCCTATCCTTACTTCTACTTGTCGCATGACTTCAGGCTATGCTAACGCCAACAACGAGAAGCTATTGGGTGGTAATCGCCATTACCATAATCCAGATATCACCATTAATAATCTTTGTGTATTAACTTATCGAATTAATGAAGATAAGATTGAAAAGTTTCTTAATGATAATAACCTTTATGTCCCAACAGCTGAAGAGTTATTTGAAGATATATTAAACTCTACTCGTCTTTATTGGAGATGGTCTGAAAAAGAACAAATCATTTTAGAATTCTTAAAGAAATGTAACAGAGAACAAAGAGCTTCTATTGCATTTACTTACGACATGTATTTAATGCGTAAGTATAACCCAGAATTCATGAAAAAGTTTATCATTCGTTTAGCGACTAATAAGGTACCTGATTCCGATATGACCATTGCAGATGCTAAAACCATCTTTAGTAAAGCAAAAGAATCTATTCGTAATATTGGTATCCAGATTAATGCCGATTTAGTAAAAGGTTTGAAAGAAGACCAATACGTAGATACAGATACTATTTTAAAAATCAGTAGTTGTATTGTTAACATCTACCAAACATTTGAATTATACAGTGATTACATTACTACATTCTTAAGAAGTAACCATATCCCACCATCTTTAGCTATGTTCCCAAATAGCTTAAGGAAAGTGGTATTAATGTCAGATACAGACTCCTCTATGTTTACTACACAAGGTTGGACAAACTGGATTGTAGATGAAACTAAAGATGAAACCTTGCGTTTCCCTGTATTTGCAAATATTGTAGGTTTAGTAGACGCTACTTTAAAACACCATTTGGCTATTATGTCTTTTAACTTAGGTGTTTCTAAGAAGAAATGGTCTTTGATTTCCATGAAGAATGAATTTAGTTTTGATACATTTGCTTCCATGGGTAAAACCAAACACTATATTGCTTCGATTAACTATCAAGAAGGCAACGTATATAATAAGATTTCTATTGAGAAGAAAGGCGTTCACTTAAAGAACTCTAACTCACCTCAGGAAATCATTAACCATGCTGAAGATATTATGCTTCGTCTATATAGTATTAAGGAAAGAGCTGAAAGAAAGCTAGATAATTGTTCTGTTAAATTAACCAGCATTCTTAAAGAAATAGCTGATGAAGAAAGAAAGATTTTCAGAATCGTAGACCAAGGTGATGTAGAGTATTATCGGTCTAAACAGATTAAAGATGAAGAAGCGTATAAGAATGACGGTGAGAATTCACCTTATGCTCATTATACATTCTGGAATGAAACATTTGGTCATTATTACGGTTTTACAGCACCTCCACCCTATAGTGCATTTGATGTAAAACTAAGTATTAACAATAAGACTAAAATGAAAGAGTTCTTAGATTCGTTTGAAAATCAAGAATTAGCAGATAAGATTAGAAAGAATATGGAAAGACGTGGTAAGGATATATTGGGTACCATCAATATCCCGTATGAAGTATTCGTAGGTAAGTCTATTCCAAAAGAAATTATTCCTTATGTAGCTAAGCGTGAATTGGTAGCAAATATTTGTAGCCCTTATTATATCGCATTAGAAGCAGTAGGTATGTTCTTCTTGGATAAGAATGTAACTAAACTAATTTCTGATTATTATTAAATAAGGAAACTAAAATGGATAATATCTTCTGGGGTGTTTACCTAGCAGATATCGTAGGTGCAATAAAGACTGCTGCTTTTATATCGATCTGTCTAACATCACTGGGTCTCTGGATACTAATGGGTATGAAGTCGGATAACCTTGATGTACCTAATTGGCAAATTGTAACACTAGCTGTTATATTTGTTGTTTCTGCTATCGTCAATGTTTTCACACCCAGCAAGCAAGCCATTTACGTTATGTTAGGTGTTAAAGCTACTGATGTTATCTTAGACCAACCTGTTGCTAAAAAGACCATCGAACTCTTAGAATTGAAGATTGATAAAGAGTTAGATGAAATTAAAAAGGAAACTAAAGATAGTAAGTAAATATATCTCTACTCTACCTTAATAGGTAGAGTAGAGTATACTTATCTATGTTTTTATTTTTATAGATTAAACAACCATTCAATTTCTTCAACATATAAATCATGTAAGTCAGAAATCCTACTGTCTTTAAATACACGACCTCCATTTAAAGAAATCAGTTCTTGTCTTAAACGTGTTAGATAACCACTATTGACATTCTTATCTTGCATACCAGGTGTTAATAGACAATGCTTTAAGAACCTAGAAATTGCCAATACATATATCCATTTATTTTGTCTGGTTAACAATATCTTAGGTGTATCCATAAATTCTAATGCTCTTATGTCACCTACACCGTGAATATTAGCAGCTATCTTTTCAATAGGGTAATTACCCTTTCTAGCCATATTCCAGATATCCTCAATATCTTTATCTAACTCTTTACTATTATTGTTTATGTAAAAAGAAGTACCAACATAATCAATCGTTTTAGCCATAGAGTCATCAGTCAATAAGATATTCTTATTAATAATTACTTGGTTAATGTGGCTAGGTAACATATTAGGTAAAACACACATTCCTAAGAAATATCCTGTATTAGGTAATTTATGGTCAGGATTGACTAACTTTATTTCTCTATGGTGTCTTAACCAAGCAGCATATTGTAAATGCAATAAATTGATGTCAATTTGAATAATAGCAAATCCAGGTCTATCTACATAATTCTTACTGGTCATTAGGTTATAACTAATATGGTTTTGGTCATGACGTAAAACAGTAACAGGTACTAAGTCTTGCCAGTTTTCTTTTACATATTCCCAATCCCAGTAGTTATCGACTTGCGTAATGATTTCAGTAGTAGTAGGGCCGTAGAAGTTACCATAGTGTAATTTACCAATACTTCGGTCTGAAGATAAACCTAATGCATTTGCATGATACCATGCTTTATCGTTATTATAAACATATGCTGATACAAATTTATCAGGTATGTTTTTAGGCATGGCAAATGATTCAATAATACGGTGAAGAATATGGTAACCACCTACGTAATAGTAATTGTTACGATACCAGTTAATGGCTTTAGCTAGTCGGTTATCAATAACCCGATTAGCGAATTTTAGGTGCCACACATCCTCTTTACGAAACCGTGTAGGAAATCCGACTAGATTAAACATATTTGTAGTCTTTCTTATTTAAATAGGTATTAGAATAAAAGTATCATCATAAGATTTTATTATTTATTATTTCGAGATAAAACTTGAATATACCTATATATGAATATGTACGAATTAGATACTCAAGAGAGTATCGACCCTAGGAGATATAATATCTAGTTTATTAAATACAGAGAAAACATTAATTTTTAATGTATTTAAAAAAATTATGGTAATATATCATTAAAGTGTAGTAGGTAGTATTGATGTCAATATTACATATTACAAACAAGGCTAATACAGCCGTGTTCAATTAAGCTTAATTTAACATTCTTTAAAAAAGGAAATCAAAATGGCAATCAATGACAAACGCCAACCTCAACAACCTTCCGTTAATAGCATGGAAGATATCGGTAAAATCGCTGGTAACAGCACTTCTAACAACCAACAAAACCAACAACCTTCTTCTACTAAACGCACTGGTGGTTTCACCTTTGCTTCTCAAGAAGGTCTCTTTGGTTCTACCTTCACCGTTGTAAATGACGGCTTGATGAAAATGGTTGAGCAAATGAAAACCATCATCAAAGAGAATACCCAATCTAACCGACTGGAGTTGGGTTTCTACCCACTGGACCGAAACAACCATGATCTTGGAATGGACATTCTGTTGGTTACTACTCGTGACACAGAACTCAAAGGCCCACATGGTGTATACGCTTTGGTAATCTGTACATCAGACACTACTCTGACTACAGAAACTACCCAAGCTGGCCCAGGTCAACGTAGCTACACCATTAACACTTACCCATCTCAAATCTTCGAAGCAGATAACATTGTACAATTCTTGCTGCAAGCTGCTCGTGATTGCTTGGGTAGCAATGATGTGGTATTTGCTGGCGGTTGCCCAATCTTTACTGACTTCGTTAATTTCGAAGACAAGAAAGAAATCCAACCAGCTCTTCTGAATGCAATTAATGCTTGTACTCTGAAAGCATTCGCTGCATTTAACGAAGCACAAGGTAAACTCGAAGACATCAACTTGTTGGAATACGACAACAAGAAAGAAACCCTCGAAGTTGACCGTAAACTGGTTAGCGGTGTAGTTAAAGACTTCCACGGTAACCCAATCCGTGCTGACTGGCAACATGTTGTAAACGCACGTCAAGTTCAACAAAACAACGTTGGCTTCGTGGGTGGCTCTGTAGCTAAAGAAGTATTCTCTATCTCTGGCTACACTGACGTAGTAATGGTAAACCCAGCTAACACTACTCACGTTGACTCTCCATGGGCACGTAAGAAATTGGCTCAATCTACTGATGAACAAATCTTCTTGCCAGTAAACGTGTTTACCAGCCTGATGCCAACTCGCGCACAATCTTTGGGTAACATCATCTACGCATTGGGTGTAGGTATTGGTGCTACTTTTGCAGACTACTGGTACATCTACCAAGCATTGAACCCACTTAACCGTGCTCCTGATTGGCAACACACCATTGCTGGTTTGGGTTACGAAGCATCTGAAATGTTCCGTATGCCTGAGTTCGCTCCATTCCCAACTCCAGCCACTGACCCAAATGTATCTGAAAATGATTACTTGGATATCATTGGTCGTTACTTCTTGGATTCTACATCTTTCGCAATCGATGTAGGTTTGGGTACTCCGACTGAATGGATGTTGGCTGACTTCGTGAACGCAGCGTTTGAAGAAGACCATGTTGCAATCCAACCTGATTCTGAAAATGCTAAAATCTTGGCAGTAACTGACCACTTGTTCGGTGGCCGCTTTAAAGAAGTATACTCTTCCTTGGGTGGTACTGGTCGTGTAGTATTTACTCTGCCAAATCGTCGTTTCTTGGTAGGTCAATACCACAACGCACAAACTGGCGATACTCGCTCATTGCAAGACGTTGACCGTTTGTTCTTGGACAATAACGTTAACGGCATTAAAGAGAATCTTGAGTTTACTCGTGCCTTGGTAGGTGCTCAATCAGACCCACGTCTGGAAGTACAACAAGGTATCGGTATTCAACAAGAAATCGTAGGTACTCTGTTGCCACATTCTCGCATCGTAGGTTACGGTGCACGTTTGGAGATTGAAAACATCTACGCACGTGCCGTACATCAATGTATGTTGGAAGTAGGCCCACGCCTGATTAACCGTAACGTAACAAACACCTTCGGCCAAAATATGTTTGCGAACTACATTGGTTCTGCAATGATTGACAGCCTGGGTCGTTCAATCTTGTCTAACCAAACATCAAGCAATGGCCCACGTAGCTCTTTGTTTGGTGCACGTTGGGGTAATGGAGGCAACAACAGTGGTAACACTTACTAATTACCTTCTGAAATAGAAGTAAATACTACCGAGGGGATAAAACCCTTCGGTAGTATTTTATTTTTATTTTGTATAATTTTTCAAGATTCGATATATTTGAGTAGTTTATACTGCTTTTATATAAGGAAACTAGGAATTTAAAGAGAGGTAATCAATGGGTGTACATTTAAAATATATTAGCTCAGATGAGCTATTTAATAGAACCCATCACAGCAAAATCGTCATCAATGAATTATCTAATCGTACTATCCGAGATAAAGCGATTGTAAATAGTTTATTGATGTTGGAAGTAGGTGAAGCATTTGACAATATCCCTAGTTGTCAATGTGGTGCTCTTTCAATGAACATCTACAAAGGTGTACGATGTAGTAAATGTGATTCGGTCGCAGAAGAGGTTGTATCTACCGACTTAGATAATAAGATGTGGGTTCGCGCGCCAATTGGTGTTCCTGCATTAATGAATCCAATGTTGTGGTTTCAATTACAAACCTATTTGGAACGTTCAACGTATAAGTTTAATTTGTTACAATGGCTAACCGACCCTACGTATAAACCAAAGGTAACAAAGTTCACCAAATCTATTTCGATGATGTTGCAAAGATTAGATGAGTTAGGTTTAAATGTTCGAGATTATCAGCACTTCTACGATAACTTCGATACCTATATTCACTTGCTTTTAACAGAAAAAGAATTTAGACGCAGTTCAGATACAACGTCCGTATCTGGTGAAGCATTACTAAAACTTTTTAAAGAAAATCGAGATATTGTTTGGCAACAATACATCCAAATCCCAAATAAAGCTGTTACCATTATCGAAAACTCAAATGGTAAAAAATGGATTGACCCAAGTACACCAAAACTATTGCGAGCCATTCGTTTAATGGTAGGTATTGACAATGAGGATAATGTCCGTGGTGGTATTTCTACTAAAACCAAATTAGCCAGAGCTTCTAAGTTCTTGAGCTATTTTAGTGAATATCAATCTATGGAAATTAACCCTAAGTTCTTGGGTTCTAAACCAGGTGAAATCCGTAAACACGTTATTGCAACACGCTCTAACTTTACAGGTCGTTTTGTAGTAACAGCAATCAATGGCCCGCACCACTATTCAGAAGTGCGTTTACCATGGATTGGGTTTATGGGTATGTTTGCTCCACAAATCCGTGCAAAACTGTACCACAAGTATGGTTTGTCTTCATCAAGAGTAAATGAAATCATGACGAAGTATCAGAAGGTGTATCACCCTAAGTTACATGAAATCATGTTGGAGTTAATTGATGAATCCACAGATTCTGAAGGCAACAAAGGTATTACCATTATCATTAACCGTAACCCATCGTTAAAACATGGTTCGATTGTACGATTACGTATTCCTCCAGTAGTAGGTGTTAAGACAGATGTACGCGATATGTCTGCTTCAACATCTGGTAAAATTGCAGCATGGTATAATGGTGACTTTGACGGTGACCAAGAAACCTTCTTAGCTGTACTGGATAAACGTATGTCAAAAGCATTTGAGCCATTTGATGCTAAGTATTCAGTAGGTGATTTAATTAATGTCTACGAAGCAGACGGTGTGACTTCCATTTCTAAACAAACAGCAATGGCTTTAGCAAATACGTTATTGCTACACGATGAGCAACAACCAACCAAAGCACAAGCCACCTTTATGTCTAGATTTGTAGCATAAAGAAAGGAATGAGTATGGCTAGATTACACTTAGGTGGGCGAGACGCAGCCCGTGTGCATATGTACGGTACCATGAACATGGATACAGTTAATTTTATTCAAAATAGAATTGACAATATCACTAATCTTTATGGTGACCAAGCAATGTGGTTTCAAGATAAACTGCAACAAAGATTTAACGAAGGTGCTATTCGTTCTATCAATATTGCTCAAAACAATATGCGCTATAGCGGTGGCGTATTCGATGATGGTATCCGCCAAATGTTTAGCATTGATGACTTTAGGTCAGCATCACGTAATAACCAACGATACATTCTCTCCAATCCGTATTTCCAAAAAGAATACAGTAGTGGACGTATCGAAGGTTGGGGATTTGAAGAAGATAGATTCCCTAAACTTACTGGCGAAGATAATCCATATTACCAACAAGTTGTGGATGGTATGGTTCAATACGCTGATGAGCATTACGATGGTGAAGAACACGATGAGAAATTTGTCATTTATTCTAATGATGCATTAGATGAACTTCCTGAACTCTTAATGAATCAGAAAGTCATGGTACGCAATAACTGGAATAGATTCTACAGCATGATTTCCGAAGGTGAAGAAGATCCATCTAGTTTACATGGTGCATACCTTTAATATCTGATACAGACTACTACCACTATTACTAGTGGTAGTAGCCTTTCTATAACTTTTATTTTTTAGGGTGAATCATGAAACCTAGAAGCAATAATCCAAAACTAAAACTGGTTCCTACTCTGGATAAAGAAGGGTGGTTACAATATGGTGAAAAGAATAAACTAGATAGATTGCTGGCTTATTTTTTTACTTCTGAAGCATCCCAGTCTACATTATACTATGGTACTATACCCACCTATCAATCTATTGCAGCTGATAATATAGAAGACATTACAACGCTAAGAGAACAACTAGAAACAAATGTAACTGAATACTTAAGAAAGTATTTAGAAAGTGTGAATGTCGAAGTATATGTAACAACAGTAGATGGTGTGATTAAAGATATCCACGAATTAGAAGCTGAAAATGCAGTGGGTATTAAAATGAATATTCAATATTACGATAATGATAAATTCGTGGTATTTGAGAAGAATGTAATCTATAAAGAAGGTATCTTCAATTATGTATTGGATAAATTCAATACAGGTTTCTCTATTTCAGAAGATTACCGTGACCCACGTTAATTAGTAAAAGGAAATTAAAATGGCAGAATATAGCTTAGTAGAAACAGCTAATAATTTATCAGTAGTCCGTCCTGGTGAAGAGTTTAATGAACAAGCGGTTATGATAAATGGTATTAAACCAGTAATTGAATCATTAAACAATGAAGCAAAACTTAAAAAAGAATCTCGTTCTGTAATTCATGTGTTAGAATATATTGATAATTTCTTACCCATGCATTGTGGTTATGTTACGGATGAAGATAGATTCACCATAGAAGATTGGTTAGACTTCGCCGGTGGCCCGTATAATGAAGTAGACTTAGTAGACAAAGATGGTAAGGTTGTTGCTACTGTTCCGTCTATGTACCCTAACAATAGTTATGTATTGTTAAATGATGAAGTTGAAGAGATTGATGAGAGTGTTACTTCACTAGGTCGTAAGTTTGAAATCATTAATAATACAGGTGATAATTATCGAACTATTTCACGTAAGTCTCGTACAGATTTATACGAGAGTATGTTAGATAGATTTGATGGAAATGTCATTGAAGCACACAAAGCAAAATGGAATGCTTTCTTTGTGAAGATGGGATTATTCAAACCAACAAATGAAACTAATGAGCAACAAACTAATAATGAAGATGATAGTATAGCTAATGGTGAATCTAATCCATTTATTTCTTACTAAAAACCATTTCTGAATATTAGTTTAAAAGGAAGTGTCCAATGTTAAGACCACTTAAAATTAAAGCATTCGGTGATGTCCACAACGGACACTCTTCTACTCCTACTATTAAAATTTCAGAAGAGATACGTGAGTGTTTCCCTTATGGTAAAGACGCAGCAGGTACAGATATTTTAGTATTAGATGGTGACTGGTACGATAAATTATTACCTAATAATCACCAAGATGCTATTGATACAGAAGTTACTATGTATTATCTGTTACGATATTGTAAAGACCATGATATTGTATTCTGTATTGTAGATGGTACACCTCTACATGATGCAGGACAGATTCAGAAGTTCTTACATATTAACAAAGAAGCTAAGATTGATGCTGAAGTTATTTTGGTAGATACTATTGATATTGTCTATATTTCCAAATACGATGTCAATGTATTATTTGTACCAGATAGACCAAGAACAACACCTCAAGAAACATTTAGTATCGTACAAGAGAAATTAAAACAACACAATATTGAACAAGTAGACTTTGCTATTATGCACGGTTGTTTTCAATATCAGTTACCAGAATTAGCCCCAGACCACAAACACAATGAGGAAGATTACGAGAATATAGTGAAAGGCCCGATTATTATTGGACATATTCACAAACATTCCTCTAAGGGTAAGATTATTGCCCCAGGTAGTTTTTCTAGATTAACACATGGTGAAGAAGAGCCTAAAGGTTATATAGAAATTATCTTACAGCCATCAGGTGAATTTAAAGCAAAATTCATTGAGAATAAAACAGCGACTATTTATAAAACCATTAATATCACAGGACTTTCATTACAAGATTCCTTTGATAAAATCAGAAGAAATGTAGAACCTCTTCCTCCTCTATCTAGAGTAAGGATAGAATGTGAACAAGGACACCCTATTTCTTTAGATAAAACATTTATGGTTTTAAAAATGGAAAACATCGATATTTATTGGTCGATTAAAATCAATACAGATAAATCTATCATTGCTAATCAAGAAGAAGTATTTAGTATTGAAAATGATTATGTTCCATTGGTTATTAATCCTGATAATATTGAAGAACTAATTCTACTGAAAGCTGAACAAAAAGGATATTCACCACAAGTGATTAAAACCATTCCAAATTACTTAAATGAAATTCTGAAAGAAGATTGAAATGAACTATGTGAATGAAAGAGAAAGAGGTCAACTTCCTTTATCTATTGGTACATCACTTGCATTTGAATCTATGCTAAACACCAGTGAGATTATCAAACACGATAAACCACTGTATGTAGGAAATGGTAAAGTGTGGATAAACATTAAAACACTTTACCGTAATATATACGGTTCAGTACATAGAGAAAACATTGATAGAACATCAGATTCTCAATTTGCAGATGCTATGTTTAGTGAGATTGATTTAATTAAAGATATCTGTAGAGAAGAAGCAAATGGTATTGAACCGGTATTCTATTGTCCAAACTATGTGAAGATAGATAATTTTAATAATGAGACTTTGTTAAGATTAGATAATACTTCACTACAACAAACTTATACAAAACGAATGACAAACTGTTTAAAGATAGTTTTACCAGAGTTTAATAAGTCAAAAGAGTTAACCAATCCGAATAGAATACGAATATATGATAATTTTATAGAAGATATAGAAAATCAAAATACATTAATGATTACACATTATGCTTTTGATTTACTGTCTTTTAGAAAGTTTAAGAATTTAACTTTACTCGAAACCCATACAGGTAAAGCCAAAGGTAGAGAGTTATGGTATACCAAATATTACAATGGTAAGGATTTACCAGAGTTACCATTTAGGTTGGATTTACTAACTTTATTAGGCGACGGTACATTGTTTAGAAACAAAGTACCTAAGTTTAAAAAAGAAATTATCAGAATGGCTAAAGATTATCATTGGTCTAGTATTACTACCACGGATAAGATTAGACACAATATTTCTGATATCAAAGACCACCAGATAAGAATGAGACTATTAGCTTGTATTAAAAACGAATACTGTTAATAGTTTTATCACTTACTTATTCATGAATACAATTATTTAAACCTTAGTTTAAAGGAAAAGAAAATGGCTGAAAAGCAACAATTTAACCCAATGTATCGCCCTAATATTACCAATATTAACTTGACTACTCTTTGGGGTCGAAATGAAGAGAAAAGCGTAGCTTATTGTAAAATCTATATTTCTGGCAATAAATTGCGTCTGAATATTGGTACTGGTTTGACTGAAGATAAAGCCAAAAAACAACCAAATATCCGTTTGGAAATTAAAGACGGTCAAGTACCTTCTTTCTTGGCTATCTTAGATATTCTTCGTGACCTCGCACTTCAACAAGACGATGGTGAAAAGAAAACCGTACAATGTCCACTTTATGGTTATATCAAAACCCGTGACATGCAAAAAGCTGAACGTAAACAAATTGCTACTATTCAAGTAGGTCGTACTGAAAAAGGTATCTACTACTTTACAGCATTTGATAACTACCATGGTAAAGTAATGTTCCCTCTGACATTTGAACGTGATATTGAAGTCTATAATGTTAATACAGGTGAACCAGCTGACGCTGCATGGAAATCCCGTTGCTATATGCTCTCTTGGGTTGAAACCATGAAACGATTAATCATCTCTACTTTGGTTCAAGAGTTTGTTGACCCAGATGCTAAGAAAGACGATAACAAGTCTGGTGGTAATCGTGGCTATCAATCTAATAACCAATCTAATAACCAATCTAGCGGTGGTAATAACAATTTTGATTCTTTTGAAGATGACTTCTTACCTTAATTAATTTAAAGTTAAACTAGAGACTCTTTTCGGAGAGTCTCTAGTATTGTATAATATTTCTAGTAACTTACGATACAAAGTATCTAAGTCGCTTAAAATTATTTTTATAATAATTTTAAGTATATAATATTATAATGGTGGTTGTTAGTAATAACATTCCACTTCTTTTAATTAAAAGGAAATCAAAATGAACTATCTTACTTTTGAAATGGACAGTACAAAGGCCAATGTACTTGTTCGTTATCAGAATGAATCTGTGTCATTCTCAATGACCTACTATAAGAAAGGTCGAGATAACCACGATGTGATGGCAGCAGCTTCACCATTCTTGGAATTTAATGAATGGTTAAAGACTAAACCAGCAGCATGGCACAGAGAGATTTTTGATATTTATAAAGATATCAAACAATCCATTCTTGAAATCAATGATGTTAACCGTTTGATTGGTGTGTTGAATAAACATTTTATTAAGATTTACGCTAAAGTGAATCTAGATGAAATGAAACACTGGATTACCCTCCCTAATACGCCAGTGTATGTTTCTAATAAAAAGGAAACCAATTACGACCCACAAACGACTTATGTCTATCAAGACTATTTAGACTTGGTAACCTATTCACTCGCATTGCGATTTGTTGCTCCTATCTGGGGCGATATCCATAATCGGTTAAATAGTGAATTTGGTAAAGATGCTAAAGAAGTGTATTCGATGGAAATCTTATACGATACATGCATGGTGTCTAATCCAGAGAAAAACTATATCTGTACAGCAGAGAATCGATTACGTGAGTTTATTGCAAATACTAAACTGAAACTAGAGACTAATGCTGTATTGGTATCTGGTTTATCAGAAGACGATTTCTATAATTACCTGTATTCTGTTATTATCTTGAAGAAGATTGCTCAAGGTGATATTTCCGGTAATGATGATTCGTATCATTTGATTGCACAAACTTATTTCTTCTTATCCAATAAAATCAAACAAGCTTCAAAATCGTATGGTGCTGATTCTACTCAAATCCAGATGAAGAAGAATCCTGTAGAGGATAAGAAGGGTAATGAATCTAACTCTCAATCTGTATTAGATGTTGGATTTGTTCGCTCGCGCTTACTAGCTGATGAGAAGATGTTCTTGAAATTAGCGATTTCAGACCATCAACGTTTGATTCAATCATTGTGTCCAGATTTGCCTGAAGAGTTATACTTGGAATCCATGGATGACATCATGCAAATGAACACTAACTACAGCTACTTGTCGGAAGATAGACAATACATGAAACCAATTCAAGATGTACAGTTAACCATTACCAAATGGGTAGTACATCGTTCAGTTAACACAGTGATTTTTGACCACTTGGAATTAAATGAACTGATTAACTTAATTGGTTTGGTTCGTGCTATTCTTTGGCATAAAGGATTCCACGAATTTGCAGCAGTGATTTCAGCAATTGCTCTGCAACCTAATCGTGATTCTACATTTGTTCAACCAAGTTATCGTAAGAATCTGGAAGCAGGTCTATCCGAACGCTTGGCAAAAACATATGATTTAGGTGGTGTTACTAAATCAGAAAAACGCAATATGTCGTATATTGGTTGTATTGAATTAATCCATAAAGGATTGTTTGAATATAACTGGTTATTAACCTTACCAGAGAAATGGTTAGAACAATCTAATCTGGTTACACGTGAGAAGCGTTTGATTCTACCTTCAGACATTCGTAATAAGATTGGTGAATTAATGTTGGTAGTTGAGTCTGAACAAGAATTTGTTCAAGATGAATTTAATTGATTTATATAATGGAGTTTCAAAATGTCTAATACATTTATTGGTTCGCATCGTAACACACCAATAACAGTAGATTATCTTAATCTTATTAAGGTAGCAGGGTACCAAGACCAATATCTACGTCCGAATGTTACTACAATGACAGGTGATGCTGTTGCTGAAATTGGTAACATGATTCGTAACTTCAATGGTAAGATTCCAGGTTCAGTGATTGCTAAGACAACAGCTAGTTTTATCTTGCCTACGTCTCGTCCAGAGTCATTATCATTTGCAGAAAATGTAGCACCCAATGCAGTAGCTATTCCATTTGGTTGGAATGAAGACCGCTTTGTATTCATGATGCAAATCCGTACTACTTCTGGTAATATTGAAACGACAGAATTGGTAACAGGTTATACTGACCGATTTGACGTAGCACGCACTAATCGTTACGTACAAAATACAGAAGATGTCATCATTGCACCAGATACAGTATTCTATATTAACTCTGTATCAACTATCGGTACACGTTATTTGAATAACTTTGCTATTCCGGTAATTAAAGATTCATTCTCTGTATTTGGTGGTGGTTTAGGTACAGGAACTTACCATAACCAAAATGCAATGAAAATGACTCCGATGAATTTGATTCAATCAGGTAAGATTAATAGTGTAGACGGTATTACTGATATTCCTGATAATAGTGGCGTTACGACTATTCGTAGTGACTATAAATCAGTAAGTGGTTATCCTACATTGTCTTACCGTAAGTTTAATTCACCTACTGCAATCACTTCAAAAATTATTGAGTCTTACAGCGACCAAGCTAAGTTATTTGCTAATTCAGGCAACTATAGCTCTGATGATGTATATAACCAAGCACGTGGTGCGTGTGCTGACCCAAGCATTACACAAACCAAGATTCTGACATCTATCTCTACCATGGGTGGTTCTAGCTCTACATTTGATTACAAATGGCTGCAAGCACTTGACCCAAATATTGATGATAAAGTCGATGTGTTTGATAGTGGCTACCATACTACGGAATACAGCGCTCCTTGGGATTCCCCTACACTGGAAACCCAAATGGCATTGGTTGCTTCTAACATGGTAACAACTTTGATGTTGAATTACTCATTGCGTATGTTGGAATTCTCATCAACAAACATGATTGTAAATCACGGTGGATTTGGTTCTAATTCAAGTTCTACAATGATTTCTAATATCAGTGGTTTTGTAGAAAACATCAACTTCAATAACATCATTGGTTCTCTTGAGAATATCATTGGTGAAGAATTGGGTATGGTATTATCTCAAGGTGGTGAGATTGGTTATTCTATCCATGTATCTGCTGAAATGAATGCTGATATCAGTATTACTATTTCATTCGAGGGTCGACCAGAAGAAATTTACATCTTCCCTTCATTTGCAGACTCTGCACTTTCACCGATGATTACAACCAATGCTAAAGTGTATCGTAACAATTCTCGTGATATTGGTACAGTAATGGATTTGGTTGAAGAAACCGTTATCGGTGCGACTGGTATCACTGGATATAGTGGTGGTATGGGTGATGTATTTGACCATATGCAATCTGGATATAACCCAGGTATTGCCAATACAGGTAATGTCTATTAATCTATAAGAGACAGCAAATGCTGTCTCTCTTTCTATAAAAGGAAATCAAATGAAATTTAATATGTTAGATGTCTACGACGCACTCTTAACTACTTGCGGTTATATCGTAGATGAAAATGGTCGTGTACGTAAGAAATTTGGTAAAGAATTACCAGTATCAATAGAGATTGAAGGTGAAACTCGGTACTTGGTATTGCCTACACGTGAAAACATGACTTCACCTGATGTCATGAATTTCGTATTCTTCCACCCATTCCAAGAAAACTTGGTACGTGGTGAATCACGTGTGATGTCATTTGTACGCCGTGAACTGAACCATTCTTATGGTGCTTCTGTTTCTGCATTGATGAGCGATATCGTAGCTATTTCATCTGGTACTGTAAACCACAGTGACTTAACTGTAGAACAACGCAAGTTTATTAGTTCTATTGGTAAAGTAGATGAGCGATTTGTGAAAGACTTTGATAAGATTATTAATAATCTGGCTAGTCGTAAATCCCGTAATACTCCAGTATATCTTTCTCTACGTAAAGGTGTAAATTGGGGTGGTAAAACACATTCACGTGCAGCTATTTGGTCATCACCATTACTGGAAGAAGTAATGACTTGTATTGAACAAGTGAATAAAGGCACTCAAGCTACTCCTAAGATTTTAGGTGTGTCTGTTCGTAAAGGTGATTTGAAAACATATGAAAACTTGTGCCGTGCATTCTTTGGCAACATCGATGAAAAGAACCACGAGTTCTATAGTTCATCAGATGCTACTGATGCACCATATTGCGAAGCATTTGTTCGCTCATTGTTAACACTGCCTAAACGACTGAATGCCATTTCCGATATGTTCTATACTGGTAAAGGTATGGTTCATGCCAAAGAAGTATCGAAAGAGTGCCATGAAGTTACTCACATCGATATCGATTGGTTGGAAGAATTGGTAAAAGAAACAGAAACAGGTAACTTTACAGTACGTGATTGGCGTAAAGAATATTTGTTGATTCCTTTGCAAGATGGTAATGAAGGTGTAGCAGCTGTAACTAAAGAAGAAGTGAAACAAGAAGCTCCTTCTCGTAGTAAATACGGTGCAGTTACAGAACAGGTAAGTGGTCATCCAGCTAGTGTACCTCCAGCAGCACCTGTAGCACAAGCTACACAGGCGGTAGCTACACAACCTGCGCAAGCTCAACCAGTTCAACCAACACAGCCAGTGGCTCAACCTCATCAAGCAGGTAACCAGTTCATCCAACGTCAAGAACCTGTACAATATGTACAACAATATCAGCCAGCTCAACAGGCACAACCAGTAGGTAATCAATTCTTACGTCGCCCAGAACCAGTACAACAGTATCAACCAAACAATGGTCAATACAGTGGTTTCCAAGCGCATCGTCAGAATCAGATTAATAACCATTACCGACAATTCGTTGCACCAGCAGCAGTTAACGGATATGTTCCTGGACAATCACACACAGTGAATGTAAACAACAATAATGGTTATGGTTATAATGTTAATCGTGGTTATAATGGTGCTACTACCAATTATAACAACAATAACTATTTTAACCGTAATGGTTCTGCTTCATTGTTTGGTACTCGTAAACGATAAGTAAACGATAAATAGTAATAACTAGATACACTACCATGTGGTAGTGTATCTAGATTACTATATATTTTTTTAACATGATATTATCTAGGAGTAGTTCTATTTAACTAGCTGTCCGTTTTACAATTTGATTATGGTAAGAAAGTAAACTATTAATTAATTCAGAACGAGGAATTTTAATTGTTAGCTTATCTTTTTTATACTCACTAGGTGATGAATAACCATTAATTCTCATTGTAATCCAGTGATGTTGTACTGGTACAGCTAAGTTTCTTAACAAGCCGTAAAAATCGTATTCAAAGCGATTTGCGTCAATAGGAGAGATTGTTTTAAATTCCTCAATATTTTTAGGGTCACTTAAGATGGATAAATGATCCTCTAATACTGTTTTAAAACTTTCAGATACGTAATCGCCATCATCGAATGTAGAATCAAGTAATGATGATGCCATTTGTAAAACCTTTCAGGTATATATTATTAAATTGGAAGAAATAGAATAGTATTATTCTATCTTTTAGTATAGTGAAGCACTTATAAAAGGAAACCAAAATGACTGAACAAATTGAAACAGTCTATAATGAAAACGATATACGGTTAATTGGCGCGACAGCCTTTAATCCGTTTAGCGAATACACGTCTTCATCACGTGGTCAAATGCAGGCAAACGCCATTTCACAACACTATGTGATTAGTGGGTGTAAGCCGAATATGATTCAAACTGGTGCGGATATAGAGTATGGTAGATTCTCTAATTCCATTACCACACCCCATAACATGGTAGTATTTTCGATTGTAAACCGTTATATTCCGTCCCAACATAACGGCATTCAATTGAACCCACAACAAGTCGTTATCTATCAAACATTCGACGAAGGTTCTCGTCCATTATTTGGTATTATCGATATCACACGTTTTAGTTCATCACATCCTAAGTTTGGTTTTGAATATAAACCAACAGAAGAAGCACAACAGATTCGTGTCGGTAACAGTATTCCAAAAGGAACAGTATTATACGATACACCTGCAAAAGATAAACATGGTTTGTATTCACCAGGTATTGATTTAAATACTTTATATTCTTCCTTAGAAGGCACGATTGAAGACTCGATTCTGATTGCCAAAGATGTTGCACCATTACTTAAAACCAAAACATTTACCACACGTGTATTTGAATTAGGTGAAAAAGAATTCCCATTGAATCTTTATGGTGATGATGACAACTATAAAGTCATGCCAGATATTGGTGAATACTGTATTCCTACAGGTCAAGCATATTCGGGTATTGTCATGGCAAAACGAGAATATCGTCCAGACCTATTACCCATCATGTTTACAAAGAAATCTACACGAATCTTCGATTCAGTAACAGATGTACCATTGGATGGTAATGGTCAAGAGGCTCGTGTAATCGATATCATTGTATACAAACAGCCTAAGACCAATACAGCTGTAGCACCTAAAGTCATGGAACAATTGGATAAGTATGCAAATGCTTATCGTGATTTCTGCGAACGCATTGTTAGCGAATATCGTAAAATCATGGCTAAGACCAATGGTAATGCAGAGTTTACAGATGACTTTGACCAATTGATTAAACACTGTATGGCAATTACCAATGAACAAACCAATGATGAACGTACACGTAATGTACCTATTCAAAAGGTTTCAAACTTCAATCGTAAGTTAGATGATATCACTATTATCGTAACAACAGAATACACGAAAGAAGTAGGACCAGGTTTTAAAATCACAGGTCTACATGGTAACAAAGGTGTGATTGCAGATGTGGTTACAGTAGAACCATCTCAAATGCCATTTGACCCTATCACAGGTATTCGTGCAGATATTTGTATTGGTGTAAACTCTACATTTAACCGGATGAACCAAGGTCAGACTTACGAAGTTAGCTTAAAAGCAGCCATGCTGGAATTGAAACAATGGGTGTGTAATACAGTTAACCTAAATGAGTCTACGCCTAATCTACGTGATAAAGTGATTCGTCTTCCACGTGATGTGCTTGAACCTATCTTTGCGCGTCTGGAAAGATTCTACGAAATCTGTTCAAACAAACATTACGATTTCTATAAATCAATGTCATTCCAAGAGAAGACAGTAGATTTATACCACATGATTCACGAGACGCCAATCATCTGGATGCCTCATGGTAATAATCGTCGTATGTTGCATGTATTTAAAGCATTAAAAGAAGAAGGTTTCTTATCAGACCCAAACTGCTTAAGATTCTGGAATCCTTATAAACAATGTTTTGAAGATACAGCTACACCACAACGTATTGGTCCACAATACTATATCTGTCTTGAGAAGATTGGTGATGATGCAGCAGCAGTATCTACAGCAGCAACACAACCAAATGGTATTATTGTTCCATTAACATCTAAAGATAAAACTACACAACAAATCCGTAAACAGGCTACTAAGTTCCCAGGTGAGTCTGAAGGTCGTTTGTTAGTAGGTAGTGGTCCTTCTGGTTTAGCAGCAGTCCTACATGACCGTTCTAATAATCCAGAAACTGTTGATAAAATCTTAACAACGATTTATACAACAGACAGACCAACAGATATCGACGATGTCATTAATCCTAATGAGATTAATATTGGTGCAAATAGACCATTACAAATTCTTCGACATTTTATCCAAACAAATGGTACGAAGATGGTGTATGCTCCATTTGACCCAAGTCAACAAGTATTGTCTAAAATCGATCCGATTACAGGTGCAATCTGTATGGAAATTGATGAGAGTGATGATGAACAGCCTAAACAAAAAGGTAGTAGGGGTAATAGTAATCAACAATCAAACGACGATGACGATGATAAAGAAGTAGACTTGGATGGAAATTCAGATGATTCAAATGATTCTGATGATTCCGATTCAGTTGAAACTGAAAGCAACGATAACGACTAAAAATGAATAATAGGTCTGATATATATTATTAATATGTTAGACCTGTTATTTTATAAAGGAAAACAACATGCAATTAGCTGCAAGGAAAATACTAGATGCAAGTCCTGTCGATGTATTAGAGAACTTTGTCGGTAAGTTTAAACTACAGTTTGACGATGGCGAAGTAATCGATACAACAGGGACACAAGTTGCTATCTCACGATACGGATGGGAAATCATTAAAAAGTTCCCCAATGTCCCAATCACTAAAGAGCATTTTATTTCATCTTACATGAAAGACGAACTCTCTTTTACACCAACGTCGTTTCGCTTATTTCTTTCTAAGATTGTAAACAGTGTATTTGATATCTATCCAATGGATACCAATGAGAAAGCATGGGCATTACAGTCTGAAGTATGGGAAGAATACATGAGGGCATTTAACGATATCTTTAATGATGTACAAATTCATCGTGCAAAATACCATATGTCGATGAATATTGAAGACATCTTAGATATTGAATTTGACCCTGAAATTATTAAGATTAAGAAGGATTATCCAGTTAACGCTAATACGGTAAAAGACCCACATTACATTGCCAGTATTTATAAGCGTAAACAAAAGGTAATGACTTCAGAAAGACACAAGTTCAATAACATTTCCATCATGATGCGTTCAAGTGTGATTAAGATTCCACAATTGATGCAATGTTTTGGACCACGTGGTTCTGTAACGGATATTAACTCTGATATCTTTAACGAACCTATTCAAGATGGCTATATGGATGGTTTCCACAGATTGTACGATAGATTAATTGAATCACGTACAGCTGCAATGTCTTTGAATAACCAATCTGCCCCACTGAAGTTTACAGAGTATTTTTCTCGTCGTGTACAATTCATTGGCATGGAGTTGAGAAATCTACATTTTGGCGACTGTGGTTCTGAATACTATTTTGAATTCCAAGTACGTGATAACCGAGATGGTTATGTGATTTCAGATTTGGAATTTCTAGAAGGTATGTATTATGTTGCCGATGAAGTAGAAGTAAATGGTAAATTAAAACCTATCTTAAAACCTATTAAGAAAACAGACCATCACTTAATTGGTAAACGAATTAAAGTAAGAACTATCTTTGGTTGTCAGCATTCTGACCCACAAGGTGTATGTTCTACCTGTTTTGGACAAGCGTCACGTAGTGTACCAAAATATCGTAATGTAGGACACTTTGCTATTATTTCGTTTACACAAATTATTACGCAGTTAGTACTGTCTACAAAACACCATACTTCTTCAGCTATTGGTGCTTTGATTGAATTGACTGACCACGTACAGAAGTTCATGAAAATCATGAAAGATGGTTTGGCTACTGGTTTGAAAGACGATATTAAGAAGAACTTTACTTCTATTAAATTAGTTATTTCCGAAGAAGCTATTGATGGTATTTCTGATATCAGTAATGTACGCGATGTAGGTGTATTGTCAGCAAGACGTACTTCACACATCAATCGTATTAAACTTCTGTTTACTGCGAAAGATGGTTCTGTAACAGAAGAGATTATTGATGTTGTTCCAATTACAGATGTAGGTTATCTGTCTATGGAAACACTGAAGTACATGAAAGATAATGGTTGGACGATTACCGATGATGGTATGGTAGAAATTGAGATGATTGATTTTGATACCAATCGACCAATTGTTGAAATCACTCCGAAACAATCCGATATGTATAAATATGCAAAAGGATTGGAAAAGATGATTAAGTCTTCAGTTAAAGAAATTAAACAGCGTGCTATTTCTGTAACACCTGAAATGTTCTTAATGGAACTATCAGATGCAGTGAATAGTAAACTGGGTATTAATCTATCAATTCTTCAGGTATTAGCATATACTATGCTAGGTACGGATATTGTGAATAAAGACTTCTCGTTACCTAAACCACATACAGGTCATGGTGTAGGTACGATGGACCAATTGATTTGGGGTCGTAGTTTGTCTGGTGCTCTTTCTTATGAAAAACAAGGTAGGACACTGGCAAGCCCTAATTCCTATATCCACACGAATAGGTCAGATTGTCCTATGGATGAATTCTTCGTCCCAGAACAAATGGACTTGGAATACTTTAATCTATTAGAACAACCTGAATATACCTATAGTGATTTGATAAATAAACGTTAAGATAACACCACCCCTTCCTCCATAGGGGTGGTGGTTATACACCCCTATGGAGAATAACACATGAGTGCAATGAAGATTGAAGTCTATCCGTTACAGGTTATTATATATCCTAGAAATGCGGATGACAATAATCAGGTTCGCGCATTTGCAAGAAACTACTTGCGATGGAGCGAATACTACGATAAAAGACAAAGAAAGAAAGTGCGTGTACCCATGGCTGGGTATGTATTTTTTACTAACGATAGACGTGAAGTAAGAATCATGCGTACTATGCTAAATGATTTAATCGGACACTTGAAAATGTTCCGATATAGAGAAGGAATTGATTTTCAGATAGAATACAAAGATATTAATAATATTGTGGATGATTACTATCCTACTATTAAAGAAGGATGGAATCCACGTGGTGAACAACAAGATGTCATTGATTTTTTGTTAGGGTTTGATTCTGGTTGTGTACTGGGACATCTACAAACAGGACAAGGTAAAAGTCTTATTTCGATGTTTGTTATCGAAAAAATGAAAGAACGATTTGTTGGCATCATGCGACCACAATACTTAGGTAAAAACCAAGACAGTGGTTGGATTAAAGACTTTTATAAAACTTACGATATTGATTTAAAGAAAGACTTAATCCGTATCCAAGGTTCTGATGAGTTAAAATCATTTATCAATATTTGTTTAGCAGAAAATAGAAACCCTTATAAAGCTGTTTTAATTTCTTCTAAGACTCTAATGAATTTTATTAAGTATTACGAGGAATACAGTTTAGAAGAATTTAAAGATTTAGGGTTTAACTGTACACCACAGGAATTTCCAAAACTATTAGGTGTAAATGATTTAGTGATTGATGAAGCTCACTTTGACCATCACTTAAACTGTAAGTTTGTTTCTTACTTGGGTGCTAAAAGAGTATTTGGTTTATCAGCTACACCAGTAGCAGATGATAAATTTGTAGACAGAATGTCTAAACTACTTTTCCCAGTAGAGAGACGTTATGTGCAAAAGGTACATGTATCTTATATTCAGCCTATAGCATTTAAATATAAGCTAGGTAGTTTAAACGGTATTCGTGTTGAAGGTTTTAGAGGATATTCTCAAACAGCATTTGAGAAATCACTCATGAAGAAGAAAACATTATTGAAGCAATACTATAACATGATTGTTTCGATTATTGAAGACATTCATTTCCCTAAATACGAAATCAATCCAAATTTTAAATTATTAATTACAGTAGGTACAATTAAGATGGCAAAAGACTTAGCTAAGTATCTATCTGAATTATACCAGAATAAGAAAGTAACCAGTTACGTTGAAGATGATACAGTAGATAACTTATATACAAGTGATATTTGCGTATCTACAGTATTAGGTGCAGGTACTGGACATGATATTCCAGAACTGGCTACTGTTATCATGACTAATGCCATTAACTCTACGCAAACTAATCTACAGATTGCTGGTCGTTTACGTAAACTACCTCAAGAAGTAGAACATAGTTTTGTTTATTTAGTCTGTGATAATATTCCATCGCACCGTAATTATGATATAGCCAAAAGAACCCGTATCTTTAAAGGCAAAATGCACCCTGTAAAAGATATAAGTTATGACAACATTTTAACATAACTTATTTATAACCCAGGGAATCGACAAAATGTTACTTACTCAAAAAACTATAGGGAAATTTAAAGTGAAACAAGCTAAACCTGAAATTCCAGTTTTTCGCAATATTGATAAACGTATCTCTCCTACAATTGATATGTTGTACCAGATTAGTAAGAATGGAGAATTCTTTATAACCGGTAAATCTTACCGTGGAAATAAAATGCCTTATGATAAGCAAATACGTATTTATGTTTACCATAGTTTGGCAATGACTCCTATTCCTATCCGTACTTCATTTAAACATTTTAATTCAGTTGTAGATATTTACGAAGACCATGAAAAAGGTATTGAGTTTACAGATATCTATATTGCACGTAGTAATACATATGTCGATTACATGGCAATGGGCAAAATAATTGGTGTTTGTACAAAACAGATTAACCAGATTTTGAAAATCAACAATTGCTCTAACCAAAGAATTAAAGATACGGTTTCTACATTGGTAGATAAACTACAAAAAGAACTTCGATAAAAAAGACTATACTACTAGACTACCTATTGGGTAGTCTAGTAGCAATAGCATTATGTTTATTTTTATAATAATTTTAAGTATATATTATTTAAGTGGTAATAGAGAAAGAGTTTAACTCTTTCTCTATTTTGATTTTATTAATAACATAAACGACAATCCTCTATTCCTGCACTAACAGGAATAGAGGGTTATTCATGTCGTAGAAAGGAAATGATTTATATGGATTCGAGTTATCTCATCCAAACTCTTCAAATTAAGAAGATGATGGGTACAATAACTAAAGAAGAAAATGAATGGCTGGAAGCTGCACTAACAGCTGAAAACCAAACATTAGACTCTTGGGCTAACAAGAATTATTACTATCTAGACTAAAAGTAATAGTTGTTATTGCAAATCAAAGAAAGACATTGCTACTAACAGTGTCTTTCTTTTTTCCTTTCATAGTAAAGAAGCTAAAGAATTAATTAATATTAATTCAGGTCTATACTATTAAATTGAAAATTGTCTCTTAATCTTTTATAAAGGAAACTAAAATGGGTAATTATACTTTAGAAAACTTCGTATTAACTGACGTAGAAAAAGAATACGTTAAAATGTACAATGGGTTTGATTTCTGGTACGCTTATACTGACGATGGTAGTGTATATCGTGCTGCTGAAAAACGACATAATGAACTAAAAGAACAAGGTGATAAAATGATTGTTGATAAAACTCGTTTGAAGTTTATCAATGAAAATATGCTTAAGCTTAACAGAATGTTGAATGACTAAAGAATAAACACTAATGCATTTTATTTTATTTCAAGTATATACTACTAAAGTGGAAAGAGAGGAAACTTTCCACTTTAATTTATTAAACAACAAATAAGGAGTTTACTATGGCTATCAAATTCAATTTCCAATATCGTAAAGAGATGTTCACTAATCTTAATATCGAGGTTGAAAAACAAAAATGGATTCAATCCAGATATATGCATAAGAACAACATTAGTTTCCTCAAGAAAGATTCTGAAGAAGAACTGATGTCTAATCTGTCATTCTTTGGCGGTTATCTTACTGACAAAGATAAAATCATTGTTAAGTATATTAACCCATCACTTAATGCTATATTTAAGGTAATGGGTTTCTTCTCTAAACAAGTACGAGAATTAACTAAGGAAATAATGAACATCGATAAACGAATCTTGCCACATGAAAAACTTCATGCAGTGCAATTTCGTAACTTCAATATCGATGGTCGTACCATCCGTGAAGTGAATGCGGAAATCAGCAATCTGTACTTTGCTAATCCAAAGCAACAACGACTGTCTGATGAAATCAAGCAAATCCAATATGAAGCAGAGGTTGATGCCTATTGCTTCGATTTGATTCGTGGTGAGACTGGTATCAAAACTGTCGAAAATATCGTAGACATTCTTGTAACAGCTTACCCACAATCACTGGAAGTTTGTAAAGACCGTTACGAAATTCACTTCGACGTGGAAAATCGTTTAGAGTACATTAAAGAAAACTTCCATATGTTCCAACCTATTATGGGTTAAACATAAGGATAAGTAAATAGACTAGGGAGAACATCCCCTAGTCTATTTTTTTTAGTTATTTTTTTGTCTTCTATATTCTTCTAACATATTAACCATAGTCGGTGCATTAAATAATTGACAAGATATTTCTACAGCATTAACAAATCCGCCACTCATGTTAATACCACTTTGTCGTCTCCATCTTTCATCTACATTGTCAATACTGATTAACTCTTTAGTCATGGTTTCACGAGAAGTATTTAAAGCACTATTACCATTTGGATAACTAGAGGTTACGTCAATGTCGGCATTGTCTCTAAATACTAATGTTTTTAAACCACGGGCATCTTCAAATAGATTATTACCTTCAGCAATTAATAAATCTGCCCTTAATGTAATAATCCAATCATCACGACCAATTAACTCACTGTCTAATGGTATTTCATTATTTGCACCACCTGTACCATAAGCATAACCTCTTTCTAGATTAAACCAGTGCATGTCATCTGCTAATCGTTTAGGTTCTGAATCAAAGTCTTTATAATCACTAGATTCACATGCTGATACTACGCTGTGTGATATATCCATAGTTTGTTCATCTAAATATTCTAATGCAATACAGTCGAACTTATTATAGATAACATATTCAAATGGATAATTACTTTGCATGAAAATATGCCAATCCACCGTACCAATCAAATGACTACTTTCGTCAAATTTTAATTTACGAATCTTACTGTTTCGATTAGCTCTAGCAATCTCTTTTTCAGACATACCTGGTTTAATTTCATCAGGAAATTCAATAGACAAAATATAATCCAATGAATACTTAGGTAACTTACCTTTATGTTTACGAGAGTTATAGTAGTAACACATACTATCGATAAAAGTAAAACTAGCAGGTACATTGACTTGTGGCCACTTTTCAAAGTTAGCTAGGTTTTTCCATACACCTTTTTTACTTAAGGCAGATTCTTTACCAGGATTATAATCAAAGAATCTAAAAGCAGGAGGTACAGATGGGTCGGATAATATATCAGATACTTTCACATCTGCTCTTTCACAAGCCTCAATGGTTCTGCGTACATCGTAATCCATGTTCCAAGCACTAATAAAATCAGGTTTAATCTCATGCGCTCTTTCAAAGATTTTCTTAACGACTTCGATTTCAGAATCCACTACATAAAACTCTTGTTTAATGTTTCTTTCTTTGTTTACTTCACCTAGATAAATCTCATCGTATTTATATAAAGTCTCTAATGCTTTCTCTTTAGAAATATTAGGAAACTTACCACGAATAAAGTTAATATCTACTACAGTAACAACAATGTCTTTCATGGATAATGTCGCCATTTCAATATGCTCGTATTTCTCTTTATTACGGATATTGGTTTCCACGTCAAATGCTGCTACGTCTGCTAACTTCTCAGTCTTACTGGCTAACTCACCATGGTTATACTTATACTTTAATTCAGCAGATGAACTTAAATCAGTACCGTAAACATAAGGGCCTCTTAGAATATCGGAAGGAGAGATACGTTGCCCAAAGTTCTTAATACCTAGAGAATTCATTGCAGCATCTAACATCTCTTTTCTAGGTACACGAATCTCTTCACATTCTGAAATAGGAAAACGCTCTTTCTTCTGTTTATGGTTTCTATTCTTAGGCGTACATACCCAGAAAGTCTTCTTAAAGTTTTTAATTAATTTGATTTTTCTATCTACTGTACCATCATCAAAATAGTCTGTAATCTTAACCAAATGTACATCTGTTTCTCTATTACCAATCTTTTCACTTAAGACGGCATTCTTAGCAGCATTGTTTGCTAAGTAAATAACATTACGGCATTGGGTGCCAACTATTTCAGCCATTTTCTTTTCCTTTATAAAGTCAAGTCTATTCATATTTTTTTAAATGCAAAAATATATATTAGCCAAATAAAACGAAAGATAATATGAGAACACCGTATAACGTTATACTAAAAGGATAGTTAAAATGAGTTTATTTGATGGGTCGTTAGAGTTATCTAACGAGATGATGGTCAATGAAAACAACTGGTCGATGATAAAATCAGGTTTTCATGAAGAATTGACAAGTACGATTAAGTATATTGTAGAAACTGAAACACCTCGTACATTTTATCGAGATAAAGAAAATCAGAAAAAGATTACTGACGTCATTAAAAAGTATACAGGTATTAATGTTGTTATTTCAGCAGAATATAAATGCTTTGCAATGATGCCGCCTGATTTAAATAAAAACCATACTCTGATTGATAATATCTATAGACAATACTACGAAAACAAAGAATTGAAAAAACAAAAAGGTACAATCGAAGCTTTTGTAGACATTAAGAACTTTAAAATCGGTGGTGCTTTTAAAGATATTAAAGTGGAGTTATTTTTAGATCCTGAAATGATGTGGGATACTGCTCATGCTTATCGTGTAGCTCTAACGCCTGCTGAAGTATCTGCTGTTATCTTACATGAAGTAGGACATATGTTCTCTTACTTTGCATTAGCTGCACATACTTACTCTATTAACTTACCAATGCTAGGTACACTTAACCGTATTGCTAATACACCAGATACTGAAAAAGTAGAAATCATTCTTAAAGAATGGAATGATAGTGATAGTACTTTAACAAAAGTAGATGTTAAAGAATTAGCTGGTAAAGATAAACAAGTTATTGTTACCGCACTTGTCTCTAATCAAGTTAAAGATACTAAGACTTTAATGAAACAAAGAGAGTATGAAGAAGTAAACGCCGAACACTTAGCTGATAAATTCGCAGTGCGTTGTGGTGCAGGTGCTGAAATTACTACAGCATTGAATAAGATGTTTGTCGTCTATGGTACTAGACAAACTAGAAATACTATTAGTTATCTCTTTAATGAGTTTCTTGCTGGTTTCTCTCTTTTCATGTGTGTAGGTTGGGTAATTGGTAGTGTCGTAGCTTTTAACCCAGTTACTACTCCAATACTGTTAATGCTTGGTGGCATAGGTATACTTAATATTTTAGCAGGTAATACAAACTCTGGTGGTGGCACCTATGATACAGACATTAATCGTTTTGGTCGTATGCGTAACGATATGGTGTCTATGCTTAAAGATAAAGAAATCGATAAAGCAGTAGGTAAACGTGTACGTGATGGCATTGCTACTATTGATAAAATCGTTTCTAAATATAAAGAAAATAAATCACTTGTTGGTATGTTGGGTGATTTAATTTTAGGATATCATCGTCGATTATTATCTCAAACAGAATTCTATAAAGAATTAGAAAAGTTAAGCGCCAATAGTTTATTTGTTGCCGCTTATGATTTAAGAAATTTAAAATAAAAAGGATATAAAAAATGTCAGTTTATTCCGATATTCGTTCATTAGCTGATTCTAACTTTCAACAAGAATCTCGCTTACAAGGTATTTCTTTTGCATTAGCATTAGCACTATCTGTAAAATACATTAATATCGTAGAAGGTAATGATACTGCTGAAGAGACATATAACCAATATGTAACAGGCCCTGTATCTGAAACAATTTCTACATTTAATGAAAATGTATTAATGGATATCCGTATGTGTATGGATTTAACTAAAAAGTTATTTACCTTACTATACAATGCTAAATATAAACCTGTAGTAGTTAATGGCAATGGTACTTCTTTACTGTCAGTACTATTTAGCGTAGAAGATTATGTGTCTGAAGAATACTTAGAATTCTTTAAATCCAATAAAACAGGTATTATCAATATCTTTAATCGTTTAAACCAAGACTGAAAGGATTAAGAAATGAATCTTTTTAGTGAAGATATGGAAAATAATGCATCTGATTATATTGAAGAAGACAATACTGATAAACCGTCTATCTTTGGTTTAGATTCATTTGGTGCAGAAGATGGACAAAATACACCTGAAGAATATTATCCTGAAAACGATAATGATTTAGATACAAATACTAATGTATCTACCGAAGGTGGTATATTTCAATTTGCTAAAGAACTCGATGCTTATCAAGAGCAGGCTGAAAATGCCCAATACTCTCGAGCATTGAATAAAGAAACAGATGAAGAGATTGAGCAACGTCACGAAAGAGAAGAAGAGAAAAAGCGTGAGAAAGAAGCTGAAGACGAACGTAAATCTGAAAATCGTAAACAAGCATTGAAAGATTTAGGTTCTGACTTAGTTGCAGCAGCAAAAGCTACAGGCAAAGGTGTTAAAGAAGTAGCACGTGTTGCTTATAATCTTGCTACTGGTTCTAGTAAGTAAAACGTAAAATAGATTAGATACTCCTACAATTAAGTAGGAGTATCTAATTATATTAAAACTATTTTGATTGAGTGTTATTGTTTTCTTTTTGGATTCTTTTGATATAATTTTCTCGAATTTCACTCAATCTTTTTTGGTCATCTTCACTTAAACCAATATGATTAGGAATGAAATACGGGCCAGTCTTATAATCGTTCTCCACAACGTCACTAAATAAATTCATTTTTATTAACCTTTCTATCTAAAACCTATGAGTGTAAAACCATTTTCATAGAAATAAAAAGGAAATTGTTATGTCTATTAATAAGTATTCTTGGGATGATGTAGATACCACCACCCCAATTGAACAACATAAAGAAAGTAGCGAACCATCAGGTCAGTCTTCTGATACTGAACCTACTACTAATAAAAGCAATACTTCTATTGAAGAGATTCTAAATGCTCCTACAGAAGCAATTAACAATACTGTAGAGCAATTAAAAGAAGTAGAACATTCTGAAGATGAAGTAAGTAAATTAGAATCTTCTAATGAATCTTTAAGAAATATGTTAGTCTTTATTAAAGATAAAGGATGTATCTCTCGTGAAGACCGTACTACGATAATTGAGATTCAACCAGATATTCCGTTAGAAGAAGCAAGTGAATATACTTCTACCCCATCTCATCATTTGTTAAGTGAAACTGAAGAGACTATTCAAGAACAGATTTGTACAAACGAATGTGCGATTAACCAGAAACTGGCTAATGATTACTATAATACCGCATTGCGTTTGTTAACTTATGGTGATAACCGACCAATGGAAGGTGATAGCCTAGAGCCTCAAGCTATTATGGTGATTAATGATAAACTGGGTAAAGTATATGGTAAGGGTGAAAGTCTGTCACTTCGTTTAACTACTGTTCGTACTATTCTAGATAAAATCTACGCACAATTAGTAGAAGAAAAACGACAAGCTCGTGAAGATATTAATCTAGCTATCTACGATAAAGAAGTATTAGAAGCTGTAGAAACACGTCATGATTGTGTAGCTGAATATACTAAACAAGACCCAGAGGTAGCTGGTTATTCGTTCTTATTCAACGAATACGATAATCCTAAAGTTAATAAAGTAACATTAGAAGAGTTTATCGAGTCTAATTTTAAAACAATTAATTCACCATTTAGTTATCTTGCTTACATGGTAAATAGTAGTCGTATTAGTGATTTAATGGATGTTATCTATTTAAATGGTGATATATTCGATCAAAGTTTTACAGAGAAATTAGATAACTGTGGACATGAGTTAAGTGGTTTGTATAATAGTATTGCACAATGGGTTGAGACAAGAAGCTCTGAAGCTAATACAGAAATGAAAAAACAAATTGCTATTACAACCAATACAGTGAATAGATTGCTATTTGGTAACTATTGGAATCGTAAATCTATTGATGAAGTGCTTAAACCTATAGTAAAAGATACCAATGGTAAAAGCTTATTTGGTAAACAATGTTTAGAAATCTTAAATTCTAATTTCAATAGACTTGAACATACGATTGTTGGTGCTTCTAGTTTGTTAATTAGTGATGTAAGTAGTACTAAGATTTATCTAGATTGGTATAATGATGTCTTGACTAAATCTATCCAAGATAACTTAGTTAAAGGACAAGATGACGATACTTACGCAGCATTATCTGTTTTGAATAACTTAACTAAAGAAGTAATTCGTTATATTAGTTATTCATTCTTGACCAAAGCTGTAGCCTATAATCAATTGTATACTTTCTATAATAGCTGTAAAGATGCAATGGCATTGGTATTAGACTTCTTAGGTCAATACAGTGAATCTGAACCAAATGAAACGTTCTCTAAAGAGATTAATAATTTAGTACGTCAATTTGGTTTACAATGTAAAACAGTAGCTGAAGAATTTAGAGCATAAAGAGAATTACTCTACTACCCTTAATTGGGTAGTAGAGTAATATTTCTTATAGTGATTTAATTCTTTCTTCTTCGCTGCTATGTACTTTGAAGTTGAAAGTAACATCTTCATCAACAGACAATGTTTCATCTGATTGAATAGTCAGTTTCTTACGAATAGTAGCACGTTTACCTTCATCTAATACGGTAAATGAAATAATGCGGTCACTACCACCTAAGTTACCTAACGTTAAACCAATAACATCATCACCGTGTTCTTTTACGAGTTTAGAAACAATAGTAGAAACAGAAACTGTCTCTTTACTGATTTCTTCATTCAATACACGGATAGTGGCTTCTTTAATTTTATTAACCACATCAATGTTATTGTATACTTGACGAGATACAGTTAAGTTAATTTGTAACGATTGTGCTGCATTGATATAAGTTTCAATACCTTCGTTATACATTACTTTTAACTGACCCATAGTCGCTGAAGGATAATAATAGATACCAGTCTGTTCTAGTGTTTTCTCATTAATCGGTGTTAAGTCAGAAACAATCCAGTCGATAAACAAGTCTACCAATTCATTACGATATTCTGTTGCAATATCATCAGTAGCAAACCAATAGGTAGCATCAATCACCATCAGTTCTAAACGACGGATAATATCACGAGGTCTATCGATAATAGGTTGACCATTATTGTTCAACATAATATCGCCTTGACGGTGTTTCCAAACCAACTGACCATCGTTATCTGTCATTTGTTCACCTTTACGGTGTACCAGATTATATTTAACAGCACCATCTACAATGTTAATAATAGAACCTGTTACAGCATCCTTAGCATATACATCTTCTTCGTATAACATAGGAACGTTTTCAGTATAACGTTTATAGATGATTTCATCAGCATATGTTCTTGCACGAGACCATAACCATTTCAAATGATGTCCTAAACGAATACGGATACTTTCACTTAAGATGACTTTAGCATCATTCTCTAACAAATGGATACCTACTTTATCATCTAAAGTAATACGACTCCAGCCATCTACATTACCATAAAAACCAAATAACAATTCAAAATTATTATCTAATTCAATTGGGATATCTAAATCACTAGAACCTTTTAGAGATAAGTTATTAACAATCAAACAATGGTTATCATCTAAGTCAAAATTAGTCACCAATTCAAATTCGAAAATAGGTTCTTCATCACTGTTTTTACCTACTAATCTACCATTTAAATAAACATCATTTTTATCCTGATAAGGCTTAACTAACAATTGTGCCCAAAGTCTATCGTCTGGTAATTTCTTATAATCAGAATTAGACTTCATCTCTACACGGATAATGTAACCATTTTCAGAACGACGAATACTATACTTATCAGAAACAGTTAATGAGATAGGAATCTTATTGTTACTTTCATTGTAGTATTTCGTAATGGCTTTAGGTGAGTCTAGATAATAAGCACGTAGTTTAACAGTATCGTCTTCATTATCAACAACATAGTGAAATGGTGAATAGAACATTTCTTTACTATTCACTTCTTTGGCTCTATTTTCAGCACTCAAGTACAAGATACGTTTGATTTCAGTATGGTCTAACATAGACATCTTACCATTATACATGGAATAGATGGAGTTAGGCATAATGGTTACACGTTTCTCATTGTCTTTCACTGTACCAGTACCCACTAAACCTGAAATAGTAGTCGTCAGTGTTTCAATAGAAGCAGCCGCAGGTGTAATCAAATCAGAGTTCTCTGGTTTTGGCATACCACGTACTGCCCAATAAGCACGGTTAGTGACATAGTCTACAGATTTAATAATCTTAAAGCTACTATCTAAAGAATGGTCAGTTAATGCAACATGACTAACAGGAACTTCATTAGGACCTACAGTGTTATTAATTACACGGCTGCGTAGTTCCTCAAATGTCAGTGGGTCACGACCTTGGTTAACATAGTCTCTACTAAAGATAATAACACTATGTAAAGAAGTTAGCGCACTACTGAATTCATCTAGTTCACTGTAGTCACGATTTTTAGAACCTTGTGGGAAGAAGTCGTAACTATATTGGTCTAGCGTATATGCATCTAAGTTCATGTCTATCTTACCTAAGGTAGTATAGATGTTTAATTTAACACGACCGCCTAATGAACCAGAAACCACAGGGCTTGCTGCTGGATTAGTTAATTGGTTATATACTTTAGGAATAGACATCGACAAAGTAAAGTCTTCTGTATTCTCTACTAGTTTTAATACAGCAGTAGGTTTATATAAATCGTAAATATCAGGACAATGGGTAGTCGTCATCTCTTTCCATTTAGAAACACCATCACCATGAAATACTCGAGCATAATAGTAGAAGTCATCAAATGTCTTAGATAATGTAATATTCATGTTAGCAGTGATATTGTCTTCAACAGTAATCTCACGTACTTGAATCATTTCCAGTACAATAGAAAGACGTTTAGCACCAGCCATTGCTTGAGATACTTCGTGATAAGCAATATTACTAGACAATGTTTGGATAGGTGATTTTTCAGTAGTATCGTAAGTTACCCTAAAGCCACCGTGTTTTAATTGTAAAATGTTGACGGGATAATCTAGTATAAAGTCAACTTCACCTACAGTGATTCGCATACCTCGTGGAATCCGCAATAAGTTACCACTACCATCTGGTAAAGGTTTTAATACTTGCAGGATTTCACCATAGTCAAACGAAACAGCAAACTTAGCTTTAGCCGGTAAACCAAATACACCCACCCAATCCAAATCACTTAAATGATAATATAAATCTTCATGAGTTTGAGCAGATACAGGATATTGTCTACGGTTTAATAACCATGCTTTATTTACAGCACCTGCTGTTTGCATGGCAGACATTTCAAGACATAAAGCAACAGGGTTTTCTGCTGAGATAATACCGAGTTCATTGTCTAATACTTTTTGAATGGTCTTTAATGCATCTCGTTGCAATCGTGCTGGAGAAGCAGAATAGCTAGATACATTTTCTACAATATCCGAAATTAAATCGGCATGTACAGCTTCAGTCATTTTTTAATTCCTCTAATAATTAATAGGGACCAATATTACTTAACAGAATAATATCTTTCTTGGCTTTTACCATATCCTTAGTTGTCCACCATTCTAGTTCACGTGAAATAGGATTAATTCTAGGATAACAATAGTTATTAAATATTGGTTGGTATTTCTTAGACACTTTAACGTAGAATCTTTCACGTCTTCCATTTGCCATATTTGGATTAAATAATATCACAGTATTATTAAATTGCTTAATTAAAATTTCATCTAAATAAATCGCACCAGAACAAGCAAATTCAACATCTACTGTTCTATCAACATAAGGTCTAGGATTATCAGTTGGGTTAGAATAATCGAAGTAAGGACCGATGTCTACGCTTCTTGGAATTGCGTATCCAGTCGCACCCATTTCTTCTACGAACGTTCGGGTCTCATCCATTATGAGGCGATAGATTCTACAAGTGTAGTCCATTCTGCCGTTACCTAAATATTCAGGCCATGGCATCATGCCATATGTTTGATATAAGACAAAACCAATATATTGAATCCAATAGTAATACAGATATAAAGTAGCACTGCCTTTCATGGCGTGCAAGCTTAAGTTTAAACTATATTCTGTATTATAGGTACTAGGGCCATCTGCCATGATGTGTACTTCTTTTAGAATACCGGCAGGTGTACTGTGGATACCTAGACCACTAGAAGGCCATCCTGTTAATGATTTTACTAAGTTATCAGAAACAGCAATAAAAGGGTAATTTGGGTCAATCAGATTAGAATTAGGATGACGTGGTAAATCACTTTTACCTAGTGAACCACCATATTCAATTTCTTCCATTCTTTTCGCTAAACGTGGTGATAGAATCATTCGTATAGCGTGCATCAGAGAATTCTTATTCTCTGTTAGTAATGGTACCATCTTTCTTTCAATTTTAATATTGGCAGAAGATAAGTTTAAATCTGGTCGAGTAGTAAAGATATATCCTGGTTGATTGGTATTTGGTTTAATCATGGGTGTGTTAGCAAGAATATTAGGACCTTTAAAGGTATCTGCCATTGCACTTGACACACTAAAACCATGTTTCATTTTTACAAGATGGTCTATAAAATCAACGGTATTGGTAAGAAATTTTTCGGAAAGTCCTGTTAGCCTACCTTCGCGTAGTTCTTGCTCTAAGAACTTTTCGACACTATGTACAGAATCTGACATTTTATTTTTAACCTTTCTATCTAAAAAGGAATTCGTTATGGATATTGTAAATATGGGTATGACCGCTGTAAATGCAATCGGTAATCAGCTTAAAGCAAATGCTGCTAAAATGATTGCAACTGATTATAACAGCGCTACTTCAAAATCATTATCACAATACACTACAGAATTACAATTACGACCTACGTTTGCTATTGAGACAGAGTTACTTAATGACTCCAATATGGGTACATTAATTCAGACAGGTCTAGCAAACTACGCAGGTTATTATATTGTTGCTTTGTCCATTGATAATACTATCAATGGTGTAAGCATTGGTAAAGCTCTGGGTAAATACTCACCTACACGCGATGCGGTAGGTGCAGCTGTTAGCATGATGGGCGATACAGTAGCAGTTGTATCCACATCTTCATATAAACCGGCCATCGTTAGTGGCAATACTACCTTGTCTACATTGAGTAATAAGATTAGTGTACCAGCAATGATTCCTGATTTACCGAGTAAATATTTGGCTAAATTAGAGGTATCTACAGAGGCTACTTACCACCCTGCTGTTAATCCAGAAGATGATTTTGGTGATATTGCTTTAAATGAACGTAATCAACGTGAAGTAGCATCTACTTCTATTCACGAAGATGTGACTGAAGAAATTAATAAACTGGCTAACTTAGGTGCTGGTCGTATTTTGACAGTAGATGTATCTCGTGATAAAGCTAAAGCCACAGTAAACATCCTATTGAAACCAGAACTGAAATCTATTCGTTCTAACATGATGGTTGAGATTGCGGGTATTACTAAGAAACCTAAATCCATGCGTGAGCGTTTAATTGCTTACTTTGACCGTGGTACCATTAATTCTGCTTTTGACTTATTGGTTTGCCGTGACTTGATTGAAGCACACCGTCGTAACTTAGTAGAAGACACTACTGGTTATTACGAGAAAACACATAACCGCAATGTAAATAATAAAACTGCCGCTATGTTAACAGGTGAGTTCTCCGTAGGTACTGTTGCGAATACTTGGATTATCTCCGATGCCACACGCACTCGTATCCAAGCAACTATTGGTGCTAAATTAGATAACAAACGTGCTCGTGATAAATTCTTCGAAGAATCTGGTATCATGACTCTGATTGTTTATAATCAAGACTACCAACGTATTTTCATTTACAATCACGGTATTGACGATGTATCTGAAATTTCTATGAACTATCTTGAGAAGAAAGCTAAATCTGATTCATTCGACATGGATGTATTCAAAATGCTCTCTCAAGGTTCTGCACCTATTATTTAAAAAGGATATTTAACATGTTTGGTAATATTTTAAGTAGTTTAATGAATACCTTTAAATCTGATGATATTTCAGATACCTTAATCGATACACGTAATCGTATTCGTGATGGTGCTCTTGAAGTGGTACAAAGCTGTATCCAAGATACTCAAAATGTAGACTTCAGTAAAAACATGGAATATAAATCTACACTGGCTGCAATCCATCGTAACTATCCACGTGGTACTGCAAAATTGGAATTGTTCCAAGCTTATGGTTTAATCTTGAATAACTGCGATAAACACTTAGATGAATTGATTGGCTTAGTAACAAAATACTTTACTAAAACAGTGGATAAAGATTCCATGACTTATGCTCGTGGTCAAATCATGGCTCTAGGTAAGACAATTGATTTCGTAGGTGATTTTATTCCTAAACACTGCCGTTATGTTATTGTTAAACAAAACGAACTAGCAGGTGGTTTGAAAGCTGAAAAAGTAATATCACGTGGGCAAATCAACTACATTAAAGAAAACACTGTAGAATTCTACAAAGCATTGGTTTCTTTGGCCAGTATTAATATTGGTGAAATTGAGAAGATGTTAAAAGAGATTCCTGATGTGGTCATCAGTGAAGATGGTGCTGAAACAAAAATGTTTAAACAACATAAGCTAGACCCATCTGGTACTTTGAATAACTTCTTATCTGCTTCGACTAATCCATTTTATTATATTGGTATGGCAATTGTAGATTATCAACACAACAAATATAAATTGGCTAAAGAAGAAGTAGAATCCATTAAGATTGAATTGGAAGCCATGAATAGCCAATTGGCTAATGGTCAAGTAGACGCTTATACTGAACGCCAACGTGACCTAGCTATTGAGCGTATGCAGAAGTTAGAGTATCAGATTTCTAAATACGAAGAAAAAGCACGAAATACCAAATACTAAGAAAGGAATAACAAATGCATATTCAAGAAAAGAAAGTCATTTATATTCCACGTAAAAAGTATCCACTAAATAAAAGAAATACCTGTATGGATGATAATGTCCGTTGTTTCCCAGTAGACAATACTCATTCCACTTATGGTTTGGTTTATAATACTCTTTACGAGATTGAGCAAGATACTAAGAAATACAATGGCTATAACCAACCTAATACTGTTTGTAATGGTAAAGGTCCTGGCATTGTATTTCTAAATGGTATTGGTGATGTTGATATGGTTTATCAAACTTATACTCGACATCCAGATTGGTTTAAAGGTAGTTCTTTAGAAGCACTGAAAAACCGTGAGACTGTTTACAACCTTACTTATAATCTATTAAGTAGTGACTGGTATAATTTGTTAAGTAACTACGCTTCTACTGGTAAATTGGGTTATAATGAATTCATGACATTTGCTGATGCCCTAAAAGAAATCGGTATTGTTCGTCAACCTAAAGACAAACCAAGATATACGTTGAAACAACACTCTCGTCGTCAAGATGAATTCTATACTGAACATCAAATTACTCATTTTGAACTGGGTTCTATTATTAAATATGTTCCAGAATTACATGGTAACTTTGATGACATTGTATTTGGTGAACCAAATAAAATCAATACTGCTAATCTAATTCGTCATTGTATCGGGTTTGGTGGTATTGGTTATTTGGTAGAATTGTTGAAAGTACTGTATGGTACTCGAACCATAGTAGGTTCTGACCCTTATTATTTACTATTAAATAAAAGTAAAGACTATTAAGTAAAGGTAGAGAATAATGGAAAACGATTATATGTTGCTAGGTACTCGCCTAGTGGTTAAGAAATAAGTTAAAAGGAATATAAAATGAGTTTATTTGACTTGTCTTTAGAAGAAGATAAAAGCATGGTAACTTCTGGTGTAGAAGGTGAGTATGAAGAGCCAGAAGAAGTACACCCAGAAGCAGCCGGTGCTGAAGGCGAGCAGATTGAACATTTGTCACGCGTATTAAACACCATTGATTCATTAGAATCTGCCCGTGTTACTTACATGGAGATGAAACGAAATGAAGCAGAATATGGTATTGAAGGTATGCGCGAACTGAATAAAGTTCTTTCTGAACGCATCACTATGGCATACCAAATGAATGGTTTGAAAGAAGAATTCCCTGTACACATTTCTACAGAATCTTTCTCTACACTACATGGTTCACGCAATGCCATTACATTAGCATTAGAAGAACTAGATGGTCGTATTCTTGGTTTGTCCACAGAAGCAAATGGTTTCTTCGACCGATTCTGGCGCAATACTAAAGAATTCTTTGGCCGTGAGTTTAACCGTATCGAACGTATTAAAGACGATATTGTTAAATTAATTAACGACATTGAGAAAACAGGTGATTCTAATGATGCTGGGCCATTTGTTGTTAAGAATGGTTCTGCTTTGACTATTGATGGTAAATTAGCTATTGATAAAGTAGTAACTAATGTATTAGAAGGTGTGAAAAACCAATTTGGTAATGGTCGATTCATGGAAGATTATTTCTCTGAATTAGAGCAAGCCTGCCATTTCTTCGATAAAGCAAATTGGAGTGATGCCAAAGGTGTTGCAAATACTATGGAGAGAAAAAACTTCTTCAAGCTAGGTGCACCATTTAGAGAACTACCTTCCCGTAATGGTAAGTTCAATAATTACGAATGGAAAATTTCAGATTTGAACTCAATGGTTGTTCCAATGCCTAAAGGTAGTGAATCTCTGATCCCTAGTCACCCTTATTCTGATAGTAATAAAATTCATAGAGAACATTCCGGTAATGCAGCTGCTAAAACTTCAGCCGACAGACAGCTACCTTATATTGGTAAACAACAATTGTTGAAAAGCTTGAATAATTTCCTGAACTGTTTAAATGATTTGCCAGATGCATCTCAATTTAATTCATTGACTTCCAATATGAAAAAACGTATTGGTCAATTAGTTAAAATGAGTATTCCATTGAAAAAACATCAAAAAGACAGTACTGATTGGAATAGTGAAGACTGGAAAGCTTTAGCAGGTGGTATTATACTTCCAGCCGCGATGCTTATTATTTTGGGTGGTCCTGGTCTCATTGGTTTGGTTACTGTTAGAAGTACTGCTACATTTGGTAATTTAGTACAACACCTTATGTCATCAGATGCTAAACAAAACATTAACCGAAATACTACTCAAGAAGCAGATGGTTTTGTTCGTGGTGGTGTTATGGGTATTGGTTACAGTGTTATTAACGGTTTGTTCCTGAAGAAATATACCAATTCGTTTGAGAATAAAGTAACTCTATTTTTCATTGGTGTTTATCGTGAGTTATATACTGTTATTAAATCAACAGCTAATGCTTTGTTGAGCTACGGTTATGCCTCTATCGGTGAATCTAATAAAATCTAAACATTAGATATTTAGACACTACACGGATATCCGTGTAGTGTCTATTTATTATTATGTTTTAATATATTTTAGATTTTTTTCAAACATATACTACTATAGTGGAAAGAGAGAGGAATCTTTCTAATTTAATTCTTTCAACAACCAATCCTAAGGAGTTTATTATGTTTTTGACATTAAATGTTACTAGAGAGATTTTCGAAAACTGGATTAAAGTAGCAAAAGCTACCCGTGAAGCGGATAACTACTACGACACACCTCATGGTCGTAGATATATTTCTGGCGAAATCTTTCCACCAATTGTCGCTCGTGTAACCAAGTTTTACAATCGTGAAGACAATGAAGTTAAGTGTGGTTGGGTTACTAACGACGATGTAACACAATACACAACCTGTGGTGGTAACACATGGGGCATGAAAGAGGAAGGTGATAAATATATTGCCTACTTCAGTGGTCGTCGCAGCCGCATCAAAGACTTCATCAACATGATGAAGGACTCTGACCCATCCTTTAAAAAGGAAATGGCTAAGGTTACTATCCATGAATCAGCAGCACCAGCCGATATGAAGTGGTGGGAAATCAAGGACGAGTATCTTGCTCGTAAAGAAGCAGAGAAAGCAGCTGCTAAGAAACGCGCTCAAGAAAATCGTCGTAAAAGCGACCGTCGCTTTGCCAAAGAGAATAACCCGTTCTCTATTTTAAAAGGAATTAAAGCAAAATAGAATTATTTAAGTACAGGGTCTAGAGAGGTACTACCACTATCTCTCTAGCTTACTTAATTCTATTTACCAAACAAACGAAAGGAAAGAGATATGAAAATCATCAAACAAATCAAAGTCAATGCCGACACATTCCAAAAATGGGTAGAAGCGTCTATCCCAGGATTGGAACATGGCTGGTGGGAAATGTTTGTATCCCACCCAGTAACACCATCTGAAAAAGATGATGTATGGGACATAGCTCTCAAATCGGCAATGCAATCTACAGATGTTGAGGTACGTAACATCATCGGTAATGGTGATGTTATGGGTTCCCGAAAATCCGGAGAACATTTCCACTGTTTCTTCCTGGGTGACGCAGAACGCGTTAACGCCCTTGAAGAAATGATGCGTGAAGTCGAAGAAAACTTCACGCTCGACCAGTGGCGTGAAATCGCGGAAGGGATAGAGGTTAGTGTAGACTAATCTCTACAAATAAGATAGATACAAGTAAAGGCGGCACTGCCACTGCCGCCTTTACTTATTTAAACTATCTTATTTTTTTTATTTTAAAACACATAGTAAATCTATTAGAGAGACAGTAAATACTGTCTCTCTAATAAACATTACTTTTATTTCTTTTTTAATCTAATTTAGGTAAATGACCTTTTTCAGTAGCTCTCTTTAAGTAAGACATAAACTTCTTACCAGTTAGCCAAACATCTTTATCTCGTTTAGCAGCTTTTTCATAAAGCTTTTTAGGTAAGATGTTTTTAAAGCATTTAATCATTTCAGATTTATCCAAATGACTAGCATAATCTTTAATGTCACTGGCTTTACCAAACATACCAGAGAATGCAGTGTGAATCATGATAGTAGAATCTGGGTTAACATCGTACTTACAAGCCAATGGTAACAATTGGGTAAAGATAACAATCGCTGCTGAACAAGCTTGACCTGTAATGTATAACTCTAAGCACCCACCTTTCTTACTATATTCTTGGATACAGTAAATAATCTCATTCATGATGTGTACATAACCACCAGGTGAATTAATAAAGAGTTTAATGGTTGCGTTAGTAGGGTGTTCTGTAATGATATGTAAATCGTTTAAGAACTCTTTCTGTGTATCATCGTAAATACCACCAGAAAGATAAAGAGAGTATGTTTTAGCAACACTGTGCTTAACAATGGTGTTAGATAATTCTAATCCTGCCATTTTAATTTCCTTGTTTAATTGATTTTGTGGAATCATTTAATGTAATATTATACATTATAATATTCCCTCTGATTAGCATTAAATACTATCTCGGTAATATCTTCGTCTATATCCGACATATAGTAAATTTTACCGGTACTACCACTAATATCTAAATTAGTAGTAATACGTTTTAAGATGAAGTCTTTAAAGTTATAATTACAATAACCGTCTTCTTTAATCATGGTAGAAATCTTAAAATCAAATAATTGTGAAATTCTACCATCTCTATTTTCAATAAAGAAAGTAAGTACATCATCGTGATTAAATTCAGTGATATATTCACCAATATATTCTTCAAAACGACAGAAATTAGTAGCAAACCAATCAGCACTAATCTGACTTATCTTACTAGATTTAAAAAGCTCTGTAAGGTAATCTTCGTAGTTACCCATTGTTTCATTTAATTCGTTAGTTTTCTCTTTAATTGATTCTTCTAAATCTTTTATCTTAGTCAAAAAATCATTAATTTTATCTTTAGTTTCCATTAGTTTAATTCCTTATTTAGAAAAATCAATCTTTCTAATATACTCATTGGTGTTTTTTGTATAATAAATAGAAACACAACCGTGCTCAAGTCTACTAGTAATGCTAAAAAGATTAAATTTTTTGTAGTTAATGTTACAGTAACCGTTTCCTTTTAACATAGTAGAAATTTCAATATTAAACAATTCTGTAATTCTACCATATTTATCTTCACCGAAGAATGTAAGTACGTCGCCTTTATCGAAGTTAGTTATATAATCACCGTGTTCTTTAGAGAAATGGCACAACAGATAACTAAACCGTTTGAAGCTTATTGAACGTATTTTCTTATATTTAATACATTTAATAGCTTCTTTAATGTAATCATTATACCCACTAATTAATTCAGCTAACTCACTTTCTTCTTTTTCGATATATTCTTTTTTGAGTCTAATTGATTCTTTCAACTTATCTATCTTTGCTGAAAGAATATTGATATCGTCTTTAGTATCCATTACTTTAATCCTTAAATTAAGACTCAATCTTAGACATAACGTTGATATCTGTACAAACCATAGTATCAATACATGTTACAGAGCTTGTGTCTATATTAAATTCTTTATTTGAAATAAATCCTTTAATGTAATAAAGATTACCTTCACCAGAATCACTAATCATGGTTTTAATCTTATCAAATGCTAATTCGTATATCTCAAAATTATCTTTATAATTAGGTAAATCAGAACACTTAATTGCATCTATTCTAGTCAGTTCTTTATCATCGTCATTATAAAAATAGAAGATACTGTTAGGTTCAGATACCCTACAATAACTAATTAATCTAGCTACTTTAGCATAACTTTCTGTCTTAATAGTTTTAATATCATCCCGTGAGATATTTTTAAGATTCAGTATAGATTCAATCTTTTTATCATTTTGTTTAAGTTCTCTATTCAAATCTGCGATTGTAGATTCTAGATAGCTATTTTCATCAATTAAATAATCAGGGATGAGATTTTCATCTAGTTCATTTATTTCCATTTTAACACCTATTGGTTTATTGTTTAATAACGAGTCTTGTAACTTCTTTACTACCATTTACTGTAAAATAAACTACTCCATTGTATTTGTATTCATTTAACAGTTTACATTTTAAAGACCAAAGATAGTTACAAACAGATATGTATTCGTTGTATTCTTTTTCTACATTAAGATCGTATTCTTTAAAGAATTTCTTTTTAAGTTTAAAACTATATCCAGTAGGTTTTAAATAATAAAATTCTCCATCCAGAGTATAGAATTTAATATCATCACCTGGTTTATAACCAGAAGGTTCAATAGATTCAATTACTTTAAAATCAAAACTACTATCTGGATTACGTGTATCTGAGATAACTTCTTTAGTATTTATAGTTAGTAAATTATCCAAGAAGTCTTTTACATTAGTCGTTTTCTTAATATTCGAAGTAAGCAAATATTCTTCGTTATTAATTCTAGACTCTACTAGTTCTAATTCTTTTATTTTTTGATTAATGGCAATTAACTGTAGTTTTAATTCAGCTTCTTTAACTAATAGCTTGTGTGGAATGATTATTTGTTTATCTTCCATTTTGATTTTCCTTTTATAAAAACACCAGTGTTAGTAAAATACTACTTATATATGGTAAATAGCTAAAGTATTATTTTCTGTTAAGTACGTTATACCGAAACGTATTTTAACTCTATGTTAGTAATACTTTAAAAGATTCTGAGTAAAACAAATTCCAAACAAATTTATTTTACTAGTTAAAAAAGGATTTATTATGTCTTTATTTGATCAAATTATTGCAGGTAAAGTTCAGGTAACTAACCTGGATGCCACTGAAGACAACCTGGACAATGTTGATACTGAAGGTACTGAAGTAGACGCTGGTGAAGGCGAAGTTACTGAAACAGTTACTGAAACTGAAGTAGAAACTACTACTGAACAAGAACCAGAACAAGAAGTAGAAACTACTGTTGATTCTGAAGGTCAAGAGCTTGTTGAAGAAGCTGACGAAATCGAAACTGATTTGCTCGATATTGAATCTGACGAACAAGAACTCGAAGAAGTAACAGCTGATGTAGAAGAAGCTGAAGAAGCTGCTGTTGCTACTGAAGCTTTCTTGGCTAACTTGTTTGCTGCTAAATACACTGGTGGTTTGTCTGCTGCACACTGTGAATTGGCTCACGAACACGTTACCTACATTGGTCGTCAAATTAAAATGCCTGCAAAAGATATGCCTGCTTTGGACTATGGTCGTGAATCATTTGCGACTGCCGGTGCAATTGCTATGTCTACCGAAGGTGCAATCCAATCTGTTAAAGACTTCATCATGAAAATCATTAACGGTATCGTTTCTGGTATTAAATGGATTCTGGGTAAAGGTCGCGAACTGTTTAACAAAATGTTTGACCAATTGGGTAAATTGCGTAAATACGCAGCTAGCCTGAAAGAAAAAGTAGAAAACATCAGCACTGATACTCCTAAAGAAACCAAATACAAATCAAGCAAAAACAAATGGTTGATTTGTGGTAATGGTAGTGGTGATTTTAGCTTCGGTACTGTAGTTGATGCTGCTAACGCCATTAAACATAATACTACTGACCTGATTAAAGGTTGGGATGTTAACTATACTGCCGCAGTATCTACTGAAAATGCTACTATCGCAGACAACATTTTGAATGAGTTGGAGAAAAACGCAGAAAAAGCAACCGATATTAAAATCGATACTACATCTATTAACAGCATCGGTCAATCTGCTAAAAACATCGATATCAAAAAATTCGATGCTGCTTTCCCATTCAAATCTAAAGCATGGCTTGATGCTGCATCCGCAGCAGCTACTGGTAATGTTATCATTAACGCTACCGGTGTATACCCAGGTGGCTTTATTTTATTGGCTTCCGCTGAAGATGGTAACCTGAAACGAATTTACAAAGGTAAAGTTAAAGTCGGTGAACTTAAGAAAAGTATTAAAGAAGAAGCTGAAGTTAGCCGTAAATCTGAACTTCTTCAAGCTTTAGTCACTATTAACAGTGCTTTGGATGACTGTGAGAAAATTCGTGCAATGGCAGAGAAAATGAATCCTACCATTAAGAAAATGGAATCAGTGATGAACAAATTCCGCATGAAATACATCACTTTCACTAAGAAAGCACGCGATGACCGCAGCTACATGCAGAGCATTAAAACAATTCGCACTGCTGTATCTTTGATTAAACAACAAATTTACTTGCTGCGTGCACCAGGCGAAGAAACTGTTAAGCTTGCTTTGAAATCTACTTATGGTGTTCTATCCGTAATCAACGTTCAAGTAGCATTGTACAACAAAAAATAAGATAAAACAATTAGTTTAATCTGATAGTATTTAGACACTACACGGATATCCGTGTAGTGTCTATTTATTATTATGTTCTATTATAATTTAGATTATTTCAAATAACTTACGGTGTATAACACCTAAGTCGTCTGAATTATAGAATAATTCAGATAACACACGATACAAAGTATCTGTGTCGTCTGAAAATATTATAGATATTTTCAGATATATACTACTATAGTGAAAGAGAAGAAAAATTATTTATCTTCTCATTAATCTATTTTACCATTTGTACAATATAGAAAGGAATTTATCATGTCAAATTCTAAAACCACCCGACAAGAAAACCTGAACAAATATGCAGATATGTTACATCGCCAAAACGTATCTGGTGAAAAACCAAAAAGCGGCGAAGTAAAAAATACTAAACCATTTGAAGAAGAAAAGGAAATCAAAATGAAAGCAAAAGAAACAGTGGAATTGGAATCAATGTCTATGGAAGAAGCACTAGTTGATGAAGAAACCAAAGCTTTGTCAGCTAATGTTCTGAAAGAATGTTACCAACTTATTCGTGCTAAAATTGAGGACAAACTTCTCGATGAACATAAGGCTGAAATCACTGAAGAGTGTACTGATGAGTCGATGACAGCTATGCGTAGTTATTTGGCCACCATGCCAGAAAAAGAAATTAAAGAACTTGTTTCAGATGTGGTTAAAGAAATGGTTGATAGCCAACTCTTTAATACCATCAGCGAAGTTGTTCAAGAAACTGAAGAAAAGCTCGAAGCCGCCGATGTGAAAGTAGACTTAATGGAAGAAGCTAAGAAAGCAATTCTCGAAAAAGCTGAAGAAATCGAAGAAAAAGCTTTTGGTAAAAACCAAGAAGTAAAAACTGAATCTAATGAATCAGTAGAATCTTCTACTGAATCAGAAACAGTAATCGTAGAAACTGAAGAAGAATCTCCAAAACCTAATGGCTTTGTTTGGCCTATGGGCAAATTCAGCGAAATGTTTCCTGGATAATCAGTTAGTTGTGCATGGAGTAATAGATAGGGCATCTTATCTATTACTCTTTAATTTCTATTTATTTTTCACTATTTATTTTTTGTGATATTTACTTTTTTAAGGAGTTTGAAATGAAAGTTACTTTTGATGTAGACACTATTACCAAAATAGAAAAGAAAAAGACTATTATCGATAACGTCTTTGGATTCACCAATGAAGAGCGTAATCTATTAAATCATCTTTTTATTATATTTTTAGAAAGAATCGCTGTCGATGATGGTGATAAAACTTTTATCTTATTAGATAAAGACAGAGAGAAAAGTAATCTGATGTTTATTTACATTACTTGTCTTTATGCTAATTATAAATCAATGGGTGAAGCAGATTTAACGTTTAGCAATATCGATGAAATCAAAGATGATGTATTTGATTTTCTATACAGTCTAAACGATATGCTCGATGATATCCCCAATGATAATACCGTCTTCATCGCATATACTGATGGTAGTTTTTATTTAACCATCGGAAAAGCTTAATATAAGATACTACTAGTAGGAAGTAACTTCCTACTAGTAGTGTATATTTTTTTTGAATATTTTTCAAACCTATATTATTAAAGTGAGATTAATCTTTATATAAAGGAATTTAAAATGAAAGAACCTATTAACAAAGAAGACCTTGATTCAATTATTGAATTTATTTTCAATAAATTAAAACAAACATTAAAAGAAGAAAATATCGATAAGAAAACACCACTATATATCGAACACGATTATAACTCATGTGTATTAGATATTGAAAATGTTCATAAAACATACAGTCATACCCGTGTTGTCTCGATAATTAATAGAGATGGGATAGATAATTCTTCTTTTATTGTTATGCGAAATAGTCTTACAGGGGTTCATGGTAATAACATTCTTAATGTAAGAGATGGGGCTACTTTCGCTATCGCTCGTTTACACAATGGTGATTTTTGCATTTCTGTGTTAGATCATTACTACCATAATGACCGTTTATTCAATCGTGATAAAGACGATATTATCCGTCCAGAGAAAAATTATTATCCAGACATGATAAATAAAGTACCAGTGTCTAGAACGATTATAAATCCTCGCCATTCAGAGTACTATTATATCGAAAATAGGTTTGATAAATTTTATTCCAAGGCTATTGATTTAATTAGTTCAACTAATGAAAAAAGACATAACGCAGCTATTAGTTTTATAAAGGAATTTAAACAATGAATAATCTAGACAATCTATTCAAGTTACCTGTATACGAAGAGCCAATTTATATTGTAGTCGCAGTATCGGATAAATCAGATATTGAAAGAGGGATAAATAAATACCTTGATTTAGATTTAGAATCCTTAAAATCTCATGTAGACCATGTTTACCAACAAGATGATCGTTATTTCTTTATCAATGTATTAAAAGATAAAGAAGAAATCGATAATCCATTTCTGATTCGTTTAGTACAAGCAGGTCGTGTTATATTGACTTGTCGATATAAAATCTGTACTAATATCACGTCAGATAAATTTGAAATAACTGAAGACAAAGATACTCGCACTTATTCATTTAAGATAAATAACTCTGAAAATGTAATTACTATTTTAGAGAAGAATGTAATTACGTTAAGAGATCGTGCTAATATTTTATTTGAATTTAGTAAAGGTGATTATGCTAATATCCTATCTGAACTTAGTAATGGTGATGATTTTGTCGAGCGAGTAATCGCTAAAGAAAACTACACCGAAGATGAAGATGTTAAATCTTTTATCCTCGATTTCTACAATCTTGTTCAAAATAAGATTCCTGATATTATTAAAAGTAATATCGAAATAAAACCTTCCATCAACCTCTCTTTAAAATTTATATAAAGGAAATAAAAAATGAAACAATTATTCAGTATTGATACTATCTTATCAGCAATCATTCTAGTCGCAATATTTGCGCTAGGTTTAGCTTGTGGTTATTATGGTAAAGGAGTATTGCTGTGATTAAATCATTGGATATTAACATAGAAGCTGTAGTAATACATAAAAACCAACTCGATAAAGAGTTTTTAGATTTATATCGGAGAGTTTATAGTATTTGTACAGAGAAAGAAGATTTTTATATCTTCATTAATAGAATTAGCCAACTCGACTATAGTACTATAGCTAAAATTGAAAGAGACACATTGTTAATCTCTGAGTTGTATTGTGATTATAATTTAGATATTACATTTCCTGAAATGACTTTATCTAGTTTACCACGATATAAGTATTTAAATACAGTATCTAAATTCTTGACTAAAGAGAATGTTCAGTTAAAATCAATACACGTTAGTAAAGTGAGAAGTTTATCTTTAATGAGTAACGATATTGAAGTAACTAATAATACGATTATGGATGATGTTAAATCGTCTATCTATAGTCATTACAAAGACGACCCATCGTCAAAACAACCATTAGCTATTATTGGTGAAGAAATACCTGAAATTATCTTTAAAAACATAAATACGATTGTTATTTATAATCTTGGTGAACTTTCAAAAGTTTTTATTTAAAGGAAATCAAAATGTGTAATCAATGTCAATGTAACCATGACCACAATGATGTACAATTAGACAGTATCGGTGATATTGTTGTCTCTACTATCTTCGGTACATTCACCGTACCAGATGAAGTAGTTAAAGAATCTCTGTTAGAAGACGAGAAAGACGCGCTGAATATTATTCGCCGTATTCAACACTGGCGTTCATCCGATGGTCAAATTGAAGGTGCGTATGGTCTTTATAAAGATCCACGTTGTGATGAGACTCTGTACTTTGATATGGATAATGTCTGGATTATTGCTGAAGATGAGAATGGTGAAGAATACGAAGAGTATATCGATCTTGATGGCGACATCATTATCGCAGCCTACCGATATCTACACAATGAACCACATATGTCTTATCCTTGGTTAGAGAAATATGTAGATTAAAACATAAACACTAATAAAGAGTAGAGGAATAGCCCTCTACTCTTTTTTATTTAAAGGAAATCAAAATGAAATACCGTCGTGGTTTAGCACGTAAAGTTGAAAAATATTTTAATAAATATTTTTGTAAGTATAAATCTAAAACAAGATTCAACAGATTCGAATACTCAGCAGTTAAACGAATGGTATATAAAGAATGGTATTTCGATAGAAATATCTCATTTGAAGATACTTACGAAAGAGAATTCTTCAATGACTGGGTAGACCGTTCTCGTATTAACCTTACTTTGATGGGTTATATCGAAGGTAGTAAAACATCAACAGGTGAGAAACTCTTTACAGGGTTTAAACCAAATCAGGCAGTTGTTATTGGTGCAGTACGTAATAACAATCAATCTACTATTAAGCAATTACCTATTCCTTATAAAGGAGGTCAGTAAATGAAGTATAAGTTTATATACAAACCTGTATTAAATGTTATTCTAAAACATTTATACCGTTATAAACATATCAATAAGTTTACAAGAAATAGTTTAGATAAACTAAAACAAGATAATGTTGATAAGATATATTATTCTTGTCCTAAACTTATCCGTAATTCCTGTAATGCTAAAGGCCCATTCTTCTTACAGATTCTTAAAGGTAAAAGTATCTGAAATATAACATGGTTTAAATACCTTACAGTATTATATACAGTAAGTCGCTTAAAATTATTATAAAAATAATTTTAAGTATATACTATTTAAATGGTAATAGAGAAATAGATAAATTCTTTATAGATTAAAACATAAAATAGCGACTACTCTATACTCCTGTTGTAGCAGGAGTATAGAGTAAATCATGTCGCGGAAAGGAGGTGAAAAAATGGATATGCGTTTAGTTCAAATCATACAGAACAAAGTTCTGAGTGGTATAGAGCTTTCAGAAAATGAAAAGCAGTACCTAAAGAAATACGAACAGTCGAAAAACTACGTGTTCGATAATTGGTTAGCAAATAATCGCTAACCACACCAAAGAAAAGCAATATTTACAGTATTGCTTTTCTTTTTTTCCTTTCATAGTAAAGAAGTTAAAGAATTAATTAATATTAATTCAAGTAACTTACGATACAAAGTATCTAAGTCGCTTGAATTATAAAATAATTCAAATCTATACTATTTAAGTGAAAGAGTGGAGTTATCTTCCAATCTTTCTTCATATCATTTCTCCTACGTCTGAATATTGCAGGACGTTAAATAAAGCAATACACACCCTGGTGCAGGTGTGCCCCGAAAAATGCACTATCTTTAATTCAGAGTGAATGAGGTGTTTCCTCTTCCCTTTCCACCTTAGTTGCTCTGGGTTGAAAGTTACATAGTAAACTCCCTTTGAGATACTCACCCTTTGTCGGGGTGAGTATCTTTTTTTTACCATGAAAATGATTTTTTTAGTTTGTCTATAAAACCTAGATTAGTAAATAAGTCAGGAGCTATTCTTTTTTTAGTTCCATTGTATTCAGATTGAGAAATTCTCTCTACCTGACACATTTCCGGAATATACTTACTTTCTAGAGTCTTACTGTCTAATCTAGGGAAATATCTTATCCGATAATACCCTGGTAAACATGGCTCACGATAACGGTCTATCTTTACTTTATCAGACATTACTTCTAATAAGTATTCATACACCACATCACTTATCTTACCACCTTCAATACCAATATTAGTATACTTTACTTCAGATACAATCAGTTTAGCGATAATTTCACCTTTATATTTTTTGGTTTCTTTATTGTAAGGTACTAACCAATGTTCATTAGACCAACCAACATCGTATACTAATTCTTCATTTGGTTTTAAACAATATTCAAAAGGTAGTTTATAGATATACCACCCATTCTTAAAATCTACTTTCTCATTGCTTCCATAGCCACTATAACCGTACATTAAATGCCAAACTAATTCATTCATTCCTTCTACACAACCAATGACACTATCTGATACATGTACTCTAGGTACTGTTTTATCTTCTTTTGGCCCAGGTCTTTCTGCTAGACGAGGTACAAACTCTTTAATATTTCCATTTACTGAACCATGTAACATATAGGGATAATCAGGATTTGCTTTCACAATCTCTATATTCTTTCTCACCTTTGGTTTTTGATTATCTACATATTCTTCGATATCAGTTAGATGTTTATCCATTTTATAATTTCCTTTAAACGTATGACTACTAATTATATAGTAAAGGACATACTATGTTATTACAATTACCCATCAGGAATGAAAAAGCCAGTATTACTCGACCAATCGTATTAAAGGTGGTACGAGATTTAAAAGAATACTTAGACATCTTTCCTGATAATATTAATATTATTTACATTGACGAAGAAGGTGTACGTAAAGAGAATGGTACTGCTACACATGAATTAGGTAAAGAAGGAATCAATACGACTTCTAATCCTTTAATTACCTTATCGGTTACTGAGGAGTATCGTAATAATACTTTCTTACAGTATCAACACTACGACCAAGAGTTCCATCCTTGTTTCTTACACGATAAAACTCAAACATCCATTACACCTTATTATTCAGATGTAGAAATGCGTTTGAATATTTCATACAGAGCACCTTCTAAGGCTGCTGCTAGAATGTGGTTAAATAGCATCAAATCAAAGATTAGAAGATATAGAGATGCTTTCCCACATAACTTAGAATACTCATACGAGATACCTGAACAATTCATTTACACGTTGACAGAAGTTTATCGTCTGATTCACAATCAAGATAAATCTATTGGTAATGTATCTGATTGGTTTCAGCAGTACTTTATTAGAAGATTTGGTACGGCTTCTGATTCAGCAGGTATTAATACTATCTTTGTAGTATCTGAAATCCAACAACAAGTATTTGGTTATTTTAATTTCGATGGCATGATTGAAGAAGGTGATAAAGCAGATGGTGCGACTTCTTGGGTAGTTTCTTTTGATTATCTATTACGTTATCAAAAACCTACTGATATCTCTATCTGGGTACCTCGTACTATTTACAATCAAGTATTACCTGATTCCATTATGGGTGTTGATGATGAAGGTGAGGTAGAGACTACTAAACCAGATGAGGTGAAGTTTCCTGAAAATCAGACTTATTATACCAATTCAGGTTATTTCTTAGACCAGTATTCATCTATTCGTGATAATGCTGGGTGGGGTTATTATAATGGTATTACTGTGCCTAGATGGAATGAATTTCAACCATTACAATCACATTCTATTGTAGGATTAGAGAGATTTGTAGACCAGTTAGTATTATTCTTACCTGAAGATAAAGAAGGTGATTTAATCTTAGATTTAAATAACCCACAAGGTTACGACATTGATGAAGATTTAAAAGCTTTCATTGTTTCTGAAAAAGATTACATGTTACACAAAGGAAAGTCTGTATTCCAATTATGTGTTTACGAAAATAACGCTATGTTAAGAAGAGACTTTATTAAGATAGATGAAACAGGTAAAGTATATTTAAATGGCGAGATTGATATTTCTAAGATTTACAATATTCGTTTAGGTATTTACCATGATTGGAAATACTTAGATACAGATGCTATAGATAGATTGAAGAAATGGTGCCGTGAGAAAGGTAAATGTCACTTCTTTACCTTTAAAGATAGATATGCTTACAATGAATGTCAGTTGGGTATTCGTCGTCATCCTGATGATAGATTCTTTAAAGAAGTAGAGTATGTTAATGATAAGTATTCTGAACTTTACTTTAGAATCATTGAATACATTGCAGGTAACAGAATGCCTGATATGGTTAAAAATAACCGAAACTGGGGTAAAGACCATCCATCTATTCTTAATACACACAAAACTGTACAAACATTCAATACAACCAATATTAGCCATCCTAAGGAGAGGTAAATGCCTACTTTAATTACAGATAAATATAAACCAGAACAGGCAAAACCCGTACATGAGTTTATTGAAAAACCAAAGATTGTTCCTACTGATTTTAAAACAGCAGTAGTCGATAATAAAATTAATCGATTAGATACCTTAATCCGTTATGTAGAGGGTTCTCACCAAAAGGTTATTTACTTTAGACAAAGATTAGGTCGTGATGATTCAGTATCCCAATATTCTCAAGATACTTCTGCTGCTCATCAGCAATACGAGAGAATTGATGGTTTAGAGATTGTCATGCAATCTGGTTTGTCTACTTCCAATAATGGTAGTGATATTAGAACTACCGAGATTACAGGTGAAGCACTGATTGAACAGCCTATTATTCCCAATGTAGGGGATATCATGTTAATGGACTTTGGTAGAGGTACATTGGGTTGGTTTGGTATTAATAGTACTCGCCGTATGACGCATCGTACCAATACTTTATACGAAATCCAGTTCTCTTTGTCATTTGAAATTACTGACCAATTAAATGACCCAAGAATGCTTGACTTAAATAAGAAAACTGTAGAAGTATTTAAGTATTCTAAAGACTATTTAAAAGCAGGACAGAATCCTTTAATCTCTCCTAAGAAAGCAGCTTTATTTGAAGAACTTTTAGAAGAGTACGATAGATTAAGAGTATTGTGGTTTCGTAAGTTCTATTCCCGTATGTTAGAGACTTGTGTATTACCCAATCAATCACATATCACTTACGATGGTTTTTACATGAAAGCTATTCGTAAATGGTTTAGTGTGTGCAATACACCCGAGATGATGTATTTTAAAATCTTCGATGATTCTCAATTCTCTATCTTAAAGAACCCTAGTATCTGGGATGTTATCCATACTCGTGATAAATACTTATTAAGAGAAATATTCACTAAAGCTGTAGCTGTACCGAGTAGTTCTTTTAGTAATATCCCGCAGTTTGCTATGATTCGTTTTTCAGGTTTTGGTTGTGTTGTCATGCCTGTAGAAGTAAGTTATACCAATGAACTCTATTTAAACCATAAAGACATTATTGGTAAAGCTATTGTCATTAACAATGATGTTTCTAAAACCAGAATGCATACTTACCAAAGTATTCCTTTAATCAATCAAGTACTGATGAACGATTCTTATGTATTCTCTCGTGACTTCTATAAAGATTCTTTAGAAGGACAATCTCACTTAGAATTACAACTAAGAAAATATCTTAATGACGATACATTAGATATCGAGACTATTGAGGCATTGGTAAAAGATGTAGAAAACTGGGGTGAAATGGAACAATACTATTTTATTCCTACTTTGATGATTTTAATCCACTATGGTGTAAGGAGAATGTAAGTGGAAGAAAAAAGAAGATATCTTACTCGTGATGAAATGAATTCCTCTGTTTATCGTTTATTCAATACGCCATTCGTTGTAAGGGTGGCTTATATTGATTTGATTGATATTGGTGAAATTCAACGTTATGGGATGATTACATCAGGTGATGAACATGATGATAGATGTAATGCTCACGAGAAAGTCACTGTAGCTTTAAAGATTCCTAAACTATTGGAATTATTTAGAAAACAGATTCCATTTTACTTAGTCGATTCTAGCCAAGAGCATTTGATGTATACAATTATTCACGAGCATTTAATTGAATGGCGAGAATATGTAGAGGAATGCCGAGGAATTAACCATTTGTTAGGTAAAGTCCCTTATAAGGATTTAAGGGATTTATCTGAAATGGCTACAGTAATCTATAAAGTACGTGACCGTAACAACGATAGAGACATTACTGAAACCATTAATGCAATTAATCAATCATTTAGTGTTACTGGTGTATACACAGGTTACGATTTGTTTACTCGTGAGAAAGAGAAAACTGATCTTATCGAAGAGATGAGAAACCAACAAGAGATGGCTCCTCACTTGGCAGATATGGGTAAGATTTCGGAAAAGGTTAGAGGTTAAGTATGTTTGATAACATGACCAATCCAGCTAATGGTGAAATTATAAAAATTGCAAAAGGTAATTCACCTGCTTCTTACGATTACACACAGGCTTATATACATGTCATTAAGAAGAATGTCACTTATCGTACTTTAAAAGTATTATCTTTAGATATATCAAGAGACTATGATAAAAACATAGCTGATGAAATTACCATTGAAGTAATGCTATCTCCTGGTATTTGGGCAGATATGATTTATCCTTATATTGACGATATTGAAATCACTGTACAAAAGTCACCTAGTGCGATTAGTACTTATCAAACCATTCAACGATATAAAGGATATTGTAAGAACCCTATTAATGTTCGTAAAGTAATGGCTATTGCTCAAAATGCTTCTACTGAAGACTTGAATAGAATGGATGTGATTAAGATAGACTTTCAATTAGTGCCTGTTTTAGTAGAAAAATTATTGACTATTCAAGCAGGAACAAATTTTGTAGATTGTCGTGTAGATGAAGCAATGACTACCATGTTAATGAATGAAGGTTCTAAGATTGAAGGTTTAGACAATCAAGATACATTACAAGGTATTGATATAGTGGAACCAGATAATCAAGATACTTATCGCAATATTCCTGTACCACATACTACCCGTTTAATTAATCTACCAAATTACTTACAAAAGTTTTCTTATGGTGTTTATAAAAAAGGATTAAGTCATTATATCCAAAATGGTATGTGGTATATCTATCCTAAGTTTGGTTTAGATAGAAGAGATAATAAAATACGATATGTCAATATCTTTGTTACTTCTCGTGATTTATTACAACATACTCCTGTAACTTATCGTGTAGAAGGTAATGACCTTTATATCATCGGTACAATAGAAAATGAATCAGTAGATAATAATTCAGCTAAGTTATTAAATCACGGTAATGGTTTAAGAACCGTTAATCTGAATGTACAAGATACAGACGATGCGGTTAAAGTAGATGGTAATAAAGCATTAGTGTCCCGTGGTCAATCTGTTAATGAGTTTATTGTTAATGAATCACCAAACAATGTACTACATGCTCCATTAGCACAGACTAAAACCAATACCAATGTATACGAACAAGTCTCTTCTTTAGAAGGACGGGTAGGTAAACTTTATTCTGTGGTTTGGAATAATTCAAACCCTGATTTAATTAAACCTGGTTCTATCATGCGTATCCATTATACTGGTGAAAAGAATGAGCAGTTAATGCTTGAAGGTGTGTTATTAAAAGCACACCACTATACACAAGCCACTGGTCAAGGTATGACTTCTACTTCCTACGAAACCACTACTGGTTTATTTATCTTTTGTAAAGAGTATTAACAGCTAATACAGATACCCTATTACTTGGGGTATCTGTATTATTTTTCAAACCTATATTATTTAATTGATGATACATTCTGGTGATACACCTATCTATTTTCACGAAAGGATATAAAATGGATGTAAATGATGGTTTAAATATTGGTGATAGACCAATGTTAACGAGACATCATTCTAAAAGTAGGTTAGGTAAACTTTCATTCTATTTTGATGAAATTAATAAACCTATTGAAGAGAGTGATAGAATTGAAAAACTGGATGCAAAAGCAGAAGCAATTGTAAACAGTGAAGAAAACAGTCAACAAGAATTTATTGACAAGGAGGTTACTAAAATGCTCCTTGGTGATAAAAATGCGCTCTATGTTATTAGACGTGTAAAACAGCTTCTTAATCAGCAAGAAGCTAATTAAACTCTTAAATAAAAGGAAACCAAAATGATTAAAGTAATAGCATTTGAAGGTGTATCTAATGTAGGTAAAACTACACTGATTAAAGCATATGCTAAGAAACTTCAAAATGAGGGTAACTTGGTGTTTATTCACAAACCTACAGGTGATGAATCTACATATGGTAAAGAGTACGATATCTTCTCATTTGAAGGTTTGGATAAAGATTATGCAAAACCTTATCAAGAACGTTACCAAAAAGCACGTGAAAATGTAGCTGACAGCATCGGCTATCTATTGAGTAAAGATGCCAATCTGAACGATGTGGATAAACATGCTGCTATCCATGTTATTTGTCGTTGTAAAATCGAACAACTACACGTAGTACGTATGCTTTTGAACAATATCGTAACCGATAAAGATATTTACTTGTTGGTAGACAGAACCATGATTTCTTCTTTGATTTATGGTTACTCTTATAATGGTAATGGTAATCTTGAATCACTGATTGTAAATAAACAATATCAATCAGTACTCGGTGTGAAAAACATGATAGATGTATTTGTCAATGTTACTCGTAATGAACCATTTAATCTCCCAGAAGCGAAACAAAATGGTGCAGAGTTTGATAAGACATTTGACCATGAATCTATGTCTAAACATAATCAATATCAAAAGCTCTATCGTGATTTCTTTGATGTCGCTATCGGTAATCACAAAGTCGTAACGATTGATGTGGGTGATGAAGAACCAGATGTACTGGCTTCTGAATTGGATGGTATGGTTGATAAAGTGGACGTTAGTGGTATGGATTGGTATGAATTCATGCAATTGGCTAATAGTACTAACTCTACTTATAATGGTGATATCAGTAAATCACTCTTCCATGGCTTGGTAGGTATTTTAGGTGAAGTTAATGAAGTTTACGATACTGAAACCACACAAACTATCGTATCTAATGAACCATTGACCTTTGAACAAAAACAATGTATGTTATCTGAAATGGGTGATGTACTTTGGTATTGTGCGATTGCACTTCATGACCTTGATCGTGTAATTACTGATAAATTTTCTTCTTCTAAAGGACTAAACATTGTTGATAGTATTAATTACAAATACTGTAAAGCTTTAATTGTTGATTACATCGCATTTGATAAACTGAACACTGTTTATAAACTGACTTTCAACGATGAAAATAGAGATAACTTCTTAATGGGTTTGTTCCAAAACCGCTTATCACGTACAGCTTCTGTAATTGATGACTTTAAGAAACATTACTTCTACGGTCAGCCTTTGTCTGATGTATTGATTAATGATTTCTTTATGTTGGTTCAAGATGTTGTGTCTACAGTGAATACAGCTGCATTTGAGTATGGCATGGATTTAGAATCTGTTGCTAACAGTGTCATCAAAAAACTGAAAGCTCGTTATCCTAATAAGTTTTCAGTAGAAGATAGCATCAACCGAGACTATACTAAGGAATCTCAAGCTTCTGGTTTGTTAGGTAAATAAGTACTGGACTACTACGGGGATAAAACCTCGTAGTAGTCTATTATTTTTTTGTCTATTTATCGGGCAATTCTATGAGAATTTATATTTACACCCCTGATAGGAGTATCCTAAATGAATTTAAGAATGTTGATTGAAGAACTCTCTTCAATGCCCAAAGATAAATTACTGTACGATTCCATTAATCAACCTACATGGCATATGTCACAAACAGGTGAAGTAGTATTAGCAGGTTCACCTTGTCCTATCCAGACAGTAGAACAGCTTTTACATAAACTAAAACTCATCCAAAAAAGGGACTTGCCTTCTCAAGATTTTAGTTTCAAACGTGCTGTACATGAAGACATTGAGATTTATACTATTTCTGCTAAACTAGTAAATGGTATCAATAAACTAAGAACTGAACTTATTACTTCTTCTACTGTTAAACTCTGGCAGATGTTCTCTACTGACCATATGTTAGTAGATGTAGCAGTAGGTGGCCCATCTTATCTTATGTCTTCTGATAAAGTAAAGATTTTGGTTAATAAACCTTATTATCAAGTATTAGGTTTAAATGGTAAACGTACTTATTTAGAAGAATTGCTAAGCGTACATTCTTTCTCTTGGCAAGATGAAAAAGGACAAATTCAGTTCTTTAATAAAGCATACTGGGATAATTCATCTCATGATTGTCATTGTGATGATGCACCAGTTCTTGACATTAACAATAACGCAGGTGGTTTCAATACCATCCATCCATCGAAAGGAAAATACACATGCCAGTAAAATCTGCATTTAATAAAAAACCACTTATTACACTCGGTATCATTGCTCTACTCTTAATTGGTATCATTTTTATCAATGTAAGTTGTTCAGCTAAAATGGATAAGCCACAAACCCAAACCACACCTACGGTAGAACAAAGTAAACCTACTGAATCTAAACCAGAAGTAAAACCAGAACCTAAAGAAGAAACTGGTAATACCATTGTAGAAGAAGAATCTACTGTAGAAAATAAAACAGAGGATGTGATTAAACCTTATCAATTACCTGTCTTAGATATTAAAACTAAGCTAGGTTTAACTCGTGATGATAAGGACAATAAAGTTGTTTCTTATTTCAATACTGCTTCTAAGAATGGTAAGTTTAAACGTGTGATGTATTATATCTGTTCTCCTAAAGATACTGTACTACCTACCAAAGGTCGTTACTTTATGTTTGACTTAGGTGCTACTGAAACTTCACGTCCTATTGCTATCAACTCTATTAATGTAGGTGATAATTCTTACTTAGTAACTGATAAATCTAAAGTGAAAGAAATTCTGAAAGACTTAAATACTCACAATGAATTTCATTTGATTTTAGAAAACTCTCAACGAATTAATATGTTTGTTGAGCCGCGTAAAACTAATACTTTACCTTGCATGTAACTATTTACTCTACTGACCTCTTATAGGGGCCAGTAGAGTAATAAACTATCTTAATTTAAGCATATATTATTTAAATGGTAATAGAGAAAGAGTTTTACTCTTTCTCTATTTAAGTTTAATAAAAAATAAAGTATAAAAGCGACTACTCTATACTCCTGTTGTAGCAGGAGTATAGAGTAAATCATGTCGCGGAAAGGAGGTAAAAAATAATGGATTCTAGTTATCTTATCCAAACTCTTCAAATTAAGAAGATGCTTGGAGAAATAACCCAAGAAGAAAATGAATGGTTAGAAGCACTATTACGTGTAGAAAATAATTCATTAGATACATGGGCAAGTAACAATTAGTACTAACTACACTAAAAGAAAGACAGTGTGACTAGCATTGTCTTTCTTTTTTCCTTTCATAGTAAAGAAGTTACTTAAATTAATTCAAATCTATATTATTATATTGAAAACGATTAATAATAATCGTCTATTGTCTCACTTTATATAAAGGAATTTTATTATGTTTAAATATATCAAAAATCAAATCATTAACTTAGTTAATAAAAACCAACCAAAAGAATTTGGTGAGTATTTTAATAATGCTTACCATACTCCAAAGGACATCCATAAGGATATTATCAAGAATATCCAGTACTGGTTAAATGAGGAAGAACCTCGCTGTAAACAAGTGAAGTTTAAAGTAGCTGAACCGGTATATGGTACTGATGTCTGTATCCTTAAAGTAGACATTAAAGTCTATATTAAAGATGCCCATACAGGTACTATTGAATTTGAATTGCATGATAATGCAGGATTCAGCAATCATGAACATTATTCTATCTTGAAGTTTGCTCAAGATGAATACGTTATTTCTACTTATAACGAATGCTATAAGGCAGAAGATATCTTAGATAAGATGGAAGATGCTTGCCATCGTATTTCTAAGAAGGTATCTAACCACATTGATGTGGTAGATGATTTATATAAAACCATTAAATAGGAGTATCAAATGAAGAAGTTCATTGGAGCATTAGTAGCAGTAGGCTTAGCCGCTACTGCTTATTCAGCTGAAGCAAAACCGCATAAGGTAAAGAAGCCTAAACGTACATCACACAAAGTGGTTAAACTTCACAAGAAACACAAAGTGAAGAAACACCCACGGATTAAGAAACACGTGCGTCATCACGTGGTGAATAATCACCGCGTTGTAAAACAACACGTGATAGCGAAGCATCACCTTGCGAAGCATCATCTTAAAAAGCAGGTAAAGAATACTCACCAAAAGGTAGTACATGAAAAAGAGAATGTATCGCCTAACAGTGAAGTCGATATGTTGGCTTTGGCTATCCACAATGAAGCGCGTGGTGAGCCTCGCAGTGGTAAATACGCAGTAGCTAACGTGATTCTCAATCGAGTAAAACACAAAAGCTTTCCTAACTCTGTTCGTAAGGTCGTAACACAACCAGGTCAGTTCCAATGGTATCACAACCATAAGCTACGCTCACGTACAACACCTACTGAAGAAGCTCGCTCTATTGCACGTGATATCTACCAGAAACATGTGTCAGGTCGTCGTGTCGACAATACAGGTGGCAGTATCTTCTTTAGCTCAAATGGTGTACGCCCTGCACCACGTGCTATAAAAAGTGTACGTGTAGGTCACCATCAATTCTATCGTATTAAAACTTAAAAGGAATCCAATATGGAAAAAGCCAAAATTGAAATCATCCGGAAAGACTTACCTACCTATATTTTAACCATCACTGGATTTGATTTGGATGAATATGTTTATACACTATCCAATTCAGAAGAATTTCCACACAGTGTAAAGTCTTATCCACACACTAATACATTGACTATCAAACCACGCTATGGTAAAGAATCCATTACAGTAACATACGGTGATATCATAGTGTGGAATAATGTATCTGTAGGTGTCATCTCTGCTTCTGAATTACTCGAAATTGTTAAAGTAAAGGAAAATGAAAATGAATGAAAATGAATTGATTACCTTTAAAGGTAAAGTCGAAGAATTCTTTATTAATTGTCAAGAAGAATTCTCAGTACGTTTGCAAATCGAATCTGAAGTAAACACATTTGTTCGTAAGAAGATGTTAATTTACAAAGAACCTTTCAAACAACACTTGCGTGATTTTATTGAAGAAAACAATGAGCTGATTGCTCAATTAAAACACGCTAATCTTATCTTGACTAAATCACGTCAAGTAGACTTCTGTACCAATAGCTCAATGGAAGTATCGTTTATGTTAAATGGTAAACGTTATTTCTATTCTATTGAATACATCGTAGCTTAAAAGGAATATGAAAATGGTTATCCCTAAAAGTAAACGTAAACAACGTCAATTCTTTATTGAATTAAATTACTTGCAGAAAGTAGATTTTGAAAAAGCAAAACGTTTAATCAATAAAGGTGACATTAGTAGTGTAGTACGTGGTGTTGAAGTATTGATGAATAAACCTCGTACCACTAGCAAGAAAAATGCCTTTTCTTACCATCTGGATTCATGGTTAGAGGCTCTACACGATAGAACAGATGTATTGTTAGAGGAACTTCGTGATAAAACCATTAAAGAAATTGGTTCTTTCCCACATCCAGAAGTTCTCACATTGGAAGAAAAGGAGGACTTGTGGCTTAAGACTTTACCGGAAGAAATTCGTATTGACTTATCCTCTCCATTAGAAGATTTTCATGATAGTCTAGAAGACGAAGGATGTTCAATTGATTATGGTACTCCATCGAAACAAGACTTTGAATTAGAAGACGAAGAATGGGATGCTACTTACCAAGCAGCATACGGAACAAAGGTTATTGAGTTCCAAGAAGACCACAATTAAATCTTAAAATATTTTAAACCTATACTACTACAGTGAAAAGGATGATGATTCCTTTCACTATTTAAATCTTAATCTACTTATATAAAGGAAATTCAAAATGAATAAACTGATTCTCTCTATCGCCGTATTGGCTGCCTTGACTGCTTGTTCTAAAGAAGAAGCTAAAAAATCAAATGACGAAGTTATCAAAGAGACCATCTCTTCAGATGACTTTAAAAATCTGGACAAAGACGCGCAAGCTATTGTGTTGCGTGCTTTGTCTGACAAAGAAGGTACTGGTTCTAATGAAGTAGCTAACAATGATACTTCAGGTAACGTTGATGATACGGAGCTTACTCCTGAAGAACAAGCCATGGACGATGGTAGTGGTTTGGCTGCTGAAGATAATGGTCAAACCATTCACTTTGGCAATGGTTGGACACTCTTTAAAGAAGGTACGGCTAACTTTGAAGTTCGTAATATGGTAGAAGCCGCTGGTCCGGTCTATCGCTACGAAGGTGATATCGATGGTAACCATGTCACCATGGGGTTTACTTGTTCTCGACCTAATGCAACATCGTATATTGTATTAACAATGGCTAACGGCGGTGAGTTCTCAAGTTATGGTGTAAAAACACTCCCAGACAAAACAAAGTATCCTTTAGCTTTTTCAGTTGGTCCTAATGGTGGGATTAACAAAAGTAGCGATATGCCTAATGGTGGTTTGGAGATTTCTGCTAACGCAAACCTCGATAAGAATACCATCGATGTGAACTATCGTGATCCCAATAGCATGGTCTTGCGAAACGTAAACGTAACCGTTCACTCTACTGATATGTCAAATAAGAACTTCATCTCCCGTTGGTACAATGGTCAATATGACAATATGTACTTAGGTCGTATTACCGATGCTGAAATACAAGCATTTGCCAAAGGTACTGAAGCACCAGAAATCAATGGTAAAGTCAATCAGACTAAACCTATCTTGATTTCTAGTATTCCTAAGCTGACTCCTGGCGAAGGTAAAATCTTCAACAAACATCCATGTAACTTCTTCTAAAATAAAATACTACTCTATCCGTGAATATATGGATAGAGTAGTATTTTCTAAATCTTCATTTCTTTTTTACTTAAAGGAATCTACATGCAACAACATTTGAATACCATTCGTGAAATTTTGCAACACGGTGAAACTATTTTAACAGACCGTAGTGGTTCAGGTATGCGTTCTGTTATTGGTATTATGGAAAAATATCCACTTTTAGATGGTTCATTTCCATTGGTTACTACACGTAAGATTAATTTCACTAAAACACTTCATGAATTGATTTGGTTTATTAAAGGTACTAGTGATGTTACTTACTTAGAAGAAAACAAAGTGCCTTTCTGGACAAAATGGACTACTGAGCGTAATATCCAAATCGATAAGAAACCATTTAAGACTATCGGTCCTATGTATCCTGAAATTTGGCGTAAGCTTTCAGTAACGAATGTCAATGTCGAAGTAGGTTCAGACAAAGCAGATGACCATATGGTGAGTTGTAAGACAATTGACCAATTAAAGGACTTGGTAGTAGGTTTAGCACGGGATATTCAATACGATGTTATCTCACGTCGTCACTATATCTCTAACGTTAACCTAGGTATGCGCCCATTTGAGAAACTAGACCCTATTACTAATGTTAAGATGGGGCATATGGCTTTGGATACCTGTCACCGTGAATTCTTTGTTTCTTTGCGTCCTCTAACAGACACTGAACTAGAAGAAGTCATTAATTACCGTGAGAATCAAGCCAAACAATTTGGAGAAGTAGATAACAGACCATTACCTAAATATAAACTCATGACTTCTCTAACCATGCGCTCTAATGATGTGGCTATTGGTAAACCACACAACATTGCTCAATATGCTTGTATGAATTTTATCTTAGCGCACATTCTTAATTGTCACCCAGGTGAACACACCCACATGGTACATGATGCACACATCTACTTACCACACATCCAAAACATTAAAGAACAGCTAAGTCGTACTCCTTATCCTTCTCCTAAACTATACTTATCTCAACAACTCACTAAAGAAAAATTACTGAGTGGTGATATTGATATTGAATGGTTTAAAGTAGTAGGATATCAGTCGCATCCAGCTATTTCTTTTTCACTAGAAGGTTAAAATTACTTAACGCTACAGTACACCTAAATCGGGTGTACTGTAGTGTAATAAGTATGACTATACGCAGATTATTTAGGAGATTTTAGATGAAATGGATACAAAATTTATTAGATAATTGTGTCTATTGTAAATCACATAAAAAAGATTTATTAGTCATGATAATAGTGGTGTTTATTTTGAGTTGCTTTCTTTTTTTATCTTATATGTATCCTGATGGAGAAAGAAAATTCTCACATAAACCACGTAGTAAAACGGTCAGTTGGGTAACGCAAACTTATCCTGATAATAGAGATTCTTATTACTTATCGGATAATAAAGGTTTGGCTTTAGTATTGACTTGTAAGGATAAGAAATTTACCATACAGGACTTAAAAGCCATGACTATTTTAAGAATATCATTGTATGGTGAACAACACTCTATTTCTACTTTAGGAATGGATGATGATTTGTATAAAGTACCAGTGATTAACGATAATCCAAACCCTACTGAAGAACAAATTCGTTTTCTAAAGAAATTATCTACAGCAAACGTAATCACATTTGAGTTTAAAAAAATTAAGTACACTTGGGTGACAGACAATCAAACTACCCTGTCACGTTGTGTTAATCTAGATTAATATAAGGATAAAGCAAAATGGTAGACAATGCAAATAAGCTAATGCCTTACGACCCACGAGTTACGGGTATTGATAACATCAATCGTATTCTGGAAGCTGCAGGTATTCCAGAAGAATTACTGGATGATGTAACGATTGAATCTGTAAAAGATTCATCTAATCCAGAGTTTGGCGTATATCAAGACAAAGTAGGTAACACTGCTTTGAAAGTAAGTTACTCTGGTGAATTGGCTAAGCTCACTAAAAAGACTTCTAACGTTCACTTCTACGACCGTGTGAAACCTATTCCAGATAAATGGCAAAACAAAATCATGTACGTGCGTGATTCTGAGATGGAAAACATCAGTATTGACCAATACATTAAAAATGTTTGGACGAATGATGGCTTCCCATTCTTAGGTGAAAACTTGTCATTTGATGTACAAGGTACAGCTGGTGGTTTACGTTATGGTCGTAACTTAGTAGAAGTACGTCCTTCTCCACGCAGTTATGGTTTAACTGGTGTGGCTTATCAAAAAGTACAATACTTTGTAGACTTGGGACACAAACAAGCTAAGATTGTTGCAGTAGTCAACCCATTTGTCAATACTGTACAAATGAACAAAAAAGACTGCTACATTGAGATGGTAGTACCTCCTGCTGTTACTGTTCAAGAAACTGAACGTCGTATTCTAGACCGTTATTTACGCGAAGCATACGGCATGATTCGCAGTAAAGCCATCTTAAAAGAAATCGATGATGAAGTCATCGACATCGTTCGTAATCCTAACTTCAAACAAGAGCTTCGCGCTCCTGCAAACGAAGAGCAATCTATTGAGAAGAAAGCTTCTGCTAACTATGCTTACTCTTATCTCTATACTCTGTCTAAAGAACAAGTAGAAGATGAAGTATCTTCTGTAGTAGGTAATATTCGTTTGATGGTAGCTCGTGGTTACTTATCTAAACTCTTACTGGACTCTAACTTATTCCCAGTAGAAGAAGAACAAGCTTATCGTTTTAAAGAAGATAAGGTGCGTAGTTTCGTATTCTCTAAATCTAATAAAAACTTTGTAGAGTTTGAAATCACATTAGGTAAAGAGACTTCAGTTACTAATGCAGAACAAAAAGCTGAAAAGATTATTCGTAAATTCTTAGGCGATTATTCTGTATTTGTAGATGTTGGTTTAGAAACTTCTGAAGCTAACCGCTTGATTCTTTCTGTTACTCCTAACGATAAAATCTCTGATTATGTTTCTGGTGATGTTAAAGCCATTGTTAACTATACTCTCCAAATTAATGGTGATGAAGATAACTGTGGTTGTGACCATAAACCTGAAAAAGAGACTGTTGTCGTTAAACGTAACTTAGGTGGTTTCTCTGGTGTAGCCCACTATGAAAAACCAGTTCAACCTGCTACTCCTGCTACACTAGTAGCTCCTGTAGCTCCAGCAGTAACTGAAGAAGCACCGCGTGAATCTGAAAATGCACAACCTGCTCCTGTTAAACCACGCGTTACTGATGTAGGTACTGCTAATTTAATCGATGCTTACCGTCACGGTAGGAATGGATAACAATAATAAACCCTTTTGGGGCACTCACTAAGGGATACTTTTGTGTCCCTATCTTAACTTAAACTTTAAATTGAAGAGGTTATTAAAATGGCTGATAAGTCTGAATTAAATAAAATGCTTACGGAATTTGCTGAGTTCTTAGGTACTGAAAACAAAACTTTAGCAGATGAAATTATTGCTAAAGTCAATGATTTGAAACAAACCATCATGGGTGGTGAAGTTGATGAAGAACTGGATACTTTCCGTGAACTGATTGCTGAATTTAAGAAACTGAAAACTGCTTCAGGTAATACACCTGAGTCCATCTTGACTAAGTTTACTGAAATTGAACAAAAAATCACTGATTTAACAGGTACTGTTGGTACAAACAAAACTACAGCTGAAAGTTTGGCTAATACTGCTAAACAAACTGCAGATGAGGCTAAACAATTAGCTGAAGAAAACAAAACTGTTGTAGCTGATTACGCTGCTGTTAAAGCTAAAGCGGAAGCTGCTGACGTATTGTCTCAAGCTAACCAAACTAAACTTCAAACTGCTGAACAAAAGATTCAATCTATTGAAACTAAATTAACAGATTTAGATATCACTGGATTGGATGTTGCAGCTCTGAAACAAGCTTATAACTCTACTCGTAATGCATAACTAGTTCTATAGTCTATTTGATAAAACAATCGAGGAGACTTATATAATTGAATATAGTTAAATCGATTGTTTTCTCGAAAACAAAGAAGGGATAAATCAAATGGCTAATCAAAAATTAAAAGAACTACTTATCGATACCATGAAGTTTCTTGGAGAGAAGCATAAAGAATTGGCTAGTGTAGCTAAAGCTATTGCTGGCGATGGTTCACCAGAAGGTAGGGTAACGGCAACAAAGGGTACTGTTTATACAGATAATCAAATTACGCTAGGTGTATCACAGTGGATTAAAACCACACCTAGTGGCAACACAGGTTGGAAAGTTTTAAATGGTGATACGGGTTGGGTAGAAATAACAAAAGCTACTACTAGAAAAAATAGTAGTAATAAAGTTTGGATTAGACGAATTAACGAGCGTGTGACATGGAAATTCGGTGGTGATAAGTTTGATTGGTTTGGTATTGTTGCTCAGGCTGATAGGAGTTGGACTGGTTTAGCTAAAGGTGGTAAAATTTACCACACGTATATCTGTCCTCCTACCTGGAATCTTATCCCAGTAGGTTTTCGTTCTCCGTCTAGTTTGATTGGTCAATTCTATTCTGACTTAACCAATAAAGCTTATGGCGTCTGGAAGTTAGGTGGCGTTAACGATAAAAATCAATTTCGTTTAGAGTTCTTCGACCAAGAAGATGCTAAAAAGGCTATTGATGATATTCGTTTTGATACCATTACTTACTTAACAGATGACCCATGGCCTGAGCGTTTAACTGGTTGGTAGTATAAGTAGTTTTTAGTGATAAAACAAACAAGGATGTAAAAAATGTCGTATAAGACTCCGTACAATATACATCGATCTGCTGGTATGAACATTGAAACACTCTTACTGAATGCAGGATATACTAAAAAAATCCTGAATGAAGACGATGTTTATATTCAGTTACTGGAAGACGACACTTTGGAAGGCAATAATGCTAAACTCTTTATTGCCTTTTCTAAAGACGTTGCCTTGAAGATTGATAAGTCTAAAGTAAAAACATATAGTAACGATGCACCTTTACCTAATGGTGCTAAATACATTGAAGTACCTGAATTTCAATCGCATTTAGACAATGCTACATTGAAACAAGTATACGATGTATATAAACGTGTAAACTCTGAAGATAACGTAGACTATGTTCCATTTAAGTTTTCTAAAGAAGACATTGTTAAAGAGTTTACAATCATTGAACACGAATTTAGTCGTCAGAAACTAATTGAATTAGCTAGAGAGACATCTAATCGTAAACCAAATACACCTATCATTCACGGATATGTAAGAGAATTACAAGCTATTCGTGATGGTCAGGTAACATACGAGAATGATGTGCATTTAGTATTCCCTGATAAAGAGTCAGAACGACAAACTGACCCAGCTACTAATTTAGATAAATATTACTCTTACGAACCTTTCACTCCAGTATTAGGTGGTAGTAATATTCAGATAACACCAAAAGGCGTACATCGCTTCTTTGCATTACCTGAATCATTGCATATCCATGCTGCTATGGATTTGAATTTAACAGATACTATTTTGCAATATAATGCAATTAAGTTTGTAAAAGATTTTAACCAATCTTCTTTGAAAGATTTTGTTAAAACAGAAGTTTCTGTTGAAATGGATACTGGTACAGTTACACAGAATCCTGTTGTAGTATTCCATAAACCTAAATCTACTGTTTCAAACAAAGGTTTGTTTAGAGACGTAATTAGAACCTATTATTCTGGTAAACGAAAAGACTTTTTCATCCAAGAATTGTTGGTTAATATTACCGATGAAGTAACACCTAAAACAAAACTAGGCTACGACATATACACTTATGGTTTTAAAGGCTCTGTATTAGAGGGCACCACAAACTATAAAGAATATAGTGTATATCTAGATAGCGAAGCATTAGCTAGCATTAAAGAAAATTTCTACGATTTATTTTCAGGCAGATTAACTGTACGAAATATCTGTCGTAATCTTGGTGAATTAGCTGATGAATTAGCTACTGTACAATTAAGTACATTGGTTGATACTATTCAGTCTACACTGACTGATAGAGATGAAACATATAAAGAAAAATTTCTCCAATTGAAATTTTCATTGGGTAATTTAAACGACGGTAGTAAAACACTTTTGGTTAAAGGTGAACTAATTACCAAAGAAAATACCAGTCAAGTATTACAAGACTTAATGAAAGTATTAAACGCTGAATATAATCTTTCTTTCTATTTAGAAGAAAAAGAAACAGCAAATACTTACGATGTTTCTTCTCTCACTAAACAATATGTTCCTGTTGAGAATACTGATACATTATTAGAAGGTGTATTCAATGTAACTATTGAATACAGTGATGAATCTGTCTTAAATAAAGAATTAAGCGGATTCACTGGTATCGAAGAATAAACCATGCTAAAAGGAAAGTATAATGGCAAATATTAAATATACTATCGGTGTAAAATCCGGTGTTAACTTTGAAAACCTTTTGATTGACGCTGGCTACACTAAAGCCATCTTAAATCAAGAAAACGTTTATTTTACAGTAACTGATACTCCAGATGATGCTGAGTTTAACAGTGCTGTAGATGTAATCCTGCGTAAATCTGTAGCAGATAAAATTGACTTTGCTACTAATGAAGTCGTACACACTTCTTCTACTACTCCATTTAATTCTGAAAAAGTAACTGACAATAAAGTCATTGCTCGTAAAGTAGCCAATGATGGTTCTGTTTACTTTGAAGAAAAACAATTCTCAGCTGATGAATTGACTGGTGGTGAATACGTAATTGTTACTCACCGCTATAACCGTTTGGACTTGTTGAAAGCAGTTACTGGTAAAGAAGAACACACTATTGATGTTTCTGATACTGAAGAAGTATTGCGTGTAGGTGGTGTTTCTACTCTGTCTAAAAAAGCAAACATTGATGGTTTCTTGGCTAAATGGAAACTCCATGCTGATGATGTAAATGGTTCTCCACGTGAGTACTATCAATTCAATAGCGATGGTGATTTAGAATATGGTGTATCGACTACTACTGAATTGAATCCTACTGCCTACCACAAAATTTCTGCCTTACCTTCTAAAGTTAAAACTAAATTGGTATTGGATTTAGGTGCTCAATCTCAAGCTGTACTGTTGCGTCCTAAATTCATTAAAGGTAAAAACCGTTCTTTGACTCTTAAAGAGAATAAAGAATTAAAAGTAAAAGGTAATGTAATTACTACTGAAAACTTGTCTATTGCTGGTGCTACCTTTAGTAAAGACTATGTATTGGGTAAAGCAGTTGAACGTGCATTCCAAGACAAACGTGCTCAATTCTTGAAAGATAACTTACTGGATGCTGCTACTTTATTGGAAGTAAACCCAGTAGTTGCTGATGATGAAGTATTGGAAAAATACTTTACTGAAGAATCTGTACAAACCTTAACTGATGAAAAAGTAAAAGTATTGCAATATCGTGGTAAAGATTTAGCTGCGGACTTGCAAGATAAATTCAAAGGTAAACTGAATGTCTTTGTAGAACAAGTAGACATTGGTGAATATCCTAAAGAATTTATCGACAATAAAGACAACTTAACTCAAGCAGGTGTGTCTGAACAAACTGCTAACTTGTTAAGTGGTTTGACTTTCACTCAAGGTGTATTGACCGATGGTACTAAAGCCCTGATTTTGGATGCTCCTGAAGTGAAATCTATCGAAGAAGCTAAAGTCAAAATGCAACAAGTATTCGGTACTCTGTTGGGTCAATTAGACTTGAAACCTTTGGACTTGTCTGACTTGTCAGCGACTAAAGAAGTAGAGGACGAAAACCACGTATACGATAGTTCTTCTTTCACTCGTGTAGTACGTGTTAAACCTGAGTTTGAATCTATCTTCACTGGCTCATTTGCTCTGGTAGTCGAATATCCTGTTCCTACTGACATCACCGTAGAGAAAGACCTCAATGGTTATGAAGGCTACGAGCATGAACGTAGTGAAATTGATGGGTTATAATGTATTCTAGCTTTTAGTTAAGAGTCATACAGGTACTGTATTCATTCGTACAGTACCTGTTTTTTATAAAGAATGAAAGGATAGAGATGAGTAAAAAATTGTCTTACCGCTTAAGTAAAAGCGTAACTGAGAATTTTGAAAGACTGTTGAAATCTGGTGGTTATAAAGAAGACGCTTTAAATAAGTTTGACTTATACGTTACTCCTTATTTCAATGATAAGAAAAAACCTGTCTTTGAAGGTGATAACAATACTGTTTTGTTTGTAGCTTTGAATAATCCTTATGGTGTAGAAATCAATCAAGGTGATGTACCATTTGATACTTCTATTTATCCATTCCCAGAATCTGTTATTGGTGATGGTGGTAATTTAGAAGTATTGACTGAACCTGAAACAGAGAAACGTTATGTTTATACTTACAAACGTGTTAAATCTGAAAGTGGTGTAGAATACCAACGTGTTAAATTCTATCCTGCTGACCATACCCATAAGTTTTCTATCTACAAACACCAATATCGTCGTGTGTCTTTGGTGAACCATGTAGCAGAAGCTGAAAGCAAAGATTACGTGATTAATGTTTCTGAAGTAGAAAACAACAATGTATTGTCATTTAACGTCAATCCTATTGCAACACTGAATACTTTGTTTGCTAAAGATTCTGACCGTTTGAAACAATATTATTTAGAAGACTTTGCGGGTGCTGGTCCATTTAAATACGGTAACAACACCATTCGTTTGACTCCTAAAAATGATAACGAACTGATTGTTCGCCCACAAGACATTACTGTTAAAGTCATTGGTGACTTGGCTAAGATTCCTAAGACTGACCTTAAAGTTTACCACTTCTGGTTCTTACGTAACCGTACTTACCGTAAAGTAGGTAATAATGATATTGACTTTAGACCTATTATTGGTAACCGTGTACGTGTAACACCTACCGGTAATAACGTCATGGAAATCATCTTGTCATTTACCTATACTGGTGATATCCGTGGTCAAGGTGAGTTTATTAAACGTGCTAATTTAGATACTTCTGAAGTAACTCAAGTACCAGATTTGTTTGAATTACCTGTGTTCTATAAAGACGGTGTGGTTAAACCTAACCGTACTCGTTTGGCTTATGCTAAACCTATGCCTGGTAAAGTGATTACTATTAAAACTAAAGAAGAAGTAGATTACTTTATCAATAAAGGTACTGTTTGGCTTGCTACAGCTGACTTAGCTGAATTCCCAAATGAGTATAAAGAAGACTACTTAGACTTACAAGGTGACCGTTATGGTCAAAACCCATGGAATACTGCCATGGCAGCTCGGCTTACTGGTGTAGACTTCACTACATTTAGTAAAGATGTATACAATAATCAAAACATTACTGTATACGAAGTACCTGAAGAAAATACTCGTGGTTTTAATATTACACACGAATCTATCGATACTATTGAGAAAGCCAAAGAAGCAGCTGAAAATATTTATACAATGTTTAGAACTCTTTACATTGATGGTTATACAACTGTTGCGAAAAGCGATGAACACACTTCTGAAAATGAATATGTGTTGGTTGTAACTCCTAAACCTGGTTTAGAGGATTATGTAGTAAACAAATTCTACATTCGTGCTCAAGTTACTACAGCTGCTGTTAGTCCAGAAGCTTAATGGATAAGGAGAATAAATAATGCCTAATATTAAGTATAACCTAAATGCTACTACAGCAAATAACTTTAATAGTTTGCTGATTGATGCTGGCTACACCAATGCAGTATTAAATCAAGAGAACGTGTATTTCACGCTGTCTGAAATTTCTGAAGAGAAATATAATGCTGCTGTCCATATTGCTTTTTTAAAAGATGTTGCTGCGCGTATTAATACGACAGACCACAATGTTGTTAAAACAGAAAGTAATACTGTAGACCCGCACAATACCGGTAAGATTTATGTCCGTAAATACAATAATGGCTTACTGTCTTTTGAAGAAGTCAGCGCAGTATCTATTCCTGAAAATAAAGAATGGGTAGTGTTAACACATCGTTATACTAAGTTAGACTTAGTACATGGTATCTTAGGTACAGGTGTATCTTATATCCCAGAGGATAATTTAGATGCTTCTGCTCTGACTACTGCTGGTAAATTTGATGTTGCTGTTGCTAGTTTGTTAAGTAAGAATAAGTTGTATCAAGACCCAGAAGATTCTGGTAGTGTAGAAATTCTATATCGTCCAGAAGAAACAGGTAATGTTGCTTATGGCGTAGTATCTACCATTGGTGTCGTACCTTCTGTTACCCATGGTTTCTCTTCTTTGAAATCAAGTATTAAAGTTATGCGTCAGCTTGATTTGTCTAAAGTATTTAAAGTAGAAGTATTGCGCTTTAAATTCTTAAAAGATGTAAGCTATAACGGTGCAAGTAATCTACCAGTTTATAACATGTCATTTGATTTAACTCAGGTGAAAAACCGTTTCTTTGAAAATGGATACTATAGTGAATCGTTTGATGCACGTAAGACTTATCTGGAAAGCAGTGGTTTAGGTGCTAGTGAATTATTTGGTCAAGCTGTTTTGGCTAATACAGATGATTTAGAAAAAGCATTTACAGAAGAAGAACGTCAAGTTATTACTGAAAATAATTTGAAACTGGTTAAATTACCTACTGTAGATATTCCAGCTACTTTGACCAATAAAGTCATTGGTTCTCGTAACTTCTATGCTATTCAATCTGATATTTCTGGTTATCCTAAAGAGTTTATCGATAACAAACCTGCTTCAGTTAATGCTGAGTTTTCATTCTCTACAGGTGTTTTAGCAAATGCTAATGGTACATTAGCTTTAATTGCTGAACACAATGATGTTAAGAGTGAAGAGAATGCTGAAGAAAAACTGACTCAATTGGTTACTTACTTTAAAGATACTTTAGGGTTAGGTAGCTATTTAGAATTTGGTAGCGTTAATCAAGGTAGTAACACTTACGACAATAGCTCTGCTACTGTTTTAGTTACTGTTAAAGATGAAGCTAAACCATTTATTACTGGTGAATTTGCTATCGTAGTAGAATACGATATTAAAGAAACTACTGTAGAGAAAGACTTAAGTGGTTTTGATGCTCAACCAGGTATTGATGAAGATGCTCTACCAAGTGAAGAGACTGAAGTAAACAGTATCGATTTGGTACCTTCTTTAGCTGGTTACACTGAAATTGTAGAATAACAATTGATTAAGTAGAAAGAGTAGGATAACCCTACTCTTTCTATTTTTATTATGCTCTATTTTATTTCAAGTCTATATTACTAAATTGAAAGAGAAGAACAATTCTCTATTTTTAATATTTTATATAAAGGAATCTTAAAATGGAAATGACTATGCAATCATTCTTAGAGAAACAAAAACAAATGTTAAAGGAAGACTTGTCTTCTTTAAATAAAGTTAAGTCTAAACTGAAGAAAACACATGACGAAGTAAATACTGAGCTATGTGTTCAAACGGCTATTAGACCACCATTTGGATTTGATAAAAACATCGATGCTAAGATTAGTGAATTACGTAGTTTGAAGGCTAAAATACATTCACAATTACTGGTTATCAATAAGCAAATTACTGATATTGAATCTGCGATTAATAACATCTAATGTATTTTGTATTTTAGATTTTTTCAAGTATATACTACTATAGTGGAAAGAGAAGAAAATTATTTCTTCTCACTAATACTCAAACAAACAAATGAAAAGGAAGAACATTATGAAAATTCGTATTCGCTATATTTTGCTTGCAGCAGTAGCAGCTTTGACAATCTACGTTGTATCCCCTAGTGACTCTGATGTCACTATGGGTGCACGTCAAACTGCTGAAGCTAAAGCTGATGCTAAGATGCGCCAGATCGAAGATTTGGCAGACCATTGTATGAAAGCACCGTCATCAGACGAATGCAACTAATACAATGTAAAAAAGAGAAGGGTTACCTGAATTAATTCAGGCGACTTAGGTGTGTTACACCGTAAGTTACTTCTCTTTTTTTTTGATTTAAAAGGAGTATTTTAATGGCTATATTAGTCGATCCAGAAAAGTCACAAACAGAAAATCTAATGTATCTTTTAGAACAAGCCAATATCCCACAAACTGTTAAGAATGATATCGAAGGATATTCTTGTTTAGCACGTGATAAAACGATTAATGGTAAATCTTATAATACAGAATTACACTTACATATTCTTCCTAACTCTCCGACACATTTACGCGAAAAGAATTCTTATGCTGAAAGTAATTATAACCGTGTACCTATTGGTTTTCCAGGAGATATGAATTTTGGTTTAGAACATGATGAAAGAACTGAAGGATTAGTAGACTTTAGTAATCGTACTTTAATGAATGAAAAACTCGCTGAGAAAATGAATAAACATCCTAAGTTTTCACAAGAGAGTAAATTCCCATTTCGTGTAGAAGTAGCTGAAGACTTCCGTTCAATGACTGTATTTCCTTCTCTAGCTTCTCCTTGCTATTACGGAAGTAAACAATATCGTTTTAGAGTTATTGAGATGGTTTCTATTAACAGTATTCCTACTCAAATCTACGTATCTCGTCATTTCTTTCCAAAAGCTAAGAATCAGTTAATCGGTACATTCTACGGTGGTTGGACATTTGACTGGCATTTTCCTTCCAATGAATATCAAGACAATAGTGGATTTAGGATTGAAAGAGCTTATTCTTTAGACAGTCGTTTTACAGGAAATGAATCTGTTAAAGAATTCTTCCTTAAGGTACTTAACTTAAAAAATAACATTGATCCTTATAAAGGTAAACCTTATTTAATTCAAGATATCGATATTGAAGAACAATATGTTCCTGCTATTCAAACGAAGTTACTTAACTTTGTAAAAGACCCAAATATACACATGTCTACTTACGACTATAAGTCAGATGGTTTCTGGGTAAATAATATTTGGAAAAGAGGTGCTGCTATTATTGGTGAAGATGATATCTTTGGTTACAAAGTATTCTATTGCGATGACGGTAAATACCATGGATTTAAATCTATTGTATTACAATTGCATATAGGTTCAGCATTTCTGCGTTTCTTAAAAGAAACCAATCGTGAAGTAGGTAAAACTTTCACGATAAGAAATGTAGCTGGAATTAATAACGGTATTGCGACAGGTGCAGATGTATCGCTGAAGTTTACTAAACATTTAAATAAAGACTACATCAATTCTAATGACTTTACTATCTATAATGGATACATGTGTAAATTAGAAGCTTTTAATGGACAACCTACTACTGATGATAATCCATGGTTAAAAGACTTATTCTACGCTACTATCTTTAAAGAGTTTAATGAATGGTTATTTAGTAAGTTTAATATTAAACTACTAGAAAATCTTAGTACTAATAAATTGGTATCTGAAATTAGAAACGGTAATCTTAAAGATTATAGTAGTTTAAGAAACCTATATAGTGTAGAAGATTCTGATAGATTTACCATTAATAATCTACCTAATGGACATATGTTTGTTATAGGTACATTTGGAGTATTGTTTAAACGAGTAGTTTAGATTTTAATTTAGGAATAATATTATACTGAATGTACTTATTTAAATAAAGGAATACATTATGGATAGTATTATTCTCCCCAGTAAAGAGATGTACTCTGTTGTTCGGGATGACCTTGTTTGTATTGACCATGTATCTCTAATGCTCTCTAATGAGTCTGTATTGGCTCTAGCTTCGATTTTAGATGGTATTGGAGTGTGCCATACCCTTTTGAATAAAGAGGGCTTACCGCGTCAAACAGCGGTCACTATAGTGTATTCTAAGAATAGATTACCTAAGTATCTTATTAAAGAAGATCTAGAAGTAGATGCTACTTTTGTCCCTTTAGTAAAACCCGAACAATACGATACCTTTATCAATTCTGGTAATCTTAAGTTTCAAACAGTTACTGACGTCCATGGAAATAAGATGGATGTTATTCTTATTAAAACAAATACCTTCATGTCACTACATGAGAAATACATTAATGACTATAACGCAGAGTGGTCTCAAGGTGAATACATGCCATTTGTTAAAATCAATTCACCTAGTTACTACGATGGTTCTGATTGGTTTAATACTTTAAGTATGCCAGAAACAAATCAAGCATTAACATTTACTGATGTACGTTACATGAGGTTTGGTGAAAGGATATAATAAAAATGCTTTATTCTGATTTAAATGGTTATAAAGAAAGTGCTAAGAAATGGATAATCCCTGGATTATTTATTTTTCTATTGTCCATTATCGTTATTTCTTTAGTCATTATTCAACATCAATCTCGAGCATTAGATACTCGAAAAGAAAAGATTGTATTGTTGGAAGATGAAGTACGTGATTTGAAAAAAGAGTTGGCTCTACAAACTGAATTAGCAACGGCTTATAAAACAGCAGCTGATAATCAATTAGCATTATTTAAACAAAGTCATGATAACTTTAATGTGGTTAAAAATGACTTAGAGCATTCTTTAGACAAACACAAAGAATACGAATCTCAAGAATTACCTTTGGATATTCGAAATATCGCTAATGGTATTCGTCCTATCCCTTTAAAACCTAAGGAATAAAAAATGAAATACTTAGTTCTTCCTATTTTACTTTCTCTAGCAGCTTGTACTACACCGACTAAAGTAAAAGAATATGTGGCTTACGATTGCCCTATTCCAAACGTATGTGCTGAACCTATTAAACGCCAAGAGATTAAAACCAATGGTGACTTGGTTCGTGCGTATGTAGACGTTATGCAAGAGAATGAAGAATGTCGTATTGTCGTTAATACATTAACACAATGTATTCGTCAATCCCAAGACATTATCCGTAAGTCTAACTAAACTTTAAATTATTTTAAATCTATACTATTATAGTGAAAGGGACGACGGTTCCTTTCACTATTCTTATCAACTCTTTATATAAAGGAAATTCAAAATGAACGTTCAACAATTCCAAATCTTCACCAAAAAATTTCAATTCAACAAATTCTTCACTAAAGCTGTGAAGAAAGTATTGGTTGATGCTTTTGGTGACAAGGCACACTTCAACTTCGAAGCAACTCAAAACGTACTTCTTCCATCTCGTAAAGGTGGCGACGAGATGTCTGGGGTTCGACCATTCCCTTTCAAAATGAATATTGCTGAAACCAGTGGTTGCATTTACATTGATGGTCGTGGTATGGACAGCATGGTAACAGTAATGCCAGAACACTGGGAAGAACTCCCAGAAGAAGCAGTTGAACATATTACTAACTATGTTGATAAACTGCTAAGTAGCATTGAGTCTAAAGAAGACGGTAGCAAACCTACTATCAATATCGAAGTTTGCGTTAACCTCGATAGCCGAAACTACGCTGCCATGAACGACCCAGAATCACTTAAGTTGGTGCGTGAATTGGAAGGTACTTCAAAACCTTCTAAACAAAATGAACTCCACAAAATTGCTGATAAAATTACCAAAGAGGGTGTAAACCCTGAAGTAGTTACTAAGATTGTAGAGATTGTTTTGGCAACATTACCATTGGTAATGAAGAAGTAATCTGATAGAATACTATAGGTGGGATTAACCACCTATAGTATTTTTATTTTTTATCTTTTATAAAGGAAAAGTATTATGTCTAAAAATAAAGACGCTAAACGTAAAGCTAAATTAAAAGCCCGTAAAGCGACTACAGGTACTGTGGTAAATCGTAAGAATACTCTTGGTTACGATGCTCATGGTAATAAGAAAATGAATGCTACAGTAACCGGTTCTTTAATGACAGACTTGTTTGAAGAACAGATTACTCAACGTATTGGTTCTAAGAATATTGAAGAACTCTGTACTACCATGAAATCCAACATGAATAAATTCTTAGTAGGTACACGTGAAAAAGACAGTATGCAAGACTATTGCTTCTTGACAGAAAATGTATATGTCTCTAAAGTACTATTAGAACTCATCAACAAGTACATTGAGTCTGATGACTTAGCAGACCAAATTAAGATTAATGAAATTAAGACTAACATGAAGAAATCTCTAGAAGACATGGAAAGTCTGATTATCCGTATTTGGCCTCAAGCAGTACGTCGTCAAAAATCATTTGTATTTGTATCCGAATTGGGTAAAAGTGCAAAACCTATTGTGGATGAATACATTAAGTGTTTTAAAGAAATGCTAAGTATTTGCGATGTTGGTATTTTCCAAAAAGCGTGTCGTGTTACAATGGCTCGTTTAGGTAATGAAAATTACCAAGAAGAAAATATTAAGTACTATCGCATTCGTGAAGGCTATCAACTTTATCGAGAACAAAAAGCATACTATCTCGATAACTATGTTGAGAGTATTGGGAAAGTAGATAGCAAAGCAGCTTAAAGAAGACGGGTGATGGACAATAATTCATCACCTGTTTTTTTTTTTGAATATTTTCAAACCTATATTATTAAATTGAGATATCTCAATTAATTTTTTATATAAAGGAATTTAAAATGGAAACAATGACTGTTAGTAAATTGGATAAAGAATTCAAAGTGGAAATTCTTCGAGGTAAGCCTAAACACTCTGATATTAAGAAATTACTGAAAAGTGATTTTAATTTCATCAAAGGTATCTGTGAGGTTTATGTGTTAGAATCTTACCATAAAACCGCTAATGTTAAAATACTGTTGACAGACGGATTTATTATTAACAGTATGTTAAATACCGGTAAAGGTAAAAATATGGTCGATGAAATTAATAGCTTAGCTATTACAGCTATGCGTCAAATGTACAACTCTGGTTCTTTCTTTATTCCAGACGATATGACATTTGAGCAATTTAAAGATTCTTATGCCGATAAGGTTAGTGCAACACTACCTATTATTTCTAAGCAATTGGAAACCAAGATGAAATATCTTCATTCCAATATTGAAGAGAATATGGAAACTTTCCAATTTGTTGCTAAAATAGCATAATTCATTTAAAAGGAAACTAAAATGGAAATTAAATTTAACTTAAGTAAGTATCATCGTAAAGAAGATGATCCATTGTTTAAAGATGGTAAACTCTGTCTTTATACTGATACTAAGTCAGAAGATTATCCAGATGAAGTAGTAAATACATTTGCAGATACTCTGATTGATTATTATCATCTACATAGTTTAGATAAAATTGCAGAAAGAATGAATAAGTTTAAACTTCATTCACTCAATATAGAAATAAACAACCATCTCTCAATTAGCTTCGCTGAGATTGATCGATATGTATATGTTTACGAAGAATACGACATGTATACAGATACTAAAATTGAATTAACAGAGGAACAAAAAGAATGTAATGTACTCTGTGGTGAGTTTAATAAATTATTTGATCGTGTTTGTGATGTAATCTATCTAAAAACAGGTTTCTGGTGTAATCGTATTCGTTATTCTTATTCAGCTTATTGGAATGTAGCTGTATCTAAATATTCTACAGAAAACATCACTGTGAATATGGGCCAGAAAATGGTATCTATTCTAAATGATGGTAATATTTTTACCATTAGAATAGAAAACGAAAATTGTGAATTGTTCTTACCTACATTCGATCCTATTTTAGTAGATTACGATTTTATTGCCCCTATGAGAGCAAACAATATATTTGCTATTAATGGTGTGGGGTTTACCTTTAAAAAATCAGGTAAAGAACATACTCCATACTTTAATAATCCCAGTATGGTTCTTAATTATTTAGAAAAGCTAGGTTATACTGGTCGTATTGTAATTGTAAAACAGAATATTAGTGGTATTATTCGTCTTAGTGATTGTATTGCTGGTGATTCTATCAACGTTAAATATGTTGATGAACCTAATAGTGATAACACAATATTCGACGATGTTTATTCTGAAGAAACTAAAGGTGTGTTTAGTGATGCTCTTTATAAACTCATTAGATGTCCTATTTACGATGAAGAACCTTTCCCTAGTTGTTTCATTAATTCTAATGTATTGTTTACTATGCCTGAAGGGTGTATTTACAGAGAAGATGAGATTTTTGAAGCAGTAAAAGAAACTGTTAAGAAAAATACATTTGAATACAATAAACGTGGTGAGACTACTGATAGTTATCTTAAAGGTGATTATTTGGTAGACTTTAAAGGTGAGTTAGTTACTGTATTTGAACTACTGAATAGAATCTCTGAAAAAGAATTCTTAACAGTATTGAATATTCATGCTAATGGTTTAGATAACTACACCAATATCTCACGTGAATATTTGAATAATGGTGCCATTATTTACTATAATGTAAATAAGGTATTTGGTCGAGGATTTAATAGATTCCTCGAAAATAATATCCGTGAAGATAAATTGGTAAAATTCAATTCTAGTGAACTTGAGTTGTTTATTAAGAATCATCCTAGTGTTTTTGCTGTTCGAACTGTAAGGAGAAATACCAATATCATTCGAGTAGATGTGGATGATAATGGAAATCGTATTGCTGGATTTAAGAAATGTGATTTGATTATTTCTTCTAAAGAATCTTTGCAAGAGTATTTACATAATACTAAGGACACTGATGGTGGTAACTATATGCTATCTAATGTAGACCATTATGGCGTAGAAATCAATCTTACCATGCGTGACTACAATGGTAATGAGGTAGTGCTCTATGATATCTATCGCCATCGTGAAACTGGTAATATCTATATCGTACTTAAAGACCAGCCATTCTATTATCCTATCCCACTTAACTTTAAATTTGATTAATTCTTAATGTATTATTACTCTATGGGTAGAAATACCCATAGAGTAATTTATATTCTCTTTTTATAAAGGAAACTAAACATGAACAAACTTTTTATTTTATTGGCTTTAACTATTTCTGCTTGCGCTACACAAAAAGCAGAAGTTACAACATCTGTACCTACTGAAGAAACTAATCTGAATGTAGAAGTACAAATTAATGAAGACTCTGGTATTATGTGTAAAGAAAATAACAGCATTGCCTGCAACGAAATTCGTGATTATTGTTTTAACAACGATAAAGACGAAGACTGTGTTGCTTTTGCTAAATTCTCTAAATAAGGAGATACTAAGATGGGTACATATAAATTCATTCAAGGTTATGTTAGTCCTAATGCTAAAGATAAGCAATCAAAACAAAAAGATACAAAATACCAACAAACATACCAACAAACACTACAAGCTATTGTCGATATTCTTTTCGATGGTACTGTAGATGAGAATTCAAATATTACCATTAATGGTTTACGTAAAGACTTTAGTGGTAAGTGTCATTTTACAGTAATCAACGATTGTGTTTTAATTAGTTATGTTGATATTTTCCATGCTGTATCTAAACCTGTACGTAGTGAAAATACACGTAGAGCCATGAGTAAATTTATCGAGCATTTTAAACAACTTAAAGATAAATACACCATTAAAGTGGTTAGTCGTTCTGATGATAGTTCAAAATACAATATTGGTATCGAACCCACTCTTATCATTACTGGTTTTACAGAAGAAGAATTGACTATTCTTCGTGCTAACGCTAAAGTAGTTAAACCAATTACCAATTTTGGTTATAATAACCATAAGTTTGCTCTTATCGAAAAAGACGCTAAACCTGGTTCTACTTATATTATCTTCGATAATATTGAAATCATGCTAAGATATAAAGACAGAATTCAAGAACAATACGGTATTGAATCTGAAGTTTACCACATTGATACAAATGACTTTGATTTAGATAAAGTAAAGATATACGGTAAGCAATACGAAGGCTATTACTTTACATCAGAATCATTACCCATGAAAAAGGTAGAATTTAAACCACTTGGTGATTATACTACTAAATCTGTTTTTGAAGACGTTATCATTGTATCTGGTTATTATCTTTCTGATGATATTGAATATTACGAAGATATTGATAACTTCATTAAAAACCATGGTGGTAAAGACGTAAATGGTTTTACACCTATTTCTGTCGATATTAGTTATGGTGGTGGATGTGATTATATTCTTGCTTATCGTAAGCCATTAAATAGTCAAAGTAATCTTATTCCATTTGTTCTATTCCAAGAGTTTATTAATTCTAGTGAAACAATTAAACGAGTCATTAACGAAGATATTGTTATCTACTGTAATGACTTGAAATCTGAATTCTTAGAATTTATTAAGACTTACGATAATTCTAAAAACTTATATGGTTTAACTGAAGAGATTAATAAAATTAAACAATATATTGAAGACGGGATTATTGGTGAAGGATATCTCGGATGCTATATTGAAAAGATGTATGGTTATGTTTGTAATTACGATAGTAAGTTATATTATACTTATAGTAAAGTCGATGATAGGCGCGTCATCTATTCTAAAGATGCTAACGGTGTTGGTGTAATTTCAACACCATTTCGCATTATTAAGGATGGCCAAGATTTAGTACATGGTGAAGTTATTGAACTTAATACTGATTTTGATGAAAATGAAATAGTTGGTGTTTTTATCAACAGTGTTATCGATAATGAGGTGCTGATTGATGAATATGCTAATTATCTTTACGCCAGTGTTGCTTGCGGTGAGAAAGTCGCTAAAGCAATTGTTGATGAAAGTGATTATTCTGACTTTGGCATTTGGAATGAAAAAGGTCTTAGCACCTATCGTGGTGATGTATTTGGTATGTGTGAATTTGGTCAAGATAAAGAAACCGGTTTTTGTCATCAAGTTAAATTCTACACAATTAAAGAGTTGTTAGAAATGGGATGTGTCGTTTCCCGTTTAGATAAAACCTCTTATGCGGTAAGTGGTTTTACTGACTTAGATAGCTCTTTAATTAAAGAATATCAAATTACTCGTTTGTAATAAACATCGAGAGTACCTAAATCTAGGTACTCTCTTTTTAACTTTTATTAAAAGGAAATTAAAATGAATCTTAACACTGGTATTAAACCTATAAATGACTCCGCAAAAACACCTTGTACTCGACCACTCTATGTGGATGGTATTCTGTATTGGTATCTGGATTCTAGATCAGATGATTATCCTAATGAAATCATCCAAGATATTGTCAATGGGATTGTGAATGAATACAATCTTCTTGATTTAGATAAGATGTATCGTAAACTTGTTTATCCTAATGCTAACTATATCGAGCTTCCTATCCATGTTGGTTATAGTTCTTATACCATTATGTGCGCTAAATTCGACGATGCTGAATTGCAAGAAAAATTGGAAAAAGATCGTGAGTTATTGAAAGTAGCTGATGTTGAAATCTATAAGCTGATTAACCGAATTGTAACAAAACTGGAAAAACAAACTAGTTTTGGTTTTATCCATGACAATACATTTGGTGATGACCATATGTTACATATTAAGGCTTCTAAATACGCTTCATTTATCTTGTCTAGTGATATCACCAGATACATTAATGTCAACACATGTGGTAATGATAAGGTTATTACAGTTTGGTTGAAAGATAAAGATGGTGAATTCTATTTGCCTTCATTCACTGTACCTGAAGTAGAATACGAATACCTCGCGCCTTTCTCTCGTTACAATGAAAAATATTGTAATAAAGATATTGCTTTCACTGTAAAACCAGGACGCAATAGTTATGTTAATATATTCGAGTCACCATACGATGTTGAACGATATTTGAAAAATATTAACTATACTGGTGAATACTGTGTTAGTGTAACTGATATTTCAAATGCCGATTTGTCCAAGTATGTTTTAACTAACCTATATATCAGTCGTGAGTTGATTGAACCACTGCGTGACGATAATAGCGTTACTTTGTCTGTAGATAAAGATATTCGAAACATTAACGATATTATCAATAAAATGCTAAATCAACAAAGTGAGATAGAAGAACATACTCTATCTGATTATGTTGATGTATTTATTAGCTTAGGTGTTCAGAGTAAGATTTTCTATGGTCTACCTAAAGATGATGTATTTACAGATAACACTTTATTTACTGCAATTAAAGAAAACATCGAGAAGACTTTTGGTATTCATAAAGACGAAATCATCTTTAATAGGAAAGGAAAACCTATTAGCATTGATGAAGTCTTAGCTAATGTTACTGAAAAAGAGTTCTTCCGTGAATTTAAATGCGGTGGATTCTTCACTAAACGTTACAAAGAAGAAAAAAGAATACAGACAATTACATTGAATAATGGTTGTGTTATCCATTATAAACCAAACCCATTTAATGGAAAAGATGCGTTTAAATGTTTTGCTGGTAAGCACATTAATGTTAAGAATATTCGACCATTTAATTTTGATGAAAAACAAGAGCATATTTATCTACTTACTAACTTACGTGAAGAGTGTTATTTTGTTAAAGTAGAGAAAAACGAATCTGGTTTAGAAATCCCTTCATTTAAACATTGTTCAGAGTTATTCTTAACAGCAGAAGATTGTGAGAAATACCTTGAAGAAGCATTTGAAAATGGTGTGGATACATCGGGTATTTACTTTAGTAAATTAGATTTGAATAGAGGTGATGTTCGCGGTTACTTCAAAGAAATTTCTACTGGTAAACTCTATAGTGAATATACTGAAATTGATTATGTAACACCTATTCCTATGGATATTGAATTCTAATTTAACTTTTAACCTTAATTACTCTATGGGATTACATTCCCATAGAGTAATTTAATCTTTATGTAAAGGAAATAATTATGTCAAACAATAAAGAAAACAAATCACATGTATTAGAACTTCTTTCTAATGTATTAGAAATTAGTGAACAAAAGACAGAATCAGGTAAATATAAGGTAACAGGTATTAAAACCTGTTATAAATCCGATAACGATAAAGTAACTGTTATTGGTAATATTGCAGTTATCGATATCGATAATTATGCTTACGAATATATCGATACTCAATTTTTAACATCCGATGAAATCGGATATAACCCAGATGATTTCGAATTCCCAGCTAATATTGATGTCACTAAAATTGGTTATACATTCATTATTACTGGTTTAGACCCTAGAATGTATTCTGTGGATAATAAGTGTGTAGTAGGTTGTTCGCCAGTAAGCTATTACCCAACTACTTTACGTCATCATGGTTTTTATGGTTTTAATGAAAATCATCGATTTATGGTAAAATTACCTAAAGATGAAGTTAAGTATGTTGACGATTTTAACCCAGTGTTTAGTGACTTAGCTAGAGCGGTAGAATTCCGTAATGAGCTATATAAACAGAATAAACACAAATACAAAGATTTCATTAAGAATGATATTGCTATCCATTATTTTGATGCCATGAGTGATGGAATAGATAACAAGGACTTAATCGAATATGACCAACTGTTATCTTTCATCAAAATTAATAAAAATACATTCAGTCTTCCTTTGGATATTGGTGATTACGAGTCTTACCATAATGGTATCTGGTTACACCCTGAAGGCAAGAATAATGGTATTGTGGATTCACCTGATAGATACTATCACAAAGAGCTTTATGAAATCGATGGTAAAACTTATCAAGCAGATTTCTTAACTATTAAACGTGATAAAGAATTTATCCCAAGGGGTTTATTAGCAGAATTCTTAAGCCAAAACCGACACATTACTAAAGTAAGTGAGTGCGCGGGTAAGTGTTTATTTGTTGATAATTTAGTAGATGATTTTATTAAATTTATCCGTAATTATAACGGTTATCGAAATATAGCTGAAAAAGTTTATGTAATTCAAGACATGTTACGTGATGGTGCGTTATCTAACAAAATGATTGCTTATAATCTAAACACCGGTATTTCTGATATTGTAAATGATAACAGTAAATTCATGTTATTAGAAAACGACAATCAAGATAATACTGATGGATTCTATTTAGCACCTAATCGTATGTCTAGCTATATTAAACCTGTATTACCTTCTAACGGTAGTAAAAATAAACCAATTGGTAAACTTTATACTGTCGACAAGTCTATTGATTTACCTAAAGGCGAATATGTTTTATTCCACGATATCTACTTTAAGAGCACATTAGCAATGCTTGAAGGTGATTGTACATATGGATATTTCCCATTAAGGTTATTGGTTAAGTTTTCTGAAATTGATAAATATCTTATTGCCACAGAAGAAAATAAAGATACATTTTTCAATGACGGTAATTTAGTCTACTGTAATGAAATATGCGGTGTTGAGAAACCTGCGTTTAATTATTTTACCAAAGATGAGATTTTAACATACGGTGATGTAAGTACCATAACAGAAGACGAGGTAGGAAAAGGCTGTGTCTTTAAAATTGCTGAAGGTATTTACGGTTGTGTACATAAGGTATATTTATCTCAAAATGGCGATGAGTTAAAACCATTCACTGAATATTTACCTAACTAACATAATCTACTCTATACAGTACCTTAATAGGTACTGTATAGAGTAATATGTTTTACTTTATTTTTTAGAACATTTTGAAGTCTTTAATACTAGGGATACCTCTGGTAATGACATCAGGTAAGAAGTGGTCTATAGTCAATTTAGATACTTCTTCTACTTCACCTTTCTTATCACCCATCAGAATACTTACTTGTTCTTCAGACCATTTTAAGATATCTAGGTTTCGTGTAGAAATGTTTTCTTCACCACCTGTATCTAATGTTACTTCGTATAAGTGTACATCTTTAGTCTGACCAATACGATTAGCACGTTTTACTGCTTGGTCGTAAGTACCAGACCTAAATGGTAAATTTAAGAAGATAACTGTATTGGCTTCTGTTAAAGGAACTGCTTCTGATAATGTTTTAAATGTCGTAATCAAAGGATTAATCTTACTATTTTCTTTAAACTGCTTAACTTGATTAGATAGACCAATAGTTGTAGTGGTTTCACCGAAAATAGTAATAGGATGAAAACCTTCCTCTGTTAAGATTTCATTACAATGTTTTAATACGTCTACATAATCTGTAAAGATTAATGTTTTTGCTTCAGCATCACGAATGACTTCACTTAGATTTGTTTCGTAAGTCTCTTTACCGTCTTCACTTACTACAGTAAATGATTTAGCCATAGCCTCTACAATAGCTTTATTACATTCAGTTCTCTTACGTCCAATCACATTACCTAATGTTTCTCCAATAATCGTAAGTTCTACGTATTTATACACAGACTTAGCTTTTCTAAATATCTTCTTAGTCTTATTAGAAAGAATAGGAATAATCACTTTATCTTCAAAGTAATTACAATCGATAATGTATTGCTTGTGTACTGGTGATGTTGGATTATAACCATTATGTAATTCTTTAGTTTTAGCTAAGTATTCATCTAATGCTATTTGCATCTTAGTATTAAAGTTACTTCCTAAATTAGCTTTAAACTCTTCAATACCTTCAAAATACTCTTCAATATACTCGTCTCTAAATTCATTATAAAAAGCAGTACGCTCTCTAATGTACTTTTTCATTTCTTCACGAATAGTACTAAGTGTATATTTCCAAGCATCAGGTAGGACTACTTTAGATTGATAAGTAAATTGCTCTACGCCTGAACCTTGTGCTTTAATAGTAGCTTTTACTAATTGTAATCTATTAGCCATTACACTGGCCGCATATACACCAGATATACCAAATACTGAATTAAAAGATTTAACTACTTCTGGTGTAAATAACTTATCAATAGTTTCAAACATTGTCATGGTTTCACTACCTAGTGCTTTTAAAGGTGTACCTGACATCCATAAACAAAAATAAGGATTAACTATTTTATTCAATTCTCTAAACAATGTAGAACGTTGTGATTTATAGCTATTCATGCCATGCGCTTCATCGAGCACGATCCCGTATCTACCGCTAGGTATATTCCTTAAACTAGCTACTAGTTTATCCAGTGATTCAAAGTGACAAACCATGAATTTACTATCTAGAGAAAAATTAGCTAACTTAACTTTACCACCCTTGACAGAATCAATAGATAAATTATAAGTTTGTGACTTACTGTAAATACGATTAATGGTTTCTTCCCATACATCGATAACTGCTTTTTTAGGACATACCACAATAATCTTATCTGCACCTAATAGTTCCATTAAAGCAATAGAGTTAATGGTCTTACCTAAACCAGGGCCTGCGTCTAATAGATAACCTCTTAAGTCCATTAACTTAGACTTAAATAAACAGTTATCAATAAACTTATCTTGGTGTTCAAATAGCTTAAGTCCTGGTACGAATATATTTTTTAAAATAGATTTATTTACAACAGGAATATCTTCATCTTTGGTATTCTGAATTAACTTAATATTTTGCACCAAAGGAATGGTTTCAAATAATTCTTTTAGTTTTTGTAATTTTGAACGAGATACGATTCTACGTTTAAATTTATCATTATTTAGTAATTCTAATACCACATGATACATGTCAGGCAAATAGAATTTCTGAAACTTCATCTCCCATCTACTTGACTTATCTAAGATATTATAAAGCATCTTAGAACCAATATATTTCTCAAAATCACGATATACTAATTTTAAGTTAATCCCTTCTACAATGATTTGATTTTTAGTAGTATCTTCTTTAATAGTCGGTGTTTTAAATACTTCAAACATTTTGTTATTCCTTTTTACTATAAGGTTATTCATATCTTTCCATTGTCCTTTATACCTTAATCTAAGATAATTTAAACCTATACTATTAAGGTGTACAAATCTATTAGATAGTACATCTATTTATTAACACTTATTTAAAGGAACTATTAAAATGGAAAAATTTGCATTCTTTGCATTAGGTTGTTTAATCTTAATTGGTATTGTATTTTTCGTAGCAAACTTCATTGCTAAATTGGAAAAGTACAGTGAAGTATTACCACACGATAAGAATATCAAAATCATCAATAAGATGATTAAGAAACCTGATATAATTAACAAACACCGTATCAAACGGATTGCCCAATCTTCTCAAACTAAATCTGTAACAGGTATCACTAATCTGGAAGAACAAGACCGTACTGGTTTAGTACGTCGTATTCTGATTGATTATTTCAATAAGAAAGAATTTAAGATTGGTACATTCCGCGATTATCGCTGGGGTGTAGACTTGACTTCTAAATTTATTGAAAAAGTATCTGATTCAGAAGCTATTGAAGCATTCTCTTTGTGTCTGTTAAGTACCGAATTTACCGATGATGGTAACTTTGGTAATACAATGATGGATACACATGTAGTACGTAAACTCGTATTAGATGTATACGTATGCTACAAATCCGTGGATTCTGAATCTAAACCATCATCTACATCTGATACGTATAAGACCTACGACTTGGATACCAACATCGAATTAATCGAAGTGGTAACAGGTGGTGACATCTTGTTGAATGGTGTTTAACATAAGCAATACTACTCTCTACTCCAAAATAGGAGTAGAGAGTAGTATAATACTATCTTTTTATTTTTTAGCCTACATCGTAGAATGCTAGTTCTTCTTCACCATTCTCATTACGTGTTGCACCGAAACGAGACAGTGAAGTATCACTTCCATTGATGTCGTATCTTAAACCACCTACAGGTGCAAATGGTAAGATGAATACTTTATGTTCTTCTGGTGTATCATTTTGACCACGGTGTTTACCACGTGCAAATACCTGATATTTAGTACCATTGTCTTTTACAATATCTACTGCAATCTCAAGTTCTGGTTCACGATATAAACCACGACAGTCAGCATAATACGAACCATCTGATACTTGTTGTGCTAACATCTTATTACCTTGACGTTTTAAATCCAGCGCATCACCTGATAATTGGTGAGGTGTCAATAAAGCAATATTGTGTCCTGCACACATAAAGTTTTTAGTACGTCTAAAGAGTTCTTGTACGTCAGAGTCACCACGGATATTAGGTAAACCATTTTTATTGGCTAGGTTCAAATAGTCAATCAAACACATATGGATTTCGTATCCTTTAGACTCTAGTTCTAGAATCTTATTCTGAATTTCAATATAAGACCATTCAGATGGGTTAATACGAATCAGTTTTACATTATATCCTGTAGACTGTAGTTTGTCTCTTACGTAGATTGCTGCTTCATTTTTATCTAAGTTTTTCTTATCGTCATCTGTTACGACTACATTATCAAAGTTACCTTTTAATAAAGTGTAGATATTAGATAATACAATTTGCATGTCATCTTCAAAAGAAATCAATACATTCATTGGTTTCTTTTTTGGATTGGTCAATAAGTCTTTTGGGTTATTAAACATACAAGCTGAAATAAACATAGACAAACACACACCTGTTTTGTTATTGTGTGCTAAACCACCTACTATAGTTAATTGACCTAAACGTAAACCTCCACGTGTCATTCTATTCATTGCTTGCCATGGCATACGAATAGTACGTGAACCGTCTGATTCCTTCTTAATTAATTCGTATTGTTCTGCGACTTGTTCGATGTTATTTAAATCTAACTCAACCACTACACCTGGGATTTCTTCACCAGCGTAATTTACTAAATCAATAGCATCTGTTAACTTAGTAGACATATAACCATCTAAGTCTTCTACTTTATCACGATTGAATTTTAAATCGTAAGTCAATTTCTCTAAAATATCTTGTGCTTTTTTATTTTTTAGATATTTACTTAATTCAAAACGATAAGATAATACAGAACGCTGTACTTCTTGAGGTGTCAATTCAAATGCAATATTATCCTGAATACTTTCAAACAGTGTAGTATCTTGTCCACAGATGATTTTTAAATGTTGTATTAAATCATTGTAAGGAATGGGATTCTCTCTAGAAACCATATCCATTACTAAATCTTTTAAATCATTTAAAGTAGAGTCTGTACCACTGATGTCTCTATTATTAATCTTTAAAGAACTAATAATATCATTGACCAATTTAGAGGAATCTGATTCTTCTTCTAATTGAGATTCTCTGTATAATAAAGAAATACATTTTGCTAATAATGCTTTAATGTTCATGTCGGGATTTCTTTCTTTATTTTTATATTGTTAATAAAATAAGTAACGGTTATAACGTATGTTAATATGAATTATTCGGTTAGTATATATTAGCCTATAGAGCTATTTTTTACATAGATAGTCAGGGCTAAAATCTAAATAGAAATCTACCAACATATAAAGGATATCACCCATGATTGAGTTAATTAAGAAAACAGAAGCTGAAAGGTTATTGGATCGTTTTATCGATTCAGAAGAGAATCCAGAGAATACCATTCGATTAGTATTTGTACCAGAAGAATTATATAACGACTTAAAAGATAAAGGTATTAGCCCTGTTGACTTACTTTATTATGATAAAGCTGTCGCATCTGTCGGTAGCAACGCTTTAAAAGAATTAATTGCTCTAAATGCTTTATCTAAATCCTCACCTTTAGATAAAAGTAGAGTATACGAATCTGTAGAGATGTCTGAAAAACTTACCCCTTTGATGGGTGAGGCATTGGATATTCGCCTACTGTGGCTGGCAAATGCTAATGATAAAGAAGCATTTTATAGCCAATATTTTCCTCAGGAAAATGGTGAGCATACTTTTGAAGAAGAAGTGTTTAACACAACACGTATTCTATCTAAAGTAATGACAGGTATATGTAATAACATTTACCAACACACTAACGAAAACTGTATGTATGAGAGTATTGACGTGTCCCCTAGTGGACGTATTTACTTTATTTCTGTACCTACTTCAACGGTAGAAGGAAGCTACAGTGAACATACATTGAAAACTTATGTATTAGAGAAAATTCGTGATGTAATGAGAAAGTCGTCTATTTACCACTCAGAACAGACTATATCAGCTACAGCATTGTTCGGTAATTATTTACTACTATTAGATAATTAATAATTATTTTCGAAGATACTATAAGTTATTCTTGTCTTGATTTAAATTTTAAAGGTATTGAAAATGTCTCAAAAAAATATTTTCGGTAAAGAGAAAAAATCCTTTACCCCCCGTTCAAATACACAAGTGATTGCTGACATCGTAAAATCACATGCTCATGATATTTCCTTGAGCACTGAATCTGCTAAATTGGTTGGTAAAGCTTTCTTGTCTATTGAAAGTCTGAGTGCTTCTGAAACTGAAGACCTGGGCGCTATTACCAACAGCCAAAAAACTGTAATCGACGGTATCGTAGCTGACTACCAAGAAACTACTGGTTCTACTCTGACTGAAGACCAAGTAGATAACCTGTCCGAATCTATCGTTATCGCCCAAAACCCAGACGAATACTACAATGCTGGTGCACAAACTGAACCAGGTACTGTTGTATCTGCTATTGGTGGTGGTGTTGACGTTGGTGTTGTAGGTCAAGAACTGGCTACTGAATCTTTTGAAGTTCACGGTATGATGAATACCCTGGCGATGACTGTTTCTTACAACATCCGTCCTGAAAAACAATCTAAAGCTGTAGAATTGTTCTTCCCTACTATCACTTTGGATTCTACTCAAAACAACTACACCATCGATGTACACCTGTCTACTGTATTCAACTCTAAAGAATACGACTTGGGAGGCAAAGGTGATGCATACCGCAACCAAAAACACGTAATCAAAGCATTGCGTAAACACGATATCTTGAAATCTAACTTCACTGACATCGTTCCTGTATTCCGTAAAACCATCAGCGAAGATTCTTTCGTAGACAGCACTCTTCTGCCTCCTTACGTTGTTCGTACTGACTTTGATGAAGATGTACAAACTTCCTTGCTGAAAATCGGTAAAGAAATTAAACTGACTCACATCTCTCAAACTGACCGTATGGTTACTTTGGGTATGTCTGACGATACTGACCAAATTTCTGCTAACCCACGTCTGAAAACTCTGGGTCTGAAAGTTGGTAACGATGTTGTATTGTTCAAAAACTTGCAATACCATCAACAATCTACTTTCACTTACTCTCCAAATGGTGACCGTGAAGGTATCCAATTGATGTACGATGTAAATACTCACTTGGTAAATGCTGACACTATCGGTGAAATCTCTCAAGCTCTGCCTACAGAATTGAAAGCACTGAAAGACAAAAAACTGGAAGCTCTGTTGCGCTTTGATATTTCTGGTCGTGGTAACACTGACTTGGGTACTGTTACTCTGAATGCAGCTGCTGTACAAGTACGCGCTGTTCGCAATGCAGAAACCAAAGAAGTATTGTCTATGGAAAACGCAGACGTTAAAGCTCTGGTTGCTGAATTGGAAAAAACCTCTATCGTTGGTTATGAAGTAGACGCTACCCGTACTAACAGTAACTTGCGCGAACATGGTCTGCTGTTGGATGACCGCGTACAACGCATCATCTACGGTGTTAAACTGCACTCTCCAATCGCTATTCGTCGTCCTATCGATGACAAAGACACCGTATCTGATTCTCAACGTATCGACAGCCTGATTCGCTTGTCTTTCATCCGTCGTACTAACGCTGGTGTATCTGCCATTTACGATATCCTGAACATGTTGAAATCACAACCTCAACAACTGGATACTGCTGAACCATTTAACTACACTTCTGTTGGTGTAGGTCAATGGTTTGCTCGTACTTACGTTAAAGATGTAGAATTGGATGTTTACAAAACTTGTCAATCTCTGACTACTTCTGACCGTTTGAATAACGTGTCCTCTGTAATGACTAACTACATCTTGGGTGAAATGACTCAAGCTTACTGTTCTTCTGAACTGGCTGCTGGTTACGAATTGACCGACATCGGTGGTAGCTCTTTCCGTCCACACGTGATTGCTATTGCTGACGCGTTCACTAGCAAATTCATCTTCCGCGAAGGTGATGCTCGTACTCTGGGTGATGGCTTTGACTTCACTATCGAAGAATGTTCTGACGAACGTTTGGTATTGGATGAACATGGTCAAGCTAAAGATGGTGAAATTGGTACTATCTTCTTGTCATTCGGTAAACCACGCAATGGTAGCTTGAGCGTACCTCTGTGGTTCGGTAACACTCTCGATAAACGTGAAATCCCACGTATCGTTAGCCGTGCTCGTGGTAGCAAATACCAACACGAAACTATGGTTCAACCATGGTTCAGCCACATCTGTCACTTGCCAGTATTGGTACGCATTAAAGTAACTGGTCTGAAACGTTCTATCCAAGAACGCTTGAACTTCCAAGTTACTAATGAAGTAATTCAACCTGCTACTGCTGCTGCCGCTGCTGCTGTTAATGGTACCCCAGGTGCTTAATAATCAGAACTGATTAATTTAAATAATTAATTAAAGATACCTACTACTCTACTACCAATTGGTAGTAGAGTAGTAGGCGTATCTACGTCTTATTGTATTTTTTCTAAAACATATAATATTAAATTGGTACCGAATATTATATTGTTTCCTTAAGGAGAATACAACTATGCCTAATGAAGAATATCAAAATGGCTCTGCTCTATTTAATGTACGAAATAGAAATAATAGAATGAAACGTACATGTGATGATTTTTCATACACATCTCAAAACATTGACTACGTTAACGCTGAACATTCCGATGTAATTAATAACAAACCACAATCTATTATTATTAAAAATACTAGTAACTTTGGTAATACTGTAAGTGGTAAATCAATTGAACACCCCTCTACACTAACAACATCTATCGAATATATTAACATGTCTAATACTGATATTAATATCAGTAATCGATTTGGTTATGTTTATCGTTTAAAACCTGGTACACAATACAGTTCTTTAAATAGATTATCGAAAGATGAAAGAGACTTAGTATTAAGTTACGGTTCAGGTTTATACATTGTTGTTAGACAATTAAGTAATTTAGAATCTATTGTACCGACAGTGGGTCTATTAGATAGTATTGAGAATAACTATAAAGAAAATACAGTAGAACCAAATGATATATTTTTCGGCATTAAGGAAAATAAACGATTATTTGGAAAACTACTGGATAATAGAAAAGAATTAAATAACAAAGCAAGTAATGTTATTAATGCTGCTACTGGTGCTTATCCTACCAATATCTACATGGCTAATAGTGAAATGGTCACTATGTTTTACTATCCTGAAGATGTTCTTTGTAGAAATAAAATCATTTACGATAAAGAATTAGATATTGTCATTTCACCAAATGTAATAAACTATTCTAAGGTATTACATCCTTCGTTTTCATTAGAAGATTCTGAATTGCATAAAGCCATTAAAGAAGAATTAGATAAACAAGAAAGAATAGAATCTATTAAGTTTATTACTAAGAAAAAAGAAGGTAGGATTTATCGTAAGATAGGTGATAAGATTCAAGCCATTAAAGGTGAACAACCTATTGCTGATGAAAAGCCTGGGTTATATATCTATACTTCTTATCTTAACGATGATGATGAGATTGATACGCAACATATCTTTATTCCTTACAATGATAAAATAACATTACAAGAACATGGTTATTTTATTACTGCGGATGAAGCAAGGACATTTAATTCTGAAATTGAGATTCGTAGATTAAAACAACAGGAGGTAATTTTAAATAACCAATTCAAAGAACAAGAGCGTGAACATGATCTTAAAGTTCGAGAATTGAATGAAAAGATTAACCAAAAAGAAAGAGAGCTTAAAGAACTTAAACTTAAACTAGACCATATTGAAACATTAAGTAGTCATGAGAACTCTCGTGAAGAGAGAGAATTTAAACAGGAAGAAAGGATATTTAAACGAGAAGATAGAGAAACAGAAAGAACCTATAAAGAAAGAGATAGGATTCTTGACTTGGAAGAAAGGATTATCGAAGAGAGAACCAAACGAGTTAAAGCAGAAGAAGCGACTAAAGCAGCAGAGAGCAATAATAGCTCTAGAAACATTGGTGCATTTGCAGGTATCATTGCAGGCGTAGCTACGATTACCAGTGCATTAACCAAGATATTTATAGACCATAGTGCTAAAAAGGAAAAAACTGAAACATTTATTAGATACGCTAGTACACTAAGTGATGTGTTAAAATCAACATGTAACTTTAGTGCCATCACGACAACTCTAAGTAAAGTAGCATTACCTTTAGGTATTGCAGCTCTAGTAGTTGGAGCAGGTTACTTAATTTATAAAGGAGTAAAAGAATATAAAAATTCTTATACAATTGAACTTATTTGAGTGAATTATCTCTTAATAGATAATTTAAGTGTTTTATTATTGTTAAAAGAATATCGCGAGTCTTTTATCATGGTAGAATATACTTTAATAATTATACAAGGAAAACAAGCATGAATCCTTTATTGATACAACGGATTAAGGAAGATACTCCACATATTGACGAGAGAATTGGATTAGGATTGTCTTATCACGACAATCCTAATATTCCTCTTTATGTGGATAGACTGTTTCGTATTAACTCGAAACGATTTCCTAAAAAGTTAAAGTATCTTGGTTGTGAAAAAGTCCCTCCAAAAGAGGGTTACCAATACATGACCAGAATTAGTAATAACAATACACGTAAATACGATATCAATCGAAATGATATTCGTTTATACGCTTTTAACTTTGACTTTGATGGTCAGCCGATTCGTAAATATATCTATCTTCCATTTATTCGTCGACATGGATTCATGTGGATGAATGGTGTAAAATACATGGTTGCACCTGTAATGGCAGATGGTATTATTACAATTAAGCCTACTGAAATCTTTGTCAAGTTGATTAAAATTAAATTGTGGTTTGAACGTATTCGTAATGTAAATATTGTTGTAGACGGCGTACCTGAATACACATCTATTTATCATTCTAAAATCCACAATAAGAAAGACACTGGTCGTACTGATAATTTCATTAAAATGAAGTGCACTCTGGTACATTATCTGTGTTGTAAATTTGGGATGACTAAGACATTAGAAATGTTTGGTTTTAAACCTGGTAGTGTTCTAATGTTAAATCGTGATGATTTTGAGAATCCTGACGATGTATTAAATCAATATCCAAAAGACGAATGGGTGATTGTCGAAAGCAATGGTCGTAAACCACCACACAGTTATCTCTATCCTTATTACGAACCTACGAAGATGTTCTTCGCAGTACGTCGTAAAGAATGGGAAACTATTCGTTCAGCTAAGACTGTTATCGGTACATTGATTTACGTGTTAAGTCATTATACTCGTTACAATCGAATGAATCCAGATATTGTAGATAATACAGAAGCATGGCGTAGCATGATGGGTGAAGCAATTTGTTCTACATCAGACCATGCATCTATTATTCAAGACAATATTGATAAACACATGGTTTCATTAGACGGTTATGTAGATGACATGACTATCGATGATTTCGAACGAATTGGTTTGGGACATATTGACAACATTTATAAACTGTTTGTTTATATTGTTGAAAACTTTATTGACCTAACCAGTGAGATTTCACAAATTTCTAAATCCAATACTTTGTATGGTAAGCAATTGCAAATTTGTCAATTCCTATTATTCGATTTGACTAAAGCCATTAACAATGCTTACTTTAATCTTAGTACATTGCGTTTAGAAGAAGACAGAAACCCAAATGTACCTATTAAGTACGAAGCTGTACGTAAAGCAATTGAAAGCATTCGTGCTGAAGTTGTTATGCAGATTAAAAACCATACAGAAATTATTGTGGTAGATGACCCAGCTGATTTACCTATCTTGAAAATGGGACGTATTGTTATCCCGCAAGAGAAGTCCGATAAAGCCAGAACGTCTAATACACAATTTAATGTAGAAGACCCATCTGTAGCACTACATGAATCTCTGTTAGAATGTGGTGCAGCATTTGATATGTCTAAAGCAGACCCATCTGGTCGCAGTAGATTAAACCCATATGTAACCATTACAGACGATTACACCATTGTGCCTAATCCCGAACTTGTCGATAAAATCGATGCCGTTAAGAAATTGTTATACGGTGATGTCGATAATAGACATGAAATTGTAGACACAGAGTAATTGTTAAAGTATATTTTAAAAAGGAAACTAACATGAATATCGATTTGTATCAAACAGCACCTCTGCAACAAATGGTTGGTGAGATGTTGACACAAGTGATTGATGAAACACTTTACGCAGGCCCAAACCAAGTATCATTCTTTCGTGGATGTGCTGCTGAAGCGGTAAGTCAAAACAATAATTTGTTCTCTGAAATCTACGTGAATATCTTGCAGGTTTTAGAAAACGAATATTTGTCCAACCAAATCAACCCTAATAACCAAAACCAAGTATTCAACTTAGTAAGTAATTCTTTTGTTGATGCTGTTCCGTACATCTTCTTGAACTATGGTCCAATGAACCAATTAAATGCTCAAGAAGCACATGGTGTACGTAATGATGCTAATAAGTATTGTTCCTATATTGGTAACATCCAACGTCAGTTAGCACGTCATTACAGTAACAGTAATGGCATGATGTATGGTAATAACAATGCTGGTAGTTTCGCTACACGTGGCGGCATGGCTATGCGTAATAATAATGTAGGTGGTAATGGTGGTTCTCGTTGGGGTAATGTGCGTGGTAACAACTTCGGTGGTATGGGTGCTAATCGTGTAGATAATACATTTAGTGCTTCTAACACTCAAGCACATGATGTATTTGGACGTGGTAATAATAGCAGTAGCTCTACTCAACAAAATGATAGTAATGATTACTTCGCTATCAAACGTCGCAGGTTGGCTGAAAGCAATGCGAACAATACTGCGAATAAACAGCAAGATAATTCAGCATATAACGAATTGGTAGATGAGTCTGCTGTTCTTGGTACACCTACTGTTGTTCATGGTAATGTTAACCAATACGAAGAGCGTTTTGATAAATCAGGTTCTAACGAAACTATTGTAAACAACCAAACAGCTGTACAAGTTGAAGAAGATGGTTTCCCAATTGTACCGAATAATCGTCGTAAAATGGCAATTGGTCGTAACTGGTTAGTAGGTTTATGGATTAATACTTCTACCAAAGGATACGAAGATATTAATGAAGTAAAAGTACGCCGTAAGTTAACACCTGAATACTTATACCCATTTGACTATACCAAACATCGTGAAAAACTGTCTGAAGATAAAGATGGTTTGTATTTTGAATACTACGACGCATACGGTTTGGTTCAACGCGAATATGTATTTGCATTTAATGCAAGCAATAAACTATGGCAATCTTACAACTATCTGAATAAACGTTGTATGATTGAATTAGATGAACATGGTTTACCTTGTCAGGTGTTGTACGATTTAACTGAGGAAGAAAGAATGGAACTTAAAGACCATATCATTCCTGGTAAAACACCAGGTATCTTAGGTAGTGCTCTAATCCCTAATCGTGAGAATCCACCTAGTCTGGAAGAAGAGATTAAGTATCTGACCATGACCGATGAAGAACGCGAGTATCAAGAAGCAGAAATCATTGCAAATGGTGGGGAAGTAAATGAATACAATGTAACCATTAACGATAATGAGATTATCGCTGATAACTTACCATCACTGGTTACTGAAATTATCGATGATGTTTATACCGAACACGGTAATTCTCGATTGGTTGAAAGTGATGTCACTATCATGAATCCTATTTCTACTAAGAAACGTCAGTTAGAAGTAGTACGTAAAATCAAAGAATGTAAAACATTTGATGATTATCGTGATAAAATCATTAAACCATTGACTAAAGCACGTGAGTTTGTTCTGTTGCGTAAGCTTTCTGAAATGATTGATATTCAATTTAGCAAGATTCTGCTTTGTCTAGACTTGACAGATATCAGCGTAACTGAAATCGTAGAGTGTTACAGCGATTTGGAAGAACGTGATGATATTATCACTAAGTCATCAAGACAACAGTACAATACACTTGTAGAAGAAATGTTCGCATCATTTACTATTACCAATAATGATGATGAATATTTATCAGACAGTGATACGCCGACTATTGTAAGTAATACAGCAACTGTAACTTATGTAGACCGTAGTGCTGGTGAATTAAATATCACGTTAGATGGTTCTGAAAACAATCAAAATGGTTGGGTATGTTTGGTTCGAGATACTGGTTCTGAAATCAGTAATTTGATTACTGCTTCTTTAGTACGTCGTAATCGTAAATCAAGCAAACCTACTCGTGACACTTATCTATTAACTTCAGATGGTGTATTGATTGAGTTTATTCCAGCTAGTCGATTTGATATTAACCATGTATTCTATCGTATTTGCAAATTAACGCAATAAAAGGTAAATAGAGTAGAGAGGGAATTCCCTCTCTACTCTAGATATCCTTTATAGTTTTATTTTTTAGTCAGGTGCGCCGTCTAAGGAATCATTTGGGTTACCTTCGCCTTCGCTACTTTCACCACCTTCGTCGAAGTCAAAGTCATCTTCACCACCTTCGCCTCCTTCATCACCAAAGTCGCCGAATCCATCATCTTCGCCACCATCTTCACTATCACCACTGCTATCGCCACTATCGTAGCTACCACCGCCTTCACTAGGTTTAAGGTCATTGCCTTCCATAAACCCTTCGGTAGATTTAACAATGTTTTTAGACTTCTCAAACATATCCATCATGTTCTTAATAGTCTTAATAGCGAAGTCACGCATAGAAGCATTCTTCTCGTAAGTCTGAACACCATCATCACTAACGGTAATGAAGTCCATAACTTCTGTACCAAAACCAGATTCAATTAAGAAGTTACGCATAATTTCTGCTTTAATTAAACCACGGTACTGGTCAATAAAGTTAGCAGCTTCTTCACCCAATACATCATTAGGTAATGATTCTGGTGAATAGATGTAATCCAGTGTCTTATCAATACGAGCTTCCATTTTACTAATTTGGTCGTTAATCATCTCATCATTATCATTTGCTTTCTCTGGTAATTTAACTACCAATCCAGCAATGAATTTATCAGTGATGTACTCGATAATGGTTCTAAGTGAATCATCGCTTAAAGCATTCTTATCAATTTCATCGTCAGATGCTTCATTCAATACATCAAGAATATCATTCAAGTTTGACTTAACTGTCTCTTTAAGTTCTGTTCTTAATGCAGGAGAAGCTAGGATAAGTTTCTTAACAAACTCTGTAAAGTAAGGGTTTTGTTTGGTTTGGATTTGTTTGACTACCATACCTACTAAGAAGTTTTGTTGTAATACTTCTCGAGCAAAGTCTACCCCGTAGGAATTATCAACTAATTCTGGAGGTAAGAATGTACCCATTTGTACTAATCTATTAATCAATTCAGCAGTATCATTATCAGGTGCTGGGATATCAGCAGTATTTCTTGTGATATCGTGACCAATATTTGGTACTTTAGGATGGTCTGATTCAATTGCTAGACGAATATTAGATTGATTGATTCTGTCTTCAATCGTTTGTACATTCGATGCGCCTACCATTAAGCCAGCGGTTAATCTGGTTTTTAAAGTAAGTGCTTGTGCAATTTGAATAGTCTTTTTAGGGTCTGGGTCTTTCTCATCAATTCTAACGGTAGCTACTGTTTCAGGAATAGAATTAGCAATACCTGCACGTACTTGTGCTAACATGAATTGAATACGTAAAGATAACAATACTTTCATGTTATCAATTAGAGAACGACCCATGCCTTTGTTATCAAAGTCTTGAGCCATGTAGGTCATGATGTCTTTAGGCATAAACAATACACGTGTTCTTTGTCCTGCTAATGCACGATAAAACATAATCCTAAATGCTTCAGTAGAATCACCAATGTCTAGGTTTTTACCATATTCACCTTGACGTGTTCTTTCAATAATCTCTTTAATAATAGCATTACCGTGAATACGAGATAACATTTCGATTTGACGAGCTTCATCAATCATTGAATTCATGCCATCAAACATCTCACGTCCTTGTTGGATTAATGAAGATGCCATCTTAGAACCACTGGTACGACTATTAAATGTATTACTTAAATCACGATAATAGTTAACAGGTTTTACTTTAGATAAAGGCGCGCCTTCTTCATCGTGTAATACTAAATAACCAACATGTTCAGAAGGAGTGCCAGGTTTATAAATGGGAATAATTGATTCTACTGGATATTCAATTACCAAAGGTTCATTCAAATCTTTACGATAAGTCTGACGATTGTTTTTCAATATTTTAAGATTATTGTCATCACCATAACCTGAATTAACAAAGCTATCAATATTCTTAAATACTTTGTCTAAGATTTGTCTATCAGAAGCATTACTTCTATCAGTATAAGATTCTCGAGATAATCCAAGTGTACCCTTAATTCGTTTATCGGTAGCTTCTTTACGAATATGTCCTAAACGAATCATGTTCAAGTCATCGGTATATTCGATAAAAGTCTCATTACCAGAACCATTTAAATTAACAGTCCACTTACCTTCTTTACTTAATGTAATTTCAGTATCTTTTTTATCTTTTTTAGCACCATCAATATCAAAAATCTCTTTAGGAAATTCGTATTCAATTTTATCACCTACTTTAATTCTTGTATCTACTAATTGATTTACCACATTGTTAGATGTAGTAGAATGATTTGTCTGATAAAGTGTGGGTGTAGAACCATCTGTATTGCCAGAAGTTACTTCAACACTATTAAAGTTAATTGAATAAGATTCTGTAGAAAGTGAATTAAGGTGTTCTTTTTTAGTTTCTGTTTTCTTACCAGCAAAACCAACGCATGGTCTCATGTAATCATCAAGCTGTTTATCGATTTCTGTAATGGATTGTTTACTGGTTTGATAAGAGAATGATTCTTTAGCAAACTCTGGATTAATCAGTTCATCTAAACTGGACTCTGGAATAACTGCAACACAGTAAGCACCTTTAGTAAACAGAATCTTATACATGATGTCGTATAGTCTACCATCTAAGTTAAATCCGGTAGCCATATAGTTTTTAATTCTATCTACCATTTGCACACCTGAACTTTGTGTAAACAATCCAGGTGGAGGTAGATATTGTAATTCTTGACCTGATGTAATATAAGTAGGTGAAAGAACATAGGAAATCAAAATTTGAGCAGCGCGTTGTAAGTCTGGTAACAACTGCATGATGGCTTCATTGTCATCAATATCTTGTGCTTTGTCTGAAGCCATTCCCAGTAGATAATCTAAACTAGGTGTAGTATCAGTTAACTGACCATTGTTTTTAAATGATTCTTCATTTCGACTACGAATAAGTTTTGAAAACAATGAATAACTAGCTGGATTTCTTTTAATATCTTTTTCATCTAACTTAACAGGTCTTCCTTTTAAATGTTCATTTAACGTATTTAACAATGCGTTGTCATTTTTACCACTCATTTTTGATTACCTCTTTAAGTATATAAGGAATTTCGATATGATTAATCAATACGATTATCACTATAAAGTATATATCGATAAGTGTCTAGCCTTAGTATCCACCATGATTATTAAATCGACAAAAGATGCTAGGGACATGAGTAATGAATTATTTTACCGCACCTTACATCGATACGATGAAAATGACCCATCTAGTTGGATATATTATAAACATATCTCTGGTGAATATCACGTAACAGACGAACCTATTTACGTTATTTCTGTAGACACTACGGAAAGAATTATTTTCAATAAAGAAAATTTAAAAATACATAAAAATACTCGTAAAGAGTACTCTTACGGAACTCATAAGTACGAGGAGCTTGTTGCCAGATACCCGAATAAAGAACTCTTAATTAAAGGTATCTTAAATCCTGTAGATATTGAAACAGCCATTAATGCTGAAGATGGTACTATTCTTTCTTACGATAAACGTTTTGTAGAGATTAACGAATATACGTTGATTGAAAGACTGCAAGACAGAATATACGGAATGATAGAAAGATGGTATCAAAAACAATATAATATTGATAATACTTATTACAATATTACCTTCATGGGTGTTCTTTATCAAAAATTATTAGAAGCTGTTATGGAAATACGAATGGAGAATTGCTTAACCAATGAAGCACATTCTTATCACTATCGTCGCTTCTTAGCTTCACATGGTTTTCTAGATTTCTATCTTGAACATCTAACCATTAAACAAGCCATTATCCTCTATAAGAACATTCGTTGGGTAGAACGTTATATTGGTCAAAGACATACTCAACGTTGGTTGATTAAATACATCATGACACTGCGTAGTTTACCTATTGCAGAATACAATGTCATTCAGGTATACAACGATATTGTTAAAGATGTTGAGTCTATTGCTAAGTTTGAGAAAGTATCTTTAAATGGTTTAGAGAATATTGACAATGTTACTGATACATTGACTTTAAAACAAATGATGGATAAAGAAGACCCATTGGCACCATTTAACTTACGTGAACGTGAGTTTGAAGAAAAGGATGCTAAAAACCTTTTAGGTTCTTCTCTGTCTTCTGAACTTAAAACTAAGATACTGGAATCTAAAGCCATTGACTTTACCGATTCAGAAACACATATTTTACCGAATATGTTATTAGACTTCTGGATTGAAATGGCGCACAAGAAAACTTATAAAGCTTATATTACGATTACTCATCCTTTAAATGGTGAGACGATTCCATTAAATAGTAAGAATGCTTTATTGCTTTATACTTACGCTGTTTATAAGTTAAATGGTATTACAGACCCATGTATTCCTGATTACACGATTGGCTTAGTACCTAATAAAAAACGACCTACAATAGATGAGTTAAAATCTGTTATTCCAGATACGACTTTAGTATCTAATAAATGGTTAACTGAATTAATTGAAACCTTCTCGCCTATCCATCCTATTATTAATACGATTGATTTCTACGAGCAAGTACATGAACAATTTACTCAACTTAATTATTTGTTAGACAAAGCTAAAACAGATGAACACTTAGATGCAACTACTTATAAGATTGCTACAGTGTATCAAATGTACCATACCGAGAATGTATCATTTAGAACAGATAGTTTAAAAACATTCCCACAATTTATTAGTCAGTTGTCTTTTGATGAAAAAGGAATGTTAAAACAAGACTGGTTAAAGATTGCTACAGATATTTGGAAGAAGATTACTGGTTTAGATAACATCAATATTAAATCGTTGAATAATACCCATCGTGCTATGATTGGTTTGATGACTAAGTTGTCTAGTTATTCTGTACATTATATTCGTGAGATTAACGAAACGCCATTAATTGCTACTAATTTTAGAAGCCTTAGAATTGATGGTGGTAATAACAAGAAAACCAAACATGTTACTGATTCAGCATTCAGTAATTATGCTACTGAAATTATCGATGATGATACTGTAGGTAAACAAGATATCTACGAAATCAGTGATGACAATGGTATCCATTCTGATGATGGTGGTATTCGTATCTTTGTTGAATTTAATATTGACCCATCTGTTAAAACATTAGATGACCATCTAACTCGCGCTAATCGTATTAATACAGATAGCTTTGTTCGTGTTGGTTTGTATAATTGGGCTGTAGGTGATGCTATTGAAGGTTTAGAAAACCCATTATCTTTACCTGCTCTACCTGGTATGCAATCTTGGATTAACATGCCAAACGAAATGAAAAGAAAAATCATTGACCAGTTTGGTGGTAATTTGGATTGGTCTGAATACGATAAAGATACTAAGAAAGCCAAAGAAGCGCTGGATTGGAATATTCGTAATAAAGATTTACGTGGTTTGGATTATAACAAATAAACGTTAGACTGAGGCGATTACCGAAATGTAGTCGTCTCAGTTATGATGTTCCTACGGAATGATATTCCTACGGAAGAATGTTCCTACAAATTTTGCAATTAAATTATAAAAGGATAAAATATGGCAACAACTACTATTGTACCTAATAAGCGTACAGTGTTTGAATCGGTTCGTACCATTATTGGTAACGAAAACCAAATTCGTCGTGAGTTAGGATTACCTTATAGCATTACTCCTAATTCTACATTGAATGAATATCTTAAAATTAACCAAAATGTAAGCCCTCCTTCTACTACTATTCCTACTATTGGTTATTACTGTATTGGTTACGGTGGTATCAGTATGCAAAACTGTACCAATAACCAAGATGTATTGCCTTTCCCTAAAGTTTTCCAACACCGTGCAGATGATACTGGTCTATTTAAAATGGTACCATTCGTTATGCGTGAAATTAATAACGACTTGACTCCTCAAGAACGTGCCAAGTATGCACTGCGTCGTGAAGAAAACTTCAAAGGTGTAAAATACTATGCTTATTATTTAAAACGCTTAGATTTGACTCGTACTCAAATTTCTACGCAGATTATTACTAAGCAAGCTGATGGTTCTTTTACCAATACTGAATACACTCCTCGTGACAGTAACCTGAAACCACAGCCACAAGAATTGACTGTAGGTGAAGAAAATGTATTGAAAGCTACTTACGCTCGTTCGGTTGCTCAAGTACCTGTTAACTTTGGTAAACAAGACGTAGAAGAAATCTATAATGTATTTAATATTCTACATGGTGACCCAATGACTGCGGTGATTTCAGAAATTGGTTTGGTTTCTGGTATTGATAAGACTGTAGAGGTTGTTACTTCTTCTGGTCGTTCTCAATTTACAGAAGTAATCGCTGCACAAATCGCCCACATTAACCGTACCATTCAATATCTTGGTGCGAATACTGGTGGTTTTGAATCTATCTTCAACTTAGGTATTAACGAACCTATTTGGAATATTTCTCAAAACCAATAAATCATTTAAGGTTTTATCATGACTTTTGACACCTCTGACTGGGTGTGTAATCTAATGGCTATTGACCCAGGCTCTAGTAGTCTGGGTGTAGCTATCTACGAATTAAACTTGAAGACTTTTGATATTATTCGGACTACAGCATTTACTGTACATGCTACTGGATTATCCCAATATTCAAAATACGCAAGTAATCAATATGGTGATAGGTTCGCACGCTTTGCTGCAATGGAGAATGAACTAATGGAATTATTTGAATCCATTCGTCCATCTATTGTTATTTGCGAATCTCCATTCTTTAGTAGATTCACACCCTCTGCATTCTCTGTATTAACAGAACTGGTTTCCATTATTCAGAAGACATTGTTTGATTTTAATAATCAAATACCATTCTTTAAAGTAGACCCACCGACTGCTAAAAAAGCCATTGGTGCTAAAGGTAATGCTAAAAAAGACGATATGACTATCGCATTAGAAAAAGTAGCTGATAAGTTGAAGTTGGTTAATCCTGTAACCGAGTTAGATGAACATGCTGTTGATGCTTGTGCGATTGGATATCATGGTTATAAAAAATATGTCTTAGATGGTGGGTTAAATGGGAAATAAATTATATTTAGGTATCCTAGCATCTATTCGCGTAGGATATAAGAAAAACAAAGATAACTTGATTTATTTCTTTACTTTACTTATTATCTTTTTACTTTGTGCTGTTATTGCTGAGAGGACTTTAAAGATTGCTCGTTATAGTAATCAAGTAGAGAGATATAAAAACGAGAGTGAAGTAAGTAACGAATCAAGAATTAAATTATACGAAATTATCCGCTCGGGAGAAAAACCGAGTTATTTAGATGAATATACGGGAGAAGATAATGGCCGTTAGAAATTCAGAAATGATTACTAAGGGTCTAAAGAACATTCGTAATGATTTTGTATTAAGTAATAGAAAAGAAGACGATACTGGTTTAACTCGTCTGATTGAAGAGTATAATACTATCGCTAAGAAGAACTCTAATTATCCTGATATAACTGGTGAGATGACTGGTAAGGATATTAAAGAAGCCATTAATAAAATGACATTTGAAGAACAGATGATTGTGATTTATGGTTATCTTTGTGGTTCTGGTAAGGTAAATGAAATACTCGACTACGAGCAAGAAGTCAAGAAGTTTAGAATTAACTTTCTGTGGTGGGCAGGTTATGCTTTTCTCTTCTTGTTTATTGCTGTCATTGGCGGTGTAATTACTGCTGGTATTATTAGAAATGATATTAATACTAATGAATTACTGAGAATCTTTATGTCTTTAGTAAACAAAATTACAGATATCTGGTTTACAGGTAAACCAGTCGTTGAATAAAAAGGATTAAACTCATGAGTTTATTTGATTTAAATTTCGCTAGTATTTCTCGTGAAGCTGCTGAACTGATGGCTGACCAAGAAACTGAGCAAAAACTAAATGAAGAGATTGAGAATGTCGGTAAGGCAGTACGTGAAAAAGAACATACTGTATATGCCCGTATTCTTGATTTCTCTCAACTTAAAAAAGCGGATAAAGCTGAAATCCAAGAACAACATGTTATCCCTGTTGAGCGCACTGAAGAAAACAGAGGTAGTGGTAAAATCCGTATTCGTAAAGTAACTTCACGTAGTGGTGATGTACGTTACGAATTAACTACCAAATCTGATGTTAAAGAAGGTAAGATTGAAGTTACTGTTCCTACTACTGAAGAGAACTTTATTCAGTTTAAAGTAATGGCTTCTGTCTCTATGTTTAAACACCGCTATACTTTTACAGATGAAGGTAGTGGTTTGAAATGGGAAGTAGATGCTGTTCCTGATGGCAATGGTGGTTACTATCCTTGGGTACGTGCTGAAATCGAAGTAAAAGATTTAAAAGACAAAGTACCTGAATTCCCTATTAAAACAGAAGAGATTATTTATCCTCCTGAGTTATCTGAAACTTCTGAAGAAGAATACAAAGAAAAGACTGATAAACTGAATAGTCGTTTCTTTGTTAAAGGTAATGTTTATCTGGATGACAACAATGCTCAAAACAATACTGAGTTAAAAGGTGATGCAGATAAAGTAGTAGAAACTAAGCCTGAATCTGAAGATACACCTGATGCTGATGAAGCAGATAAAGAGAAAGACGCTAAAGCATCTTTATCTGTAGATAACATCACTGATGATAAAGAAAAGGCTGAGAAAGTAGAAACACGTGGTGAACAAATTAAAGAAGCCCGTGAAGAAGTCGAAGGCCCTGATGAAGATTCTGAAGAAGGTAATGATGAATCTAGCGAAGAATCTGGTGATGAATCTGATTCTGATGAAGGTGAGGGTGAGTCTGAAGGTGATGAAGAATCTGGTAAAGAGGACTCTGGTGAAGAAGATAAAGGTGAAAAAGAAGGTGGTGAGGAACCTGGTTGGGACGAGCCTACTAAAGACGATAAAGAAGTCTCTAAAGAATCGTTTGACAACTATGGTAAAAACTACAATAATGATGGTCAAGTAGACATTAATAATATTGTAGAAGTCTCTACTGAAACTGAAGAACAACCTACTGGTATAGCAGATGAAACATTTAATTTCATCACCAGTGAAATCTCTCAAGAAATGAGAAAGTAAATTGATTAAGTAGTTACACTGCGTAGGGGATTCCCCCCCTGCGTAGTGTAGTATTTTTTATCTATATATTATTAATGTGATATATCTTTATAAAGGAAACTTTATGTTTGAAAATTTATTTAGTGTTAATGGCTTAGCGGTTATATCGTATTGTCTATTAGCCATTTCAATCACATTCTCTATGTTTAAGATACTCTTAATGGTATCTAATGGATTTACAGTTGTTAATAGACAAGTGAATATTAACCTGTTTCCATCGTTATCTGTACTCATTATTCTAAAATTTATTATTGCTCTATTTGTTACAGGGTTTATTTATCTAGGTTATACTATAACCAAAGACCAGTTAATTGTTATCGTTATAACATTTCTTTTCTTACGTAAGATGACAGGAATTAACGATGACAATAGAGAAGAGTCTTTTCATGATAACCTTTATGTCTATGTATTTGTCCCTGTAAAGATGCTGACAATTGCTATTATCCATTTTCTCACTTTGGGTTTATTTAGAGCAACAATGATTGAGTATAAAATAACTCATGACTATATTGCTGAAATCCGTTTGAATGATGGTGACCCTTTCAATGTTTTCTACAATGAGCTTTTAAATAATCTTGGTGATTTAATGTATACGTTTTGTTTAATTCGTATCATTGACCCTAAGTTTAAGGAAGACCCATTTGGTGCATTGATGTTCTATCCAGGTGTACTATACCTTTATGTACTGTTACCTATTAAGATTACCATTATTGCTATTCTTAATATTTGTACATTCGGTATGTCTACTGCTATTAAATGCGAATGTGAGATTATTACTAACTGGATAGTCTACACCCATCTTAATAATTCTGTTAGCAATTTCTTAATTAAGTTATGCAATGGATTTACATACATCATGTTACCATTGGCTAACGATATTTCAGTGATTATTGGTCAAAGAGATGAAATCTTATCTCTATATAACGAAGTTAAAGTTTTACCAGAGAACACAATTGGTAAACCTAAAAGCTTGATAGAACATGGTTCTTTAATGCAAGCATATCAAAACAAATTTAACTAACTACGGAGATTCTCAAAATGGAATTTATTACTAACCTATTCTCAAATGACAAAGTGTTATCAGGCTTATTTGCAAATCTAGATTTGATTAAGCTATCGTATACATTCGGTGGATTGTTGTTTACCTTTACAGTAGCTAAGTTATTTTATATTAACTTTGGTTTATTAGAAAAAGATAGTCCGATTTATAAGGTTGTTTTATTTAATCTTTACTTAGTTGCAATGGGTGTTTGTTATGGTAAATGTGGTGAGTTATTACCAGAACAAAGTCAACCTAATACTGATGAGAAGTTATTTGCATTAGTTGTATTGGGTATTATTGTTGGTATTTCATCATGGAGAAAAACAAATAGTATAAATGCTTATCGACGACAATTCTTTGCAAATATTTGGGCACCTATTAAATTAACTGTTTTATTTATTGTCAGTGTCTTTACATTTGGTTTGTTTAGTTTCATTATGTTTGAGTATACAATTACCGCGCTTGGCATGAGAAAAGCAAACCACTTCTATCGTCTTAATTCTGTATTGATTGCTTATTGTAATATGCTTTCTAGAACTATGGTGGTTATCCATATGCCACTATTAGAACAAACTGAAGAGAAAGGTAAGTTATTATTTAAACAACGTTTAAATGATCTCCTTATCATTAAAGAGGATAGTCTTGGTAGACCTGAAACTTTAAGTGAAGTCATTGAAGCCATGGATAAGAGATTAGCGGAACTTAAAAAGACAGGTAAAGAGTTGGATAAGAAGTTAGATAAGGTTCTTGTCAGTATTGTTAAAGATGAAGACTCTGATAAGAAATCTTAAAGACAAATTAGTTTATTAAGCTATTCAGATACACTACCTGTAATGGGTAGTGTATCTAGTAGTTTTATGTGTTATTTATTTTTTATTTAATTTAGAACCTATATTATTAAAATGATGAAGAATATTTAACATTGTTATTTTATCTATATGAAAAATAACTTTATATAAGGAACAACAACATGAAAAGTATCATGATTGTGGAATCTCCCAATAAGGTAAAACTGATTGGTAAATTTGTACGTCCACTCAATATTCAAGTAATGGCTTCTATTGGCCATGTACGTGGTTTAGATATTTCTATTAAAAATAAAGGTGCTATTGAAGTTAATAATGGTTTTAAACAACACTTTTGTTTAAATAAGAATAATGCTAAAAATACTAAAGAACTTTTAAATAAATGTAAAAGTGCAGACGTTGTTTATCTGGCGACTGACCCTGATACAGAAGGTGAAGGTATTAGCTGGCATTTAAAAGAATTGATTCGTGGTGTTAATAAAAACTGCGAATTTAAACGCGTAACTTTTAACGAGATTACAGAAAAACACGTACTGGAGTCTATTAAGAATCCTCGCACTATTGACCAAAATAAAGTAGATTCTCACTTTGGTCGTTCTGTATCTGATTACCTATATGGTTTTTATGTTTCTCCTCTTTTGTGGAAAGTATTGACTCCTGGCTTATCAGCAGGTCGAGTACAGTCTCCTGCATTACGTTTAATTGTAGAAAGAGAACAAGAGATTCGTAAATTTGTTCCTACTACTTATTGGACAATGACCGTATTTGGTAATAAAGATAATATTACTTTCCCTGCTAAGTTAGTACGTGTAGGTGATGTGAACTTAGGTAAATTGTCTTTTGAGGAATCTCAATTTCCTAAAGATGTTGTAGAGGGTTATAAAGACACCATTACTCAGTATATTGGTAAAGGTGAGAAGCTATTGGTTTCTGATGTAAAACGTGGTAAGAAATCAGTTAAACCTAAAGCACCTTATCGTACTTCTACTTTACAACAAGACGCTGTACGTAAATTAGGTTGGACGACTACACGTGTTATGCAAACAGCACAGAAGTTGTTTGAAGGTGATGGTAAGTCTGACCATGGTTATATTACCTATATGCGTACTGACTCTACAGCATTAAGTCAAGAAGCATTGGATAATATCTTTGCATTTGGTCGGGAGAACTATAAGCAATACATGTCTGAACATGTGATTGAATATGGGAAGGTCGCTAAAGGCGCCCAGGAGGCTCACGAAGCCATTCGACCTACTGACATATACCTTACCCCTACCGACGTTAAGAATCGCCTAGGAAACGACGAATACAAGCTCTACAAGCTAATCTGGGAACGTACTCTAGCATCTCAAATGAAACCTGCTCTATTTGATACATTATCTGTCTCTTTTACCTTAAAAGAATTTGGTTTTAGAAGTTCAGGTTCTGTATTGAAGTTTGCTGGTTACTTAGCTGTTTATCAAGAAGGTGAAGATTTAGATTCTGATAAAGAAGAGAATACTAAATTACCTGAATTGGAATACCATGATAAAGTAGAGGTAGTCGATTTCAAATGTGAAGAACACCAGACTAAACCACCTGCCAGATACAATGAAGCTTCTCTAGTAAAAACACTTGAAGACTATGGTATTGGTCGACCTTCGACTTATGCTAATATTATCCGTGTATTAAAAGACAGAGCATACGTTAGCATGGATGGACAACGATTCATGTTAAACGATATTGGTGAACAAGTCATTAATTTCTTGTTACAATACTTTTCTAAATACATCGATTATAACTATACTTCTGACTTAAACGTACAGTTAGATAAGATTGCTTCAGGTGAACTAAACTGGAAACAGGTTATGTACGACTTTTGGAATCCTTTCTATCAAGTCGTAGAAAGAACCGCTAAAGAAGCTAAGTCTGTATTTGGTAAGATTGAAGAGATGGCTGAACTCTGTCCTAAGTGTGGTCAACACAATCTCAATCTGATGCAAGGTAAATACGGTAAGTATAAATCTTGTCCAGATAAGAAATGTGGTTTTAAAGAGAGTTTGGAAAACAATCGTCCTAAGAAAGAAGAAGTAGTATTTGAAGGTAAGAAATGTCCTGAGTGTAATGGTCGTCTTTTAATTAAAGAAGGTTTTAAAGGACGTAAGTTCGTAGGATGTGAAAACTATTCTCGTAAAGAAAATCCTTGTAAGTACAGTTGTAATATTGACGGTACTGAAAAGGCTAAAGCAGTAAATACTGGAACGACTTGTCCTAGTTGTAAGAAAGGACAATTGGTGATTCGTGTCGGTAAACGAGGTAATTTCTTCTCTTGTAATCGTTTTCCTAAGTGTAGAACTATTGTATCTGCAAATGACTATGCAGATATTAGTGGTTTGGAATTAGCTGAAGTAGACGATTTACTAAATGGTAAATAGTAGATTAGGTAGAGTGATTTACTCTACCTAATTTATTCCATTATTTAATTAACTATGTAATACATTTATTTTTTTTAACACAAAGGAACGATTATGTTATTCCCAATCTCTGCTAATAAACATGAGTATACACAAGTCAATGGTTTGAATGTTGATGAACCTAATGAAAAGATTAAAGGTTTGTTGAACTTTATTACTGTACCTGACCGTAATCAAATTGACTTTAATGCATTTAATATTGTTCAAGAAGCTGCACGCTGTATTAAATCACGTGCGGAAGAAAGTAAGAAACGTTCTGAAGAAATGGATGAGTGGAAAGAGAAGTTCTTGCTATTGAGTGAAGAGAAACAACAAGAATATGAAAAGAATGGTTACTTGGAAGACTTTCCTGTACCACCTAAACCTATTGAACTTTACGATGGTGTATTAATTGGTGAAGATGTTCCTAACTGGTTATCAGGTAGTATTGTAGAGTATTGCTTTATTGAGCAAATTCCTGTTTACTTTAACTTCCATAAACCAATCTACGGTGAAATTGGTAAGAAAGATACCAATGTACCAGGTGTGAGTGAAATCATCACTGGTCCTACTGGTCATTCAGAACACCATTTGTTTGTGTTTTAATATAGCTAATACTACTCTACCTTTTGGGTAGAGTAGTATTAGTATTAAACATTAATATGTTTTATCTGGTAATTCAGCAGTAATCTTTTGTAAGTAAGTATTACCGGTTTGAGTCACTTTACAGTTATTCTCTTTAACCAATAAGATACGTTTAAATACATCAGCATTTACTGTAGAGGAAAATACATTAGAACTTACTGTCCAGTTTGTTTGGTCTTTATAATCCTCTTTTGATGTAATATCAAATAGTGGTTTATTAAAGTTATCTACTAAGTCAATAGTATTATTCTCAATAGTCAGTTTCTTATCTGTAGAGATAATAATCAGGGCTTTAATGTAGACGTTAAGTTCAGTTACACTGATTGTATTGTTTCTAAATATAATTGAGTTTTCACGTAATTTAGAAGTATTCTCTTCTTGGAATGTTACTGGAGCAGAGCGTACACGTTTAGATACAAAACGGTTATTCTCTACTACTACATTACCTAAACCATTGACTACTTGAGATGGAGCAATACAGAACATAATATCTGAAACATCTACTACTTCAATGTCATTATCTTTAATGTTCCAAGTAGGAATAACATTCGGGTCTTGGTCATTATTACGAATCTCAATCACACGGTGGATACCTTGTTGTTTATCGGTTTCCCATTCTACACCACGAATGACGTTACCTGTAACATTGTAAATAGGTCGAGTAGGTTGACCTTTCCATGGTTGCCAATCTTGTGGTTTGGTTTCAATACGGATTGCACGTTGTTGATAGTAGTCCATGCTGGTACGTACAGGAAGTTCATCATCAGCTACTAAACGGAAAGTTTTATCAAATGCAATGTAGTTATTGATTACATCTACGCCATTAGATGGATAACCACGTGATTCAATAGCAATACCATGGAAACGATTATTGATGACACGGTTATTAACGAATTTACCAGAGTATGCATCATGTACATCAAGACCTTTACGGAAGTTACCTTCTGCGTGGTTATTTTCTACTAAGAAGTTAATATTAACCGAACCAGAACCCATTGCGATACCATAACCCGTACCACCGTCAGCTGCGTGACCATTATGATTCAGATAGTTATCTCGTACTACCAAGTCTTCTTGCCATGCAGAGAGAATACCTGCTACACGATTGTGGTGTAGATTACAACCAATGATTTTATTACCTTTAGGTAAACCAATCAATTTAGGATCCATACCTTGTGAATGGTGTTTTTTCGCACCTTCCATAACGTGTTTATCTACAGTATTTAAGAATACACCTGCACGGTTACAGCCTGTTACTTCTACTTGAGAGACTAAACAGTCATCTGTATGCTCCATGTAAATACCATTAATGGTACCAAAGTAAGATTCACCTTTACGATAGAATTCACCTTCGTAAGTTAAAGATAGATTTGAGATTAAACGTTTAGATACATGTTCTAAAAGAATACCTGCTTGTGAACGAGCATCTGTGGAGTTTGTTCTAGGGTCCCAGTCAATAGTCTGGGGCCAGTTAAACTTAATCTTAGTCTTGCCCATGCCTGCGCCTAAAATACCTTTACAACCTTTATTTTTAGTCGAGCTAATGGTAATCTGCTTTTCTAAAGTATATTCACCTTCGTCAATATACACAAAATCCTCTAGTTTATCAGCGTATTCAATCGCTAACTCTAGAGCCTCTGTAAATGTCCGATTATGTTGATCTGAACATGAGGGACACATAAAATAATTTTTTACATCAATCATTTTGATTCCTTTTTGTTGTGTGTAACGTGTTTGGTTCATAGTTTTTACTTATTGTACGCTATGTATTACACGTAGTAATTATTATTTATTCGTATGAGAATAACCTATAAACCTTTTGAATAAGGAAATAAGATATGGCAATTGAAATTCATTTACCAAGAAAATACTCTAGAGAAACTCTAGAGATGTTAAGGGCCAATGAGGGACCTAAATTAATAATGACCCCTGGAGCTGTAGAAACGACTATTGAAAGAAATACAGATAAAACTAATTTACCAGTTACTAAACAGTCTGTATTAGATATTTTTAACAAACAAGTCATTGAGAGAATTAACTCTATTCCAAAATTTAGTCGAGATTATTACTTTGTAGATACTAGAGAATTAGATTTAAGTCATGATGATACAATCCATGCTGGATTTGTAGAGAGATTAGGTAATGCTTTTTTAAGTAATGAATATGGTTTTATGGCTGTTTGTGATTACTTGAAATTATCTGATTTTGTAGATAGAGAAGGTGATATTACCATCGATGACTTAGCAAATACTTTCACAAACACCATTAATAAACTAAGTACTTTATGTAAATTTAATATACGTGTTTCAAGAAACACCAATGACGTTCCTATGCTCGATTATAAAGGTTTTGCCATTGGTAAAGAACAAACTATTAACTTAGTTAATTTTAATGAAGTAAAAAATCAATTAGTTAATTCAAGTGATTTCAATAGTGTTTGTAAAAAATGGTATAAGAAAATTTTGGAAAATGCTGTTAAGGATAATAGGAACATTCTTTATAAATATTATTTACCGGACCCAGGTTTAAAAGATTGTAAATTCTTTTTAAAAGAACAAAATTACGGTAGACCAGGGCCTGCAAATGAACAATATCTTGGTGAGAATAGAATTCAATTTACTGCATTGTTTGCTCATTCTATATCTTCAGCCTATTTTAGAATACCCAATGTAACAAGACCTATAAGTTCTATAATTTTTAAAGTGAATAGACATGGTGGTAACCATAGACATGCTTTAAGTATCGTAAGACCAATGTTGATAAATGAAAGAAATGGAACTATTGTTTCAGAAAAACCTATTAATCTCCAACGTAACGTGTTCTTTGGTAGTGGAGATGGTAATCTTAGAATTGATTTTGATAGGTGTTTAATTAATGGTGACAAGCATACTACCGATTTAATTCTTACATTTGAAATTACAACTACTGGTGATAGTGGTGATGCTAGTTGGGTTTATATGGAAATAGACTCTATTATCTACGGATATAATTCTACTACTGAATTTAATTCTGATGAGGAATACCATAGGGGATCAACAACCTTAAATAATCCACCGTTGCCTACCATTGGTAATGAGATTGTAAAAGTATCAGATCCAAATTACGCAGCCACATTTAAATACACAGTTAAAAACATCACTAGGAGGATGTCGGATATTTATTTTAAATTACAAAATGAAAAATTATTTCTAGGTAGTACTTCTGTTAGTTTAGAATTATATCGAAATGGTAACAAAATAGGTAACGGTACAATAGTTTACAATACTAGGCCATGGGGTAGACACGATGGTTGGGATTATAGCCCAATTATAAGGGTTAATGTATCACATCTAGATGTTAAAAATGATGATGAAATGTTTATTAGATTCGATCGTGCCCATGATCGCTTCTCAAACAACTCAGTCTTCAAAGTTGTACGTATACTTTATTTACCATTTAAAGAACATGTTAGTGGATATACATCAGTCTCAAATAATTTCCCTCAGGTCCTTAGAGGTGAATTCTATGGTGAAGTGTTAAAGTACGCAGTAACAGATGAATTTAAACAAAAATATATAGATATTGACTAATCTTGTTTAAATAAATAATTATACTACACTAGGAAATATCCTAGTGTAGTATAATTTACTTTATGTCTAACCAGCCCAACGTGCAGGAGATACTTGAATACGGCGGATAGTATTACCATCATGATATACGGCAAATACTTTATCACCTAATACCTCAATTTCAGCAGGGCGTGTGCCACTAGGTGCACCTGCTTTATTGGTATTGAGTTCCTCTTCTTGTGTAGGTTCAATGTTTGTTTTAACATTATAGAAGATACCTGATTTAATTTTAAAACCAGTGTAATAAGTTTTACCTGGTACAAATGTAGGCATACCTACAATGTCTCTATCTATTCGATTAAACTTAATCGCAGAGTTAGTAGAATGAGCAAACTCAATCACATTGTTTTCACCAGTATAGAATCTCTTAGTCATCCAACAATCATCGAAAGAGAATGTTTGAGCGGCTACTGATGGTGAGAACAGGTTAATGGTCATCTTACCACCTTTATTATCGTAAGCTGCTCTTTCACCTGTACTAAATGCACAACTTAAGAAGTTAATAGTGAATGTATTCCACCAGTTAAAGATATTGGTAGAAGAATAAACATATTCGTCTGCTTTTACTTTAGCATCAGCTACAGGGTCTGTATTATAGACAATAGTTAAACCAATAAAAGATAAGTTGGTATTATTAGAAATAGCCAAACAATAACGAGTAAAGGTAGGATATGCTTTACCACCCCTTGTGATGTTATTACCAATATAAGCACCTCTAAACTCAATCTTACAACCAAGGTCAATCATCTCTTGCTGACGCTCTTCAGAACCATCACCATAGTTGTTAAAGTTAGCGCGAATAGCACGTGCTTTAGCATAGATTTCATCGGTTCTCGTACCATAAGGTCTAAACGCAATATTACCACCTCTGAAATAAACATCATTACCGTCTTTGTGGTTTACTGGATTAGATTCGTATGTGGCAGTTGTACCTGTTACAGAAACTAAACGTTTACCAATAACGTGAGTCTTACCTTCTTTTAAAAGGATAGTACGGCGTACATCTGATGGGCCTTGTGCTAATGCATAACCAATAGTAGCCAAAGGTTTCTCTTTCGTACCACGTTTATTTTCAAACGTAATAGGTTCATCTAAACCAGCATCTGGGTCTACATAAACGTTAGCAAAGATATCATCTGGTACGTTACCATAGTACAAACCATCACCATTCCAACGCAATTGGTTATTAGCCGCTGTAGAGATAGGAATAATATCTTTAGCTAGTTTAGGTGTATTACCAAATACACGTCTCATCTCTGTATTGATTTCATCTTCTGCTAAATTAGCCTTAGTACCATTCTCACGAGTAATTTGTTTACCTGGTTGTGTATACTTACCAAATAACATTTTACTTACAATGTTTTCCATAATGGCTTTATTAGACCAAGCAAAATCTTTTACGGCAGTATCTTTACTATCTACATTCTGTTTGTTATAGTAATTGTCAGCTAAGTTTCTCTTATCTGCATTTACTACACCTTCCAATTGCGTAATAGAATCACGAATAGGAGGCAGAAGAGCATCTACTTGTTGTTTAGTATACACATTCCCTTTTAGGGCATTGATACTACCATTTAACGTCTGAACACGCTCATCGATTTCTGGTTTAGAATACACACCTAATTGTTTAATATTCTCTAATGTTAAACCATGGACATTACCACGAGTATTGATGTGGTTATCTAAAGATGTTCTTAATTCATTAACCTTTTGAACAACATCGTCATTAATTTTACGTTTTAGTTCTTCTAATTTAGCATTAACACCATTGTTGTTATCACCAATTAAGTTAGCGACATCGACATCGACTTTATTTTTTAGTTTCTCTAACTTAGCATCAAATCCACCAATGGCTTCCCAAATCACGTTATGGGATTCCTCATCACCAATTAGAGTCGCTTTAATTAAGCGTTCAATAACGTAGATTAAACCTTCGTAACCATAAGTTTGCCAAATAGGGTGGAAGTGTTCTGCTGGTGGGAATGCATCTGGTTTATTCGCAATATTCAACCAAGATACTGGTCTGTTATCTAAATTAAGACTATTTAATTTATTTTGTAATGCAGGGATATCAATAGAAGTAAATTGTCCACCTACTGCTTGGTAAGTTACAGAAATATTTTTACTTACTGTTTTATCTACTAAGACAATGGTAGAGGCTGCACCTAAACCTGTTAATCCTGCAATGGTTTCTGAAGTATCTTCGAAGAAGTAAGAAGCACGTGGAACGACTTGGTTGTTTTTCTTATCTTTAATCACGACACTTTCAATATAAAAATGAGCGTGTCTAGGGGAGATAATTCTAACTTCTCTATCGTTCAGTACATGACCTTCCTCAGATACTAAGTTATTCGGATTTCGTCCTGATTTATCGAACTCATACCGAATTTTCATTTCTGGTGAAATAGGCATTTCTAAATTCCTTATTTTAATATAAACACTCAAAGATATTCGATAAAATTACTACGGTGATTTATTTCACCGTAGTAATTTATCCTATTAACTCCAGCGAGCAGGAGGTACAAATTCAGTTTTAAGTTTATTAGAATTACTGTCTAATAGGAAAGCTTTTATCGTATTGATAATTGTGTTTTCCATATCACCTGAATTAAATACCATTCTATTTTCAGCAGAGAAAGACTTAACATTACCATTGTTATCAATCAATACTCGCGCACCTGTGCCAGTATAAATTGTCATGCTACCATCTGGTTCAATGATTACTCTATCTTTGCTAGCAACCTTAGTTAAAATACTACCGTCTTCTTTAAATTTAAAACCACTATTACGAGAAGCAGAACCTAAGATGTCTAAGTCTTCGGAATTATTTGGAGTCAAGGTAATTTTCTTCTTAAATACTCCGCCTTCGTTATAGACTTTAGTCACAGCTTGATTAATGGCTTGTGCAGCAGCAGTATCTAAGTAAGACTTATATACCACAGTTTCGTCTTTAGTAACTTCAGGGAATCGAACTGCGTAGACATTGTTTCCTTCAGTATACTTCAGATTCAAACGAGGATATACTTTGCTTGCAGCAGTAACATTAGAACTAGGAAGTGTTTCAAAAATCCAATTACCATTACCTGATGGCATTAAGATTTTAGTCCATTTGTTTTGTTTACCTACTTGCAGTTGACCATTAATTACTTGATTACCTTCTTTACCTACTTTAGTATCTAGGTTAGTATCAGTAGCACGTTTTAAATCACCTACTGCTTTTTCAGAAGCTACTTTAGTCGTATCTGTACCTGTAGTAGAATGAGAAATACGATTTTCTGATACACTGGTTAACATCCAATTACCCCAGCTACCATCGATTTCAGTAGTACGGAAATAAGTATTACCAGTGCTAAACGCTGTATAGAATTGTAAACCTTGGTAAGCACCTGGCATCACCCAAAGTGTACCTGCTCTTTGTTCTGGGTAGTTTCTCGCAGTTGTAGCGTTAACGTTAACGTCTTGAGAATAGAAACCATAATGTTCATCACCTTTAAGTGTATTCAAGTCTTCACTAGTCAGTACTTTAACAAATCGGTATAGATAACCTAAGTTTTTACTGTCTACAGTAGTCATGACTTGTTTCTTATTAGACCAACCCATCTTCAAGATATTGGCATTAGCTGTAGGTGCTAATTGGTCTACACCCGTACCCATGTTTACAAAGTTCTTAGTAAAAGCATTACGGTTTTCATTTTCAATTTCAGTTTTAATAGTCGCTAATGATTTACCTGCTAATTGGTCAGAATCAGATACGTGAGATTGACGAATCTCTTCACGCCATGCTTGAGGTGTTTTACCACCAAATGAACCTGCATTCACGCTGTTATTAGCTTGTTGTAAAGACTTAGCAACGATTTGGTCAACAGTTAAACCACCTACTTGAGTGACGTTGTTTTTCGCTTCGTTAATAATCGCAGCAGCAGATTTACCACCTAAAGTAGCGGCATCTAAGTTACCTGCAATATTAGTACGTACAGTTTGTGTGATTCTATCTACTACAGCAGGACTTACATTATTGGCGACAATATCCCTTTGGAATTCAAATTTCAAATCAGATACTGACTTACCTTCTAATCGAGCCGCATTCACATTCTGTTTAGCAGAAGCAATGATTTGTTCTTTAGTAGAACCATTTAACTGTGCTGCATTCACATTGTTTTTAGCTTCACTTAAAATAGTCGTTAAGTTTTTACCATTTAAAGTAGTGGCATTGATTTCTTTAGCCAATAACCAAGTAGCATATTCATCTGGAGTCTTATTACCAAAGCGTTGAGTATTACCTACAGTAGTACTATTTAAACGTTGCATGATAGCTTCGTTATTACTACCAGTAGCACTTTGGATAGAAGCGTTAATGCGGTTAGTCACGTCTTCCATCATCTGCGGATAAGTTAAGTTATTAAACTTAATCGTATTAGCAGATGTACCTTCCAATACCCAGTTTTTAAGTTGTTGAGAGTTACGGCCATCCATCAATGTGGTATCGGCTGCTTTCTCATTTTTACCTAATTTACCAGATAATGCGTTATTTAAATCTAGTGTAGTGATTGCACCAATATCAGCAGCAGTTAAGTGGTGTACATTACCACGAGCGTTGATGTGTTCAACAATCATGGGTTTGATGTAGTTATCAATAATGCCTACCACAGACTTAGGTGTAACATAGTAGTCTTCACTACGGTCAGTATATTTAGTAGCAGGTAATGTGCTTAGGTTACGGATATTACCTAAACCAATATCACTCTTAGTAATACGACCTACTGCTAAGTTTACTTGGTTAATAATAGATTCTTGTAATGATTGTTGTGATGCAGAACCTAACTTACGTACTTCAGCAATCAATTCTTCAATACCAGGCATTTTATTAATGTCATGGGTATGTTCAATTACTGGGAATTGTTGTGGTAGGTCAGCAACTTGTTCCCAAGAAGTAGTGACTGGGTTATGCATCCATTCGGATAGAATGTGGTTAATCTTTTGAGCATCGATGTTCCAGATACCGCCTACTGTACGGTATTCTAAATAAACATCACCACTAAATTTTCGATTAATGAATTGTACTGAACCATAGAGTACTTTACCGGCTCGCATAGTGGCTTGAATAAATCTAAAGCCAAATACGTAATCTACACCTTCAACCATGTATTTCTTAGCACCTTGCTGTGTTAATGTATACATCTTAAAGTCATTAACAAAGAAAGGAGCATAGTCTGGTACAATGTAGTTAAAGTCGTAATTGTTCTTAATGGTTACAGTATGTCGTTCATTCCGGATAATGTTGTTTTGATTTATCCCGTTAGGGTCAAATGCATAAACAGGATTTGTATTTTGTGCCATATCAATTCCTCGAATTTATGAAACTTTTAGTACGACTAACGGAATATAAAAAAATACCGTTAATACTTATTTATTAATCTATAATGCGCCTGTCGCAAATATTCATATATTTGTCTCGGGCATGTAGGAGATTTTACATGGCTGCTGCATATGAAATTAAATCAGCAATGGGTAGGGTCATTGGTTCTCAAGCACAGTGGGAACCAGTCGATTTAAAGAAATACCCTTTAGATAAACTATATAAACGTTACAACACAATACGTGCTACTCTTTTTAACAAGTATACTAAGAAGAGTGGTGTGATTACTGTAGATGATTACGAAACTGAATTAAGAGCTAATGAAACATTCTTTCGATACTTGGATAGAATTGGTGAGAAAGGTTTTAAACTGACTCCTGGTAGTACTGAGATTAGTAAATCTGGTTTACTCTATAAGGAAGCATTGAGTAATCGATTTAAGATTGTACCTGTTAGAAAAGGATTGTTACCTGATGGTGATTTTAGTGATAAGTATATTTATAATGATTTATTTGTTACTAAAAAAGGTGTTAATCCAGTAGAGTTACAGAAGTATACTTTATTTACTGTCAATGGCTATGTTCATCAAACAGATGCTAACAGTAAAGGGTTATGGGTAGAAGATGGTTACAAAACCATTAAGAAGAGAAAGAAACACTGTATTGGTGTGATTAGCTTTGAGAATCTAGGTGCTTTGAAACAAATACCTATTCGTAAAGAAATGATTAGTAAACTCAATGATAAAGTTAGTTTATACCATGAGTGTGTTATTGATATTGGTGAAGACTGTAGTAATAAAACCATCATCCTAATACTAGGTGGTTTCATGCATGTTTTGGATTACGAAGTATTTAGTCGTATTTCAGACAGTGCAGTTAAAGTTAAGTTAAAGAATGTACCTTTGTTAGAACGTATTCATTTAAGTAATGATGACTTAGATTACGGTGATACTTTATTTGATAAGAAATACGGTGAGACTAATCTAATTCTAACGGATGTTTATTCAGATGACTTTATTAAGAAGTATTTAACACTCAGTTATTCTTTTATTGTCTTATTAGATAATACTGAAGTATTTAGAGATATTACTTATCCTAGAATGCGTGGTATTCCAAATAACTATTTAACAGAATATAAACCTAAATTACCCATGATGACACGATTAGGTAAATTCGAAGAATATGTTACAATTAAAGATGGTGATACTTATGTTCTAGAAACTGCGGATTGTCAATATCGTCCACGTTTGTATAATAAGAGCTGGCCTTTAACAGAGAATAGTTATTACAATGATGCGCGGCAGCCTACAGACAGATATCGCATCCCATCTGCTTACTTCTTTAACCTATTAACATTAGTTAAAAAATAAACAACATAAAAGACATATCTACTACTCTACCCTTTCAGGTAGAGTAGTAGGTATGTTATCACTAAGGAACTAACATGATGAAACAAAAATATGGCGAAAATTTGTTTCATTCTCATGGACGAGAAAAACCCGACATCTTTCTCATATAAATCATGTATTGTAAAATTAATACTTAAATTTTTCTGTTGGTGTTGGTACTTCATTTGGTAACATACGACAGAATAAACGAGTATCTACAAAAGATATATTTAATCCAGAATGTTTACAAATAGATTCAATAGCACCAAATGAATCCTCATTAAAGTCTTCTGACTCTAAGTCTTTTTCTGAAATAATTTTAACAGATTCTATTTCTTTATTAATTTCATTTACCTGATTAATACCTTCTTGATTAGACAATGGTGCAATACGTGGACATAACATCACTACTGTCTCTAGTCGTTTTTTAATAAACTCTAAATGGTGATGTGTTAGCCATTCGTTCCAATCGTAACAATAGAATGAAACCACATTATCATCTAACCAATCGCTACTAATATTCTTAAGAGGTTGATGGATTACCCTTACTGGTACAATATTACCTAAATGAAGTTTAATACAGGTTACCATGTCATTTAACTCTTCTTTAGTTAATTGGTAAGGATAAGTATTTAATACTAAGTCTACTTCTGCTTCTTTGTTCTCGTATGTATTTTCTACGATATAAGAACCAATGATGTCTCGAAGATTAATCATGAGGTTAGTCATGGTAGAGTTAGCCAATACAGCAATGTTTCTTTCAGCATAGCGCTTACGAAATTCGTATAAGTCTACACCTGGGAAATCGTCTCTTTCTCGTGTAAAGAAACCACTGACTTGTAGTTCATCTGCTTTCTCGAAATCCATCATCTCTAATACAGCTAACCGAGTGTCGAATAATTCATCTAGACTAACCAAAAACCCATGTTTCTTTTGGACTTCTTTATTAATCATTTAGTTATCCTTTAAAAGTAGATTCATCTAGAATATAGTATAGCACACAATCTTTGTAGTTTAGTTTAGTAAATGTTAATAAGATTACAAACATCCAAATAGTAGGTTTAGTTAAGTAATTTTTAACAATATCTTCAGCGATGTCTTGTTTATTAAGTTCTCTAACCAATCCACTAGTATAACGTTGAATGTCTTCGTATAAACCATGGTTATTTATCTTAAAGTAACAATAGATGTCTTGTAAAATATTAGATAATAAATTAGTATCTTCTGTATCTGATTCAAAATATCGATAGATGTCTTGAATCTTTTCTATTTTAAATAGGTTATTAATAAAGAAAGATAACTTACTATCTGTAATAATAGAAAAGAATAAAGGTAAATGTTTACCCTCATCAAATCTAGATAAGACATGAGCGCTACTACGATAAAGTTCTTTTTCTATCTTTTTAGAAAAACTATCACTGTCTTTAATCTCTTGTTCTAGTTTAGCTATATAACTAACAGCAAAATTAAATGCAGTTTCTACATCACTTTGTTCTTGGGTTAAATCAATATCTACATCTTCCATTTTGGTTTCCTTTTATTTTTGCAATAAAGTAGATTTTAACATCATTGCTGTTAAATACGAATGAAGCATTAAGGTTGCGCCTACTTCACCACTATATGGTTTTAATGCATCTGCTGAAGCTCTACCCATTTGAGAAATAGATTGCTCTAATAGACGCATACCTTTTTCAGAACCGCCCCTAAAGTGCATCATTTCTTCTACAGTCTTATTTAAACCCATGGCTAACAACATATTGACTTCAGGATAAGAGACACGTGCACCTTTTGAGATAGGGCCTGTTGCTTGACCAGTATAAAAGTCGACATGGTTATTGTCTTTAGGAATAGAAATCTTTTTAGAAATCAATTGTTGTTGTACACGAATAGGAAGATAAACAATCATGGCTTCTTTATTAGATAATTCCCAACTACCGTCTTCTTCAGGCATCCAAATCTTATGGTAAAAACTAATACCATACTCGTGTCCTACTTTATGTAAATTGTCCATGTTCAGACGGGAATTATCATCACCAATTGGTGAGAATAATTGTAAGTAATCTTTTTCATTCTTAAACGAATGCATTAGTTCTTCAAATTCTTTGTCTGTTAGTCTATCTAAACGCTGCCGAGTTAGTTCAGCGTTATTGGTTTTTGGTAATAATTTACCAATAAATTCTACAGCTAAATCAGTCGCTGCTTTTCTGGCATTATTCATTTTGAACTACCTTATAAAAACATATAACAATATAAACACCTACGTAATCATAAGATTACGTAGGATGTTTAAATTAGTCTAATTAATTACTGTTGTGTTTGTTCTTGTACTGGCTCTTCTTCCACTACTGTCTCACCAGCGTGGTCGATGTGTTCTTGAGCTTCTTTGACTTCTTCGTCATTAGTTTCAAGAACAGTTTCTTCGCCGTGTTCAAGTTGAAGATTCTCTTGATGGAGGTTATCCTGAAGATTTTCTGTTTCCTCAATTTGTTTCACTACTTCATCCAATTCTGGGATAGCAACATCACCAATTTCTTTAGCCAAGGCATTGTTAATTTCAAATGTATCTTTAACAATAGCCTTAACATCTTCTACTGGGTCTTCAAGTTTATTCTCTTCACGAGTAAACCATTCACGGTCAATCTTACCATTCTCTACATAATAACCAATGTAAGGAAGAATTTGAGTATCTAGTAACTCTAACCATTCCTTAGAAGTCATGGTTTCACCAAGTAGTGAACGAATCTCACGAGTATTGTAACCGTCTTCTTTTTTACCAGACAATTCACCAATGCGGTACAAGAACAAACGAAGTTCACGAGACAAGAGAAAGATTTGTTCAGTAATTGATTTATTGTAAATTACTGCTTTCAGGGTATTGATATTAAAGCCCATGAAATTAAACAAATCAGTCAGTGTGAAATAGCCATGTTTATCAATCAGCTTTTTCAAATCACTCAAAATAAAATTAGGGTCAGTAATCAGAGCTTCAAATGTCTCATCTTTCAAACCTGTTTTATTTAGAGTGTCTTCTACCTTTACTGGTTCTTCACCAGCCATCTTGGCATATTCATCATTAATCTCTTGAGCTGTTTCTTTAGTCAATTCGATTACTTGTTCTTCATTAGTATTATTCGTTTCAGTCATTTTGACTTCACTAACGTTGTTCAATTCAGTCATTTTAGTTTCCTTTATTTAGAAGATTCTTCAATCATTGTGGTGATTGATTTAACAAACTCTTTACGGTATTTTTTCTTAATGGTTTTCTTATCAGCTTCTAACCAGAATGGGTGATAAGTACCTAACGCAATACGCATAATATCTACTGTAGAGAGTTCTAGTTGACAATGGTCGTCATCATCAGCAGAGTACCATGGGCGAGTATTTAATAAGATATCCCAGTCGTAACCTTGTTCTTTGACTTTCTCGTAAAGTGTCTCTGGAGTAAGGTCAAGGAGACGAACATCGATGTTACCTAAAGCTGCACGCCAGTATTCTTTCATTTGTAACATATCAGCACAAATCTGAATAGCTCGAGCCAAACGAATATCTTCATCCATCAAACTACGAACTGTAGTACGAGCTAATTTTACTTCAGGACGCAATACACAATAAGAATCTTTAAAGCTACCATTCAAAGACATGTCGCCTTTTAAGCCAAAGAAACCATGTGTACGTAAGAAGTGGAAGTTAGTCAATTCTTCCAATACACCATACTTCTGCGATACCACTACGTTTACTGTAACACCTGATGGACCTGTCTTACAACGCAGCATCTTCATGCTCACTACGTTTAAGTCATCTGGGTTATTGTCTACACCAACACCTTTTAATGGATAATCCATTTGGTTTTTATCGTATTTGTTGAGTTTAGCTACACCACGAATCAACCACATGGTCATGGCAAGATAGTTGATGTTATTAGGAACACCTTTTAACTGCATACCACGGTCTAAGTGTTGGAGTGGTTGGTGTACTGGCGCATATGGGTCAAGTTGGTATTTCTCACCATAGTGTACAGTAGTGGTTAAATAAGTGTTTGTACCTACTAGGATATCTGGTAGTTCATCAATCATATTGCGTTTAATTTTACCAGAAGTCATGTGAAGCATGTTTTGTTTTGCATCACCTAAGTCTGTCTTATCACGCAATTCATTGATTTGAGAACCTTCAAACTTGGAAGCAGAGTCTAATGTAATGTGTGTAGGTAATAGAATTTTAATCTTCTTACCTTCCCTATCTAGAATAGGGATTTCTACCATCATTTTAGAACCTGCTTTTTTCTTAGCGTACATCCAGTCTTTTGCCATTTTAAACCATTCGTCGCCTTTATAGATTGCTGATTCAGTCACAATCCAACGACCTGATTGGAACCAATCTGGTTCATGGTCAGGACGAACAATACGACGTAAACGTGCTTCTAGACCTGGCATAAACACATTGTTTTCAGTATCGTATTTTTGACCAGTAGAATAGCGGTGTAAACGGAATGCACAAATCTGACTAATATAGTCAGCAATAGCGGATTTATATGAGTTACCAGGGCCTACAATTACAACAGAACCATTATGTCCACCGTTTGTAATATAACGCCCATGTTCTCCTAATACAGGTGCACCTGTTAGAATATCCATTAAGCAACCGATATTGATATTTGCGCGAAGATATGGTGATGTCTTCGCTTCCATTTGAAAGAAACCTTCAATAGCCATGTTATGTCCTTTATTGAAAATCTGTTTGTCGGGGGGTTAAATATAATGTATTCAAATATATTGGGAGAGACAATTTATTTAGCTATTTTTTAACCATAATTAAGAAGAAAGTCATTTAACATGAGTAAATTTGATGCATTAAAAAATCAATGGAATGTTCCATTAGAAGTATCGATTGAACAACTCAATCTCTCCGTAGCTGAATTGAAAGATATTCAATTAAGTAACGAAGGTTTGATTCAGGCAATCAAAGGTGTTTTTAGTAAAGGTTTTAACGCACTAAGAATTGGTGTGAGTAAATTACTAGAGACAGAACAAAAGCAATTGTTTATTAACGAAGCAGTCGCTAGTAAATTGACTAACAATGCTCTTAAGAGTAACTATGCTTATTTAATGGATAGAATGGTATCTGTACCAGCTGGTATGAATACTACCTATGTTAATTATACAGAACATAGTTTGAAGATGTCAGAAATGTTTAAAAACACAATTGGTTTAATTGAGCAATTGCGTTCTGATATTGGTCGTGTCATCTCTACTGAAAACGGTATTAAAGACTCTACTATTTTCTCTGATGCTATTTACATTAAAACAGGTAAAGATTTGAAGAAAGAATTAGATGTATTAAATAAGTTACGTAAAGGTGACGAATATAATGCTGTTCGAGAATACGGTAAAGTATTTAAAAACAATAACGAGTTAATTCAATCTAATGAAATTGCACGTAAAACCAATACTAACATTAACTCTATTGACCGTAAGAAACTATTGATGTCTGTAGAAACCACAATGAACTATGTGAAAGAATTATCCGAACTGGCTCAATCATCTGGTTTCTCTCGCCAATTGATTGTTAAAATTGGTAATGCTGTAGCTTGTGTTGCTGAACTAGTGGAAGCATTTAGTGCTTCTGTCTTTAACCAAGAAATGATTGTTAAAGCACTAGATAATGTTAATGAAGAAATCAGTGAATTGATTTAAATAAAACAATTACTACTAGGATACCTATATGGTATCCTAGTAGTAGTATGTTATCTTGCTTTTAATTGTTTAATTTCTGCTTCTAAGGTAGCGACTTTATTCACTAATTCGATTACTTTCTCTTCAGCTATTTTAAGTTTAGCTCCCTTATCTGCATCTTTTTTAGCCAATTCAGTAATTTTAGCCAACGCAGGAGTTTGTTCTTTCTTACGTGTGTCTCTTACTGACTTGATTCTCTCATGGTCTTGATTTGAAATAATGTGTATTTCAGACAAAGCCATGGCTTCAGCATGTATCTCAACACCTACATTTAAATTACATAATTCTTTAATTTGTTCAATTAACAAATCTAAATTAGTATTTAATGGCATAGCACCTAAACGAATACCAATACCCATAGTTACATAATTCACACCTGTACCAATAGGATAAGATACTAAATAATGTAATGGGAATGAATATCGTTGTCCGGAATCAGTTCTTAGGAATACAATCCTACCTTCTGTTTCCATGTGTTCTTTATAGGTTGCTTCAGGTATCTCATGCTTCTTATAATACGTTTCATAAGGGTCAATACCTATTGCAATTAGTTGACCATAATTAGATATTGCGGTACACTCTAAAGCAGTATTAACAGGTAGTAAAGAATTAAATGGGGCTTTAAGTTCCCATAATCCTTTTGACCCTACTGTTGGGTTATTTAAAGAAGACATTCATCTATTCCTTATTTCTTATTGAAGTTATACTTAGCAGCTACTAAGTAATGGAAGCCTTCAAAATTCATGACTAAGAATAACTTACCATTACGGGTAACACGAGTATAGATTTTATCACCATTGATAATTTCACCTCCTGGTAAAGTTAAACGTTCACGAGGTAGTGTGGAGGTAGGTGTCATTTCTTCAGCAACTGCCATCATGTCTTGTAACTTCAAAGACCAGTTTTGTGTACGGGTAGATTGATAGTTAAAGTCAGTAGAGGTGGAAGGCACGTCAATAAAGTCAGGGAACATTTCTCTGATTTTAAATTTATTGTCTCGGTTTTCTGGAGAACCACAAACACTAGAGGTAATAGAACGATAATACATCGAAGTAACTTGTAAGTTATCTTGGATATGTGCATCTGACATTTCATTCATGAATGGTTTGCCATACTTAGTAAATGCTTCTTTATAATCCATGGCTGGAGAATATAAAGAGGCTTTCTCTTTTACTTTATTCTCATTACTAAATACATCCCATTGTGGTACAATAATGAATTCATTGCGTTTAAAGATTTCTGGGAATACTTCTTTCCACTCATCACGACTGTGTGAAGAATTTGCTAAAATAGTATCTTGAATCTTCTCACGAACAGAGTCAATATTGTCACCTGAATCACCCCAAATCAATACATACCAGTTGGTATCTAATTCAGCTTGACGGTTAACTGGATTATGCCATTTAAAAATATCTAACCTAAATACTGTAACTGGAGAAGAACCTTTTTTAGCATTGGCTTTCTTAGTCAGTAGGTTAACAGGTGTTTTAGCTAACTCAGCTTCTACTTGAGTACGTGTGGTAAAGAATACATCCATTGCATCTACTGGAGGTACAATCTCAATCTCGTAATCATCGTATTCTGATTTAAATGATTTATCGCTAAACCAGACATGGAATTCATTATTGTTGTTGTCTTTCCAGGATACCCATTGAACACAATAATAGTTACCGTCAGTAACAACATTACCTAATTGGAACATTTGGGCACGTGTGCGGAAAGTATCTAATAGATTACGTTTCAATTCATCTACGTAAATCTCACGAGCTGAACGCAATACATAATCGTAGATGTGTTTAACAATATCTAAAGTCAGATTCAAATCATTAGCAGCAATTTCTACACGTCTATTGTTGTCAGTAGAACGAAATAGTGCTAAAGTGATTGACTTATCTGTATTGTGGGTATATAATGCAATATCTTTCTCGTAAGTACGAGAGTCTGTAGATAGTTCACCAAAACGATGTTCTTCCATTCTGGTGTTTGTCACGAAGAAATCGTGTTGTGCAAATGCTTTAATAGATTTACTCATTTTTTGTCCTTAAATATACTAATATACAATGAATAACTATAGGAGAATAACATAATGTGGAAAATAATTTTTGGCTTTATCTGGGAGCTTATCATCGGTAAGGATGTAAGACCAGGTAAAGCTTATCAACATCATAAATTTCGTATACTATTAGTAATTGTAGTATGCTTCTCTTTATTTTATAATTACCTGGTCACTCAAAGATTGCTTGTTTACTACGATGCGTTCAATGATGTGAATGTTAAGTACGAAAAATTGAAAAAAGAAAACGTGCAATTAGAAGCAGAAAATAGAAAATTGCATGATATTGTAGTTAAGCACATTGACCGAAAATATAAGCCACCGCCGTTGCCTGGCACAATGTAAATAAAAACAGATGTTTGGTTTCTATGAAAAAAGTAATCTCTCAATACTCTCAATTCACTTTAACTATAGGAACTAAACGTTATGTCTTATACTGGTAAAGGACTTATTATTTACTGCGATGGCGGTAACTTTAAAAGAAACCCAGGCCCAGTAGGGTCGGGTCTTTATTATTATACTTTCTCTAATGAAGAAGCTGAAAAGGTATTTCCAATCAAAGGTATTCGACCTACTAGTAAGGGCTTTACTGATATTAAAATGCAGAAAGTAAAAGAATATCCTAATGTTGGAAATCTAGATGAGTTTGTTAAATCTGTACTCGATGATGAATCATTCTACGATGTTAAAATTACTAACATGGTAGAGTGGTGTAAGGGTACAGGTACTATTGGTAGTAATAATGTTGGTGAGTTACTTGCTTTCCAACAAGCACTAAAAATTATTAATCAAGAACATCCTGATGTTTGTATTATCTTTACTGACTCTGAATACATTATTAAAGGTATGGGTTGGTTAGATAAATGGAAGTCTACTGATTTCATTACCGGTTCTGGTAAGCCCATTAACAATAAAGAAATATGGGAAGAAATCTACAAAGAAAGAAATATTCTTCGTGCTAATAAAATCCCTTATTCTATTAAGTGGATTAAAGGCCATGGGGATAACATCAAAGATAGTCGTACCATTTCAAACATCAGCAATATGTTTGCAGATAACTGTGCCAGTATTGGTGCTTCATTATCCAATAACAAACTTTACTTTCCAGATACTTTAGACGAAGTATATCGTGAGGTCACAATAGAGGAATTAAAAATAGATAAAAAACCAGAACCGATACATCCTCTATTGGTTAATAAGCGACTTTATTTTAGTTTCGGTGGTAGGACTGATAAAAATCTTTTCTATGTCGGCAATCCAGGATATCAGGTTGAAGATATCTATATTGGTAAACAAATCCCTGACGCACAAATTGGTATTGTCTACATGAAAGATAGAAATCCTGTCATCGAAATGGTAGAGGAAGAACAAAACAAATGGTTAAATCAACATTATGGTTATAACAACCTAATGTATTGTCTGATGTTAGACAATATTGCTAATACTAAGACTTATCGTAAGTTAGCAAAATACGGGAATATCTTTATCTCTCGTCCACAGGGTGTTCCTAACCTGGAAACTGTAGATGGTAGTACACTGACATATGTGAACGATCCAGTTTACTTAGGGATGAAAAACATTGATAATATTTCTGCTTTACAGAATGTATTAGATTTGTATAAAGATAATAGCCATTTAGTTAAAGCAGTAGATTTAACCGATGTATTCTACTCTACTAAAGAAATGGAAGTCGTTGAAGATTTACAGGGAAATAATATTAAAACGGCAGTAGGTAAAGCGTTACTTAAAGAGCACACTAACACAATGAAGTCCATTAAAATTCCTATTGAATTTGGTGGTGATGAATTTGTGAAAGAAAAGCAAGTTAAGAATATTATTTTAACCTGTGGTATTGACATGCCACGTAGAAATCAGATGAAATATTTTGAACAAGAATATCCATCTGTAAAACTTTTGGTATGGCATACTTCGTGTGCTTTGTATCGTTTTGCTTTTCTGGTAACTTTACATGAAAAGTTAAGTGAGGAAAAACTTACAATTAAAAACTATGGAATTTGGGAAGGCGTAGGGGTATCTCAAATTCTACTTGATTAACAGGATAGCCTACCATGATGAGTATAATCTATAAACTTCTAAAAATTTTACTCCCAGAGCGTTTAATTAGAACTTTGTTTATTACATCTCTTTATACGAAACTGTTTAATGTCAAGACTTTGGATATTAGAATTTATCATAAAGTCAATAATCTCTTAACAGTATGTAATAACGACTATGCGTGTGGTGCTGGGATGAGCTTAGCTCAAGTCTTCTGGAATGGTGTGGAACTACAGATTGTCAAATCAGAATTGAATTCAGAAAATCGTGTCGTATTGACAAAAGAAGCTGAAGAAGAGATTGTTTCTAAGATAATCAGTAGAACTCCTAACTGGCTTATTTATAATCATGCTGACATGGTTATAGATATCAAGAAGATGATTGAAAATCGTTTAGAACTAAAGAATATTACAGCTTAATAATTAAATAACTATATTACACTAAGCACCGTAGTGGTGCTTAGTGTAGTAGTATTTATTATGTTTATCCAATTGGAGGAGAAGTAATAGATTGTGTTTCACTGTGTCGGTGACCATTAAAGGATTTACCATCAATAATGTGGTCGCCTTCCGTAGTCATTGTACCAATATGTCTAATATCACCACGCATTTCAAAGCCACTGCCGTCACCCCCAGGCCCTGCACTAATACCACCTGCTACCGTTAAGTTACCAGTATGGGTTTGAATTGGTGTAACTGTAGCAATATTAGCTGTAGCATTATTCTGCATTTGCATTGTGTTGACTTGTGTCACTTGAGATACATTAGAAGTTAAATTATCACAGCTAATGGTAATATCTCGTTTGTTGATTTCAATATAAGCACCTTGTGCTGTTTGTAAACGAATAATACCATTTCCTGAATCTATCTTAATCAGATTACCAATGTCATCCATAATGTTAACCAAACCTTGTTTAACATCTACATTGACATCATAAGCCCATTTCTCACCATCTGATTTAGTCGTATGTAATACATTGACTTTCTTCTCATGGGTAGAGATACCTTGTGTCCATGTATTCTCTGGAGTAGGTTTCTCATTCTCATTTTGAGTATTAGAGAAGCCCATGATTCTAGTTTCTAACTTCTGATAGTTTTTAGAATTAGAAACAGTTTCCCAATAGAAGTAATCTGTATTGGCTTCACGGTATATTTGTACTTCTGCACCACGTCTAATATTAGGTGGTACCATCATGTTTGGGTCACGACATAACCACTTAGCAACAATGGTATTACTGGTACGTACACCAACAGATACCTTATTACCATAGCTATCGGTATATTCTGTCGTATATTCTTCTATAACATCGTGTAATTCACCATCTACCATAGGTAGCACGCTCTTAGGCCATACAGTCAATATGTCTGTATTTATCTCTAAGTTAATGGCAGCTATACCCCTTGAGTATGGTACAAGGTTATTTAAGTTATCCATTATACTTTCCTTTTATTAATATATTGTAACCTTTCATATTTTTGAACAATTATGTCTTATTAAAAGGATAATAACCGTGAAAATATTATCGCTAGAATTAAAAGGTGCTATTCGCTTAGAATTGAGTGGCATTAAAAAGATTACCATTACTCCTGAAACCAGTATCATGGCAGTAATTGGTAGCAATGGTAGTGGTAAGTCTAGTCTATTACATTACCTAAGTCCAATGTTAGCTGATAAGAGTGACTTTAGTAAAGACGGATATAAGAAGATTAGAGTAGAACACAATAATCGTATTTATTGTTTGACTTCTGATTTTAGTATTAACAAACACTCGTTCGTAGATGAAGGATTAAATGAAGAATTGAATATCGGTGGTACTGCGACTATGCAGAAACAACTGATTAAAGATTACTTTAACTATACCGATAAAATCCATTTACTCTTAACAGGTAAAGAGAAGTTTACGCAAATGTCTCCTGTAAAGAGAAAAGAATGGTTTACTATGTTGTGTGATTCTGATTACACATTTGCCATTAATACATTCAATAAAGCAAAAGATAAGTTACGTGATGCTACTGGTGCTTTGAAGAAGATGACTCAACACCAGATTCAATTAACTTCTACTAATGTGGAAGAAAATGAATTAGCAAACATTAATGGTTCTATTAACGAACACAATCTTAAGATTGAAGAACTCAATAAGATTATTGGTTATAAGGATGCTTTTGCTAATCCCAATTACAATATTGATTTAGAGAATAACTTATCTTCTTTAGTCAATAAGGTAGAACCACTGAATAGAAGATTAGTAAAGTCTATTACAGATATCTCTAATAAGGAATTGACTCCAGAGTATAAAGAAGAGATTATTCAGCGTAAACTTTCTTTAGAAAAAGAATTAGAAGCCACTGAATTATTATACAGTCATTTGATTAAAGAATACAGTCAAATGGAAAATAAGATTAGTCAGGTAAAGATTACTTCTCATTCTGAATTAGAATCTACTCGCATTAAGATTGAAGAATTAACACAGAAGAAAAACGAATTAGAAAAACAAATTGAATCGATTCCATGTGAATATCCAATTACTGATTTACATTTACAAAAAGAAGTATTGGTACAAGGTAATCCAGATGTACTAGAATTACTTCATCGTTTAAGTTTATTTGGTGATGAAGATATTACTCGTGATTCTATTGCTGAACTGGTTGATAAGATAGATTCAGTTAAGAAAGAGCAATCTAATCTTACTGTTTTATATAACCGAATCGATGAAAGAATTAAACACTTAGAACAAAAAGAGAAAGAGATTAAAATCCTTTGTCCAAATTGTTCACATGAGTTTCACCCTGGATTTGATAAAGAGAAGTATGATTTGTATTTGAAAAAACGAGAAGAAGTTCAAGACAATCTTGATAAGATTACATCCCTTATTAAAGATTTGGAAGAACAATACGTGGATAAGAATACGAAGTATACTATCTTAAAGGACTTTAGTCAGTATTGTCGAAATCAATCTAATGTGTTAAACCAATGGTGTGTTGATGTTATTCGTAATAAGTTATATCTAGGTAAGGTATACAAAGCAACTGAACTTTATAATAACTATGAAGACTATGTGGTTTTGTTATCTGAAATTGATAAACTTAACCAAGAGATTCGTTCTTATCAACAAATCATCGATAATGCAAATCAAGTAGATGAGAAAGAACACCATCTTTTAACTGAACAATTGAATAAGATGTCATCTCAATTAGAAGAAGTGAGAAGAAAGAAACAAAGTATTATTATCCATTTGGAATCTATCGAAGATATTCTTCATTATTACAATGAGTTTGAAGAAGCTAAAGATTCTCTTCAAACGACATTAGACGATATTGATGATATCCAGATGAAATTAGCTGAGTACGATATTTATACTTTGGTATCTGGTTTAATTGCAGAAGAAAGAAATCAAGTAGCTATATTGACTAAAAAGCAAATTGAAATCATTACTCGTGAAAAGAATATCGAGATGGTAAATAAACAAATCGAAGATATTAAACAAGAGATTGAATCGTGGTCTGCTATTGTGGATACACTAAATCCTCAAGATGGTTTGATTGCTGAAGGTCTATTAGGTTACATTAAGATATTCTTAGCTAGAATGAATGGTTTTATCCAATCTATTTGGTCTTATCCTCTTATTATTCATCCTGCTAAAATGACAGATGGTGAAAGTAATGATGAGTTATCTTATCGTTTTCCAATGACTGTGGGTTTGAGTGAAAAACCAAAAGCAGATATTTCTTTAGGTAGTGATGGCATTTTAGAGATTATTGATTTAGCATTTAAAATGATTGCCATGAAAGCATTAGGTTTATCAGGTTACCCTATATTCTTAGATGAGTTTGGTAGGACATTTGATGCTAAACATAGAGAGAATGCTTTAAAGCTAATTGAAAAATTATCTGAAGAATTTATTGAAGACCAAATATTTATTGTGTCTCACAATTTTATGGAGTATTCCGTTTTAAATGATGTGTCTTTCTGTGTATTATCGGAAGACAATATCGTTTTACCACCTAACAACCTCAATAGAGGTGTTGAAATTATTCGTTAAAAGGAAACTGAAATGACTAAAATGAACGCTCATGATGTTAATGAAAAATCCATTGGGATTGATGCTGCTATTGCTAACACAACTATTCACGATTGTGATGATAGCACATACGAAGTTCATGTAAGTGCTGCTACACAACATATGTTGGCTCAACTGCGTGAGAACTTCATTACTGGTTTGAACATCTATTCTCTTATTGAATCCATTATCTTGAAGTACGCAGAATCTCATGCTACTAAAGAATATTTGTTGGTTAAGTCTACTCGAGCTTATAAACAACTAAATGAGAGTACAGCTAAAGAGTTGGGAGAACTTCGTCAATTGGTTGAAGTATTGAAAAAAGAGAATGAAGAATTGCGAAATGAATTGGATGGTTATCGTAATAAAGCTAATGTAGTCGAAGAACCTGTTACAGAAAACGATGTAGAGAACGCACCTATTCTAGTTACTGCACCAAACATTGAACATTCTTCTGAACACACTGTTACTCTTTCTGATGAAGATGTTGAATCTATTAAAGGTAATGGTAAAGTAGAAACTATTCCTTCAGTCACTCGTGCTGATTCTGTTAGTGATGAACAATTGTATGCTTGGGCCAATAAAGGCAAATATATCTCACGCCCTATTGTGAGTCCTACCATTGCATTAGAACCACTAGTTAAACACCCTAATCCAAATGGTGCTGGAAATGGTGTTTTCGTTTCTACTGGTAAACCTGAAAACAATACTGCTGAAAAGATTCACGTAACCAAATATTCTGAAATTGAAGAAACTAAAATTTAAACATATAGATTAAATAGAGAGACACTAAGTTAGTGTCTCTCTATTCGATTAATCATCCATACTATCATTGTCGCCTTCAGGCAATGTATTCAATTTACCTAATACTTCTTTTTCTGTAAGAATAACAGTACCACGTACTAATTCACTGTCTGTAATTTCACGAGACGCAGGAGGTAAGTCAATTACTCTTTCCACCATGGTTTCAACAGAATTAGGGATAATTTCCTTAATCTCTTTTCGCTGTTCTTCATTTCGACTCATTGCTTCGGATACAAGTGCATATACCAAGTCTTGTTGTACAGCATTTGATTCTTCATCTACTTTTAACCTAGCTTGTGCAATCACTGCTTTATCATTTGCAGCCATCATCTTTAAAGTCATGTCTAATAAATCTAAGTCATTTGCAACATCCTCACCTTTTGCAAAAATGGTTCGAGTCAACTGTTGACGTAATTTAATGTTTTCATCCATTACGCCCAGTTCATCGTATTTACTGGTGTTACCTACTTTTTCAAAACCATCAATACGAATTGGTGTAACTTGTTTTGGTTTAGGTGGTGAATCTTCAATCATTTCTTCAACCATTGTTTTATCCTTTTTTAAATTTGTTTTAAACATATACTATTATATTGGAATTGGTGTACTTCTCCACCAGTTATTTTACTTATGAATTTCTAAAAAATAGAAAATCAGTTATTCATAAAATTATATAAAGGAATCCCTATGTCTATAATTAAAGATATCTTCTATATCTGGAAAAATCATAAGGCTATTCGAAAACTAAAATCTCTAATAGAGAAAAATAAACAATACGAAAGCTTTATCAACGATGCTTTTTATATCGAGATTAATGGTGATTTTAATACGATGTATACAAATCTAATAGAAGTTTGTGAACATTATCGTAAAGAATTATCTCCTTATAATAAACGTATCTTACCAGATAACATTGGTACGGATATTAATCAGATACCAGTTGGGATTAAGTATCTAACTAAAGCAGATACTTTAATAAAAGTAAACAGCACTATTGGTTATTTGACTTCTCAACTGAATAATCCTACTTTTAAATTAAAACCTTTAGAAGTAGAAAGACTGAATACCAACTATTCAAGGTATTCTCCTAACATAATCACTATTGTCGATTTCTTCGATAAAATGGTTAATTTGTTAAAAACATTAAAGGATAAGAAAGACAGTCCTTTGATTTACTTTAAACTGAAACCTATTATATTTGTACTGATGTCTGTTATTGTCGTTAGCTCTAAAGCACTGTACGAATTTAATAAGGTTGAAGAATAATTATTTATATAAAGGAAACAACATGAATAATGAAGACACTATGCTTCGTGGATTTCGAAAGATCACTGATTCTAAAGATGGTGGTTTAGGTGAAGTCACTAATGATTGGCCTGGAATCTGTGCCATGTTATTACGGAAGATTATCCGTGATATGTACATTGGTAAAGGTAAAGAAGGCTTTATGCAATGGCAGGATGAGAATATCACTTATCCACAAATGGAAGAACTCATCGAAGAGTTTGTTAAACGATACTATGGAAGTAGTATTTCAGATGCTGAATTAAAATCTGAAAAATCTCGTTTACTGACAGAGTTCTCTCGTGATGGTATTTCATTTAAAGTATTGGGTGAATTACTATTGGTATTGGATTTTGATTGGGTAGATATTTCGATTACTGCTGCACGTAAATCCGGTACAGTTAAAACCTATATGCAACATATCGGTGGAATTGGTAAAACCCAATTTGAACATCCTGAATATACTGAAGAATACAATCGTGATTCTGGTGGACATGAACATCCGGCAGATTGTCCTGATTCTTTAGTAGTAAAGAAAATCAAAAAGAATGCTACTCGTAAGAAGCATTCTAAATAATATAGACTATTTAAAAAGGAATTAACTTAAATGACCAACTCAACAAATACACTCGAGTTTAAAGCATATCGAGATATGGATAAGAAAGATGGTATTGACCATATCCGTATCGATAAACATGCCATTACTTTACTTGGTAAGCAGCTGATTCCCAGCTATACTCGTACATTTTATCATCCTGTTTACGGTTCATTTGCCAGTATTCAATCTGCCATTGAGTGGTATAAACTGGAAAAAGACGATTTCGATGTACGATTGATGACAGGTACCAAGTTAGATGAATATGTAAAAGAACAAATTGAATCTGGTAAAAATACGGTTAAAACCACAGAAGTACCAGATTATGTAATTAAAGAGTTTATCACATATTCTCTATTGAGTAAACCTGATTTATTCAGTATGGCTGTAGAAAATAAATTACCTTACTGTTGTTATCATGTTGGTAATGACGGATATGCTAAAGTAAATTATATTCAGTATACCCGAATACTCGGAAAAGTAATTGACGAATTACGTGGTAAATAATCAATTAACTAACTATACTACGCTACCTCTTTTATAGGGGTAGTGTAGTATATAAAATCTATGAATTATTTTTTAGTTTTAGAAAAGGAAATAACATGGCTAAAGTAAAAAGAACACCTTCTCCGCCAAAAGGTAAAAAGGGAAATAAGTCTAAAAAGACAAAAAATGGTGTAGGTAATAAAGTATCTACTAAAAAGAAAGATGATGCAAAAACGGTATTTAATAGTAGTCTAGATACTAAGTTAGCTACCATTGATGCTTATCAGAATTTAGGTAATACTGTTAATAGTTTATATCAGTTTACTAACACTATGTCTTTGACTTCTATTACAGATGCTATTAAAGGTGGTTTAAATGGTTTAAATAAAATCAACGAATACCTTAAGATGGCAAAGGACGTTAGTACTGGTCTTAAGAATGGTAACCTAATGGATAGGGTAGGTTCATTAGCTCCTGGTGCTAAAGCAGCACTACAATCAGCTGGTTTAGACCCTGCCATGTTCGATAAGGTACAAGCTGCTGCTAAGATTGGTAATGATGTTATTACGACAGTTAAAGACGTTCGTTCTGGTAAATTAGATGTATTATCTGGTTTGAATAATCTAGGTAAAGCTATTACTGGTCAAGACATTGGTTTGATAAAAGACATTCAGGCATTTAAAGCTTCTGCTGCTGCAATTGTCAAAGAGTTTAGTAGTGCTGGTATCGCTATCCGAGACAACTGGTATTCCTTAGTAGGACATCGTGATAAAGATGGTTACGAATATAATGTTGCCATGGATGTTGCTACTACTGTAATGGATGACTTACTTGAATATGGTGATTACGATACTGCTAAGATAGCGATTAAATCTATCAACCCACAAAAGTTAAAAGAAATTACAGGTGATTCTATTGAAAAGATGTTGAAAAACTTCAGTATGAATTCTGTATTTAATCTAGGTAGAACTGAACAAGATGTTTTTAATGATGTATTAAGTACAATTGAAGCATTTGATAATGGTAATTACCTTTGGGTAGATAGAGAAAGTAATCGTAAGTTATTTAATGTTCGTTTGTTCATGAGTGCTTCTGAAGACTTTAAAAGAATTGCTAAAGTAAGTTTAGCAGATAGATTCTTTTTAGATAGCCATGTTAAAAAGTCATTGGATTATACTGATAAAGAAAATGAAGTATTATTACTACTAGGTAATGTATTCACTAACATTAGTGATTTTAAAACTGAACTTAATAAAGACTTCCCTAACTTTATCGTTAATGAAAGACAACAAACGGTTTCTATTATTTCACCAGACGCATTTAAAATTAATAACGCATAAAGATTACATTACAGTATAGCTTTCGCTATACTGTAATGTATACACATATTAACGTTCTGCTCGCTCGTCCCAGAGTAGGGCATTTAAACCATCTTTCAAGAATAGAGCACCTAGCATTTGTCCAGGTAAACTATTACTCATAACACTTGCCTGTCTTGCACTACTAAAGCTAGAAACAAAGCTTAATTGGTTATATGCCAATCTACGTTTTAAACGAGTACCTAAGTAGTATTGTTCGTTAACACCCATACCTGCTAGTGTTGCCATATAGTCCATGAATGGTGTGTCATCGTCAAAGATACCATTTGCTAAATTATTTGCTGCACCGAAAAATGCACCTGCGGCCACACCTCCTAAACCACCAATTAAACCACCACCAACCATTTTCTCAATAGTGTCTTCCAAAGAAACACCTTCTGTAATAGGCATAGCGATAATTTCTTCCATTGGTGTAATAGAGAAACTAACATTTACTGACATTAGGTTACCTTCTGGTGTAAATCCCATTGTACCATCACCACGTGTAATGGTAATAGAATCAATAGCAGCTAATCTAGATTGCATCCTACCTTTATCGTAGAATTCACAATACAATGGATTAGAGTGAGAGTGCTTACCTACAGATGCTGGTAGGGCAGCAGCTAGAATACAAGCCAATGGAAAATACACATCATTAAATGCTGAACGACGATTTGCATATCTTGCTTTTAATGTAAATGAGTAACTCGGTTTTGGCAATTGTGCTTCTGAGGATTCCCAGTATTTAGGCATAGACACTGTGCCACCACCACCAGCTACCAATAAACCACCTAGACCAACACCTTTTAAAGCACCTTGTGCAAAAGCTTTAATACCACCGACAACAGATTCAATTGTGTTAGACAATGGATCATCACCAATATTACCACCTGCTAAATCAAAGTAAGTGGAACGACCAGTAGATGACATACTGTTAATCTTTTCCATTAAAGAAGAAGTTTTGTAGTTATTAGAGAATGTTTCAGAAACTGCACCTGTATCATCTACACGGAAACTAACAAATGCACCACCTTCTCTTAACTCTTCTTCTAGGAATTTCCAGAAACCATCGTTACTTACACTATCAAAGGTTGGAGTATCACCAATGTCACCAGTTTTAGCTTTTTCGTTTTCATCTTGTTGTGGTTCACCGTCTTTATTAGGTCTATCTGAATTATACATAGCACCACCACCATCAGCTGCCATAGAAGTCCATTTAGCAATATAATCAGCCAGTTTGAAAGAGGTTCTACCATTTCTATTACGATAAGAAGTATGTAACATCTGTCTTAGGTCTAATTTAGTACCTGTGGCCATTTGAATTTCTTCTAATGTTTTATAACGCGCGTGTGCTAGTCGTTGAGCACGTGTTGCTACAGCAAATACGTCAAATTGAGCACCAGCAGAGTAACCTGTGATTTTACCTAATGCACCATCTAAGAATTGGTTAATGTGACCATTACCACCGTATGTATTAGGCCATAACGCTTTCATTGCTTTGGCGTTATTTTCATCCCATTGCATATCGTCTTCACCAAGAGACAGATCATTACCATTTTCGTCTGTACCAGTACCACGATGAATTAAACCTAAATCTACTAAGAAGTGGTTACAAATGGTTTGTACGGATGACCAGTATAATGGCATATTTGGTTTCAGATAAGCATACTTAGATGTTGGTACACGTAAGAAGAAGTTCTTTGCTTTACCCAGCATACCAATCAAAGCTAAGGGCCAGGTAATAATAGAAACAGCATTACCAACTAAACGACCTAATTTAAATAATAAAGTATTAATCAAACCTTTATTAATAAATGCTGCTGCACCTGGGTGGAACATACCAAACAAATAACCAGTTAATGAGTTAAATGCTAGTGTACCAAACCTAAATGTTACTTGTCTATAGTTATCATCAAATGTTTCTGAAAAGTATGGACTTAGACCATCGTCATTTGCACCTTTTCTTGCTTTTAACCAGTGCGTATCTGACATAGGGTCTGTAAACAAACAAGGTTGTGGTAAAGGATTAATGACCAAAGAACCACCTGGTGCAGTGTCTTGGAATTTAGAGTCTGATGTACTCCATGTTCTGGTCTCTAATGATGCGCCATCTAATGTTTCTTGGTTAATCATGAAGATACTGCGTACCCAGTTTTTATCGTTAAAATAGCTTGATTTACTGGGTTCTATCTTCCCATCTATTTCACGTACTCTCTTTTGTACGTCCTTATAAGGATTCATGTTACTCATGTTTTACTCCTATTTATCAATCATAGAAAATAATAGACTACCAGTGTGTAAACACTGGTAGTCTGATTACTTTATTGATTACCTTTTCTCATGTTCACTGGTGATTCACTTAAATTTGGGTTTGTTCTAAACTCATTAGAATAATTCACTTTGTCTCTAGCGGTACTTTTAGAATCCTTAGCGGAAATTTCTTTTTTACCTTTCCTTAATTCATCTAAAATATCTGTCAAGAGTTTAGTTTGTTTCTTATTCTCTTTAAGTATATCTTCTGCAACAGAGTTAATATTCTTAGAATGTTCTACTGACTTTTTAGTTGCTTGTTCAGAAACGTTCTTCATTTCAGATACATTAACTTTATCCAGTTCGGCTTTAGCTGTTTTCAATGCGGTATCCAGAACAGAATGGTTATCCATTTGTTCTTTATATTTTCTACGAGCTTCTTTAGTTTTATTTAAAGTAGTTTCTACCATGGTAGAATCACTTCTTTCACCAAAGTGTTTTAGAATATTTCGGATAGAAGATTGAAGTTTTGCTACATTGTCTTCTGGTTTGTTTGCTGAAGTACCATCTGAATTTAAGTGTCCATTGGTTAGTATGCTAAGGTCAGTTACCATACCTGTTAAATCGGATATGTCACCTGTATTAGTGGATTTAGTAATGTGTACTTCATTCTCGCCTGACTGAGATTTAGCCAAAGCATTTTTCAATGAAGTCTTAGCATCTAAACCACCTAAATCACCTGTAGATTTAGAACCAGTTTGTATTTTAGGAACACCACCTAAAGTAGATTTTGATACTGTGTTCTGTTTAGCCATTGGTTTTGGTCTTGGTTTCTTAGCTTGGCTATCACCAGTTTCTTTACCTTCAATGTTTTGTGGTTTATTATTAGCTACTTGTTGCGGTACTGCAAAACCAGCACCATTACCACTAACGCTAATAACTTCACCATTTGCATTTTCAGGATGACGATATACATATACTGCACCAGGTCTACCATATACACCTGTACCATGGAAGAAGTCTGAACAATATCCTTTAGGGTGTACACTAGTACCCACGTTAATGGCGATATGACCATGAACTGGAGATGAAGGACATCTATCCCAAACGATAACGTCACCTACTTTAGATATACTAGAAATACCAGCTTGAGTAGTTTGACCTACTAATTTAAAACCAAGTCTAGCTAACTCACCATTTCGATGATACATATAAGCAGATTGTTGTCTATTGACTTTAAAACCACCGGCAATCAAGGCAGATGCAACATAAGCTGCACATCTGTGTTTTGATGTTGCACCACAGTTTTTAGCCATCCAAGCAATAGCTTTACCCATTCTAGAATTAGGTGTAATTTTAACATTTGCATTTGCTAATGGATTTGGACCAGAAAAACCAGTAATATCATTACCATTATCTGTCTTAGAACCATTATAACCATATTGAGAATAATGGAATGCTGCTTGGTTAATTTCACTAATTCTTTGTTGTTTTTGAGCAGCCGTTAATCTGTTGTCATTAAGAATAGCTTGTCTAGCAACAGCATAGGATTGTTGTGCTTTGACTTGAGTATCTCTAGATATACCACCTCTAAAACCAGTACCATCACCTGTTGGCATTGAACCAGCAGTGGTATTTGTGCCACCAATTGGAACATCTACACCGAATGAGCGATGTTTGGCAAACATGTTATTGGTTAACTGTGCACGCACTTGACCAATTGTACCAGAATAAGAAGGATTTGCTCTAGCTGCTTGTGGGAACAATGAAGCAAATGAAGCATTATCACCTGCTTGTAAGGCTTTTCTTGCGCCACCTAAGCCTAAGAAGTGTGCTAAATAAGCATCACCTGGTTGGACGTTATTAGATACTTTTCTCAATGCTTCAATATTGTCTTTAACATACTGGGCACCTAAGATGGCATTCGCTGCACCATTAGTAGCAGGAGTACCAGCAGGGATATTATATTTAGGACCATATTGTTTTAACATTTGTTTCCAAGTACCATCAAGGAATTGGAATAAACCAGTTGCACTAGAACCTTTTGCTCTAATACCAGGTTGGAAACCAGATTCTTGAGCAGCCATACCGGCTAACAAACCAGGGTCTACACCCACTACCTTAGCAGCTGCAATGATAGTATCTTTTACAGCACCCCAACTACCAGAGCCAGTAGGTTGTGGTACATTGGCTAAACTACCACCTGCACCATCACCAGTTAAGGCTTGTATGTTTGCCATAGTGCCATTAGCTAAGTTAGATGCAACATCGGTAGCAGCATCTAGAGCTGATTTATCACCATTCCACCAAGCTGAAACATTTTGCTTAATACTATCCCAAGCATTTGCTGTTGTATTCTTAAATGTATTCCAAAGATTAGAACCATAATCTTTTACCTTATCCATGGCACTAGATAATTGTCCCATGACGGTTGATTTATTGGCTTCTTCAATAGCTTTAATCTTACCTTCAGAACTACCTTTAGATTCTACATCTTTTTTCAGATAATTAATATCTGCATCAGCTGATGCCTTATTGGTATTTAGTGTATAACCTTCCCATGGTGAAACAGTACATGACCATACGGAACCGTATTTACCTTCACTGTTCATCATGGTTGTAGCAATAGCCATTTGTTCAGATGGTCTAGCACGAGAAATAACAAAGATATCTGTAGTATTCAATACTGAACGTACACCATTCATTAAGTTCAAGAATGCTGGTAAGAAACGACCACCAATATACATAGTCAGTCTTTGTAAACCAGAAGTATCGTTTTTATCAATACCAAATAAACCACAGGCTTTAATGACTAACTCTGCTATATCGCCTTTATAGGTTGCTTTGCCTTGAGAAATAGTTACGTTTTCTTTAACCATTAATTCTAAACGAGCTAATGTATTAATACGGTCTGATTCGCTTAAGCTAGATAAACCATATGTTTTATAACGAATAGCATTAAATGGGTCGTAACCATTTTGAGTAGGAGCTGTTTCAGTAGTATCGGATTCAAACAAACCAAAAGTACCAGCTAACCCAGTAATGATACCAATGCCTGGGACAGCTGCTAATAAGCTAAACTTACCAGCCCCTTTAATAAAGTCTGTTACAGGTTTACTCTCAGTCGCACTGGCTGCTAATGCACCACCTGCGGCGGCTGCTGCTACACCTACACCCATTTTACCAATATCTTTAGCTTTTGATTTATCTAAACCTTCTTCTATCTTAGCAGTTTCAGCATCTTTCTTAGATTGCTCTTGTAATCCATTTGCCATTGCAGCACCTTGTGCAAACTTAGCGCCTTCTGGAGTGGATTTAATCTTAGCTAAAATATTATCAATAAAGCTAATTGCTTGGTCACCTGAACTATTAATAGCAGCATCTTTAAATGGAGATTGTGTAGAATTATACTCGCCTGGTTTTGGTTTAATACCTACGTAGTATTTATACTCTTCTTGGTCTTTTAAATCATAAGCATCTTCAGCACTGTTTTTAGGATTAATACCTTTTAACACACTCATGGTTTTTGTAAACACAGGTTTAAACCTAGAGTTATACCAGTACATCCAGTTAGCTGTATGTTCTTGATCCTCTTTATCAACATCGAATAATTCCATTACATCTTCAATGTCTAATTTAGATTCATCGATAGAAATCTGTCCATTAACATAACGAACAGCTTCATCTAACATATTCTCAAACTTCAGAATAATCTTAGCTTTCTTCTCATCTTCATCTGGATTAAAACCATACATTAACAAACGTGCTTTTACTTTGTCATTAATTTTGGTATCGTTTTTCAATAGTTTATAAAGACCATAACCTACGGCACCTACGGCTGCTGTACCTAAGATAGCCCAACCAATTGGGTTAGTAGCTAAGAATGTAGCCGCAGTACCTAAACCGCTGGCTAAGCCACCTAAACCAATACCTGGAGTCATTGCAGCAGATAGAGCTAAACCACCCGCATCCCATGCGGCATCACCGAAGTTACCTTGAGCCAGATTACTAGCCATGGATACACCAGATGTTACCATACCAAGACCACCTAGGAATTTACCACCTAGTTTAGTAGCACCACCCATGAGCTTACCAGCTAAACCACCTTTGGCTAGGAATCCACCGGCTGCTTTTGCGCCAGTACCTACAGCTTTACCGCCACCTACTAGTGCACCACCAATTTTAGCAGCAGTACCTAATTTACCAGGTAAGAATTTAGCAGCTTTACCTAATACACCACCAGCCATTTTACCACCAGCTGATGCTGCTTTGCCGCCGCCTTTTAGACCCATTAAACCTAGTACACCAGCACCTACTGTTTTAGCACCATCCCAAAGTGTACTTAGAAAACCACCGCTCTCTTCTTCCTCTTCACCATCTTTATCTTTTTTCTTTTTACCTTTACCAAAACCAAATGGTAAAAGACTTGCAATCATAGAGGCCAATCGGAAATCTCGCTTAGCTTGTTTTTCATCTTCAGCTTTTTCTTTCTTCTCTTCTGCTCGTTTCTTACGGTTATCAGCCATGCCATTTTCACGTAAACCATCACCATCTACATCACCTAAAGTACCGGCAGGTAGTGGAATACGTTTATCTAAGAGATTATAAATAGCATAGAGATATCGATTGGTATCGTTAACTAAAGCAAGATTCAGGAACATACCATCCATTGCTGATTTTACTTTACCAATACCTTTATCGAAACCAGATTTAAATCCAGAAGCAGCACCAGATAAAACAGCCCAACCAATCTTAGCTGCACCTACAGCTAGATTAAAACCAAATCGAGCTAATTTAAATGCACCTACGGTAGTCTTAACACCTAGGTTAACTGTTTTAGAAACTAAGTTACCAGCCATAGTGGATAATTTCTTAGCTACTAATTTACCCATTGTACCAATCTTATTACCGTATTTATCTACTAAACCTTTTTCGATTTCTTCTTGGGTAACAATGATTGTAGGTGTACCAGTTTCTTGCATTTGTCTAACATCGTAAATTGGGCCTATCATTTTACGAGCGTCAGTTACGTAGTCATTTGCACCTTCATCGTAATACATTCTGTCTTTGATATCACGAGCAAGCATTACTGGGTTTTTCAAGTCGCTAGGTAAGTATACATCTACTTGTAAAGCGTTAGCATATCCTTCTTTTACTCTACCGTAAAGATTATGTTTCTTAGCTAACATATGTCCTGCTGCAAGAATAACACCTGCTGGGCCTAATAGTGCTGCACCTAATGCTAAGCCACCTAATTTACGAAGTACTTTTTTCTCTTTAAACCAATTCATTGCTTTTACAACAGTTGGTTTATTCTTAAACATTACAATAGAATCTTTAAACTCATCGTAGGTTAATAAGAGATTACCTTCTTCATCGTAAATTGAACCTTGGATGTCTTCCCATTTTTTAATGACTTTACCTTCAGCTGTACGGTATTTACCCATCATGAAATCTTTGGCTTTTAAGATAGGTTCAGGTGTGCCTTGTTTATAGACATCCATGAATTTATCTTTAAGTTTATTTGATTTATCGTTATAAAAGTCTTGTACATTTTTCATGTACTTATCTTTATTATCTCTAAATAAATCAAGAGCACCACCAACAACACTAGAACCTAAACCTAATGCAGCAGGCATACCTGTTCTAAATGGCCATGTACCAATACCCCAAAGGAATTCTGCGTTTTGTCTAAGCAAGGATTTCTTTTGGTCTTCTATTGATTCATTCGGTTTAGGAGGACCCATTACTTGGCGTTTACGTCTAAAAATATTATTAGCAAACTGCCACCAACGCTTACCTGTTTGTGTAGTAGGGTCACTATTCTCTACTTTATCCGAAATAGCCAATGAACTTAAAGTATCCAATTTCTGTACAGCTACTTTTAAATACAGATTGGTTAGAGTTGTATTATCAGCAATGATTTCTAAATTAGATTTACCTTCCTTATTTCCACCGATTTGGGTATTAAGTGTATTCTTAATAGAATCAAATGCGTTAGATGATTTTTCAGCAGTTCTTCTGAACATATTAATAAAACGTTGGATAGCTGAAGGACCACCCATGTTTTTAACATCTTCTTGGTTGATAACGTATTCGTCTTTATGTACAACACCTGCTAATTCATCTTCTGAATTACCAGAAGTAGATTTACCTGTATAACCACCAGTAGCAAAACTACCCATTTCTTCTAAATCGCTTATAGACATCGGTAAGTTTTTACCATGAGGAGATGATAGTAGTTTTCTATTTGGGTCGTAAGAACCACTTGTATAACGATTTAAGATTCTTTGACCAAACATACTCTTACCAAAAGCACCTGCTCTTCTTTGTGTCGTATTAGCTAATGCACCATTAGAATCTAGTTTTGTATTTCTAAATAAGAATTGGTTATCATCATCGTCACTGTAATAGTTTCTTTTAATAGATTTGAAATCATCATTAGATAATTCACTCAATCCACTCATGAATTTTTCATAACCAATTTTACCATTTAAAGAAACCAAACCATTTCTTCTTAAGTAATCTAATTGACCAGTAGCTGCTAAATTATTAATTAATTTAATATTTGGTTCTAAAGACTTAGAAGCATTATTAATAGCACTATTAATATTACTAATCTCGTCACTACCAGTATCTAAATCTTTCTTATCTAATTCTTTAAATTTGTTTGCAATTATCTTGGCTTTTTCTTCACCAAGTAATGTAGAGAAAGTATCTGGATTAGATAAGAGTTCTGGTGTTAATGGATTTCCTGATTTACTATAGGATATTAAGATTTGACCTACTAAATCAGCATCAGCTTTAGTAAAACCATTTCTGTATTCTAGCTTACCAATCTTATTGCGTCCATGTAATTCTAACTTAGTTAAGATATCATTACCTGTATTCTTAAATGTATTAGCAGCACTTTCACCAATGGCTCTTAGTGATAAATCTTTCTGAATAACAGAACTCTTTTGGAATGAGCCTGTAGCGTGGTTATAATCTAAAAGCTCGGCAGGAGCACCTGTTCTTAACATGGTGATTTCACGTAAAATCCTAGACAAGTATCCTGGGATAATAACGTTAACCGATTTATTCACTAATCTTTGTTGGCCTTCTGGTGTATTAAAGTCTTTATAGCCATTTAAGTTATCTACTGTAATGGCTTTAGCTTTATCAGAAGCCTCATCTACGTGCATCTTTAACCAATCTACACCATTTAGGAGGAATTCTACAAACCCATTTGATTCTTTCTCACCACGTGTACCGTCAAAGTTCTCTGTTCTAGAACCAAATAACTTGATTAGTTTTTCTTCGATAGCTTTATTACCTAACATCTTAGATAATTCAGGACCCATGTTATTCTTAAAGCGATTTAACTTAACACCACCTTCTAATATCTTATCCCCGTACTTATTACCTCTCATTCTCTTTCTTAGTGATTTACCTATTCTATCACCGGCTAATGCTAATAAAGAACCAGAAGCTAAAGAAGAGGCTCTACGGGCTTTAGATTCACCAAAGCCATCGTCTTCTTCTGTTAAACTATCCATACCATCTTCTAGAAATGGAAATAGTGCTTCAGTAAGTTCGTTTAAAGTACCAACGTGTTGAGCAATATTTTCGCCAATATTCTTAGTGAATCTATCTAGGAAACTAGAAGAAATACCACCAAAGAATTTCTGTTTAGCCTGTTGTTTCAATGCTTCTGTATTTTTCATTTTAACATAATCAGGTAAACCGGTATTCAACTTAATATCGTTTAATGTTTTCAATAAAGTAACATTAGAAGTCGATTGGTTATGATAAATATCACTTAACACATGTAATTGACGGATACCTAATTCAATCGATTTACGATAATAATTAAATGTATTAGTATTACTAAATAATACAGATTGGCGCAATGATGCATCTACTGACGCTAATACACGATATTGACCTTCAAAACGTGTTGTTTCAATAGCATCTTTAGCTAACTCTTTTTTCTCGTCAATTGCTTTTTGTTTTTGCTGTACTTTAGTCTGTAAACTAAATAATTCACCTAGAGTTTGATTGATAGAATCGTCTCGTTTAGACTCTATTGATTCTTGCTGGTTATCGTATGAATCTTCAGCTTCACCAGCTACCTTATTTAATAGACTAGATAATTTGGTTAAACCATTTCTATCAGCAGCAGGAATCGCTTTACGTAAAAGATTCTGTGTTTGTTTTTTAACAGAATTAAGGGATTCTAACGATTCACCGATTGTGTATCCTAAGTTATCTTTTGCATTGGATACTTCTTCAAATACTTCGCCGTAGGATTTAGGAAGTACTTTAGTAAGAATTGTCTTCATCCCTTGTTTAGAGATGACTGCATCCGATATACCTTTAGCGACATCCGCTGTGGCATTTAATGCTGGAGAACGATTGGATTTATTCTTTTCAAAATCCATTGATTCCCCATCGCCAAAGAAACTAGCGTCATCCATTTCGTCATCGAAATCAAAGTCGAAGTCGAAATCATTATCCATTGCCATGGCTTTTTGGACATTCTTCTTTTTTCCAAACATGATATAATGCTCCTGTTTGTATTTTATTAAAAATTTATATACTCCAATTATATTATTGGGATTTCATAACTTTACGCCTAACTGGATGTTAGGCTACTCTCATTATAAGGAATAATTCTTATGGATGAAAATTACAATAAGAAAGTAAAGGCCAGAACACCTTTTAATCTTTCTTTACTTAATCTAGATTCTGGAAATATTTATAAACAATTAGGCAAAGTTACTTCTGGTAATATGTTCGATGGTGCTAACTATAACTTGCACCCAGAAGGTCTTTGGTCTAATGAAATCTTTGGTCCTGTAGGCGACCCATTGCGTTTAAAGAAACAAGCCTACATGGATTTAAATGTAGAGATTCTACACCCTTTGGTTTATCGTGAATTGATTTCAGCAAATAAATTACTTGACGAAATTATGGCAGGTACTGCATTCGCTGTTTTTGACGAAGAAACCAAACAGTTTGTTCGTTCTAATGCGATTGATGGTGAAACAGGTTATGATTTCTTTTTTAGAAATTTTGATAAGTATCAATTACCAGATACTGGTTCACCTAAAAGACGTGAGACTATTAAGTTAATTGAAAAGAATAAAGACATTCTAAAGATTAATAAGTTTATTATTCTACAAGCTGGTTATCGTGATGTGGAATTTAAAGATGGTCAGATTTCCCATGATGAAGTAAACCAAATTTATCGTGAGTTATTATCTCTAGCTTCTTCTATCGGTAGTACTTCGCATAAATCAAACATGGCTTTATTAAATAATACACGATATGCTATTCAGAAGACTGCTTTAAAATTATTCATGTACTTAGGTGAAATTACAGGTCATGGTAAGAAGAAATTAATCCAAGGTAAATGGGCTTCACGTAACGTATTCCAAACTACTCGTAACGTGATTACAGCACCTAAAGCATCTGGCCGGTTTGCACACGATAAAGATAACCAAGGCTATAATAATATTGTCGTTGGTTTATATCAGCAATTAGTATCTTGTTTACCATTTGCTATTCGTGGTATTAAGAATAGTTTCTTAAAAGATAAGTTTTCAGACCCTTTGCACCCAGTTAAATTGGTTAATAAGAAAACACTAAAAGAAGAAGATGTTTATCTTAATCAAGACTGGTTTGATGTATTCCAATCTGATGAAGGTATCCGTAAACTTATTCATCGTTTTAAACCAGATGCTGTTAGGCATAAAGCCATTGAAGTAGACGGTTATTATCTTGCTTTAATTTATAAAGGTCCTGATAATACTTTCAAAATCATGAATAGTATTACAGAATTACCGCCAGATAGAAGTAAGGAAGATGTACACCCATTAACATTTATCGAATTACTTTATATCTGTACTTATCATGAAATCAATGATACTCCAGGTTTTGCTACACGGTATCCTATTACAGGCATTGGTAGTAATGTTCCTGGCAATACAATTGTCATGACAACTACTAAGACAGAAAAACGTAAGATGTTAAATGATAACTGGGAACTAGACGATAATAGTCTAGAGTTTCTAAAATTCCCTGTATACGGAATGGATAGTTTCAATTCCATGAGTCCACCAGTGACAGCGTATAAGGGCCAAGGCGCGGATAGACGTCCATAAAAAATTAGCAATTTATGGACATTTAATGCTGTACACCTATTTATGAATTTAATTCAAGTTTTTGAATAACTTTATAGATAGGTAATTAAAATGTTAAGAAGACACAATAATAAAACTGATGATATCTTTCTGGAAACAGATAAAGACTATTATACAGTAAACATTCAAGGTGATATTTTCCACGTTGAAAAATCACTACCACCATCTGTTAAGCAAGTACTGCCTTTTGAAAAAGAAGGTGAATTCTTTGTAAATATTAGAGGCAAAGAAGTAAGAATCGCTAATATTGTTAATTTTGTATTTAAGAATACTAATCCTGATTTCTTTTGGGAAATAATGGATTGGGATATAATCTATATTGATGGTAATAAAGGTAATCTACATCCATTTAATCTTAGTTGGAACAATACCAATATTAAAGATGATGAAGATGGATTTAGATTAATTCCTGGATATACTAGATATAAAATTAATAGAGAAGGTGTGATTAAGAAAATAAGCAATGGTAAGATAGTAGCTGACACTCCAAGTAAATGTTGGAGTGTAAAAGTACCTTATATAAGAAATTTTGTACGTAGGGACTATGATTTAGGGCCAAACAAACCTGGTAAACATAGACTACTAGCATATACTTATTTACCAATGCCTAATAACTTTTTTGAATTAGACGTTAGTCATTTAGACTGTAATCCATTGAACAATAGTTTATCTAACCTACAATGGCAAAGCCGTAGAGAAAATAATCTACAAACTGTCAAACAATATCTAACTACATACCAACAACCTGTTTTGGTTTATAACTGCGATACTAAAGAAATTAAAGAATACTTTAGTATTAACGAAACGGCAAGGCAGTTAAATTTAGCTAATAGGGTTATTGAGATGAGATTGGTATCTAGAGGTACGGTTAGGTTTTCAGATGGATATGCTTTCATGTTAAAAAGTGATTTTAATGGTGAATGGCCTGAAGTTAAATACAAAAACAGAAGACCTCTTATTAATTATCCCGTTAAAGTTACTTTTAAAAAGACTGGTGAAGTTATAACATATAATTACATTAGTAACTTATCGAAAGCGTTTGGTTATAGTGATACTACTTGGAGGTATCGGTTGCGTAGACCACCTTTTAAGTGGGAAAATGAGTCTATCATTGTAGAAAAAGACTTAGATAACGGTAAACTGATATACGTTTAACATTTTAATACTGATATAGTATCTAAACTTAAATTCATTGTCCGCTTCTCTTAGAAATAAGAGAATAGCAAACCCCTCTAATTGACGGGAAAACTGTAAAAAGACTAATACACTAACTATAGGTAGTAATACACTATAGGGCTTAATCTAACTAATTAAGAGATAGTAAAAGAGATTAGTCAATACAATAACCCGCAGCGAAGCGCCCTTAATATTAAGGATGAACGTTCAGAGACCAGTCGAAAGACGTAGGACTCACTTGAGTCCCAAATGGGGGGCAGATACAGTGGATTTGTAATAAAATACAAATCCTCTATGTATCCTTCTTAGTAGCTTTATAGTTACTTTGGAGTCTTAGCAAGTAATGTTGAAGATGATGATATGGTCCAAATTAGTCACCAATTTAAATGATGGTGACCAAGAAAACCTTATTTGTTCATTTACTGAGGAATCTAGAAATGAGATTAAACAGTATAAGAAAACTAAAAAAGCTTACGTCGGTAGCGACGGCAGGATTCGTTATCCATTGGGCTTTGACACGATTAACTTTGTTTGCCATAATCTTGGTACTTTTGAGGAAAGTGTGAAATGAGAATAAACTACAATAACTTTTATCTTAAGTTCGGTAATAGAACTGTAGATAAATTACAAGCACCGAGGATTTTTAATTTATCTAAATTTATCCTCCCAAAACAAAACGCATTCCACTACTTCGGTAGTACCAGTGATGATGTAGGACCTAGTAAGACTAACCCTATGTTTGAGCAAACTGTGCAGCGTATTCCTATTTATTTTTACCAAGATTTAATTACTCGTCTAGGTAACATGAATGTACGTGCGTTTATGCCACTGGAAGTTATTCGTAAATATATTAAACAAAACCACAAGTTTATTCCTTGTTACGATTTAAGTAAAGTAAAACCTAATCCTTTAGTACCTGTTATTTTAAACTATGCTATCTGCGATAAAAGATATAAATACTTAGGTAATGAAATTAGGATTCCTTACTATAAGAATACTAATATCATTAATACTTTTATTAAAGGGATGAAAGACATCTACGATGCTCATGGTGATTATTATAATCAGTTTATTTTCTTAAATGTCCCTGATTTAAAAGACTTACCTAAAGTATCTGAAATGAAGATGGGTGCGAATGTTGTTACTAACACGTTCTTTACTCGTTTTAATACACTTGAAAAACTTATTATCTTCGAATTGTGGAAATGGTTAGGTTTAAATCGTAATAAGTCTATCTTTAAAAACATTCCTTTGAAAATCCTAGATAAGATTAATATTGTTTTTATTAGTAATAATGTCTTTACTTATTACTCTTTAGGTCAATTAGACAGATGGCGTAAATCTGATGAAAATAAATCAGGTAAATTAGATCCGACTAATATGTCTAAAAACTTTATTAAAATGCTTATTGAATTAAATAAAGCTTCTGTAGATTCTAGTTTAATTGAATTAACTGAAGAAGAAGTATTGGAACAAGAAGCTAAAGAAACAGAAGACTTTAAAGGTTCTGATGACGAATCTAATAAAGATAAGCAAAGTAAAGCATTTACTAATACTAAGGTAGATGAAAAACCAGTAGATGTAGATGATGAAGATGATACGACTGATGATACTGATGGAGTAGAAGGACAGGAAGAAGATAATCTGGATATTAGTGAAAACATTATTACAGAAGACTCTGCTGATTTAACTGTTCAAAAAGACTTAGACATTATTGGTGATATTATCGACGATGAAGATGATGTTGATTTTTCAGAGTCCCTTGATTCTAAAGAACAAGAGAAGAAAAACAATATCAATATTAGTCGAGTAGTTTCTATTCCTACTGAACAAGAAGAAGAATTTAACGATAGAATTGATACTAATTTAGATGTATCTGATATACTCAATGTATCTAAATTACCTATTGAAGAAATTCCTGTCTTGGTAACTAAGCCTAAAGAAACTAAAACAGCTGAAGAGAAAGCGAAAGCGGCTTTAGACTATATTGCTAAAAACCAAAACATGACTGTATCAAAATACGATGGTATTCGTAAATCTATTGGTAAGTATCGTAATTTGAAACTAACCAATGATAGTAAAATGACTGTTGGTGAGATGGTAAATACTAAACCTGAAGAATTAGAGATTTCAAATGAAGATAAAGAAGTTTCTACTTTAAATGTCATGGGTAAGCGCTATATTGAGAAACACTTAGAACGAGATGTAGCGGCAATGATGGTAGGTATTCAAGGTGGTGGTGCGATTGTACACGATATACGTAAACAAACTCATGAGAATATCATGGGTGGTTACGACGTATACTCCATGAAGATTAAACCTATCGAAGGTGAGCAATCTACTATCCGTGTTAAATTACCTAGAGTAAACAGTGATGGTAAATTTAAGGTCAGCGGAGTCGATTACATATTGAGATCGGCCAGGCGAGACCTTCCCCTTCGTAAGATAAATGACAGCACTGTAGCATTGACTTCTTACTTTGGTAAGACATTTGCTAAACGAGATACTACTCGTCAATTTAATTACGAGAAATGGTTAATTGGTCAAATCCGTGCTATAGCATTTAACCCAGAATTAGATTCAGTAAAAGAAACACGTAGTGGTAATGTATTTGATAATAATGTAAAGGCCCCAGATATTTACTCTTTATTATCCATGTACTTTAGAGCAGTCACCACAAAAGACGCTTTTATCTATTTTGATTATCACAAAGCCAATGAACGTTTTGGTAATGACTTAGTGAGAAGTGTAGAATCTAAAGGATTATTCTTTGCTGGTAGTTATAAAGGTAAGTTTGGTTTAGGTGTTAATGAAGATGGTATTTTCTATTCTGTTATTGGTAATGAAGTAACAGAACTAGGTGATATCGAATCCATGTGTGGTATTGATTCATCTAAAGCACCAGTAGAATCAGTGACTATTGATATCATGGGTAAACCTTTGCCAATTGGTTTGGTATTAGGTTATAAACTTGGTCTAACTAAACTGATTGCTGCTTTAAAACCAAAACACTACAAAACTGTTAAAACAGGTACACGTGTTAAATTAGAAAGCCATGAATACATGATTAAGTTTTCTGATTTCTCTTTAGTGTTATCTCGTAAAGACAGAATGGCTTCATTAATCTTATCTGGTTTAAGTAAGTGCGATACTAGTGATATTGCAATATCTTTATTAGATAGAAAAGAAATTTATTTCAATTTATTGGAAACTATTAAAATTCCAGGACGATATGTTAAGGAAATTGATTTATACAATAACATGTTTGTAGACCCAATTACTGAACGTATTTTGATTGAGATGAATGAACCTACTGATTTCACTGGTTTATTGATTCGTTCTGTTGAATTGCTGTTAACTCGCTATCATGCTGATGAAGTAGACATGACTGGTCAACGTATTGCCGGTTATGAAAGACTAGCTGGTGAAGTATATAAAGCCATTGTTAATTCATTGCGTGAACATAATCGCCATGGTATTAAAGCAAACTACCCAATTGAACTTAACCCAGAAGCAGTATGGATGTCTATCTTAAAAGATACATCTAAACAAACTGTAGAGAACTTAAATCCAATTCAAGATTTAAAACAACAGGAAGTAACGACATTTAGTGGTAATGGTGGTCGTGGTAAGAAGAGTATGGTTAAACGTACACGTATTCACCACAAGACTTCTGTAGGCGTTATTTCAGAAGCTACTGTCGATAGTAGTGATGCTGGTGTAACTACTTATATGTCTGCCAACCCTAAGTTTAAATCACTTTATGGCTTACCTGAGAATGTAGGTACTGAAGAAGTCAATAAAGATTTAAAACCTGAAAATGTATTCTCTACAGCAATGATGATGTATCCATGCTCTGATACAGACGATTGATTAAATATAAAGATTGGGTCGTCTCTAAACCGTTTGAATTGCGGGGACCTCTCGCTAAGTACTTTGTACCAACCCAGGATAGCGATATACCTGGGGGCAGCTCTAATCAAGCTGGTACGGTAAAAAGCAAAGTAATAGAGAAAATCCGCAGCCAAGATTCTGCTTTTGTATATAGTAGAATAAGGTTCAACGACTATCGAAAGCACGCTTGTCAGTAAATTAGGATTAACAAGTGGAAGTGAGTAGAGTAGGGAGTCTGCACAACGTGGACTCCCCAAGTGGACGGGCCGTAGGTCTAACCAACCTACGGTATGATATAGTCTAACTATTAGGAAATGAATTAAGCATAAAACATGAAATGTTTTCATGTGCGTAATTCGTTCATATGTGCCCAAACGTAGCGTTTTTCTTGGGACTCAGATAAATCACAGCCTATCTACCTCTAATGGTCAGGTAATGCCTCTGAGGACTGGTTATGATGAAAAACTAGTAGAGCGTTGTAGTGATGTATATGCTTCTACTGCTGAACAAGATGGTGTCGTTACTGATGTTAGTGATTTTGCGATTACTGTTACTTATAAAGACGGTACTACGAAACAGGTAGAAATCGGTAGACGTTATGGTTCTAGTGGTGGTTTCAATACTGCTCACGATATTACTACTCATTTGAAGAAAGGTGATAAGGTTAAGAAGGGTGATGCCATTGCGTATAACTCTGACTTCTTTACACCTGATTCGATGAAGCCTGGTAAACTAGCAATGAAAACTGGTGTATTAGGTAAAGTAGCGTTAATCGAACACCCATATACCTTTGAAGACTCTACAGCTATTACTCGTAACTTTGGTGAGAACACTCGTGTTAAAACTGTAGTTAAAAAAGAAGTAGTTGTAAACTTTGACCAAAGTATCCATAGACTAGCTAAACCTGGTACTGTTGTTAAAATTGATGACCCATTATGTTATATTGAAGACAGTATTACTCATGATGGTAATCTGTTTGATGAAAATAGTATTGACTTATTAAGAAACTTAAGTAAGTCAGCACCTAAGAGTAGCATTAATGGTGTTATTGATAAAGTAGAAGTATTCTACAATGGTGATAAAGAAGATATGTCTGAATCACTGATGAAGATTGCTAATGCTTCTGACAATAAGTTGATTGCTCTACAAAAAGCTTTAGGTAAAAAACCATATACTGGTGAAGTAGATGATACTTATCGTGTAGATGGTAATCCATTACTTGTAGATACTGCTGTAATTGTATTTACTATTAGTAGTGACCAAGGTATTAGTGTCGGCGATAAATGTTAACTTTTAATTGATTTTATTATACTTATGAGTAATTTAGTATCAACTAAAATAGGTGTAATAAAATGGAAAACATATTCAAGAAATTTAGTTTAGATGACCGATATTCATTTAATTATATCGGCAATGGTTTTTTTGGAACTGAAAAAATATATCCTGATGAATTTGATAATTATTTAATTGAAATAAATGGTAAATTAGAAACAGTTAATAAATCATGGATTGGATTAATTTGTCATTTTGAGGTAGATTTACCTTTTGAAGAAATGAGAAAAATATCCTTTGTAGATTTTAATTCTAATTTACACAGAATGAGATGTGGTAAAATGATGGTTATCGATGAACCAATTGATTTAGGTTATTTGACTAATGATTTGGGTTATCGTGTCATTCCTGGATTCCCGTTTTTCGTAATAAATAGAAATGGGGATGTAATATCATTAAAGACTGGAAGACCTTTATCTGAAAATATAAATGCATATGGCTACCATACTGTTAGTCTTTACGACCCAGATAAGACAGCGTGGAGACAGGTAGTTAAACACATGTGTTTAGCTAGGGCGTTTATAAAAAACAACAATGTAAATAAATACTATTCAGTAAACCACAAAGACGGAAATAAATTAAATAATTCATTAGATAATTTAGAATGGTGTACTATCGGTGAAAATACAGACCACGCTAAAGATAATGGTTTGTATAATCTAGATAAACGCTGTTCCGCAAGAGACCTCGATACTGGTGAAATTATAAAATTCAATTCAATAAGAGAAGCTATGCTTTATATTGATTATGGAAATAGTAATTGCATCTCCTTGTATCGAAATGATAATGGTTACATTATACCAAGAATATTTTATAGTAAAAAACTATCTAAAAAATTTGAAATAAAATTAGATAGTGAAAATAGAGATTGGTACTATAGAATAATTGTTAAAGATAAACCATTATCAGGACCATTTCAATCTAAAAATATATCCACTGGGGATATTTTAGAATTTAACGACATTATGGAAATGTCTAAAAAACTAAATATACCTTACATGAGATTAAATCGAGTACTTAATTCAAATGAGAATTTAAGTGTTGATGGATATCTTATACGTGTAAAATCCAATGAACCTTGGGTTACAGATTTCAGACCAGTAATGGAATCAAATCTTTTTAAAAGAAAAAAATATACTGTACGGAATAAAGATACTTCTGAAGTAACTGTACTAAATAGCGGTAGAGAACTAATGAAGTACCTTAAGTGTAGTAAAACATCTTTTAGAAGACTCGTAGAAATTGGTGCTGAAATAAATGGATATGTTATAGAATCTATTGAAGATGTGTATTCTAAATAAAGTTGACTTGTCCTTCTAGGTAGTAATATCTAGTCGAATGTCCTCTAATTGCTGGAAGTCCCTTAGAGTCTATTTAACCACAACGTAATTAGAAATAATAAGCGTGAGGGTTTGAAAATAAATAGAATTGGGTAATCAGCAGCTAAGCAACTAAGTGTTTAATAACATATGTTGAAAGTTCAACGACTAACCGCTTGCCACGGTGTACGTTCAAGTGAACGGAAATGGGGACTTCCCTATAACTTATAAAATAGATAATAGGGAAAAGATATAGTCTTCTCTTACATGAAAGTGTAAGCAGTGTGTATTACACACGGGTAAGAGTTAACACCTCTTATTGAAAATTTGGAAACTGGTCTATGGATGCCAGCTTAAGGCCACTGTAGGTTACGTATACGACGAACCACCACGTCTTGCTAATAAGGATGGTTCTATGGGTATGGAACTTGATGCTATCTTTGGTAGCAACAGCGTTTATAATAGGATCGTCAATAGTCCTTTCCTAATGGGTATGACAAATACCCTATTGGTCGAGATGAGTAAAAAGGTAGCAGATACATACTTTAACAATAAAAAATAGTTGTATTTTAGCTGTATTTGTGACTAGAGAGGCTGCTTCCTTACGGGGGAGTAGTCTCTCTTCTTATTAAACGTTTAATGAATTTATTTACTAACCTCGAGGTATTTAAAATGAATAAAGAAATACTCGTCGATTCAGAAAACGCATTGGTCTTAGCCAGTGCTGCTTTTCTAGTGAGTCGTTTATCACTACATGTAATTAATAATGTCATCGGTACTCTTCCTGAAAAAGATGGTGATGTTTTAACAACTGACGTTATTGAAGAATTAGCATTGGCTGACCTTCAACGTCGTATTATTTCTAAAGGAGATTCTAAATGATTAACACTCGTTTACTGGCTCTCTCTTCTCAAACAGCTAAAGCTTCTTTATTACCACGTCAAAAACTAAAATGTCAAACCAACAGTCCTTTAGAGTATATCTTTAAAAACTGCATGCCTGAAGAAGAGATTGTAGCTTCTACTGAAAGTATTAATCAAAGTCTAAGTTTGATTTCCGATAAAGCAAATACCCCATTTGCCCTAAGTGGTAACTTGGCACTAGGTGTTGCTCTAGATGAGATGGATAAAACTTATGTTAAACCTCTTATTAACCAAGTAAACTTTGTACGTAATGTGGTTAACCCGATTGTAGAGGAATTACACAATAAAGTAGAAGTTACTTTAAAAGAAAAAGAACAACGCGGTGCTGTAATTAATATTAAGAAATTAGATATTCCTGATTTCTTATACGGTGCATTAGGTCAATATATTAATGGTTTCGCTATTGTAGAACGTGTACAAAAAGGCCCTAGCTTTAAACCTACATTCCCTGATAACTTAAGCCGTGACCAATTAATTGAAATGTGTCGTACTAGCAGTGATGAAGTTAATGCTGGTATTATGGAATTAGCTACTATTTGGAATAACTCATTTGAAGGTGATTTGTTCGATACTGCTTATAATGAATTGATTTTAGGTAGTAATGAGAAAGTAGGTGGTTTAGTTCAATCTTATCGCAATATGTTGGTAAGTGTTATTGGTTTCTTGGTTGTAGATAAAATTGCAAAAGAACCTACTAAAGGATTGAATTTAGATAATGTTAACTTGACTGTATGGTGTAACTTCTTCCGTTCTGCCTGCGCTCGTGTTATTCAATCTAACATCAACCAAATTGCTAATGCTATTTCTGGTAAAATCCTTATTCATGGTATTAATCCAGATACTACTAAAAAAGAAATTACTGTTTATGGTAAAGTATACGATGAATGGGAAAGCCCAGATAAAATCGAAGTAATGGTAGGTATTTTGAATACTTCTAATAATGTTTACTATCGTTCTATTAGTAGCATTGTTGAAAACTTAGATAAATTAAAAGACCGTGGTTCTGTTATTTTATCAAGTGAAGTACGTGTAGAGAAAAGTCGTAAGATTTCTCGCCTCTTGGATGCAATTCAAGGTAATATTATTAACTTGATTCAAGAGACTATCGACAGTGAAGAAACTTCTGATTTGCGTAGCTTCATTCCAGACAATAAAATGTCTGTAGAGTATCGTAGTGAAATCAATAAGTTTCTTAATACAAACTACCCTGGTTCTCGTCTGTTAGAAACACCATTGCGAATGGTTATTGCTCAACTTATTTGCAAACTATTCTTCCACGAAACTATGGCTGGTGTCATCATTCAACGTATTAATCAATTAGAAATTAAAAACCCTAATGCTACTCCAGCTTCATTGATTTCTAACACCATGATTGATTTATTGATTGAATGGGTTAGTGGTCAAATTGAACTAGTAAGCTATTAATCTGTAAGGACCAACTGATGAATAATCTGTCACAGCGTGATGCTGATAAAATCAAAGATATTTTAAAAGAAGTAGACAACCAAGTAATTACTACTAAAGGTTGTAAAATCATTTTCCCTGTACGTTTTGAAACAGTTGGTCTGGCTACTGTTGGTGTAGATACTTCATTCTACGGTTTGTTTAAAATAGAGACATTAGATGGAAACTATTATGCAATCCACAACATGATGGGGTATCTACATTCAGACCCAGATTCTGTAGATATTGTTACACATGAGGAAACACAAGAACCGTATTATGTGTTAACTTATCAACCTGGTTCTGTGGTTATTAAAACAATGGATATTTTGAAAGATAATAACATTATCGTAAAAGTATTCAAGGAATTTATTAGTAGGGGTAAGGTTCCATTCTACGTAACGTATATGGATATTAATAAGATATTCGATACGTGTGATGAGTTTGCGGGAGCTTCGTTGTCTGATACAATGGAAGCACCTACTGTGCCAATTAGTATTATTGCGAGGAACCCAAATGACATCAACCAGTATTATCGGGAAATTATTAACGAAGTTGATATGGTTAATACACCACCTGTGTATGTTCCAGCTTCATCTGTAAACTTTAGTGCTACCAGTGCTTTAACTAAAATTACTGGTAGTTATTTCTACACTGGTGTCGTTTCCGCTATTAATAATCCTACTAACCAAACAGAAACTATCGATTATATCTTAAGATATTAAAAAGAAATGGATATTTAATTATGTTAAGTTACGACATGAAAGATTCTAATTTTGTCTATAAAATGTCAAGATTAGATGGTACAGATAAACAAGGTATCCTGCGGCCTGATGAAGGTGGTTGGTATACTATCTGTATCGGTGCGTTAGACCACGCATCTAAAAATGTAAATAAATCAGGTCAAAATGAATACTATTCTTCAGAAGGTGCTGAAAGCTTCTTTGCCCCAGGTACTTTGTTTAATGATAGAATTCAAGGTGGTTTCGTTAAAGCTGAATATGGTCACCCTAAGCGTGAAGCTGGTATGACTGATATTCAGTTCCTAGAACGAAATATGCAGATTGAAGAAACCAAAGTATGTGCTACATTTGGTGCTATTTGGTTAGTGCCAGGTTATATCGATCCATTGACTAAAGAGAAATGTGTTGGTATCTTTGCTAAAATTAAACCAAGTGGCCCTTATGGTAAGTTCTTAGAACAAGACTTGCAAGAGAAAGGCTTCAATGTTTGCTTTAGTATTCGTAGTCTGACTACTCGTAAGAACATGGGTGGTCGAAATGTTAAAGTATTGCACACTGTAATTACATTCGACTATGTAACTGAACCAGGTATTACTTGTGCTGAAAAACTAATCAGCCCATCTTGTGAATCTGTTAACCATGTTAATGCTATCGATACTTGTGACGTTGAAGTAACAGCAGAATCCGCTAAACGTGTAGTAGAACGTGCTGAAGCAGGTATGGTATCTGTAGAGTCTTCTACTTTATCTGTTCTAACGGATATCTTTAAACATACTTCTGTTAAACCAGTTAAACAAGATTTATCTAAATCATTTAATTGGTAATTCTGTAATAAGGAGATTGAAATGAAAGTCAATCCAAATATTTCAGAAGAACAAAATCTACTTAACCACATCAATGAAATTAATGAGTTTCCATTAAGGTTAGATGAGGTTGAGTTTGGTACACCACGTTCTAAAATAAACTTACCTGATAGTTTAACTAAAGACCAATTTAATGAATCTGAAGCATTTCGTAATAAATTCTTAAAAGAAAAGAATACTTCGGTTAAAATTACCGCTAAGGATAATAGTGAACGATGGGAAGGTTCTAGTACTATTCGTTCTTATAGAAGAGTCCACGTAGGTGCACAATGGTTAATCTACGCAATTGATGGCGATAACTCCGATGGTTCGTTTAGTATTACTACTGATAGCTGGCGATACAGTACTCCTAAAGTAAAAGAAGTATTTGATGCTATTAAAAGTAGAGCTAATTTTAGAATGGATTCTTTAAAAGTAACTGTGGTTAAATATAGTCAGAATGGCTATAACTACGATACTGGTAAGATTAGGGTTACGGCTAATCCTGATTCTTTGGTTTATATTGGTTCCTTCGACATGGATGTAATCTTTAAACCAATATCATTCTTACCTATTACTTTAGATGGTTTCCATGGTGTAAAAAGAACTAACTAAATAATTATATATTACTTAATAATATACTGAAGAGGATATCCTCTTCAGTATATTATTTTATTATTAAAGGAGTATCTCTATGGATAAAGATAACGAATACGATGAATACGAAGATATGTTAGGATATAAAAAAGAGTATCTAGTTAAAGCAATTATTGGAGTAGTAGTCAATCAAAATGGTTACTATATTTATTCTCTAAATGATAAACTACCTATTAAGAATAAAGCTGATTTACAGTATTTCAGAAAACTAACAGTAGGACATCCTGTTATCATGGGTAGAAAGACATGGGAAACATTAAAAGGTCCTTTACCTAATCGAACTAATTATATTATTAGTCGTAAGAACTCTAAAGAATTTCTTAATGAAGACCAAATGGTAGACCCATCTATTGTCCATATTTACAATATCGAAAATAAGAAAAAGTTATTAAGAGATATTGCTGAATTACACGATAGTGATATTTGGATTATTGGTGGTGAAGAAATCTATAAGGAATTCATTGATGAGATTGATGAATTCCATCTATGTCGTCAGAAAGAAGTTATTCAGACTACTGAAGAAGATAGCTTTGAGACTTTAAATACAGCAGATACTATTCTAAGATTTAGTCAATCTAGTACTAAAGATATCCCTAATAGTAATGGTGAATTAGAAGATGTTATTTATATTAGTGATGATTCTGCTTCTATTTATTTCGAGAGATATCATGAAGAATTAGAGAAAAACTGTAAATAAGATTAAACATATATTATTATACTGAAGAGGGTTTTGTATCCTCTTCAGTATTTATATAAAGGAATTTAAAATGGATAAATATATTATTCCCATTAACATTATTCACGTATTAGGTTTTCGTTTCACATTAGATGAAATTAATAAACTTAATAATTATTTTATTAATCATTTTGATTTCACTTTACGCGATGTATTTGTATTCATGTTAGAAGACTTGGATATCTTCAAACTAGATAATGAAATCGAGTTAGTTAGTAACTTCATTACCAATACATTAAAAGTAACTGATGGTATAAATATTCATTATAGAGATATCAATGGAAATAAAACATATGTAGCCGAGTCTGTTTATCTAGATAATGATTTAGAAGAAAATCTAATGGCTATTATTGAATGCATCATTAATTTTCTTTATTTCGTACCAAGAGATTTTGACTGTTACTTTGTAACTGTCGATATAGATAAACGACATAATCCAAATATGGTGTTCTTAGAAATACGTGAGGATTAGAAATGAATTTAGATTTTAGTAATCTTTCTAGGATAGAGATGAGTGTTTCTATCCGAGAGATATACGATAGATGTGTTTATGCCATGGGGTATTCTGCTATCGATTTATGTTATAATGATATAAATGATGAATTTTACGATAGTAAAAAACAGTATTTCCCATTTAGTATAGAAGAAATTATTGAATTTATATTTATCACGATGATGATTGATAAAAGGTCATTAGAGGTATCTCAAATGCCTTTAACAGACGAAGTATTAGGAGATTATATTAATTACTCTGGTTATACAGTAATAGAAGCATTTGCACAACAAATGGATGTTATAATCGAGGGATTAATAGAAAATGATGAAGTTAGAGAAGAGTGTGGTATGATAGTAAATAAAGATGGTGTAGAAGTAGAAATATCTGCTTCTACTCCTGTAGAGATTATTGACTTTATTGCTTATTTCTTATACTTCTTTAACCAATACTTTTACGCATCATTTCCAGAATTATCTAATTATATTATCGAGAATGATAAAGGTAATATGTCTATAGCTGTATCAAGTGTTGCAACATATACGGATATATTTTATCGACAAAATAACCCTTCTCCTATCTTGGGTAATATTTTAGAGAATAATATGTTGTGTAACATCTATTTTGATTTTGATAATGGTGAATTGTATAGTCTTAAAACCGGTCTTAATGACTTTAGGATTGGTTCAAATGACATTATACAATCTGGGGATATCTCATGGCAAAACATTTAATTAATATTGAAAGTCTCTATGGTTTTTCTGCTGATGAATTAGGTAAGTTAATTTATAAGAAAGATACCAAAGAGGATATTCAATTTATCTTAGAGGTAGCTATTAGTGGTACTTATACTTTCAATAAAGCATTAACTGTTGAAGATGCTGAATATCTAAGCGATATTGCTTATAAGAAGTATTTAGATAGAATTAGTATTCAGAATACAGATGGCTTAGATGATTCTTATCTTTATTCAATGTATAAAGAAAATATACCTACTACTAATGGTGAGCTTTATATTAGAAATTTATTAAGGAATGTATTTGCTGAAATTATTTGTAATGGAATGTTTGACGTGGTTGGGACTATTGAGGTAGGATTTGAACAAGTTCTTAATCCTCAGTTGGCTTGGAGTAAAACTAGAGTCATTCATTCAGGTATATTTGAGCTTAGTATTGAAGTAATAAATGTAAATTTAAGTTTGGTATCGGAGTAATGAATAATGGAAAGAAACCTAGTTGAATTTCATTTTGGTATTCCTGTTGACTTTAGGATAGCTGCTAATTTAGTTATTGGGTACAGTAATCTTAAATTTAAACAAACCAATATCAATGCCGCTTATAAACTAAACTTCGATGTAATCATTAACGACTTTGTTCGTAATCTATTTAATAGTCAAACTAGAATGATGAATCCTACATTTGAGTATGATTTAGACAATCCTCATTTAGATGATTTATCTTACGAAATGACTTTATCTAGTTTACAAGCTTGTTTACTGAATACATTGTACATGGATGAACCAACAGCTTATACTATTTGCAGACATGTTGCTAATGGTTTATTTGAGTTATCCACATGGATATCTAAAGAAATAAATGATTTAAGATTCATTAATGTGGATAATACTAATTCTGTATCTATTCCTTACAATGATTTGATTAAGTTTAATCTATCTGTATCGTATATTAGTGATGATGAAATAGTATTAGTAGAGAATCCTCCTGGTTACGATTGTAATGCGGAATATGGTTTTTATCAAATGGCTGAAGTCATTTATAACTTACCAAATTAGATTACTCCATTACCACCAAATGGTGGTAATGGAGTAGTATCAATGTTGTTTATTTTTTTCTGCTTGTGCGGCGGATTCTTTCAATCCATTAACTAGATTATCAGTAGCAGTAGCTTCCATTTTCTTACGTTTGTCTACTGTCTCTCTTATCATTTTTTGTTCATGATAAGTTAAAGACATCCACTGTTGTAAATTCATGTTAGTAAACTTACCAATATCTAATAAAATGAATTCTTCTATTGCTGTTTGTAACAAACTACCTTCACCATGAATACTATATGCTTTCTTCATGGCTACAGGATATAGTGAGGAATGACATACTTTCACCCCATTCTCTTTATCACTTATCATTGGTTCTAAGTTATAACAAGAATCGTGTAGAGATAATATCGAAAGTTTCTTCAATACATCGTCTTTAATAGGGTCTGCCTTACCAGAAGCAATGACTGTATTAAACTCTTCATTGCCTTTGTTATGGCGTATCTCTTCATTACCATAGTCTGTACCAGCAGTATCTTCCAGTATATCAGAACGCTTAACAAAGTCAATACCAAACAACGGGTCTTTGATAGCACCCGTTGCATTAGGTATTACTCGTCTATTGTCTAGTTCCCGAGTGACTGATAAATCCGACCGGTCAGAATAAAAAAAAGCATCACCGGATTGATTGGAACAATTGAGTTACTGAGTTCATGTGTTTCCTCTGTTTCATTTGCCACAGGAACACCATAAACAATCTTGGTTTGTTGGTTAATAAACTCAATTACTGCTTCACGGAATTTCTTAATCAAATTAATATCATTTGCTGAAATGTCAATGAAGTCCATGATATCACTATGGCTAGTAATGGTTGTGGTAATTTCTTTACCTGGTTCACCGTAGTCATTAGTAATAGTGATTTCTTTAATCAAGTGACTGTATTCACGCATTGATGTCGCTGTAATTTTACGAGCCAAGTATTCGGAACGAACATTTTCATCAGGAACCATAGCCAAGGTTTCGTTGATGGCTTCGCGCAGATAAACATCCCATGCTGTACCATGTTCAACATAATTGTCGACATTAGTAGGGGCAAAAGTAATCTCTACTTTTTTAGTTACTGGATGACCATTTTGAATAACAGAGCGTTCGCTAATAGTACGCTTGAATTCTTCAATTTCATCTTTAGATTTCCAATCTCGTTTATAAGATTCAATCTCTTCAACTGAATGCATGATATTGTCAGCATTACCAAGATGTTGTTTTTGGCGAATAGACAATTTAGAATTCAATGGGAATGAGATATCGTTAAGATTGATGGTACCCATTACAGATTCGGTACGGCCTTCTTTACCCAGTACTAAACGACTATAAGTATAACCATCTGGATACTTAGTACAAGCCAGTGCCCATGCAATAGTGGGAATATCCATTGGGTCAATCAGAGTACGAAGTAATTCAGGAGTATAGTTTTTCACATTGATTCGTTCGATTTTCTTAATAAACAAATCAACTAATTTATTACCAATAAACCAAGTAGTAGTACCGTAGTTAGAACCACCAATAGAACGACCTAGATTAATTTTAGAAGTATCGATGGTAGTTTGTAAGTCTACTAATTCATGTACCAATGGTGCTGAAATAACTGCTACCAAGCCAGAATGTGGTAACACCACCTCGAAGAAGGTAGACAAACCCAATGAATCCATAATCGCTGCACGAGCACGGATACCAGATACATTACCTGTTTCTAATCGCATCATCGAACGGTGTGAAGCTACTTTCTTTTCAGAACCTTCACGAGTATATGCTGTAGAGATTTCTACATTTTCATCATTAAGGGTCTTATTGACAAATTCTTCTTCACCTGAGATAAGTTCCATGCCTGTAGTAAGTTGATAGAGCTTAGTAGAACCCATATCACCTTCTACAGAATGTGGATTTTCTGTAACATAGCGAATAATGTTTTCTTTAGAATCTGGTGGGATAGAGATAGAATCGTTAAACTTCTCAAGGTCTTCACGTTTCTTAAAGTCCACTGCTTTTTCTTCTGAACCATTCAAACAACGATTAGCAATTGCTACAGCAATTGGTTTAGAAGCTGGTTTCTTTTCTTCATTCAAAGAACTACTAGGTACCCAGTGTTTAACACCTGATTTATCAATCGCACCTACACGTGATTGTACATTGTGAAGAATTTTAGCAGCAGATTTTTTCTTATCTTCTGTTGGTTTTGTTTCTTCTACAGGCGCTTCGAAATCTATTTTAGCGATTTCTGGCGTCTCTGCTTTCAGTGATTCAAACAGAGAAGGATCCATGATTCGTGATTCTTCAACTACGATTTCTTTTTTAGGTTGTTCCTCTGTTAACTCACCATTCTGAATCATTTCTTCAATAGTTATTGAATCGATATTTTCAGTATTATCATCACGATGAGCATATTCGGCAAGATTACCTACTTTATCAATATCAATTGTATCGTGCATTGGGTCTACATTTTCATTATTACTACGTTGTGTAGGTTCAGTAGGGTTACCTACTTTTTCAATGTCGATAGTATCGTGTAACTTAACTTCGTTTTGGTCACTCATTTAATTTCCTTCTTTAACAGGTGCTGGTTTAACAGCATTTAAATTAGGGTTTGTATATTTATACAATTCTTCGGAAATGAATTTTTTAATATCTTCCGGAGCTTCTTCTGGGTGTTGGTGGTAGTAGTTAATTACCATGGTGGTATAGAAGTCGCTGATATGTTGTACTTCAGACAACAATGTATTACGAATACGGTTTGCACAAACAACATAGCGTAATTTAATATCTGTAATCAATTCCAAGAAGAAAGCATCTTCTTGGTCAACTTCTTTCTTAACAGTATCGTCTTCATTCAGGTATTTAGAATAAAGTTTACGAATAGAGTTAAGTTCACGTTCCATATCGGACATATCAGATACGGTCATGTTTGCCAGTAATTTGAACTTATCACGCTCTGGAAGATAAGGTAACATCTTTTCTTTATCTTCTGCACCAAATGCTTCTAGCGCACGTTTAGGGGCTAGGATTTGTTCTTTCAAGTGTTTATGTATTTCTACACAAGATTCAAATGTTGTATCTACCAGAGTAGAGTATTCTTCTTGTGTCATCATGCCTTTCAAATCTTCCGGCATCTTACGAACACGTTCAATTGGTTTTAGTTCACCATCGCGTGCTTTAACATATGGCTTCTTAGGGTCAAGCAACAATACTTTCTCACGTAAGTGTTTGTTGTTTGTTTTCAATCGACTACGATTGCTGGTATATTTTTCACCATTAAAAGAAGTTTTGATTTGTTGGCCATTTTTTAAATTGAAAGGGAGGATTACATCAGTCATTTTGATTTCCTTATTTAAATGAATCTAATAAATCGATTAATGTATATTTATTAGCATTCTTCGATTTATGTTATGAATTTAAAGATTATCACATATGTAGCTAGTCTTTAACTATTTACTAACTTTATTATAAGGTAGATTTATAATGGGTAATTTAATGTTAAATTACATTACCAGTACATGGGAAAAAGAAGATGTTGCCCTATATACTGATATAATGGAACTCGTAACAGGTGTACGAGATGATTATGGTGATAACATAGATTATATCATCCAAAACTGTAATGACGATGTTACAATGAGTCATTTAGATGACTTAATTAAAGGCTCTGTTCAAGGGATATTAATTGAACTACTAATGGAAATTGGTTTCTTTGTTTCTGAAGATTACTATTTAGATAACGAGATACTGTATAAGATTTATAAAGAAGCTATTGAGATTGAAGCTAATGAACAAATAGATTTCTCCCTCTCTATTTTAGAATCAGATAGAGATATTATTGTAACATTCTACGAACTATTAAATGTTGTTGGTTCTTTAGATATTGATGAATCTGATTTTAATAACCACATTGTTAAGATATTACCAATGACTAAAGAGAAATTAGTTAACTATCTACGAACTAAAAAAGAAACGTTACCAGTAGAACCTAAAGACTTAAGTAAGATAGCTTTACGTGTTAAAGAGTTTTGTAAAGCTGTTAACGATGAATCTTTCATGGTTATTGATTTAATTAGAAATGGTGTGAATTTAGGTCTACCATTTCGTAGTTATTTAAACATCTATTCTACTGCTCTATTTGACCTTGATTTAAAAGAACAATGTTATAACTTATATCTGTTTGCATTAATCAGTGAAGATGGTACAGACGAACCTGCCGAATGTGTAGAAGACAATATTGGTGATTATGTATTTGATTATGGTGTTGTCGATACTATGTTAAGAGCAGTACGTGAAATTCAAGTAAAAACAAGGACTATTTAAAAATGAAAGAAATGAATAAATATAGTTATTTCCTCATGGGTTTAAAAAACAGATGGTTCTTAGATTCATACTGGATTAAAAGTTGTTTCTCTGTATTTAAAACCAAAGATACTACTCCTTATTTAGTTAAGACAAATGAGAAAGGTTTTTACTTTATACAGGATGGTGAAGAAGTATTGATTACAGGTGCAACTGATATTACTAAACCATTACTTAGAGTAGGTGAAATGATTACTGTACCAATGGGTACGTTCCCTGGTCAGAAAGAAGAGATTAAGACTTCTTGTGGTATATTGTTTCAGAACTACTTAATGGTTATCGACCCATTTAATGGTAAAGTACCATTTATCAATAAACGTTTCTTCCCTAGTGATGTAGAGAAATACTTCCTATATAAATGGGAGCGTTCACGTGACGATATTACTGAAGATAAACCAGAAAAACCAGATGAAATATTTACTGAAGAGTTTCTGAAATATACGGAAAATACTTTACACTTAGTAAACTACACACAAACGTTTGTACCATCTATTACTGAGAAGTCTTTAAGTACTAACCCATTGTTAGAGAAACGTAGAAAAGAACTCTATGCTGAATACGGCGATAGATTAAATGACCCTGTTATTGCTGCTAAGGTAGATGCTGAATTAGTAGCTATCGATAAGGAATTCATGAAAGGAGATGATTCCATGGGTTTCTTAATCAGTGGTAAAGCATTTAACAATACTCGTAAACGTTTGAATAATAACTTTGGCACACCATCTACTCTGGATGATAAACCAGGTCAATTCATTACACGTAGTTTAAAAGAAGGCGTAGATTATAAAAATCTATCCGTCTATGTAAATGACGCGTATAATGGTTCTATTGGCCGTGGTCTAGAAACACAAGAAGGTGGTGTATTGGTTAAAGACGCATTACGTTCTGCTGCTAACTTAAAGGTAGAAGGTGATGATTGTGGTAGTACACATGGTGTATTATATAAGATGCCAGATGATGTAGATAAATGTCTTAAGTATATTGGTTACTGGTATATTGTTAAAGGTACTTCCCATCAAGTTACTAATGAGAATATTAAAGACTTAGCAGGTAAATATTTATTGTTTAGAGCGCCTAGTATGTGTACTTCTAAGAATAATAGTTACTGTAGAAAATGTGTAGGTCCTAATATCTCGAATTATGAAAATGGTATTGCTACAGTTAACTCTAGCTTGGGTAGTGTCATCATGAACTTGTCCATGAAGATCATGCATAATAAGACTGTGGCAACTACACCATGGCGTAAAGATCTATTATCATAATATATTTAAAATACTTCTGAAACATATAATTTATATGAAATACTTATTAGTTTATTTAGAAAGGATAACTAAAAATGAGTAAAGTAATATACGGTATTAGTGCAAATACTAAAGTACTAACAACAGAAGGTTTTAAAGAGGTAATTAATCTATCTAAAGACGATATCATTATATCAGAAAACAGTATAGATGCTACTGTATTGGATATCCAAGAAGAAGGATATAACAATACACACTATGTTATTTTAGAAGATGGTAGAGGTGTTGAATTAGGAGATAACTATCAATTAGACTATGTGATTGCTAAGTCAAAACCTAAATTGAATACTAATTCAATACCTTCTATTAATATTCCAGACAATACTTTTATCAAGATAAAGTTAATCGATAGTCCTTATCGAACTACTGTAAATGATACTGACTTAATTCCACCTTATACGATGGGTGTATTACTAGGTAATGGATATTGTAACGACTATAATCTAGAACTTAGTTCTCCTTACAATGAGGTGTATGAAAAAATAGAAAAAGAGTTATTGGATGATAACTTAAGACTATCCATGGTTAAGGAATTACAAGGTACCAAGAGAGCTTTAATTGTAAAGAAAAAAGAACATCACTATAACCATGATATTAAGAATAGCTACCGAGAGAAGTATTTGTCGTATGGGTTAGGTGGTTTATTAGCTAACAGTAAGTTTATTCCTGATGAATACCTTTATAAGATTAATCTAAAACAAAGAATTGATTTAATTAGAGGTTTATTAGATACAGATGGTAATGTGTCTCCTTCTAAAAGTATTCGATTTAATAGTGTGAGTCCTAGGTTAGCTAAAGGATTACAATATTTGATTTGGTCTATTGGCGGTAGATGTGCCATGAAGAGAGAGGTTAAGTCAATCTATAAAGAAACATATCAGGATGCGTATTGGTTATATATTAACTACGTTGACTTTATTAAGTTATTCACTGTAAGTAAAAAGTTAGATAGATTAAAAGATAGAAGATATTCTCCTAATAAGGATAAATGGGTTAAAGTATCTTCTATTGAGAAATCAGATAGAGAAGTGCTTACTTATAGTATTACTTTAGATAAAGATGTTAGATTAATTACTGATACCCATATAGGTATTTAAATATGCACTCTAAAGTGGTAAGTACTACTAAATGGAAAAACTCCTTACTATCTTAAAATATATTTGTATTAGGGTGTGTCGTGAGATGCACTCTAATATAATTTATTTTATTTCAAACATATACTACTAAATTGAAAGAGAAGAGTAATCTTCTAACAAATTATCTATTTTAATTATATATTAACGGAGTATTACCATGGGTATTATTAGTTTTCACTATAGTGATGATGATATTGGTGTTCTTGAACACCTTATTAAATACAATGAGAAGTTACTTTCTCAAGCACTTGCATTCCAAGAGGAATGTATACAAAAGGGATTGGTTACACAGATTCCTGATTGTGAGAAGAAAATCGCAGATTTGCGTGAAAATCTTGCGGATCTCAATGAGCAAATGGTTCAAGCAATTGAATCACTGTAATATACATTTTATAGAAAGGAAAGAACTATGTTATTCAATTTATTCTCTAAAACTCCAACTCAACAAGAATTGGAATTAATAGATTCTAAACAAGAAGTAGTAGAGCGTATGGTTAAGAACTTCGAAGCAAGATTCTCTCTGATGCATTACTCTATCTACGAAGCCATCGAAGATCGTGATAAAGCACTTGAAAAAGGCTTAGTTGGAAAAGCTGCTGAAAAAGAAGCTAGTATTAAATTATTCCGAGAAAGACTGGAAAAAATTCGTAAAGAGTTTCAAAAAGAAATTCTCGAATTAACAGCATAAAGATAACGCTACAGTAGACAGATATCTGTCTACTGTAGTATTTATCCTAATACAATATATATTTTTTTTTCTTTAAATACTTTAGTTAAGTACTCTCTAACCAATCTATTATACTTAATTGGATTACTGGATTTATGTGTTGTTTGTCCTTTAACACTAATCCAAGCATTGATTGGGTTATCTGAAATGAAAGTATTTACAGCTTCATCCAATGTATCAAATAACACACCACTATTGTTATAATCTTTAACATATAGAGTAGCTGTATGTTTTGGATGAATATTAAAATAGATAAAATCTTTATCTTTAGATAAACAATATTTAGTAATGTTTAAATTAGCATGTTTTCTATTTAGCCAATCAACAATTAATTCGTCATCACTAACTGTCTCTTGTTGTTCCCACACCCATTTAGGTACTTCTAATCTTTCTTTATAGAGAGTTAAACTAAGGAGAGATTGAGTCATTTTATTTCCTCATTGCGTCAAAGACAAGATAAATCAGTGCTAAAACTGCAATTAGACTAATAACAATTGTAATTAGCTGATCTGTTGTAACCATTTTATTTTCCCAATAAAAAATAAAAAATGTATATTAATACTAAAACCATTAGGAACTTAATCCCATAGTATACGTCATCACCTACTTTACTTTTAAAAGCAATTCTTTTATCTTTTAGATATTCTAATGTAGGTGCTACTGATACTACTACTGTTTCTATACCAGAATATACTTTACGAATAATCTTTTTAAATAATTTCTTATAATCCATTTTTTAACCAATTAGGAATTTATCAAACAAAAAATTGATATAAGTATAAGGATGATTATACCTATAAGTAATGTAGGCATGATAATATCTGTTAAAATGTTTTCCTTAACATAATTTCTATCATTGTCAAATGATTTTCTTTTTAATACGCCCATTATAGTTCCTTTTATAAAAAGACATAAAAACATAAGTAACTAGATAGGACACATCAAAAGTGTCCTATCTAATATACTCTATTGAATTGGTCCGCGAGGTGGGATTCGAACCCACATGACCATTACAGTCGTCGGATTTTCTTACTACTCCTGCTTTCACAAGCCTGATATAATTATCAGTTGTAGTCTGGACTATATCATTACCTTCAACTTTACTTGCTAAGGTATCCTGAGCGTAGTCTCTGAACCTTCCTCTTATCTTTTTATAGACTTAGAGGCTCGGCTGCTGATTGACCAATTTCCGATATTTTTATAACATTCGTATTCGTTGTTTCCAACCACACTGTAGTTATCGGAACTATAAGGTTATTCCAGCAATTTCCAGGATTCTCATTTGTAGATTTCTCTACAATGACTCTTTGTTCATCTAAATACCAATGGAGTTTAGCATGTGCACTTCTAGACATAATCATTAAATTATCCGGTGAATTATTTAAATGATTACAGTCGACGTGGTGAACTACTTCATTGATTGTTAATTTTCTACCTAAAGCTTTTTCAGCTAAAGTACGATGTAGATTAGTTGATTTCTTAGAATCTTTAATATATTTATTAGTTGCTTTATGTTCGCGTCTAATAGATAACAAATAAAGATAACAATCAGGACACAATCTTTGTTCTTTGCGCCATGCTGTGAAATCGCTTTTACAAGCAACACAGACATTATTCCACGTATACCTAGGTGTAGATCTTGCTTTTTCTAACAATCTAATCTTATTACATTGTCTACATAGCCTTCTACCAATATCTCTAGGTGCACCACATTGTTTACATATTAGTTCTTTTTCCATTTAATTACTACTTACATAATTTCAATATTAAGATGTTATATCAAAGTCCGATATGTCTCCCTCGTTCCATCACTCGCGGATTATATTTTGGTACGCGCACCTGGAATCGAACCAGGGTCACCTGCTCCACGCCGCCGCTCTACTAATAAGCTAATGGACGTCAATTATTCGCCCATTCTGGAATTGCACCAGATTCTCTCGACTCGCAAATATTCTACCACTAAACTATACGCGCAAAAAATCGGTTTAAATTAGTTTCATCACCGAAAGTTTTCTAATACACTAACACTTTACCTATTCATTACATTTTAAAGCAGTACCGTACGTCAGAATAGGAATTGAGTACGAGTACTTCTATTTGGTGGAGGGAGTAGGATTTGAACCTACGAACCTTTCGGGGCGGATTTACAGTCCGCTGGATTTAACCACTCTCCAATCCCTCCAATTAAAATTGGGTGTACTCTTACAGGATTTACCTGCATCTACCACCGTAGGTTACCTGAAAGGAGACTTAGATACTTTGTATCATAAGTTACCTATAAGGCGACCTAGATACAAAGTATCGTAGGTTACGTTTGTCCGAAAGCATTGATACAAGCGGTTTGAAGTAGAAGATGTGCTTTTACGTAACTTACGACGTTATACGTCTAAGTCGCCCTGTGGGTAACTATTGGTGATTGTTTTATTTTAAACTAAAGAGTACATTGGCTCCTCGACCTGGAATCGAACCAGGGACCTGCGGATTAACAGTCCGTCGCTCTACCGACTGAGCTATCGAGGAATGTAAAATGGCGCACCTAGAAAGATTCGAACTCTCACTAAAACAATAGAAGTGTCTTGTGCTATCCATTACACTATAGATGCTAATAACTGGTGCGTGAGGAGAGACTCGAACTCTCACTCCTTTCGGAACAGGCATCTAAAGCCTGCGCGGATGCCCATTTCGCCACTCACGCTCATTTTCATATATAGAGAAGATATAGAAAATATTATTTAGTTTTTATTTCTTTTCTTCAAATGATTTCCAAATCCCAATAGATGTAGCAATCATCATCATCTTATCAGAACCTACTACGGTGTCATCTAATTTCCAACCTAATCTAATTCTAAGGCATTTATCCTTTTTAAATGGATAACGATAGATTAAATAGAATTCCCAAACACCATTTTCATTATATTGGAATAACACACCTTCACATCCTTGGTCTGAAGTATCTGGATTACCATGGTTAATTAAACATCTACCAATTGGTCTACCTAGATAGTAGTAATCAAACCAATAACCTTTATTGCGCCATAGCCACGCTGTACGGCGTTTAAACTTAATAAAGGTAGTATCACCAGGCCATCTCTCTAAATGCCATTGATCGCCGTCTATAGGGTTATCATGGGTTAACCAAGGTGTAAAGACTTTAGGTACGTTACCTTCTTTATTAGTTAAACTAAATAAAGCAATAATAGGTCCTAATGGATAAGAGAGTAGACTTACTACTGTAGAGATAATAAACAAAGGAATAAAAAGAACAAGGTTCTTAATGAGTTTAAAATAAATGTGATTCATCTTTTTATCTTTCTTAACTGTTAATGAATAGTGATAATAATCATACAATTTAAAAAAGAAACATAAGGAAATACTACTCTCTACTCCAAAATAGGAGTAGAGAGTAATACTTAAGAATAGGGGTGAAACAAAACCACCGAGTCACCATCCTCTAGGAAATGAAAGGATATACACTACTATCCTAAATAACCTTTAGTAGAGGGTTTGAACTAGCTTTATAGCTTTTAACTTTCTATCTTTAATTCGTATAAATAATCTTTAAGCTTTAGTATCTTTCGAACTTTAAACTTTTAGCTTTTATCAATCAGCGATTTCACTCACTATGGGCAATCTCTATTTACCCAAATGTGTATATTTCCTTAGGATGATTCGAACACCCGACAATCTGTGTATCAGACAGACGCTCTACCCACTGAGCTATAAGGGATCGTATGCTAATTGACTATAAGCATTTAGATTATTCCGAATCTAAGACGGAGTGTATTGGATTTATCATTATTCGATAACCAATGGTTTTGTTTCTTAAGACAAATCACAAGTTTTTAATCTTGTTGCAATTCAGGAAGTAAAAGAAGAATAGAAAAATTTGCAAAAACTATTCTTCTTTCATATAAAGAACTACTTCTAAATTTTATTTCAAAAGTAGTTCCTTATTCTTTACAGAACTCTAGTAACTAAATTAGAATTCAATAATGGTAGCGGCATTAGATTCAGACAAAACGTAGTCTACTTCCTCAAGGAAAGTATCAATACGTTTACGTTCTGCTTCAATGTATTCATTTACATTGTTAATGCCAGATACCTTAACTTCAACAATCGCTTTTTTCAAACGACGCTCTTCTTCAGTCAATACTGTTTTCAGATAGTCTTCAGAGACATCTTGACCTTGTGAATTTTTAATCAGGTTTTCACGTACAGAAGCAAACTTAGTATCAGCACTGATTTTACTTTGTTCTACACGAGATTCAGCATTACGGTTTTCACGAGTAATGCGGTCTAAGAAGCTATTGCGGTAAACAATAGTGTTTTTGTACACCAGTGCGTCAGCTACAGTTAACTCTTCACCACCAATAACTACTTTGGTTACTTCGTTAGATTTACGTACTGCTGCTTTAATACGATTCAATTCAGCGAACAAATCGTTGAATTGGTCGAAGTTAGATTTGGTCATTTTCAGATTATCTTGGTAGACATCTGTTACATCATCTACTTCACGTTTCATTAGAGTAACAACAAATTGGCTTTCTACCAGTCGAGCCAGTTGTTTTTCAATAGTTTTGGCACGAGTCAGTGCACGGGTAATAGACATTGTAGTCATTTTGATTTCCTTTTTGAAATTGATGAAATTTAAACTTTAAAAGAGAGAGAGTGAAAATGGATTACATTTCATTAATTGGTTATCATTAAAACTATTTTGTTTTAGCATGGGTAATACCTGTTTGGTCTTGGTATACACCATTATATCCTACATTATCATCACTAGGAGTATGTCTTGAGAAATAGATAGTACCAATACCTTCATTAGCATATACACGCATGTGAATATTGGTTTGGTTATAAATCTCTAACACCAATTGTCCTGACCAGCCTGATTTCAGTGTAGTAGGTGCCATATTCATTCCTACACGAGCATAGGAAGACTTACAGTAAAGTACACCACTAATATCGTTAGGAATATTAAACTTCTCAACCGTGTGTGCCAATACCATGGTTTTAGGTGGGATTAGAAAATAGACTGTACCGTCTCTTTCTCGAATAGGTTCAATGAAAAGTTTAGTTAACTCTTTTTGTTCATTCAAGTCTTTCTTAATATCCAATACTGGATGGGCATGATTATCTTTATTAGGATTAATACTGACTGTAGGAACAACTAGTTCCAATGGTGTTTCAGCAATGCGAACATCGTAACAATTTTCAGCTAATCCGTAAGATGCTACAATACGACCATCTACCATACTTACTTTTTTATTAACAAAATCGTAGATTAAAGGATTATCAGCATAAGCTAAATCAAAAATTTCATTACTATTCAAATACATTTATCTTTTCCTTTTAAGTATACAAGTATTCTGTTAAAATACTACCTAATAGATTACGACATTTAATCTCTACATTACTTACATCGTAACTTAATTCAGACATATCCAAGTCAACACCTAATAGTCTAGGGAATTCATATCCACAGTAATAGATTTGGTTGACTCTCTGTCTTTTTAGTTCTTCGATTTGTGCTTTAAATTTCTCGTCTTGATTATAACGAGAAGCAATTCCTGTTTTTACGACATAAGAAACAATATCAAATAATCTTTTACCACTAGGTAAAACATTAGTGTGTTTAGTAGTAATGTAGTCTATCAAATCTTTCTTAGTCGATTCTATAAAACCATTATAATCTTTTGGTCTTACAGTATCACTTAGTAGATTAAAGTCCACATAATCGTAAATAGCTTCTAGTATATTGGTATATTGTTTTAGCTCTCCTGTAGGAGAGTCTATAAACACAGGTCTGTCACCCACAATACCTAATGGACTAGAGCCTTTAAACCAATAAGCATTACCATGTACCTTGTCTTCTGTAAACATAGCGTTAAATCGATTAGGACACTTACTAGAGTCAATACAGAACGTAAATAGTACTTTGGTATCAAATAACTCTTTTTCTATTCTTTCTTGAAATTCTAGCCAAGACTCTTCTGTTAAAAAACGATTGACTATAGGAATTCTTAATTCGTCAATACAGTGACCAATCCCATTGTCTTCAAAATAACCTTTTTCAAACTTCTTCAAAGCATGGATAAGTACATCCATGTTAAACTCAAATGGTTTATCGACAATAGCATAAGGAATACTTACTAAGTTCACATTCTCGGTACTAAAACACCAATAACCATTTTCACTAAAGTAATCATCTTCTAGTTCTTTAAACATACCATACCAAAGAGGATACGTTTCTTTAAAGACTTCTGTAATTCTTACTGAATTCTCATCAGGTAATCCTTCGTAACATACTGGTACTGCTAAGTTTGTTAAACTAACATCACAATCGAATAAACTTCGCTCTATAAATCGGACAGACATATCTTCTACCTATCTTAAGTTATGTTTTCATTGATAAGCAAAAGAACATAAAAAATACACTATACTCAGGTGGCCACCTGAGTATAGTGTTTATAAAAAATCAATAAAAATTAACTTTAGGATTAACAAAATCAAAAATACTCATTCAATACTTTACTAAGCACGTTTCATCCCATAATTTGCTTTTAAGAAACATTCTCCACATAACGTGCGTTTACAAACGAATTATAAGATTCTATTCTCAAGACCAGTATTTACAAGGTTCTTAACCTGAGTTAGATTAACCATCAAAAGGACACTCTTTAGGTTTACTATCGTATCCTTGTGGTTTAAACCCTAATCACCTTATAACGAGCCTTAATCAAAATCTTTCAATCGTTATCTTTACGTTTAGGTTAGTAAAGGATTAAACTTTCATAGAGATTCATAAAAAAGGATTTCTCAATTTCATTACTTAGTTTTTAGTTTCAGTATTCAAAATTATGTTTAAGCATATATATAGACCTACAAATAAAAATAAAATCGCGCGGAACACACTTGGGTGGCTGCGCGATGCAGGAGCGCCGTGCGTCATGGTGAATACCTGATATAAACCCATGTGATAAGTCTTTATTGTCCTTTAAGCAAACGCTTGTTGGATTTATCCTTACCTTTACTTCTCTTATCCTCACCTGTTGCTTCTGCAACCATCTTCTAAGTACGAATAACACTATCCTCTTTATCGCCTCTTTAGGCGTATGCTAAAGAGGATAGTGTTAAGAGGATTAGAAGATATTAAAAACCCATACTCACTCACGGATACTAACGTCGTAGACAAGATAATGGATACTACCACTTGTAATCCATTTATCCGAGTGAGTGAGTATAGCATTAGTTGTACAACTCAAAAAGCAAATACCACTACGGATACTAGTGCCACAGGCGAATAGAGGTATACCTTCTTGGATATACCATCTATTCGAGTAGTGGGATTTGTGTAATGGTTGGAAACCTTTTACAAATAGTCTTTGGTTTATCCAAAGACGTTAGTAACGTGCGTTGCTTCATTTGTCTTTTTATATCCTTTTATACCTTCTTGTTTAAGCAACGTAGTTACAAGAGAAAGCTTTTGCTTTCTCTCTTTCTTTCAGTACAATGGAAAGCGTAAGCTTTCCCTTTTCTTCTTTTATTTGTTTTTTTATTTTATTTTTTATTTTTTTCTTTCTTTTTAGAGTATATATATATGAAACGAGGAATGACCTTTCGAGTGAAGTGATAACGGAACGAGGCGGGGAGTGACGAGTGGAATATATATATACTCTTTTTCTTTCTTTTTTGGGGGGAAAGGGGGGTGAGGAGGAGGAGGGTTGTTAGGGAGGAGGAGGAGAGGGGGGAAAACCCCCCTTTAAAATTTAATATAAAACCATACGCTACAGCGTAGGGTTTACCTACCCTTTTAATACCCCTTAATATACGCTAGAGCGTAGGGTATAATTACCCCTATTATCCATTCTAGCTAAGCTTATGAATGATTACTTTATAGTCGTTCTAATGTACATTTAACCCTATAAGGAATATTAAAGATGTCTAATCGTCAAAAACAACGCGGTAATGTCCGCAATAACATTAACTCTGCTAATTCAGAGCCTATCCAATTAGAAGAAGCTGAAGAAATCCAAGAAGTATCTAATGAAGATTCTCCTGCTATTGAAGAAGGTCGTGAATACACTACCAATGATATTCTTCTACCAGATGCTACTGAAGAAATTCACAATCCTTCTGTAGACTTAGAACAAGAGCAAGAAGCAGACCGTCGTCGTCACGTAGTAGGCGAACTAGATGTAGATGAAGTACTCGGTTTAGTAAGTCTTACTGCCCGTATGTCTTTGCTTGGTATTATTGACTATGTTGAGAAGATGGAATCTTTCAAAGGCGTTATCCGTGTCTTAATGAATGATAAGGGCTTTGTCACTAACCAAGGTCCTATCATGCAAGCAGAACTCTTCCGTAACATTATGGATATTATCACTAAGACTTCAGACTTAGATTTCCGTTACTCTATGGACTTACTGATGCAAATGTTCGTAAAACATGGTAAAGAAGGTCAACCACTTAATATCTTCTCTCTCATGCGTTTCCAAGAGAACATTCGTCTTGACTTAGTAGAACAGCAATGTTACCCTAACTTGATGACCATGCTATCTGTATTGGCTGACCCTACTACTCGTAGTAGCAAAATCAATAAAGAAATTGATATGGGTCGTGCACTGCAATACGGCTTTAGTGAGATGGCTCGTAATCGTCTACTAGCTTACTTTGGTCGCTAATCTAGCTATAATAGACTTATCTACACTAGAGGAATATTCCTCTAGTGTAGTGAGTCGTTATTTAATGACTATTAATGGCTTATTTTTAACTAATAACAAGGAATCCACATGAATATCAATGAATGGAACAAACTATTAATCAAAGCTGGTTGTAAGACAGCTATAGCCCACCAATGGGCACCTTACTTTGCTAAGCATTGTAATACCTTTAAAATCAACACACCTAAGCGTATAGCCTCATTCTTAGCCAATGTAATGGTAGAGTCTATCTTCTTAACTACCATGCGTGAGAACTTACGCTATTCAGCAAAAGGCTTAGCCAATACATGGCCTAATCGTTATTCTCAAACAGGTAAAAAAGGTGGTTTACCTAATGCTAAAGCAAATGCTATTGCTGGTAACCCTATGGCAATTGCTAACCACTGTTATGCTAACCGTATGGGTAATGGTAATGAAGCATCAGGTGATGGTTGGAGACACGCTGGTAAAGGCCCTATCCAATTGACTGGTAAAGACAACTACGTGCGTTTCTTTAAGGAGAATAACCTACCCCTTAATACAGACACTGATAAGCTTCTAGAGCCTGATTTAGGCGCATTAGCAGCTTGTTGGTTCTGGAGTAAGGCTAACATTAATGCTAGTGCTGATGTAGGTGATTTTGATGGGTGCTGTGATAGAGTAAACATTGGTCGTAAGACTAAACCTATTGGTGATGCTCATGGTTATACTAACCGTAAGAAGGTGTATAATGTCTTATTACCTTACTTAGAGAATAATCTCTCTAATCTACTAAAAGGTGGTAATACTATTCCTGATGTACCTGCTATGGAGATTATCAGTAACATTCAAGAGATTGAAGAAGCTGAATATAATGGTGAGATAGAAGAATCTGTAGAGACTTTTGAAGAACTTTAATTTTTAAAATATAATTTTTTTATTATAGTTTACTCTATATGAAAGAAGTAGTAACAAATAGCAATCCAGAACATAGTTGTTTTTCTTTTACCCCCTTTCGTTTAACAGCCTAGTACGGATTGCTATCTTGGTGGAACATAGGACGAATTAATCTTTTCCATACTTAACATCCAAAGTTAAGACCTGATATACAATTGGTTTGTATCATTGTTCTTTTCCTTAATACTACTTCTTTCAACCTTATTCTATATAAGGGTTTGTTACCTTAACAACACGTATCATCCGTGGTGTACGTAATAAGCAAAGCTTCAGAGTAGTACGGGGCCTTAGGGAAACGAGAAGTAGACACGTCCTTCCTGTCGGGGATCGGCAGGCGCTGAGCATGACCAGAGCGTAGTCCATACAACAATCACAACAACAAAATCAACACCTTCAACTAAAACAAAATCAAAATTAACTAAATCTAAATCTAAATCAATAAAAATAGCAGTATGATGTTTTTGGTCGGCTCAGGGGTGGTGTCCCTGGGTCGGCCTCCGGTAACGGATATGAAAAATAACTATAAATTAAAAATATAGAAACATATACAATTATGGTGTAAAGACACAATAGTCTTTATTTTATATAAAGGAATTACCGATGGAAAATGTAGGTGAGATATTCTCTACTTTTGCTATTATTATCTTTATTATAATAATGGTGATTAATCGTGGATAATATCATGACCATCTTAGTCTATATTATCTTGATTATCTATTTCTTGATAACAGGATACTTATTTTATAAACTCTATATCCCAAAAAGGAAAGACGACAAATGAAAACTATTTTTCAAAACTTATTCTCACTGTTTTGTCGAAAACATCATCTTGATGATATCAGTAAACTGGAACATATTGATAATATTCTGATCAAAGCCAATCAGTTAGATGGTAAAGATGGTTTTACTTTATCTAACGGCGACACACTTATTGATAACGAGAAAGTGATTGTCGTTAATTGGCACATCTATTGCCGCCGCCACCAGATTGAAGAAATTATGGGCGGTATCTTAAAATATTTATATCGTGTTCGTGCTGAAACTAGTACCGATATTGACGTATACGGAAATGAAATCAATTATTTCCGTGAAGAATATCGTTTTACCATTGAATCTGATAAAACAAATGTATTTATCTTTACATTTGAAACTGCTGAAATGGTGTAAAAAATGATTAAAGAAATATTGATTAAAAATCGTTTACAAGAATGTGCTTTTGTAGACGATAATTTAGAAGAAATTGAAACATGGTTACTTCGACATGGGGTAGAGTCTTCTATCTGTAATACAGAAAAGAACATTTATGTTGATTCGTATTACGGAGAAATGAAAGCGGTCAAAGGAGATGTGATTGCATTTGTTGATGACCACAAGACAGGCGAACCTATTAAGAAACCTATCGTCTTCTCAAAACGTGGCTTTGAACTACTTTTAGAACAAACCCGTTAATCTTAAATCTTATATAAAGGAACAAACATGTTTACTAACTTGAAACCTATTTATACATCATCTTTATCTAAAGAGATGTATGGTCTTTATAAACTCTGTAAAGAAAAAGGATATAAAGAATATCCTGATTCTAAGGAATACTCACAACCAGAAGCTTACGGTGTGTATAAAACACTCACCCAAGAATATCTGGTACCACTATATAGCGAGTGTACTATTGACCCAATTACCATTGAAGATGGTGAACCTACACTGAACATTGGTAGCCTATTGGCAGAGTATTCTACCAAACATGGTTTTACTAGTACATTTAAGAATGACTTTTTGTTTATTATCAAAGAGTAATCTCATTAACCTTCTGTTTAGGGTTTAGCAGAAGTAAATAACTTAAACCCAATCTCTTAATCAAACTAAACACTTTAAAAAGGAAATCAAAAATGACTAAAATGACTAACATTGCCCTGGCCGTAATTGCTGCTGCTGCATCTACTACTGTGTTGGCAGACAATTCTGTTACTGGCACCTATCATGTTACTCAAGGCGATAAAATCACTGTAACTGGTAGTGGTAATACCACTGTAGGTACAGCACTGGTGAATAAGGGCTTGTCTAATACCGCATTCGGTATCCATAACACTGTTGAAGGTAAAGACAGTGTAGTAGGTGGCCAACGTTCCGAAGTGAAAGGCGATATGTCTGTTGCTATTGGGCATCATGCTAAAGCTTTGGAATCAATGAATACAGCAGTTGGATCTGAAGCCTCTGCTATTGCCCAGTCCTCTACCGCTATCGGTAAAGGTACTCGCACTGAAGGTATTGGTTCTACTGCTGTAGGTGCTCATGCTTATGCTAAGCAAAACTCAGATGTGGCAATGGGTCTCCATGCTAATGCATTGGGTGGTCAATCTACTGCTATTGGTCAATCTACACGTGCCGAAGGTGGTCAATCCACAGCTATCGGTTCTGGTGCTACCTCTTCTGGTCGTTTCTCTGTAGCTGTAGGTACTAACGCCAAAGCTAATAACGATCACGACGTAGCTGTCGGTTCTTTCTCTACTACAGAGAAAGCTGTAGGTACTTCTAGCGCCATTATCAATGGTGTAGAATATGGTACATTCAAAGGCCACAAACCTGTAGCTACCGTATCTGTAGGTAAAGAAGGTAGCGAACGTACTATTACCAACGTAGCAGCCGGTCGTGTTACTGCTGAGTCTACTGACGCTATCAATGGTTCTCAACTCTATTCTGTTGCTACTAAAGTAAGTGACAACGCAGCATCTGTTGAAATCCTGAAAGAAGCAGTAGCTTCCAATGAAAGCAGTATTGCTATTAATGCTAACCACATCAACAGCAACACCCAAGCAATCCAAGGTATTAACAACACCATCAACCAACACACTACTTGGAACGAAGCTCAAGATGACCAAATTGCTGAGCTGCGTAAACTCGTAAATGGTTTGCATGGTGACAATGCCGAAATTCGTAAAGAGCTTCACGATAACCGCCGTGAGGCACGTGCTGGTATTGCTGGTGCTAACGCCATTGCTGCAATCCCACAACCACATGCTCCTGGTCAAACTGCGATTGGTGTAGGTGCAGGCTACTTCAAAAACGAAGGTGCTGCTGCGGTAGGTGTTTCCCATATTTCCAATTCCGGTAAATGGGTATCTAAAGCAGGTATTAACGTAGACACTCGCCGTAACATTGGCTTGGGACTGGGTCTCTCTTATGTATTCGGTGGTGTACGAGTACCTGTACAAACCAAAGAAGTGGTACATGAAGTAGTACGCGAAGTGATTGTACGTGAAGTACCAGCACAACCTACTACTAAACGTATTCGTGGTTAATTGAAGTAAGCTACTAGAGAGGATTTAAATCCTCTCTAGTAGTATTATTTTTATATAAAGGAAATTAAAAAATGATTAATTTAAACGAAAACCAAAACTATTACATTCAATGTATTAGTAAAAGATATAAAGAGAATTTTGAAAGAGACTATGGTTCATCTGCTTTCTTTAGTCTGGATTATATGGGTTCAGCTGAATATGAATTTGGTGCTGTAGCTGATACTTTCAAATTCCTGCGTGAACATGTCGGTGAATACGAATTTAAAACATGTGATTTTAGAGTAGACGTATTTGGTAAGGAAGAAGTATTTAAGTTATTTGCATTTATTCCTAAAGGTGTAGATGTAGATTATATTTCCGATTTACTTAAAAAGATTTACGACTACAAACACCGTACTAAAGAAGGAACGCATATCCAGTCTATCCATGAGATTAATGATAAGGATTCTTGGTTTAGTACATGTGCCTGGCTTAATTTGCAAGTTAATCATTACGCCGATAATGAAGTGCCTTGGTTTGTATCAGCCGACCCTATGATTGCTTGGTATTTCTACAAACTACTAATTGTAGACGCTACTAAAGATAAAGAACAGAAACAAATCTTTGACAATGTCTCAATTGGTCAAAAGGTTATGTATCCTTACTTTAATGGTAAACAAAGTTTATTTGAAGAAGGTGAAGTAATTGGATTTAATGAAGATTCAATTATTGTTAAACGATTCAATAAGAAACTTCGTTTCCACTGGCGTCAAGTAATATTCACCACTAAATAGATTACAGAGGTAGGAATTCCTACCTCTGTAATTACTCTTTTTTTTTAATTAATATTGTGATAGTTAATAGTTAATAAAGGAATATAAAATGATTATTGGTGAAAACAATATATTACAAACAGTATACGAAAAAAACTTTCACAGAAGACAAGATGCTAGGAGTTATATTAACGAACAGCTTATATTAAAAGTAGATAGCCCTTACGATAAAGAAGCTCAAGATTTTATTATAGCATTTACTAAAGAACCTACGCCTGTAATAAATACTGTAGCAGAACAAATTGAATATGGTAAAAGAATATCTAAAGAAGTTTTACCAAAAGTATTAAGGATATATCTAAATAACTATATCCATAGAGCAAATGATTTTAATATTAATAATCACGAAGACTTAAACTTTGAACGCAATAGGGATATTATTTCAATTCGTGATCAAATCTACGAACCTCTTATTTATAAGCACTTTGGTATCCAAGGTGCTGGTATTTCAGCACCTTATGCTCCTATTTCGTTCTTTGGATATAACTTTGCAGATTATAAGATTAAAGAAGAAGCTATTTCTCAAGGTTGGATAACAGACTCTACTAAACTAAAACCTAGTTACCGAGATTCTGTTAAAGAATTTGGTTTAAGAGTTAATTCGATGCTATTCCCAATTAATGAGCAATTTAAAAGTGATTTAGCTTCTTATAAAGAAAGATTAGAAGATAATCGAACTAAACCAGTTATCGACTATACTCCAGAGTTTTTTGACTTAGTTAAATTATTAAATACTAATAGTGCGATTAATAATGTGTATTGTAAGTCAGAAAGAACAATGCCTGATGGTATTATTGATAACATGGATGACTTAGTGATTACTTGTAATCCTATTATTTATTTTAGTTATTTTGATATTATTAAAATGCCTTATAATCAATTTAGAGATAAGGTATTAGAGAAAGTTAAAGAATTTAAAAATAGTAATCCTAAAGTAGATAAGTCCAAAGTAGATACAAGACTAGCTCGTCCAAATAAGATAGCAAATAGAGATGGTGTATTGGTAGATTATGTTCCAAACAACATTTATATTAAAAAGAATGGTGCTTGGGATAAACTTAATATTGCATTCTGTAAATTAGCTGTATATATTTCTAGTACCTATTTAGCATGGTATGGTTTTGGTACAGCTGATTCTGATGTACAAAGGTCTGTAGAGAACAGAATATTTATCAATCAGGTAAAGAAACTAAAAGAACTACTGAAAGTTTATATAGATATTGCAAGATTTAGTGGTGGTTACTTATCTAGTTCTAGTATTACTTATCCTAATCCTTGGTTTAAAGCAGTAGATTATACTAATCGAGATGCAGGTATTCGTATTAGTACAGATAATGAGATTACGAATAAAGATATTGGTGAATATATCTTTAATTCATTAAGTCGTAAAATTAGTAATTTGGTATCTTTATCCCCTACACAACAAACTGGTGATATTTTCTTTCCAATATTTTGCTGCGGTAATGCGTTAAATGAAAACCAAGTAAGATTAATGGATACTGAACGATATAGTTTTAATTTTACTTTATTGTCTAAAGAATTATATTGTTATAGTGGGGATAGTTTAAACATAGCCAATAAAAATATAGGAATGACTATGTTAAATGAAAATCAACTTAACAATAGATTTCATGTTCGGTGGGGATTTATAGAAGATGTTGGTTATATGGCTAATGTTTGGAGTTTATTTGAACCAGTTAAAGGTACGTATCTAGAACCACCAAGTGAAGAATTAGATAATCTAAAGAATGGTTATACTTGGTTTATGCGAGAATTCAATAGTCGCTATTCTGTAGAACAACATAAGTATAAAACATTACTTAATGCGATGTTTGATATTGTTAAAATGTCTGCTTTGAGTAATTTACATTATGGTGTATTAAAAGGAAGTGCATTAAAACAATTAAAGACTAAACTTAATATTATTCAAGATGATGAATTTAAAACATTCTTTATCTTAACTAAAACTAAAGATAAGAATGGAAATACGCACAATATTCCATTATCAGATTTCTATAGTCTTATAACAGATGATAAATATACTGAACACAAGTATAAAAATAAAGTATCTGATAAAAATGCTTTAATGTTTAGAGGCGAGAATTGGCGTAATAAATTGTCTTATGCTGATTACATGACTGAGTTAAGGAAGAAAGTAGAAGCCTTACCAGATCATGTGATTGATAGAGAAAGTATTGAGTTAATTGTTAAATATGTATTTTTCTCAGTATTACACAACATATGTACATCTGAAAGTGAATCAACCCTACCAGATAAAATCATTACCACAGATACAGTTGATGAAGCTTTAGATAAATACTATCGAGCTAACCTATTAGAAAATATTTATACTTGGACAGGTGATATGAATTTATCTTACAAGTATATTTAGAAAAGGACACTAAATTGGAATACGGTATAATGATTAATTTCACACTTAGTATCCTATTGGTTTTAGTAATAGGGATAGTTTGGACTATTATTTGTAAACTACCATAAAAGGATTTAAGATGGAATTGATAGCAAACATCACGATGGTATCGTCATTGGTACTGGCTTTTGTAGCATTTATCGGTACATGTGTTATCGATCTTCAAAATTAATATAACTAATAAAGAGATATGGGTTACACCATATCTCTTTATTTTAAATTAACACTTAAGGAGCACGAAATGATTTGTAAAGAAATTAAACATACAAAAGATTCTACCAATATATTGGTAGACTTACTGAATAGTTCAAAAGTAATTACTAAAATTAGAGATAACTATTTAAAAGAATATAGTAGTTACCTAAAGTTAATGGAAGCACCTAATTACCCTGGTGTATACCATATAGAGATGTATCGTGACTATATTGACGAAACCATTAAAACTAAACTCTCTAGAATATTCTCTTTTATTAAACCAAGTACCTATAGAAAATATGTCAATATGGCTAATATTGGTTTAAGTGAATTAACTAAATATTTAACACTCTATGGTAATGAACTGGAACAATTTAGAGAAGAAATATTGTTAAACTTAGGATTTCTGTTAATCTTAGAATTGGATTTTGATAATCCATTAGCATTACGTGATACGGTTATAGACAACTATTTTGATGAAGTTACAGAGTTTAAATTAAACTGTTTACTATATTGTCTTTTAAATAGGTTTGAAGCACCTAAAGATAAGCTGGTTACCTTACTAGATAACCTTACAAATAAAGATACATTACCTAAAGAGAATGATGGTAAGTATACTATTAGAGATTTATTTGGATTAGATTTCTTTGATGTAGAAAAATTCGCAGGTCGTTATGAGTTAAGATTTCACGTTACCGATATAGTAGATAATAAACTAAGTTGTAAGTTTATTCTATCTAAATATGGTCTTCTATTTTCTTTATCTAATGGTGATTTTTTAACTAAAGAAAAAGCATTTGAAATTGAATTAGATTTAAATAGTAATAAAGAAACTATTTTTCTTAATCAGTTGAAAACTATAGCTAAAGATAAAAGGAAACTTGACTCCAAGCTACAAAAACTTAATCCTAAGTTAGGTGTTATTGGAGAGGATTATCATTTAAATACAGACATTAGGAATCTAAGAGATCGATATGAACCTAGTCCTTATATAGAGTTTATCAATAAAGTAGACGATTGGTTTATCAGAGTAAACGACTTAGTAAATCCTAAAATATATTGTATACCAGATAACAATATAGAAGCAACAGAAGTAAAGGAAAATGGAATTATCTATACCATTATTAAAAACTTATCTTATAACCAAGAGATTAAGTTAATGTGTAGAATGTCCGATATTCCTTTTTTAAACACTAAATAAACATATATCATTACAGTGAGAGATACTAATGTATCTCACACTATTTCTTAACTTATTTAAAGGAAACTAAAATGAATGGTTTAATGAATGAAATTTATTTAGAACCATCAGATGTATCTAAATATAAATTAATGGTTAGCTATTATATAGGGACGTCAGATAATATTTTAAAAGAATTAACTGAACAACCTTATAATCTAAAAATAGAATAATCGCCATATACGGAAGATTTAAATAAGGTTAAGTACTCTATCACTATACCTAGTTTAAATGAATTAGTCAAGGGCGATTATTTAATCAGTAATAAATTAGCATTTAATTCTAAGATTGGTAATCTATTATCTAAGATACATTTTAATAATAAATTATCTACTAGCTTGGCAAAAAAGTTACAAAAAATAAAGAACGATATTGTCTTAAAAAGTAATATAGAAGCTATTTATAATCTAGATATACTATTAGATTTAGTTAATGGTGTGCATGTCAGTAATTATAAACCACCACTAATCCATCAATCTACAGCCATGGCTTTTATCCATCAAGTAGCGTTCTTACAGGAATTTGATACAAGTAATCTTATTGATTTATATAAAGTTTTACATAGTGTATTTGACCGTAAGAACAAAATACCAATGGTTAGAATAGATGATTTAAAATCTAGAGCACCTAGGTTACTTTACAATTTAGATAAAAATAAAATTGAAAGAGTATTTCCTGGTAAATATATTAGTATATTTTTAAAAGACGATACATCTAACTACGAAATTAACTTTTATTTAACCAACACAAAATTCCCAAGCGGGGCATTTAAAAACATACAAGTTGAAAAAGGACATCTCGTAGCTGAACATGGTGTTGTTTTCAAATACGCTGAATAAAGGAAACCAATATGGAAAAGATATTTAACTGGGGTACAACTGTATCTAAAGAAGAACTTATTGAGAAAATCAAAGAATTAGCTAATGTCGTTTTAGACAATACGACAAAAGACAATAAGTTATTTACTGAAATTGATAAATCTAGCTTTTATACAAAAGGATTCCCAGATTTATTTAAATTAACAGTAACTAATAAAGATGGTAAAGTATATAACCCAGATGACCCTAACGATAGAGTATTTGAGGTATCTATTAACAATCTTAATTTAGAAACATACGAATTAGGATATAATAAATACGAGATTAGTAAACCATGTATCAAACATACTTCAAATGAGATTGATAACCGTATCGTAAATGCATATCTTATAGCCAGAATGGTTATCAATATTGTCAATGACTGTAGTGCTAAATATAAGTTCTTTGTTCCTAAAGAATGTGATTTATATAATGCATGTTACGCATTGGTTGAGTTTGTTCTTTATTTAAGAATAATGAATATTGAACCAGAAAGACAATTTTCTACATTAATTAAAGACATAGACAGTTCAGATAGTGTTGGTATTCAGTTCTTCTACATCTTTGCACATCGGCTAGGTATTCCTTTATTTACAGGAGAAAAAGATATCTTCTTAGAACAATTGTGTTATAGTTATTATAATGCGTACAAGGATAGTGACAATAATGATTTGGTATATTTCGAACTAGCGGATGTATTATTAGGACCAAGTGATAAATACTTCAAATTAGACGATAATAAAATTCAGCTTGTTTTAAATACTGGTGTCAATCCTTTCTTATTTAAAGGGTTTAAAGAAGATTTAGATTGTCTTTTAGACAATGAAGGATTACAGTGTTTTAAATTCAATAGTGATACTAAAGAACTATACGAAGAGATAGGCAAATATAGTATAACAGCTGAATATAATACTGAATATAAGAACTGCAATGGACACTATTTTATCCATGTTTTTGATTCTTCTTTATCAGAGTGTAATGTACATGGTATTAGTAAAGGTTTACTGACACGTGAACCATTAGGCTATACATACCATACAATAATTTATGGTCTATTACCACGCACTATGTTTAATATTGAAGGTTGGCGAGGTAAGATTATGGTATTACCAATGTTAGAAGCAGAATTCAGACATATGGTAAAAAATGTCCTTAAATAAACAACGAAAGGAAATTAAAATGGGTACAGTTGTAGAAGAAGTATTGCCTCGTTTTGGCGAAGAAGCTGAAGATAACAAACAGCAAGACAATGACGAAGAATGAACAGAAATATCATCAACTTTAAATTAAAAAAGGAATTAACATGAAATTTTCAGTATTTGATCAAACACCTAATGATGCAACTAAAGAAAGTATGTTCTTAGGACAATCTATTAATCTACAGCGATACGATAAATCTAAGTATCAAATATACAATGAATTAACCGAGAAACAAAAGTCTTTCTTCTGGCGTCCTGAGGAAATAGATTTGTCAAAAGACCGTATTGATTTCGATGGTTTACCGGAGCATGAGAAACATATTTTCCTTCGAAACCTCGATTACCAGTCACTTTTAGATAGTTTGCAAGGCAGAAGCCCATCTATTGCATTCCTTCCTTTGATTTCTATTCCTGAATTAGAGAACTGGGCGATATACTGGACCGCCTTTGAAGGCATCCATTCTTACTCTTATACGTACATTATGCGTAATGTATTAATTGACCCTAGTGAAGAGTTTGATAGTATTGTAGTAAACGAAGAAATTAAGAAACGAGCCACTGCGATTTCTCAATATTACGATGATTTGATTGAGTACTCTCAATACTATAATCTCTTCGGAGAAGGAGAATTTAAGATTAATGAACAAATCAATGGTGTTGATGTACACGGTTCATTCAAAACTATTACAATTTCTAAACGTGAATTGATGAAGAAAATTTATCTTTGCATGTTTGTAGTGAATGTACTTGAAGCCATTCGTTTTTATGTATCTTTTGCGTAAACAGTTTATGCGCAACTTATTAGAAATAATAAGATAATAAACTCTCTTAATTGCTGGGAATCCCTTAGAGCATATTTAACTACAACGTAGTCGGTAACGACAAGCGTGAATGTTTGAAAATAAATAAGATTGGGTAATCAGCAGGTAAGCTACTTTTAATTACTGGTGAGTGTAATAAAAGTAGAAACTTCAACGACTAGTCGAAAGACGTAGGACTCAAGTGAGTCCCAAACAGAGAGCAGATACAGTGGTTGAAAAACCTCTATGTATCCTTCTTACTAATTAGTAGGGAGTCTTACCAGATAATGCTGGAGATGGTGATATAGTCTAGTATCCTATCGAAAGATAGGGAATATCTCAAAGTAGATATTGTATGGGCTAACGACCCATATTAAATATAACGGTAGTTTTAGCTTTGCCGAACGTAAACTCATGGAGGGCAATGCTAAAATCATTAAATTGATTTCCCGTAAACTTCATTGCGGCTTCTACCAGTGATGGTAGTCGAATAACTCTGCTAAACGGGGAAACTCTATTATACCTATAATAGACAATCCCGTAGTAAAGACGTTTAAATTATACTATTTAAACTGACCAACTCTAACGACTATCGAAATCCTAATTAATTATTAGAGAAAGTAGAGTAGTGGACAATCGTTTAGTCCGCCAAACGCAGAGGGTCTATTATTAAAATAGACCGTGATATAGTCTGACCCCAATAGTGATATTGGGCGGGTGTCTTAAGCACACCGGCTACGATTAACGACCGTAGTGGACAGCTTCGGATGAAGCACTTCACCTAACTGTAACACAACATATTATCAATACTCTGGCTTCTGGAGCTGAAGGAAGTGAGTGGAAAGAGATTGCTGAAGAAACCAAAGAAGAATGTATTAACATCTTTAAAGAAGCAGCTCAACAAGAGAAAGATTGGGCTAAGTATTTATTTAAAGATGGTAGTATGATTGGTTTGAATGAAGCTATTCTCTGTCAATATGTTGAGTATATTACCAATCACCGTATGAAAGCAGTAGGATTAGAACCCATTTTCCCAGATGTGAAACATAATCCTATCCCATGGATTAATGCATGGTTGACTTCTGATAATGTCCAAGTAGCACCACAAGAAGTAGAGATTTCATCTTATCTTGTAAGCCAAGTCGACACTCAAATCCAAGATGGTGATTTAGATATGGAACTTTAATGTAAGCTAATTAAGATAGAGGGTAATATCCCTCTATCTTAATTTTTATTAGGTATATATTATTTAAATGAGTAGTGAAAGAAGGCTACTTTAAATAAACTTCTTATTTTAAACTTAACCTAAAAAGGAATAAGACATGAAATCTTACAGTATTATCGCTAGACGACTTGGTTCAGTATTTGCTTCAGCATCTAGACACAAAACTAACCAACAAACTTTACAAGACTTTTACATCAGTGATGAAAAGGCTAAAAAGATTAGAGAAGCAAATAATGTTCCTTCTGACACACCAATCCCAATGGAGATTACCAGTAAGTTAGCAGAAGATTGGTTTGAACACCTTAATAAAATGGCGGAGAACCCAGATAATCGTGGTCTCTGTATTGAATTAGAAAGACTTTTTAAAAGGTCTAGCTTATCTTACTTCCCTTTGTTCTTTACTTTATTCCACGAAATGGAGAAAGTGATTTCTTCTCGCCGTTCTAAAATGGTAATCTTTAAAGAGTTCTTAATTAGTCGTTATGAAATTAAGACTGAAGAAGAATTTAAAGAATTTGTCGATTTCGTGGTTAAAGAAATGTGTTATCGGTTGGTGTCCGATAACCATTATTCTAAAATCATTAAAGACAAGATGAATTTTATAGGATTACCTGTAGAAGATGTAAATGGGTTAAAAGAATTCTTCTATAATGTCGATATTGAGGAATTGAATAAAAAAGTACCAGTATATTTCGATAAAGGATATACAGGTACTACAGAGGAGTTTATTCAATTACCTGAAGAAGAATTAATAAAACATCGTCTTGGTACTTGTTTTGGTTTAGTTTTAACTTCTACTTTTGGTAGTGAGGAATTCATTGCTGGTAATTTTAAGCCAAATGAAAAGTGTTTATCTTACCAATTCCTTAAGGATTATTACGATGAAGAAATAAGACCTAATAAGGTAAAACTATATAAACCTAAATACTTTGCTAAATTAATACCTGTTTTTGAAACTAAAGAAGATAAGAAAGTTTTAAAAATGATGGTATTTAAATTAGTAGTTTAACATCTTATTTTAATCGAATATACTAGGGTAGTTAATTCTACCCTAGTATTTTTTGTAAAGGAAACTAAAAAAATGAGAGTGTATACAGATACATTAGAAAAATCTCGTATAAAAGATATTGTTGAGAAGTTTAAAAGTTACAGTATTGTTAATGTAGTTCTAGAAGAAGAAGACGATGAGGATGTCTGTCTTTATATAGAATTTTTTAAAGAAATACTGGCGTACGATACTGAAAATAAAGAGTATGTACAAACAGAAGGTTGGTCAATCCATGAGGGTGAAAAATTTGAATTCTACCCTGATGATTTAAGATTGATTGCTGAACACTAAGAAAGAATAGTGATAGAGAAAGAGTTTAACTCTTTCTCTATTTGTGCTTTATTAACATAATCAAAACATAAAACGACAGTCCTCTATCCCTGTTAGCGCAGGAATAGAGGATTATACATGTCGTAGAAAGGAGGTGAAAAATATGGATTTAAACTACGTTCAAATCCTTCAGTATAAACAACTGAATGACATCGAACTCACAGATAGTGAAAAACGCTATCTAAAAGAATACGAACAGTCGAAAAACGACGTGTTCGATAATTGGTTAGCAAACAACTACTAACCTCACTAAAGAAAGATAATGTTACCAGCATTGTCTTTCTTTTTCCCTTCATATAAGGGATAGAGAATATTTTATATAAAGGTAAAGGAAATTGAAATGAGTAATTATGTTTGGAAACAAGTAGAGAGTATCCGTCAGGATATGGTGTCCGTATTAGAAGACTCCGGCCTCGAAGTGATGCTGATGCCCAGCAAACTCACTATCAACCGCGGTAATGAGAAAGTAGTAGAAGTCAATACGAAGAGTACAGCACCGAAAGAGTTGGTAGATGCTGCTAGTGATAGCTTGTATTATCACCAAAATATCGCCATGATGATGACGGCCATGAACGCCGTTATCTATCTAAAAGGCGATATCACTGATGCTGTTAAGGGTAAGGCACATCGTGGATTTGGTCTGTACGTGAAGATGGTCGATTATCTACGTAAGCATCCCACTTCTCGTAATATACTTGTGTACTCAGACGAGGAACTCATTGAAGAAGGCGAGAAGTTCTTGAATGAGACTGAAACTGAGATCACTTACCCTGAGCGTTTTACGGATATTATTTCTGGCTGCTATCCTTACCAAGATATTCACACACCTAAAGTGAATAAAGAGGAAGAGCCTGAAAAGCCTAAAGAAGTAGAAGTTACTGACGCTACTGTCGATAAATACTGTAAGAAGGTAATGGAAGCTTTGGACGATGTCGCTTGGAAGTACAGTGACATTACGTATAAGTGGCGTTATGGTGATGGTCCTTATCAAGAAGACAGTGTGCCTGGTTTGTGGTTTACTGTAAAGTTTGGTTTTGTTAAATACAGATTCAAGTATACCTTGCCTTTACAAATGTGGGCTAAGTTGCAAAATCACACTGAAAAGTTTGTTGAAGAATATGGTTTGAATAAGAAACTCACCAAGAAACTCATCAAGACAGTATTGGTTAGGATGGGTCTGGACTATCTTTTCAGTAACATTACCATAGTGGATGAGGTTACTGCTAAATTCACAAAGGACAATATCCGTAAAGCATGGAAAGTGATCGAAAGTGATATTGGTAAAGTATACATGCCGAATGGTAAGTATAATACAATATTTACCCACAGTATCTCCAATGATCGCACAGTATACATCGTTAATCGATAGGAAGGAATTTAAAATGAGTATTTTATCTTATTTGTTATTATTCAAAAAACCTAAAGAAGTACAATATAAAAACCATCTGAATATAGGACAATATAGTTCTAAAGAATACAACCAACACGTAGAAAAACTCAAACGAGAGTTGAAAAAGATTGACTTCATTAAGGAAGTTAACTTTAATCGTGCTGGTTCTTCAGACGATATAGCGATTTATATCAAAACCAATATCGATGTACACCACATTGATGTAGATTTTGTAGAAGCATTTACGAATAAAGAAATTATTATTTCAGAAGGTGAGTATTTTACTATTTATTCAGACGGCAAGAAAGTATATTTCTTCTCCACCTTTAATCGTGAGTTGAATAATAAATTTATATACGCAGTTAAACGAGGTAAAATTGTATGCTTAAAGAAAAAATAATCTTCCTAGACATCGATGGTGTTCTTAATCACACAGCATTTCGTGGTGCTTGTAATATGTTAGGAACAAAATACCACGATAAAGTAGACCCATCTAATCTGGTTATTCTTAAAGACTTACTTAAACATCATCCAGACATTAAGTTTGTAATATCCTCATCATGGAGACGGTGTAGTAAAGTCGAAGAAATCTCGAAAGTGTTTGAGAATTCTGGTTTTAAATTACCTATTCATGAACGCTGGCGTACACCGGTATATATTAGCGAAGAAGAAGTCTTTAAGATTAATCGAGATTATATCCAATACAATACAGATATTGTAGAAGGTGTAAAAGATGAAGACATTCCTAAGCATTGTCGTGGACATGAAGTATGGAAATGGTTAATGTGCCAACCAGAAGATAGTGAGACACAATATCTTATCATCGACGATGACAGAGATTTCATGAAAGCGATGAATTTATTGTGGATTAGAAATGGTGAAAACCAAGGTGGGATTAATTTACGATATCTTACTGAAAACATCATTCCGTTTTTCAATGAAGAACCTACTGGTGTAGGTATGTATCGTAAAGAATAATTTATTTAATAGTTAGGATTACACTATGGGAAACCGTAGTGTAATCTTATTTTTTATAAAGGAAATCAATATGTCAATACGTAAGAAAATCAGACAAAGTTATCGTTGCGAATTTGGAATTGGTGACTTATACATGGTTATTAAAAAACCCATGTATAAATCTAAACGTGCAAAACGCCGTTCTGTAATAGCTAGAGCAAAGATTAAAAAATTCTCCAAATTTATCAAATCGGAATCATCCACGAGATTATTTGTCGAATTTGAATCAAAATAACTTTTATAAAGGAAACTCAAAATGAATAAAGTAAATAGTTTGGCAGCATATGTAACCTTGAATAACAAACACAATGAAAGTGTTCGTGAGTTAAGTATCTTTTTAGGTTCAATTACATTACAGAAAGAATCATTGATTAAACATACAGTGTATTCTTTATCATTTGGTTCTGATAATATTTACCACAATGAATTGTCTTCAGTTTGTAAGAAACTGATAGAACATTGCATGTGGCATTATTCAGAAAACGATGTGTATAAACAAAATCTGTTTTCAAATAAGATTACAGACTTGCCATACATTATCATCAATTCATTGATTGGTAAATGCGATATGTACCGTTTCATTAAATCTTTATATAATATAGAAGATAATGGAATGGATGACTTTGTACGTGCTGTAGTATTTAATTATACAAGCACTACACTTAAACGTGAGACTTTAAATAATGCTACTATCGATAAGCGTAGAAAAGATTTCTTAATCGCAGATGGTTTCAATATCATTGAACCTCTTTTGTTTAATGACCCTATGGTAACCAGTACATGGAAGTTAAAAAGAAATCTAGATGGTATTCCTGTAGTAGTAAATCCAGACCTTAATCAACCATTGTCTCAATTAGAAGAAGATATCGCTAAGTCTACAGCTTATCAGATTAAACATATCTTCATGGATTGTGGTGAACTACGTGCAACTATTGAACAAACTCAACAAGGTTTCTTTAACGATATTGAACGTGGTGTGATTAACTCTCTTATTAACCACCGTAATTACGGTAATTTCGATGATGTAGTTTTAACTCCAGTGTATATTCATTCGGCAGGTGATAATGATCCTAAAGGTGAAGATGTGGTTAAGATTATTTGTTTTAAATTGCTTGAAAAGACTAATACTTTATAAAGGAAATCAAAATGGAACGTATTAAACAAAAAGCATTTGAATTGGCTTCATCTATTGCTGAATTGAGAGAGAATAGTGGTTACCATGATTACACAAGTACCATGACATCTATTTATACTCCACCTGAAAAACTAGCTAAACCAGTTTCTAAATTAGGTAAACTTTCTCAACAATGGCTTAGTCGCTTAGGTGAGATGAAGAAATCTAAAGACTTAGATGTAGATAAGTTGAAACGATACTTCTACGGTACTTCAGTCTATGTACTTGCAACAGATATTGCAAATATCATGTTTGAAGAAGATGAAGATACTACTATGGTAGCTGACTTCATTAAGTTTATCTATAACTTAGATACAGATGATAAATTTAATAGATTCATGACATATTTCTATCGATACTATGCTCGTGTGAATACCTCTAACACCTATAGAAATCGTAGAGATAGTGCCAAAATACGTTCTGAAATTTCCGATATTATGTTTACAGGTAAAAGTGACCGTGAGGCACTTGAAAATATCTATAAACATTGTATCACTAGAACAGATGGTGATACATTGATTAGTAGTGTTTCTGATAGCAATATGTGTAAACCTAAGAAAGCAAATATACCTGTAATCACTAAACCAGATATCATTAATTTTAATGTAGATAAAGTTAAACTAAGTGAAATCAAAGAAATGGTTGTCGGTACAGTAGATTACTTCTTAGAAGAAGTAATCGCAGGTAAACCTACTTTGAGAGCATGTGGTATAGAATTAGCTGGTGCATATGGTGTACGTGGTAAGGGTAAACTAGAAAGTTACAGAGACAGAAAAAATAAAAAGCAATATGTGTTATATCCGATTTTCATTGATGATGATACACTAGCCCATCCTTATGTATCTTTAGAAATCTTTAAAGAGCTTAAGACAAAAGTAGTATTCATCTTAGAAATCGTTTAAGAAAGGACAGTAGAATGAAACGAAAGAAAACCTGTAAAAAGCCAGGAACCTTTATGGTTGAGTTTAAAAATAATGGTTTAAAGAGCAACTTTAAAAGTAATTTTAAAGAAGCTCCACAACCTAAAATTACTAGGTCAGATGTTGAAGACCTGTGCGATGCAATGCTCCCAGAGCTTGAGAGAAGAGCACGTAAACTCTATAATAAAGAGTTGGCTAAAAATATCCGCCGTGTGTAATATAAAGTAATATAAAAGCATAAAACATAAAAGCGACTACTCTATACTCCTGCGTCAACAGGAGTATAGAGTAAATCACGTTACAGAAAGTAGGTTATTTGTGCAGAAAATCATTCACTAGACTCATGGATAAATAACAATTATTACTAACACAAATCGAAGAAAGGCAATGTAACCAGCATTGCCTTTCTTTTCCTTCCATCTTTTAACAAACTACAACAGAAAGGAGGTGAAATAATGGATTTAAGTTATCTCATCCAAACTCTTCAAATTAAGAAGATGATGGGTACAATAACTAAAGAAGAAAATGAATGGCTGGAAGCCGCCCTAACTACTGAAAACCAAACATTAGATTCTTGGTTACAGAACAACAATTATCGCTACTAAGAAGATACCATCTTCATTTCGTCCCTTCATATAAAGAATGGACTAAGGAATTATCCCTAGTCCATTCTTTTTTAGTTAGATTTTACAAGCACCACCTGCACAACCATCATCTAAGCTATCCTGAGTGTCATCAGAGCCATCATTAGTGTGGTGATAATATAAAGTCTTAACACCATACTTATACGCAAGCAATAGCTCTTTTAACATCTCTTTCATCGGTACTTTACCATTTGGATAGTTAGCTGGATTATATCGTGTATTTGTAGAAATAGATTGGTCTACAAACTTTTGCATAATAGCCACCAGTTTCAACATACCGATATTACTACTATCGTACCACAAGTATTCGTAATCATAAGCTAACTTTTCATATTCAGGTACTACTTGTTTCAAAATACCGTCTTTAGAAGCCTTAACAGTAATAGGACCACGAGGTAAGTCAATACCATTAGTCGCATTACTTACTTGACTACTGCTCTCTGAAGGCATTAAACTAGTCAGTGTAGCATTACGCAAACCATGTTCTACAATCTCTTTACGTAAACTTTCCCAATCTAATTTATAGTCAAATGAGGCAAATTCATCAATAGACTTCTTATAAGTATCAATTGGTAAAATACCTTTAGAGTATTTAGTATTTTCAAATGCTCCACATTTACCTTTTTCTTTAGCTAATTGTACAGATGATTTTAAAGCATAGTATTGAATAGCTTCAAATAACTCATGAGTTAACTTATGGCCACTAGCATTACTATAACGAGCACCATTCTTAGCTAAATAATAAGCATAGTTAATTACACCAATACCTAACGGACGATACTTATCTACAGAATTACGAGCTGCTTTAACAGGATAGTTTTGATAATCTAATATAGAATCAAGAGCACGTACAATTAAATCCATCGATTCTTCAATATCTTCTAGCTTATCTTTATCTACCATACCTAGGTTTAAAGCACCTAGTGTACATAAAGCAATCTCACCTTCTTCATCTAAGATATTATTCAAAGGTTTAATAGGTAAACCAATTTCCATACAGTTCGACGTTAAAACACCATTGAAAATAACAGAGTTATTTTTAGGCTCAAATACACAGAATGTATCGTGTTTACCTTCTAACTTAGTGATAGATTTTACAATAGAAGAATCAACGTTATAGATAAACTTAGGTGTACGTGTTGGAACTTTTGGTAAACTCCATGTAGCTAATTTAATACCTTCTGTTAATTCCTTAGTAGGTATACGTGTATTATCTTCCAAAATCCATTTGTGTTCACTAGTACAATCTAGATAACGGCCATCTGTTAATTCTACACGATATAAATCTTGATTTGTATTAGTTTGAACAAATTCAATACCTTCAGACCATTCAAAACCATTCCAGATAGTGAATTTCTCACCTACATGTTCACCAATCTTAACCATGCCTTTATCAGTCATCACTGTAGTATCGCCTGATACACACAAGTTACTGGTATAGATTGTAGCTTCTTTTTCAATAAATGAAGAATGTGTATTCATGTGGTCTGTATTCATGATGTAAATACGACCAGTATTAGCACGTTCTGACATCAACAATGTAAACAACTCAGTAGCTTTAATAATCTTCTTAGGAATCAGAGAATTATTTTCAGCTTCTAAATACAATTTCTCAAATAGCTCTTGATCGTTAAAGTAAGCATCGTATAAACCTTCTACAGAATGAGGAGACAATAATGTAATGTCTTTATCCTCAATCAAACGTTGATACATTAGTTTATTAATCTGTACACCATAATCCAATTGACGAATACGGTTGTCTTCTACACCACGGTTATTTTTCAATACTAACAGCGACTCTACCTCTAAATGCCAAATAGGATAAAATAAAGTTGCTGCACCACCACGAATCCCCAAATACCTTCAATACGAATCGTTAATTCGTATTCTGTCTATTTAAGACAGCTCTATGTTACCATAGACGTTGAGACTATATCTTCTTCTCCAGCATTACCTGGTAAGATTCCTAATATAAGGAAACCACATAGAGGATTACATTAATCCACTGCGGTAGTCACTCTATTTCCCCAAACTCCGTTACAGAGACCTCACTTGAGTGGTACGTCTTTCGACTAGTCGTTGAACCTTCCCTAAAATACATTTAGGTATTGGCTGCTGATTGTCTATACTTTGTATAGATTTCCCAGCAATTAAGAGTGATATTTTTAACTCTATATTTCTATAGAGCTGGGCAGGATTGTTTACCCTGGGAACATGATTTTACAGCTGCTTGGAACATCTTCCAAAATGGAATAACACCAGTGTGAATCGCTTCACCTTTACGAATTTCACTACCTAATGCACGAATACGACCACCTTCGATACCAATACCTGCTCGTTGAGAGATATATTTAACAATAGAGGAAGTAGCAGCATTAATACTATCTAAGCTATCGTCACATCCAATGACTGTACATGAACTAAATTGCTTGGTAGGAGTACGTACACCTGCCATGATAGGAGTAGGTAGCGAAATCTTAAATAATGACAGAGCGTTATAGAATTTCTTAATATAGTCTATTCGAGTCTCTTTAGGATAATCTGCAAACAAACAAGTAGGAATTAGAATAAAAGCAACTTGTGGAGATTCGTATACTCGTTTAGTCACTCGGTTTTGTACCAAGTATTTACTTTCCATTTGCTTAATACCAGCATAAGCAAAATTCATATCACGATTGTGGTCTACAAAAGATTCAATTAAATCGATTTCTTCTTCAGTGTATTTTTCTAGGATTTCTTTATCGTAGATACCTTTCTCAATCATTGAATGGATGTGTGTATAAAGTCTAGGAGGCGTATATTCACCATAAGCAATCTTACGAATATTAAACACGGCTAAACGAGCAGCCATGTATTGATAATCAGGATTTTCCAAACTAATTAAGTCTGCCGCTGATTTAATTAAAGTAGCA